ACAAATAACGATGATAATTGGGGCGATGGAGCGAAGGGCTCACCAGCAAATCAAGTAATCAATGGCGAAACCTACTATGGTGATATTTTTAATCAAAGCTATCAAGAAGCTGTTGAAAGGGTGAAAAACAATCCGAATTTGACAGATGCACAAAAGAAAGCAATTTCCGATTATTTTGAATCAATAAGAAAAAATTAAATCTAAATAGCCTATCTATTTTATATAGATAGGCTATTTTCTTAGTAGATTTTATTTATTAATTATATTATAATATTAGTGAAAATAATAAAGAGGAAAGAAGTCCCGAAGGAGTTAAAAATGAAAAGCAAACAATTCGAAATCGGCAAAACTTACTTCTCGAGAACAAGAAGCGGAAAGGTGAGATTGTTTAAGGTAACAAACATACTCAGAAGAAAAAGCACGGGGGAAAGAGTTTTTGTAGTTGCCAGTTATGACGGTGCGCCCGAAAAAAGATACTCAATCAAAACACTTAAAGACGGTAGCGAAGTTGTGGAATTTGACGATAGATTTTGCACTGTAATTACTACTTCCGAACATAAAGGTTTTATAAATATAACGGAGGACGACTTTTAATGAAACTCAAAGATTTAAAATCAGTATTATATTCAAGTAGAGGAAGCGTCCAGTTTGCGATCTTATATGACAGCAAAACAAATGCTGATATTGAAAACGGTTGCTCGATAGACTTTGCGGTAGAAAAGCATGGAGATAAAGACGTTATACGCATAGAAGCTTTTGAAAATCAGTTGTTGATAACAGTATAAATTCACGCCGACCGCCGGCTGCATATCCGACAGAAAGTAATTAAAAATGAGTGGAAAACAAACAGTAATTTGTGTGCTCATTTTGCTGAAGTCTTGAGCAAGCTTTGGCCCTCTAGGCAATTTTTAGAATGTATCAGATTTATTTAACATTTTAAAATTAATGTAATATAATATTATTGTAAATAAAAAAAAAGAGGTATTTTATTTATGAAAACATTTTTGATTGTAAATCTTGTTGTTCTTGTAGTCCTTGCAGTATTTTTGACTTTGCTTTTAATCAAATATTTTAAAGTTGATAAAGCATTATTTCACACTACAGCTGAGTTGGCTATTGTTAAAGATGAAAAGGATAAGATTGAGTCAAAACTTAATGCTTATACTAAACCAAATCTAGCAGATATTTACCCTGAAGTCTATAACATAGTAGCTGCTTGGTGTAAAGAAATTGGAATTTATCAAGTAGCGGTTAGGACTAGATATGACTCTGAATCAAGTTGCTATAAACTCACTTTGTATACTGAAAGACCTGGAGCTTTTATTGGTAAAGCTGGAAGTACAATTGAGAAATATAAAAAGATGTTACAGGAATGCAGAGTTGGCCGCATAATTGGACAGATTGAGATAGAAGAAATCTCAGGTATAGTAAATCAGAATCAAGTTGATGTAGAAGATTATTATAGTTCTTATATGGCTAACTGGTTCGCTTATGAGGAAGCAGGAGAAGAATATTAATGTGTAATAGAAACTATTTTACAGATTTTGAATTTTGGCGTAAGCAAAATATTAAAAGCAAAAAACACTTTAAAACTGTAATGGCTGTTATGTACGGCAGAAAAAAGGATAGAGGTGGCATAAAGAAAAAGTATTTAGCTCTTATGAAAGAGCAAGAGGAAACACAGAGACTTATGAGAGAAGCTATAGATCATGTTTATCCTCAATTAAGCGGTATACTCAGATACTTGGATTGTTTTGGTACTGGTGCTTATTATTAAAAAATAATTTTCAAAAGGAAGCTGTAAAGTATTTATGAAAGATTCTCAATATTGGTCTAAAATAGCAAAAGCACATTTAGATGAAATAAATAAAAAAGAAGTAGAACTTCATGATGATAGAGCTGTTATTCAAACTATGATAACTCAAGGCGACTTAGAGCTAATGGAAGAACTTCTTGATCTATTTTGTGATAGACAAGCAATTGCTAAAAAGTTCGCTGATTTAGGTTATGGTCCTGGTTATTATCATAAATATGGATTCAAACTTGTAATGGATAGACTTGATAGAGAAAGTCAAAAGCCTGATGCAATATTTAGAAAAGGTTATATTTGTTATAATGGAATCATAAATAGACCTACTAGATGTTTTATGGTGATAAATAAATAATTAGTTGACATTTCTTTAAAAATATATTATAATATTAGTATAAATAAAAGAAAGAGAGGTAAATATCATGGTAGTAATTGAAACTGTAGAAGGCGAAAAATTCAATCTTAAAGATATTGAAGAAATCTGGCTTGCAGAAATTGACAACAATGATTATAACAAAAACATCGATGTAAAACGTTATAATAGTAGGATTTATACAGATGAAGATTTTATGGATCTTTTGGAAGAAGTTTCGAACGATATGATATGTATGCTGCATAGATGTCGTAGACTTCTTATAGAACCTAATGACGGATATTATAATAGAAAAGAAGTTGAAAGATTTATTGTAGATGGTAAATCGTATAAAGCCGATATTTTACTCCACGGAAGATTGGAAGAAGATCATATAAATTGAAAGAGGAGTATTTCTAAAAATGACAATAAAAGAATTATTTGATAAAAATAAAGGTTCAAAAATTAAAGAGTTTCATAAAGGAATAATCCGAGAATTTTCTATTTATGAAGATTATATCACTTATCTGAATAATTATTTCGGCGATAAGATTGTAATAGCAATTATTAACGGCGAACTGAAAAGACACTCTGAAAATTCATATTCTCTTGATGTTGTAGTTGAAACAGAGATTCCTAAAATCTGTATTTACGAAGGATTTTGGTGGGATGTGGAGAAACAAAATAGATAAAGAGGATGTTTCTTGAGTTGTAGGTGAAGTTATTCATTTTGCTTTTGAAGTTGACTATTTAAATTGTAAATTAAAAAGAGGTATTAATTATGAAAGTTAAAGAATTATTTGAAGTTATCGATACAAGGTTTTTCTGTAACGATATTTTTATTGTTGATGACGCAAACTCAAGAAGCGTCAAAGCATTTAAATATCCGCGGGATGGCGGAACTTACGTTAAAGGAATGCTTAATCAATTTGGAGACAGAACAATTGTACCACTTGGTGTTGATTTTGGTACTGATGAAGATGGAATTGATTACATTATAATAGAGGTAAAATAATATGAATAAATTATATTATGTAGATGTAAAAATATTTGATACTCCCGAAGAAACTCCCTCTCTTATTAGAAGGGCAGTAATTGCTACTGATGAGGATAATGCTAGCGATATTGTAGCAGAACAAATGGAAGAGGAAATAAAATCTGTACCTTGGGCAAGTTATGAAATACTTAAAGTTGAATTTATTAGGGAACTTTAATCATCATGAAAGTTTATTATGTAGAATTTATAATATCTGATGGTACTATGGAAGAACAAAGGCTTCAACCAATAGTGGCTTCGAGTGAGGCAAAAGCCTTAGAAGATGCTAAAGAAGTTCTTGAAAATGAAACTTTAGAAATAGATGGCACCTATAAAATTTTAGGTATTAAATATATTGAGGACTAAGAGGAATGTTTGTAATAAGTATAAAGAGAATATTTGACTGTTCAGGAGACAGATTAGAAAAACCAGAGTATGAATATTTTGGTTATGATAAATATGCAGGTTCTTTTAGTACTGGCTATCCTACTTGGGATGATTTTTATCATGCTGAAACTTTTAAAACTGCTGAACAAGCTAAAAAGGTTTATATGGAAAATTTACATATTCTTTATTGTTGTTGGAAAGATTATGACAGGGACAGTATAAGAATTTGTGAAGTTAAATTTAAGCCAGTGGAAAAATTGCCCTGGAAAGAAGATAAGGATTGATTAATAGATATTAAAAAATACAACACAGACCATTTAAGTTTTGGTTTATATAGAGTATTATTTCCAGGACGCACTAATTGCTGCCAATTAGTTATTCAATATGATTGTGAATGGCTTTATAATAGAGAATTTGATGACGAAAAACAAGTTGAAGAGTTCTTAGAAAAATATTATAATATATTTGTTAAGAAAGCTGAAATTATTCGTAGCAAATTATATGCCTATAAACAAGTACTTTGTAGAGACTTAAAAGAAGATTTGGAGTATATTTTATGAATATTAAAACTTATTATATTGAATTTAATTCTTTTAGAGAAGGGGTAGATTATTCTTTAGAGCAAACTGTAGAAGCAGTGGATATTTATGATGCTATGGAAATAGTGGAAAATTACTGCTGCGATAATTATGGAACTTGTGAAATAACTAGTGTGCAGAAAGTAGATAAAAATACTTTTACATGTGAAAGTTGTAAGAGAAAATATCAATGGGCTTCTCCATGCACTCCAGATGACTGTGAGGAGAGATTCAAGGAGTTTTGCGAAGAGAGAGGAGAGTAATAATATATTTATGACTAGAGATATATTTTTTAAGGGTAAGCGAAAAGACACTGGTGAATGGACAGAAGGTTACTTTTTTAAGATTTGGGATAGAGTATTTCTTTTATGGGGAATGACTAATGACAATCCAAATATGATAGAAGTTATTCCTGAAACAGTTAGTCAGTTTACAGGCCTTGTAGATAAATATAGTAAAAAGATATTTGAAGGCGATATAATAACAAAAGGTTTTGAACCATATGAGGTAAGATGGAATTCAGAACAAGTACGTTGGGGTATTTACTCTAATAATTTTGAAGTTGCAGGTTTTACAAAATTTTCAGAGTCTTATTTTGAAGTAATCGGAAACATTTACGATAATAAGGAGTTGTTAGAAAATGACAAAGATAAGGGTTGAGTTTGAAGTGCCAGAGAATTGTAAAGATTGTATGATGTTTGATAATTATATAATCTATGATTTATATACTGATAGTTTTAAACGTTGTGATGAATGTAAACAAGCAGAGGTAGAAAATGACTAATTTTGAAAAGATAAAAAATATGAGCATAGATGAATTAGCTGATAAACTTGAAGAATCTCTTTTCTGTGATCACTGCCCGATAAGTGATTTGTGCGAGGGTATAGTTGGGGGAGACTGTACAAAGACTTGTATGGAATGGCTTAAAAGTGAGGCAGAAGAATGAAAAATATTATAACATCGGTTTCGCCGTATTTATGTGGGAAAATTGCAAGTGGTGATTGCAAAATACTTGTAAAGAAATCTGCACCGAAAGAAGTACCGTTTAAGTGCTATATTTATTGCACAAAAATGAGAAAAAAAGCCGACCTTATAACGAAAAGCGAAAATTTTGGGTGGATTATATGTGCTGCGCACGCACTTTTCAATCGAGCAGAGGAATATGATACCAACGGCAAAGTCATCGGCGAGTTTATCTGCGATAAGGTCTATTTGATAAAAAATCAAGGAAACAGGTTTGTCGTCGCAAACGAAGAACAAGGCGTAACGAACGAAATCGCCCGCCAAAGTTGCCTTGATTATGACGATATGGTTGATTATTTGGGCAACAAAGACGGCTATGGCTGGCATATATCCGACTTAAAGATTTACGACAAGCCTCTTTTGCTTTCAGAATTAGGGGTAAACCGCCCGCCGCAGTCGTATATGTATGTTGAAGAGGTAAAGAGGTAGTAAGATGAAAGACTATAAAAGATTGACAGAACGCTATGTTGAAGAAAAAGGAGATTTTTTTAAAAAAGGAACTAGATTCACTTTGAAAAATGCACCGGACGGGGAATTTTAGAACGCCTTGCCGAACTCGAAGACAAAATCGAGGACGGAACACTTGTTGAATTACCGTGCAAATGCATAGAAGAATTAGACATCATTAAAGATGGAATGATTTTTATTTTTTATAAAATGTGTTTAGAACAAAATTTGGGGCAAGAGATTTTTCTTAAGTATAAGTCAAAAATCAATAAATGGTTTAAAAGTTATTTAAAAACAAATTATTACAGGAAAAAGGGAAATGAAAGAGTACAAGAGATTAACAAACAATAATCGTGATGAATATGACCCTGAATACGATTTTTGTTATGATTGTAAATACTTTGGCGAGCCCTGTGGTTGTAATAGACCAAATGGAACCTGTGGCAATTACGACCGTTTTCTTGAAACATATAATCGCCTCGCAGAGTTAGAAGATAAAATTGAAAACAGTACACTCATTGAATTACCACGCAATAAAATTAAAATAAGAGATGATAAGGATGCTGATTGGAATTCACAAAACTTTCCCAAAGGATCTGGAGGCCCTTATGACTATGGTTATAAAGGAGAAGAATAAATGAAATGTAAATTTATTCAAAGGAAAGGTTGGAGGGAGGTATAAAGTATAAATGAAATATTATTATATTGTTTCACAGAACACAACATATTCATGTTTACACACAGAAAATATAGCAATTAAAGAAACTTTTCAAGAAGCTTTAAATAAATTAAATGCCTATTCAGATAAAGGTTATCAAATAGGAAGTGGTACAATTACTAAAATTAATGATAACTATGAGAAGCAATTTGCTTGGGTATACTATGAAGGTATGTTGATTTCAAAGTTTGACTATATAAATAATAGGAAGGTATCTATTTGTGATGATTTTGATGAAGAGACACGAATAGATTCTGATGTTTTAAGCAGTAATTATTTTAGTTATTTTCAAAATAGTCTTAGCGGTTGTTTAAGTAAATCATCTGTATATGAGCTACAAAATGAAATTGCAAATAATTATTGTTTAACTGAAGAACATAGAAATAAACTAAAAGAAGAATCTGAAAATCTAATAAATCTTTTAGATGAATAAATGGAGGTTATTGATGACTATTAAATTAGTAAATATGTATGATAACACTGTTTGGATAGTGGAAAGTAAATCTGCATATATTCCTTTGCTTTTCTCAACTAATGGTCCTGCATATTTAATAAATGATAATTTCTATGATGCTGATGAATGGTATTGGGAGAGGATGAATATATGAAAAATTATAAAAGATTAACTTTAAAAAAAAAAAAAGAAAATGCATCTAATGCAAGTTATGACGAATTATTAAATCGTCTTGTTGAGTTGGAAGACAAGATCGAAAATGGAACTCTTATTGAGGCTGAGTCGACTTGTACAGAAGAAGAGTTTGATTATATTTGCAAGTATTATGAGAATGGCTTGTGTCATCTTGGTGAGGAATTATTTGGTACTCCACCTCAGTTGTGTAGTTGTATAAATGACTTTGAAAATTGTATGGGTTCTAAACCTGCCAAACGTGAAGCAGAAGTAAAAGTTAAAAAAGATAATTTTGATGATTTTGATTTTATTATTATAAATGAACATAAGTTTAAGAAGGTATAAAATATGAATATAGAAGTTTATAGTAAAAAAGATTCTAATGATTATAGAATTTATGAAGGTGTGGATTATGTCCCAGATTCATCAGATGGTGAATCTTTTGTTGTTTATAAATTTAATGCTCTTTTTGATGAATTTACTTATAAAGATTACAGTTGGAGAGAATTAACTCCAGATGAGGCTATGGCTCATGGAATCTATACTAAGGAAAATGAAAATCTTAAATATAAATTAGCTGTTGATGATTCTGGATATGGAATGAATTGTACTAATTGTGAAAGAATTATTTTTATTAAACCAAAAGCTGGAGATTCTGTAGAGTTAGATTCTAAAAAATTATCTGAGTTTGATTGGATAAATATAAATGGGATTAAATTTAAGAGAGAAAAATAATGAATATAGAAATCTTTAATCAGAAGGATGAATTATTTAAAACTTATAACAATGTTTATGTGATAGATTTTGACGATACTAATCAATTCGGAATATATGATAACTACTCACATAAATTATTGATTAACTTGCCATTTGAAAAATTTTATTATGTAGAAACATACAATAAAAAAGAACAAAAAATAAATAATTTATTTGAAGCAGTAACTGCCCTGAAAGACTACTGGCTAGGTTTAAATAAAAATACAGAAGAGACTCTTGACGGCTTTATCTTCTCTTTATTTTCTATGATTGATGGTGAATCTGGTAGTAATGATTTTCACCATTTAATTATTAAGGATAAAGGCACAGTTTTAAACAACGATAATTATTTACATGAATTATGGGTAAGATATTGTGAAGAAGAAAATATCGACTTTAATAATATCTAATAAATGTATAAGTACTACATTTTTTAGTTTTAAAATAAAGGATTTGGACACTGATAGAATATATTTGGTAAAACCTAAGATAATATAAAATAAAATAGATACAAGGATTAAACATATGAAAATTCTAATAAATAAAACTTGTCTACCTTTTCATATTGCTGTACCTCAAAAATTTTATGACGTGTATAACATAATTAGCATAGAACAACTTCGTGTAAGCAGAAAAGATCCAAGACTAATTAAATGGCTAGAAGACCATCCAAAACAACAGTACGCTATTTGGGTAGAGGAAATCCCAAAAGGGACCAAATATAGAATTATTATATCAGAAAGTGGTTGTGAGGATATTGAATATTTTGATGACATTGAATGGGAGATTGCAGATTAATGAATAGTTTATTTAAGGCTAAAATTTTAGCCTATAGTAAAGATATGTTTAAAGCTGCAGTAGCAAGCTATATGAAAAAATTTATGGATGATTTTAATATAGATATTGATATGATGTTAATCCAGTATAAGGATATTGATAGAGTAGATCTTGATGGATTCCTAGACTGTTTTAGAAGAACTAATGGTCAATATGTCTTTAATGGTGATTTTTATTATAGAGAAGAGCTTGAAAAAATAGTAAGTCCTTACTGTAAAGAAATGTGTATTTCAGTAGTTCCAAAAAGCCTAAAAATAATAGAGATTTTATTGATACTAAAAAGGATTATGGTTATCTTACAATTACAATTACAACTATAACTCCTACTACAAGTATTTGTAATAAGGTGAAGTAATGGGTTTATTTTTACAAATTATGATATGTATATGGATTATATTTACAGTTGCTATAATTATAGGATATAGTGTTAATGTATCTAATAAATATTTCACAGGTTTAGTAAATATCATTAATAAGTCTGAAACTCTTAATTTATTTGGAAAAATATTCTTAAATATTTTATATGTGGTTTTATGCCCTTTAATTGCTGTTGTGGAGTGGTTAATTACACTTATGATATATAAAAAGGAAAATTAATTTTTAAAATTAGTAAATAAATATCTCTAAATATTATATAATATCTACATAAATAGAGATTAGAGGTCTTATATGAAACCTATAAAGATTAAGGTTCCTGCAACTAAAAAGAGATTTAAAGAAACTGAAGAGGAAAGGAAAGAAAGAATCTCTCATTGGCAGTGTACAAGAACGAGAGTAAAAGAGAGTAAAAAGACCTATAAAAGGGAGAAATTTAACCCTAAAGATTTTATTTAATTATTTACGGATATTTACCGAGTTGATTTGCTCCTGTATATTTTATGGACTACTATAGGGCGGATTAAAATTAGTTATTAGCTTAGATAAATTTACATATTAAAATGGAGATTAAATGGAAAGATATTTTTTAGATTCAGAAGATGAAGAATCCTTATTAAAAGATGTAGATGACAACTGGAATGTAGATATGGATCTTGCAATTGAGGTTGCTGCTAAGAGACATAATTGTACTAACAGACAGGTACTTCAAATGCTTCCATTAGATAAACTTATTGATTATCTTATTTATAGCAAAATCATTCCTGATATAGATAGATATGATTTTCTAGATGGCCATTTCAATAAAGAATGGTTAGATAGTAGCGGAGCAATAGATTAATAATAGATATGTAATATTATTATATCAGATAGATATTAATAGATAATTATATGGAGGAGAAGAGTGACAAAAGCTCAGATATTGGAAGCCTATAAAAATGATCTTATTTTGATGGCTAAAGAAAATAAAAGATTAACTGATTTACTTCAAGAGGCAGAAGAGAAAAGAGCTAAACTTACTCTTCAAGTGGATGAATTAAGAGAAGAAAATTCAAAACTAAGACTACAAAATATAAATTTATTAAAGAGGTTTTATTAATATGAAAATCTATTCTATATTTAGAAAATTTACATCTCTAGAAGGGTCTCATCTTCATTGGGTTTTATTTACTCCTGATAAAAATAAAGATCCAGAGCTTATTTATGATCAACTAGTTAGTTGCGAAGAAGAAGCTGCTTTAATTTTAACTAGAATAGAAGAATCTAATTGGAAGAGTTCATCCCTCTATACTCCTATTAATGATAAAAATGTAGAAGTAGTTCATTTAGGAACTTTTAATAGTTATCCAGAATATACTAAGGAGATTGATAGAATATGTGGGAAATAATTTATATTAATGAGTCTGGAAGTAAGTGTATTGCTAGAATTAAGGATGAGAAATACTTTTATTGGTCTCATAAGAGAGATCCACTAACTAGAAGATATTATAAAGTTTGGAGATCTTATGTAGATAAATTTCTTAGTAAATGTAAGAAATGCAATATTTTATCTATTTTGGAGGTAAAATGAGTTTTGAATCTTCTAATATTTTATTTTTAATATTATTATTTCTCTTATTTATCTTAGATCTCATATTTTTCAGATCTACTAGATTTAGGATGTATAGTACTCTTAGAGTAATATTATTCTCTATTACTCTAATTGTAATAGCAGTGTATATTTCATTTTTAATGAATAACTCAAATATTATTAAAGCACAGTGAGGTTATAAAAATGCTTAATAAAAAGGGACAAAGAGAATTAGCTTATATAGCTCAAGTAACTAATATCACTCCTATTGAAGGGGCAGAAAATGTTGAACTTGCTCATGTAAATGGATGGACTGTAATGGTTAGAAAAGGGGCTTTTCAAATCGGGGACCCTTGCGTATATTTTGAAATTGATTCTAAAGTTCCTGAAACTGAAGAATTTTCTTTCATGGAGAAATATAAATATAGGGTTAAGACTCAAAAATACTTTAAGGGTAAAGTTCTTAGCCAAGGACTTATTATGACTCTTGCAGAATTGAATCTTACAGATTGTAAAGTAGGAGATTTCGTAACAGAAAGGCTTGGAGTTATCTATTATGAAGTAGAAGATAATATTCGTAAAGCAGATAATAAAAAACTTGCTGAAATTAAAGCAGATAAATTTATGGAGAAATGGTCTCGTAAACATCCCCACCTCTCTAAAATTAAATTTATCTATAATTTCAGAAGAGATAGATGGCTAAAGAAATATTTTAAAACTCAGTCTAAAAAGAAAAATGGTTGGCCCGCATGGGTTCAAAAGACAGATGAAGAAAGATGCCAGAATTTACCTAATATTTTTATCAATAATGATAAGCACTATATGGTAACTGAGAAAATAGACGGTACTTCTACTACCTTTACTATGCAACAAGCACTTAAAAAGAAAAGAAGATCTTATATTTGTTCTAGAAATGTAGTATTTGATACTCCAGAGAAAGAAGAAAGAAATTTCTATAAAGATACTGATGGTAATGTCTATGTAGAAATGTTTGAGAAGTATGAAATAGAGAAAATTCTTAATTATATTCTTGACCTTAATCCAGACTATGAGTTTATTACTCTTCAAGGTGAAACCTATGGAGGAACCATTCAAAAAAGAAATTATGGTCCAGAACATAGATTTGCTTTATTTAATTACATTTATAAAAAGAATGGGAAGGCCCCAGTAAGACTCAATCCGGTTCAGATGAAAGAAGTAGCAGATGCTATTAATAAAGAATGTAATACAAAAATTGAAACAGTCCCTATATTAGATACTGATTATAAACTTCCATCTACTTGTGAAGAACTTCTTGAATATGCAGAAGGAATTTCAGTTATAGATGGTCAGCCAAGAGAAGGGTTAGTATTTAGAGATAATAAAGGTGAAGAATCTTTCAAAGCTGTATCTAACTCTTTCTTACTTAAATATCATTCATAAGTTAAATGTAACATCATAAATTTTTCATTTGATTATAGGGAGTCCGTAAAAGGACTCCCTATTTTCATTCCACATTTAGAATCTACTCCCCTAGATAAATTGCTAAATTCTATGATTCCAAAAGGAATTAAAGGATAATTTAATATGCCAGCTAAAAAGAATTCTAGTAACTCTGTAGCCCAACCAGTAGAAATTTTACAAGATCCTATGTAGTACGGATTTTGGAAAAGATTACCCTATACACTAACAGATGAGTAGAGAGAATTTGTTAGAAGTATCTATGATAAATCTAATATAGCTGTTTTTTGTGAAGCAAATGCGGGATGTAGTAAAACTACTTTAGCAGTTGCTATGGGTATTTTGATGCATGAGTTAGGAATGATAGATAAGATTTATTATGTAATTAGTCCTTGTTAGAGTGATTCAGTGGGTTTCTTACCCGGAGATTATGCATCTAAAATTTCTTTATATATGGATGGGTTAAGAGATGCTTTAATTACATGCGGAGTAAATCCAGATAAAGCTATTTATTCTGAAAATAATATGGAAGCATAGAAGAATGGAGATTGTTTTGTAGAAGCAATTGCCCACTCTTATATTAGAGGTAGAAACTTTCAAAATTCTTATTGCATAATAGATGAAGCTCAAGACTTTACTGAGCATGAATTAAGAAAAACTCTTACTAGATGCCACGACTCTACTAAAGTAGTTGTTTGTGGAAATATTATTCAGACTGATCTTAAATATAAACAAGATTCTGGATTGATGAAATTCCTTAATGCAGCAGAAAGAGAAGATTTTATAAAAATTTGTAAATTGACCCAAGACTTTAGAGGTAAATTAAGTAAATGGGCTGATAATGTAAGGTAATGGAGGTAAATAGTGAAGCATAAATAGATTCAATTCTAGGATAAAATTAGATTTTAGCCAGATCCTAGTATAGGATTAAATTAGGATCAAATAGATCATCGATTGCAAAATAAAGAATTTAATGTTAGTCATACTCAAACAGAAAAATCCTATCTCAGAATTATTTGGGATAACTTTTTTAACTTTTTAAATTTATTTTTAATTGGGATATCTTTAATCCTTTTATTTGTAGTAGGGTTTGAAACTGTATTAAATTTAAGTTTTTTAGTAGTAGGTCTTATTAATACTTTAGTTGGAACTATTTAGGAGATTAAATCTAAAAAGAAAATTAAAAAGCTTAAATTGCTTACTTGTTCTAAAGTAACTGTACTAAGAAATGGAAAAGAGATTGATGTTTTCCCTCAAAATATCCTTTTAGATGATATAGTTGTCCTTAAATAGGGGGATTAGGTTCCTGTAGACGGTCCAGTTTTAATAAATGAATCTGTAGAAGTAAATGAGTCTCTTCTTACAGGAGAATCTTTAGGTATAAAGAAAAATATAGGGGATACAGTTTTAACCGGTTCTTATATTATATCTGGTTCTTGCTCTATTAGAGCAGATAAAATTGCTAATGATACTTATTTAAGTTCTATAGAATCTAAAACTAAAGAATTTAAAGCTCCTAAATCTAAACTAACTCTTAATTTATAGAGAATAGTCAAAATATTAAGTGGATTAGCTATAATTTTAGCTATTTTAGTTTTCTTCAGTGATATAATGCTTATAGGAACTGAGAAGTATAAAGAATCATTTAAATTTGCTTGTTTAACTATAATAGGTATGATTCCATTGGGAATGATTCTTTTATCTTCTATTGCTATGGCTACTGGAGTAATGAAATTATCAGAGCATAAGGTTTTAACCCAAGATCTTTACTCTGTAGAAAGTTTATCTAGAGTAGATACCTTGTGTTTAGATAAAACCGGTACTATAACAGATGGTACTATGGTAGTAGAAAAAACTATCCCTATAGAAGTTGGAGATATAGAACCTATAATATCCTCTTACTTAGGGGCTTTTAAATACCAAAATATGACCTCAGAAGCTTTAATTTAGAAGTATGGGGCTAATTAGATTTTTGATGTAGTATAGACTCTTCCATTCTCTTCTAAAAATAAATATTCTGCAGTAGAATTTAAGGATAAAGGGATTTGGGTTCTCGGTGCCCCAGAGTATTTAACTAAAAAAGAAGGAATTTTAACTCAATGTAAAAAATTTACTGAAAATGGAATGAGAGTTCTTTTATTTGGTAAAGTAAATGGTAAAATAAAAGATGGAGGATTAAATTTCTCTTCTGTTAAAGGATATTCTCTATTTATTCTAAGAGATAATATTAGGCCAGAAGTTCCAAAAATATTAAAATGGTTTTATAAGAATAAAGTAGATGTAAAGATTATCTCTGGAGACAATCTTCAAACTGTTCAATATATTGCTAAAAAAGCTGGCGTTCATAATTTTGAGAAAGCAATAGATTTAAGTACTATATCTAAAGATGATGATTTTGAATATATAGTTCTTAATAATTCTATATTTGCTAGAGTTACTCCAGAATAGAAAGCAGATATAATATCTATTTTAAAGAAAAATAAAAGAACAGTTGCGATGACTGGAGATGGAATCAATGATATAGTTGCTATGAAAAAATCTGATTGCTCTATAGCATTAGAAAAAGGAGCTCCAGCTACTAAAAATATATCTAATTTAGTTTTATTAGATAGTAACTTCGCTAATTTAAAAGAGGCAGTTTATCAGGGTAGAAGAGTTGTAAATAATGTAAAAAGATCTTCCACTTTATTTATAATGAAAGATGTATGTTGGTTTTTAATGGCAATATTTCCAGTTTTATTTTCTATGCCTCATTCTTTAGAAGCCACAGTAATGTCTGCTACTAATATTTTTATAACTGGATTAGGATCTTTTATGTTATCTATAGAGCCGGATAAATCTGAAATATAGGGAAATTTCTTAAAAGATGTTTTAAGTAGATCTATAATAGCTGGAGTATTTATGTTCTTGCCTATTTTCTTTGGTTATGTTTGGTCTTTTATAAAATGTGGATTAGATCCTATTTTAATATCAGAATATATGGCTACTAATATGTACCCAGTTTTAAGTATATGCTTAACTGTTTGTGCTTTTATAATTTTCTTTAATATATGTAGACCCTTCACTAAATATAGGGCTATATTATTTACTTGCTTATCTCTAGCTGTAATAATTATTATATGTGCTTTACCAGATTTCTTCCTTAAAAATGGTACTGCTTATATGAGAGAATTATTAGCCACTTATGATGATTTATGGCAATTACTATTAGGAATTATATCTAATATGTTTAGATTTAATTTTATAAAATAGTTTACTATAGATAATTGGGTATTTGTAGGAGCATTTATTCCTTTATCTTCAACAATTTATATAATTACTGATAAATTAGTTAGAAAATTTTTGGATAAAACCCTATTTAGTGAAAATAGATTTTAGGATGAAGAATAAATTTTAGTAGATACCTCTCTGAAAATATATTATAATAATAGTGTAAAAATTCAGAGAGGTATATTTTTATGAACAAGCAAGAGTTTCTCAGCAGAATTAAGAGTAAGAACATTCCGACGGACAAACAATACGAAGATATTGAGTATGTTTATACTTGGCATCCATCTATAGATGAAGTAAATGGTAAGGATCAAATTGCAAAACTCTGGGATATAGGTGGAATCAGAATTATAATAGATATGAAGCCCACTGCAGAAAAAGCTCAGGTGCTTGAACATCAAATTTCTCTTGCAGAAGCTCAAGTTCAGAAATTACGTAAAGCGAGTTTTAATTTGATGTTGGGTGGGAATGGAGACATTGAAGAATAATTGGAGGAAATAAAAATGAAGTATATAATCAATTTAAATGAATTAGGTAAAGTAAAGGAATTTGTAGCAATAACCCAAAATATTGTAGAGCCAGCCATTCTTAGAAGTGGAGAATATGCAGTGGATGCTAAATCTATTCTCGGGATACTTAGTTTAGATTTGAGTAAATCAGTAGAATTAGAGATCAAATTTTCTGAGAATGATAGTATAAATCATATTCAATGGGTATATGATTCTATCAAGAAATTTGAGGGTTAATTTATGATCTCAGTTAGAAAGAATGTTTTTGAAACTAATAGTTCATCTTCTCATTCTTTATCTATCTCACATAATTATATTACTGTAGACGATTTAGTTGTAGAAGATGATGCTGTACATACTGAATGCGGAGAGTTTGGGTGGGGAGTAGAAGAATATTTAAATACTTCTACTAAACTTTCTTATCTCATCACGATAGTAGCTGAGTCTACTATTGGAACTACTTGGTGGGATGAAAGCATTTTTGAAGATTTTATGATTAAAGATCTTTATGAGACAGATGAATTCCAGGAGATTAAAGAAGTAGTTTGCTCTCATGAGCAATGTAGTGATCTTATAGTAGATTCTTTAAAAGGTTATATAGATCATCAAAGTAAACCCATTTCTATGAGATCTTTCTTAGCTGATTATGGGTTATCTATAGAAGAATTCCTGTATGGAAATGTGAAGTTAATTATAGATAATGATAACCACTAAGGAGATATTATGATTGTTATAAGAAGAAATGTGTTTGAAACTAACTCTAGTTCCACTCACAGTTGTACCATTTTTACAGCAGATGAGTATAATAAGTTTGAAGCAGGAGATCTTTATATAAATAGTTCTTGGGTTAATACCTCATCTGAATTTAAGGGAAAAACTCTTCTAGATAGAGCTCAGATAGTAGATTTATTAACTAAATGTGAGAATAAGAGATACGAAGATTATGGGTGGAGACTTAAACCTTTTATAGATGATAGGGATCACTTTGAAACTCTTCTTAAAGAACTCTCTTTATATTGGGATTTTCCAAATATAGAGGCTTATAAAGATGATTGCGATCTAGAAATAGCTTTTCACGAATATACTACTCCAAGCGGAGACAATATTGTTGTAATGTGTAAGTATGGATACGATGGATAAAGACATACCTTCCTTTAAAATATAAAAAGAAATCTAGATCTACTATGAAAATTAGTAGATCTATTTTTCTACTTATAATATAATATTTGTAGAAAATAAGAGGTGATTTTTATGTATGAATTTAAGTATATCAAGGACTCAGAAGCAAAATTAGATTTTTTATCTGAACCTATACACTTTAATAAGATGCCTAAACCTTACACAGAAATTTCTATGGAAGAATATTTTTCCGGTTTGGACTTCTGGGCTCTTAATTATACTGATTTTCATCAAGTAATAGGTGAAGATGCTAAAGCTCTTGGATACGAAGGACGGATGGTGGTTGTCCATACTAGTTATAATGGAGAGGAAGGATTTGCTAGATTAACAATCCCTGGAGAAAAGAGATATAGATTCTTTAGATTAGGATGCAAACACGATTGGGAATTGATTGGATCTGATTCTCTCACAAATAAATACAAATGTAAGAAATGCGGAACAGTAGTAGAGGTGCCTAATGGAAGATAAAAAATGGGTTAGTTATATTAATGGAAACTATAGGGTCTTTATCAATCTAGAAGATGGAACTAAAATTAGGTCTACTCTAGATCCTAAAGCAACAAAATTTATTCCTTCTACAATAGAGAGTTTTGATTGTAAAATAACCAACAGTTGTGATAGAGGATGTGTTTTTTGTGTACCCTCTGGAGCTAAAATAGATGGGAAAAATATAGAAGATATATCTGAGGGATTTAAGATAAAATCTTATAATATTTCTAAAAATATTACAGAATTAAAAAATGTAGTTAAAAAGTATTCTAGATATTATGAGGGAGACTTAATTAAAATAGATTTAGACTCGGGTAAATCTTTAACTCTTACTCCTAATCATAAAGTATATACTAAAAATAGAGGTTATGTAAGAGCAGATGAATTAAATTCTAAAGATATATTAATAGAGGAGAATAATGATTATTAAATATAAGTAGTGTCCTTATTGTGGAAAAACTATTGAATATAAAAATAAAGAGCCTAAAAGTTGCTAGAGTCCAGATTGCCTTAGAGCTAGAAATAGAGATATCTATGATAGTCATAGAGTTAAAAGAATATGTTCTAAATGCGGTAAAGAATATATGGCAGCTCCGGGGTAGAATCAATCTCTATGTAGTAATTGTGCTAGACATGCCCATACTTCAGAAGGTTTTAAGGAGTTTGAGCAAACAATAATATGTAGAAAATGCGGTAAGCCCTTAGGGACTATTATAAAGAAAAGAACTAATAAAATGGTGCCCTATCTAGCTCTTAAAACATGTGATAAATGTAAAGAAGAAAGTAGAAAAAAGCAATCTGTATTTTTAACTCTTCATAATCCAAGAAGAGGGAAATCTTTTAAAAGATAGAGATTAGAAAAATCCTTTAGCCCTTAGTTTTTTAAGTAGCTATAGATTATAGATTAGGAGGCTTTTATAAATGATTATTGCTATGACTTATATTCTTTCCCTGAATTAAAAGATAAATTTAAAATAACTGATTCTTTTATTTATAATATTGTAGATTATTTAAATTTAAAGAGAGTTATAAATGAATAGAATCAACATAAAGCTAAATGTTATAAAGAAGGTACTTATATAATAGAAGATGGGTTTGAATTTTAGGGATTCCATTGGGCCCCAAGTAAAGATCCTATTATAAACTAGAAGCACATAGATACTCTTAAAAAGAAAAGGGAAGAAAAGGCTAAAGAAATTAAAGAGTAGAAAGAATTAAAGGGGTCCTATCTAGCAGAAGATATAAGATCATATTTAGGAAAATGGAGAAAGGCTAATTTAGAAAGGGCTAATTATACTTGTGAATTATGCGGAGTTAAAGATGTTCCCTTACAAATACACCATAAGATTCCTTATAGAAATATCTATTATGACTGTTGCTCTCAAGTAGGAGTTGCTCCAATGAATTTAATAAGAAGATCTTCAGAATATTATTAGGTTAAAGATTTAGTGGTTTAGTATCATCTTCAACATTTAGAAGATTTGGGTTTGGTAGTATGTAAAGAATGCCATAAAAAGGTAGATAAAATATATAATATATTATAGAAAGGAGATTAAATTTAATTAATATGAAAATATCTAGGATTCCTTTTAAAGGGATGGTTTATAATTTAGAGGTAGAAGAAAATCATAATTATTTCTGTGAAGGAATTTTAGTAAGCAATTGCCATGAGAATTCTGTACCGAATGGAAAGCATGGGGATCTTTTTGAACCTTCATTTTTAGATACCTTACACCCATACACTGAAATAGCAATAGGCGGTGGTAATCCATTAGAGCATCCTGATCTTTATAAATTCTTACAATTATGTAAAGAAAGAAAGTTTATTCCTTCTATGACTGTTAATCAGATCCATTTTGAAAAGAACTTTGACTTTATTAAGAAGTTAGTAGATGAGAAATTAATCTATGGATTAGGTGTTTCGTTAAATAATGTAAATAAAAATTTTGTAGATAAACTTAAAGAGATTTCTAATGCAGTAGTTCATATTATTAATGGGCTTGTAACTAAAGAACAGTTAGAACAAATGAGAGATCTTGGAGTAAGAAAAGTTCTTGTTCTCGGATATAAAATATTTAGAAGAGGAGAAACTCTTTACAGCAAAGAAGCTGATGTTATTGAAGCTAAAGAAAGTATTCTTAAAAAATTACTTCCAAAAATATTAAAAGAAAAATGGTTTGAAGTAGTAAGTTTCGACAACCTTGCTTTAAAACAACTTGACGTAAAAGAGATTTTATCAGAAAAAGAATGGAATCAATTTTATATGGGTGACGATGGTTTAGAAGGTGAACAAACATCTGCTTCAATGTTTATTGATATGGTAGAAAGAAAGTTCGCTAAAAATTCTTGCTCAAAAGAAAGATTTGAGCTTCTTCCTACAGTAGAAGAGATGTATGAGAGGCTGAAATGATTTATCTTGCAGCAAGCTTTGCTTATGAGGATAAAAAGAAAACAGAAGAAAGAAAGCTTTTAATTGAGCAGGCAGAAAATATCCTTCACAATAAAAATCTCTCTGTATATTTACCTCAGGACTTACAAATTCCAAATGCATGGGATTATCCATCTAACGAATGGGGATTGATGGTCTTTGCTAACGATGTAGTTGCTTTAGATCATTGTGATATAGTAGTTATGCTTTCTTTTGGTAAGGAAAATAATGCAGGAGCTGCTTGGGAAGTAGGTTATGCTTATGCTAAGAAAAAGAAAGTTATAGTTGTATCTATGACAGATGAGATTGAGAGTCTTATGATTCAACATGGTTCTTATGCTCAACTTAAAGGATTAGAACAACTTGAAAAATATGATTTTGATAAAATGCCTATGGCAAGAAATTATTCAGGAAAGGAGAGTTAAATGATTTCAATTAGATATAACACATTTGAAACTAATAGTAGTTCAACCCATAGCCTAGCAGTACCTAAGAAAGTTGGACATATTCCTTCTGACGTCAGATTTCATTTTGGTGATTTTGGATGGCAGTTAGAAGATGATATTGATCCAGCAGATTATCTTTACACTGCAATCGTAACAGGTAGTTCGGAAATAAGAAATAAATATTTGCCAAAACTTAAAGAACTCATGGAAAGAAATAACATTAAAGCTAAGTATGCCGATTATGAAGTATCTAGCTATAAATGTGAAGATGGAACAATGTATTATTATGTAGATAGTAATTATGGTTATGTAGATCATAATTATGAACTTGAACCGTTTCTTGAGTGGTTATTTGAGGATGACGATAGAGTTTTAAGATTTATTTCTGATGGTCTTGTATTTACTGGAAATGACAATGATGATGAATCTTCTTATTTCATAAATAGAAATAAGAAAGTTTTATATGATTGGACAACTAGTAAAAATCGTACTAATCCTTATTATATGAAAAACTGTGATGAATATGATTGGTTTTACAAAGGAAATTAAAAATGTACATTAGAAGTCAAGATAAAAAAGAATTGGTTGAATTTCATGGATCGCAGATAGCTTGCCTAGGTGGAAGTTACTATATACGACCATTGAATATGGATTCCTATCATAGTATAGGCAATTATAGTTCTAAAGAAAGATGTATAGCAATATTAGATGAACTTCAAACTGCACTTGATAGAGGATTAAGTACCTTTAATATGCCAAAGGAGTAATTAAAATATGATTCAAATAAGAAGAAATACATTTGAGACAAATAGTTCAAGTTCTCATTCTTTAGTAATTATGACAGATAATATTATTAAAGAAAAAGGTGAAGATTTATATTTTACTCATGATGAAATGCTTGAAAGTTTGCATAGAGTATCAAGAGGTGTATATAAGCCCTGGAACGATAATTGGTATTTTGGAAGATCACCATTTAGAGTTTTAGATACTTTTGAATGGAAACTTCAATATGCATATGCTAACTGTGGAGAAAACAAAGATAAAATAAAAGAGGTTACTGATATTTTAAAAGAACTAGTTCCTGAAGTTAAGAAAGTTTCTATTCCAGAAAATTGTGGTGTAGATGATTGGGAATTATTTAGTTGGCTTGAAAAATACAGTGTATCTCTTAAAGAATTCTTAACTAATAAAAAATATGTGGTTATCCAGGATGGCGATGAATATTGTATTTGGAAAGATTTAATAGATTGTGGTTTAATTGATAAAAAAGTTATAGAGAATATGGAGGATCAATAATGTATTACGATAATGAATCTGAATATTTATTTATAATGAAAGAAGGTCATGAATTGTCTGATAAAGAGCTTCGTGATAATTTTTGGAGTCTAGAAAAAGGTAAAATTGATTTAAGTTACTCTTATGATGATTGTGTATTTGATGGAGAAGAAGTCAGAATACTAAACACATTCAGAAGTAAATTACAATATGTTTTAGCTAGCTGGTATAATGATGAAGAAATTAAAAATCTTCTTTTAGAATTATTTCCAGAAGTTAAAGAAATTATTTTCCCAGTCAATAGAGCACATAGAGGAGCTAACCCAAGAAGTTGGTTTGAAAAATATCACATAACATTAAAAGAGTTTTTAATTAATACTAAATATATAGTTGTATGTGATAGTTATAATGCAGTTAATAAGTTAATGGATCTTGGGTTATTTGATTGGGAAGCCATAGAAGATTCTTCAGAATTAAATTAATATTATTTATACTTTGAGGTATTTAAAAATGATAAGTAAAGAAAAATTTGTTAGTTATATTAAATTTATAGAAAATCTAGATGTCAAAGAAATCAAACTCCAAAAAGGATTAGAGGCTTGTTTTGGAAAAGAAAATGTTGGGCATTTATTTGTATTTAATGAAGTAGTTCCAAAGATGATTGAAATGCTTTGTGATTTAATGGAAATAAAATATAATAAAGATTCTCATATTGGAGATGATATTCAGTATTTTATTTATGAATTAGATTTTGGTAAAATTCCCTGTGCTAAACATGCTATTGAGTGTGGAGATAAGAGTTGGGATTTATCAACGGCAGAAAAATTATATGATTATATTTTAGAAAGTAAAAATAGCTAAATTAAGCAGAATTAAAAATATTAAAGGAGATTTATATTTGCATGAAAATTATTGCAGGTAAAAATTGTACTGGTAAAACTAAAGAGCTTATTAAAGAAAGTCTTGATACTAGAAGCCCTATTTTGGCTTTAGATTCAAGAAAAGAAAATTCTTTGAAAGAGAAAAGCCTGGCTTATTTCGGAGAAGAAGTATCTACAATTCATCTAGAAGATCTTAAATCTTATAAAGGTAAATTTCTTATTGATGATTTAGATGAGATTACATCTGAAATATTTAGAAGGTTCTCTCTAAATGATGATTTAGAAGTCAGTGGAGCAGTAGTTAATATTTAATTTTAATAGCGGATCTTTATTTAGATCCGCTATTTTTCTAAGATAAAACCTGTATATTGAAGTGAATTAAAACTAAAAGGAGTTTTTAAATTATGATTATTACAAGCTTAAATAGTAACATTAGAGATGGGTTTGTGGATATTAATCTTCAAGCAATTACTGATGATGTTAAAGATGTGATTCGACTTTCATCTATGATGGATGTAGATATCTCTACAGATGCTTTCTGTAATTGTTATAGATGTGACGGATGTGAAGAGTATAAAGAGCCTATTTATGGTGGAGCTTATTATGATGAAGATGGAGAACTTATTTATATCAAAAAAGTTATCTATAGTAAACCAGCTGTAATTATTATGTGGTCTGATGGGACTAAAACAAGATCTACTTGCTCTAAAGAAGATGTTTGGAATCCAGAATTAGGTCTTTCACTTGGAGTTCTTAAAAAGACTATGGGTCAGGAATTTGTAAATAAATTATTTAGAGATTGGGCAGTTGAAGCTTCTACATTTGATATGATGGAAGGAGAATCTCCAGTTAAAGTTCTTACTCTTAAAGAAGTAAGAAAGAATGCTAAAGATTCTAAAGATGCTACTGAGTTTGTAAAGAAACTCAAATAATTATTTACTTAAAAAGATTCAAATAAGCTAAATTAAGTGTAAATAAAGGTTAAAGAAGTGTGAGATCTTCTTTATTTACATATTCTTAAAGTGTGTATATAAATTGGAAATATTATAATATCCTTGTGTGTAGAGTCTTTGGGAGTTAGGAAACCTGAAGAAAGGATTTTTATAATGTTTGGAAACGGAAGTTGCTCATCCGGGAAGGAAAACATCAAGAGCTTAAATTTCAAACTTAGTGGAAATGCTTTTAACAATTTAATAATTAGGGGCTAAATATGAGACAAAACTTTGAATATTTCTATTCTAGAGAAGCTATAGGTAATCTAGATGTAGAAGATATTGGGAATTGTTCTATTGAGGCTAATGATGATTTAGGTAATTTCTATTATATAGTGATAGATACTAATCTCGGATTCACTAGGATTTTTGAATATGGTCCGTGTAATCCAGATTTTAATGAATTGCCTAAAGCAGTCGGATGTACTTTCAATAGAATAGAATTCAATGAAAAACAAATACAGAAAAGAATTTATTCATTCCTAAATGCCCCTCACAGGAATATCACTCAAGCTCAATTAGTAGATAGAGATTATGCTTTAGACGGATGTAAAGATATAATTGAGTATATGAGAGATCCATTTAATTTTTAATTTATAAATCCTAACTTCAAAAAGATATAGCTGATAGTTATACTCGAAATGAGGTTAGGATTTTTTTTATATTCTCCTCATTTCGATCTATAATAAATAAAATTAAAAGTCGAAAAGGAGAATATTTTTATTATGAATAATAAAAGCATTCAATTTCTAAGAGGTACAGATGCTAATATAAAAAAGAGTTCTGAAACCCTTTTAGATGGCCAACCTCTCTACAATAAGGATAAAAACACCTTAAGTATCGGGGGGGGGCAATGGAAATGCTGTAAACAAGAAACCTATTAATTCAAGTGGATTGATAGGTGATGATTACAGCCTTCAATTCAACGAAACAAGTAAGAAATTTGAATATGTTGAAAACGGAGTTACTTATACTCAATCTAACATTACAGATGGAACTGGAAAGTATGGAGTCCAATAGAAAATAAATTCAACTAGTTTCCCATTTGCAGAGAATAATAATGCTAAAGCAATAGAATTAGATCCATCTTTAAAAGGTAATATTATTAATGGCGGGACTGGTGAGTATTCCACTTCATTAGGTGGTAAAGCTGCAGCTATGGGTAGAAAAAGTTTTGCATCAGGTACTAACGTTGTTGCAAAAGGCCAATATTCCTTTGTAAATGGAGATAATACAGTAGCATTAGGTCAAAGCTCTCACGCAGAAGGATCTAAAACAACTGCTAGTGGGATTGCTTCACATAGCGAAGGTACTGAATCTTGGGCTTCAAATTTTGGATCTCATGCTGAGGGAAATAAAACAGAAGCTACCGGTGAATTTTCCCATGCAGAAGGTAACCTGTCTAAATCAGTTGGAGATGTTTCCCATGCAGAAGGTTTTAATACTATTGCAGCCGGAAATACATCACATACAGAAGGTAATGGATCTCAAACAAAAAATGAGAGGTACATAAGGCCTTCATCTGGTGGATCAGGTGGCGGTAGCACCGGAGGCGGAACTACAGAACCTACTCAACCGGATAATGATATGTCAACTTTCTTTGGGGTAGGTGCTCACGCTGAAGGTGCTGAGACAATTGCTTCTGGATATGTAGCCCATGCAGAAGGTTATAAATCATATGCTAGTGGTCATATGTCCCATGCAGAAGGTTCTGTAACTGACGCTTTGGGAGATTATTCTCACGTAGAAGGTGTAGGGTCCAAAGCAAAAGGATCTATATCTCACGCAGAAGGCCTCAACACATTATCAGAGGGTAAATCAGCTCACTCAGAAGGGGATTCTACTAAAGCCACCGGAGAGTTTTCCCATGTAGAAGGTTCTAATTCTATATCTATTGGAGGTAGTTCCCATGCAGAAGGATTAGGTACTAAATCTAAAGGAGACTTTTCTCACTCTGAAGGATATCACACCCAGGCTAACGGAAATGGATCTCATTCAGAAGGTAGTTTAACCATAGCTACTGGGGCTTATGCCCATGCAGAAGGAGATAATAATGAGGCAGTTGGGGTAAGCGCTCACGTAGAGGGAGGGCATAATAAAGCTCTTAAAGATTATTCTCACGCTGAAGGGTATCTGACTCAGGCTCAAGATTTTGCTCACTCTGAAGGATATTAGACAAAAGCTCTTGGAAATTCTTCACATGCCGAAGGTTACAATACTATTGCTTCTCACTCTTATTCACATACTTCAGGATATTTTACCAAAACAGGTAGAGATATTCAATTCGTATGTGGAGGCTATAATGAAGGAAAATCTAACACTTTATTTGAAGTAGGTACAGGAAGTTCAGATACAGATAGAATGAATGCTTTAGAAGTTACTGATGAGGGTAGAGTGAAGGTTAAAAGAGAGCCTCAACAACCTTTAGATGTGTTAAGATTTGATGAGTTAGCTAATATAGCTACTTATAAGAGAGGTAGATATATGATAGATAATGATAAATTTCCCATACTTGGAACTTAGGGGAGTGTAATTATCTATTTCTATCTTCATGATTGTTACGATGGTGGTGGAGGTATAGACCCCAGCAATCACCATTTCTATGGAAAAGCTGACTATAGCATAACTAAAAAGATTGGGACTACTGAGGTATATTCTACTAGTAAAGTTAATCAAGAAGTTAGTTGGTATTCTAAATCCCCTTACTTCTATATAGGAGATTGGTATGTTTCTATAACTAATTTATCCACATATTCCTATAATGCATCAATTACCTCAGGAGGAGGTATATAGTATACTGACACTAAATCCTTTAACCTAAATACTACCGACTTAGGAGGGCAAGTAAAAGATGTTTTCACTAGAGCTAACCCAATCGGAACTATGGAAGTAGAAGGATTTACAGCTGGAGAGTCTACTAATTTAATTTTAAAACCTGAGAGAAGCTACTCCGGTGATAGTTTTCCTATAGGGGTTAATTCATCTACTCCAAAAACATATCTTACTGATATATCAGTAGACCATTATTGGTTTGCTTTAGATTGGGTAATATTTGAGAAGAGTAAATTCTATTAAAATTTCTTGCTTAAAAACAAAATAGGTTTCGTAATAAAATATTCTCCTTTTCCAAGGAGAGATTATTATGAACAACAAATCAATCTAGATTCTTCGTGGAACAAGAGCAAATATTGCTAAACATAAAGATGAAGAATTATTAGACGGACAATTAATTTATAACCTTACCGATAATTCTCTAGCAGTGGGGGGAGGGCTTAACGGCAACCTAATTTCAAAAGACCCGATAACAGTTAGAGAATTAAAAGGTAATGTAGATAAATTTAAGACAAATACAACTGAATATGATTACTATATAAGGCATGATGGAACTAATTTAAATCTTCATAACTCTAAAGGAGATATAACTGTTGATAAAGCTCCAACCACTTCTACTGGGATAGTAAGAAAGCAGGAATTAGATAGCGAAGCAACAACTAGATCTACTAAAGATGCTGATTTACAATCTCAAATAACTAAAGAAGTAAGTAGAGCTCAAGAAGCAGAATCTAATCTAGAAACTAAAAAATTAGATAAGATCACTGATAAAAACTCTATTGTTTATGTAAATGGTGGAGATGGTAAACCTACATATATAGGATATATAGAAAATAGTCCAACTCCATCTACATTAGTAAGAAGAAAAGCAGTTACTGGAGCTATCTCTACCGGAGAAGCTAGTAATGATGATGAAGCAGTTACTTTCAAACAATTAAAAGATTCTACAGCCATTCCATTTACAGATTTAAAAGATCTCTCTAAACCATTAGGAGCAAAATTAATTTATGTAGGTGGGGATAAAAATACTGCAACTACTCAATATTCGAGTTTAACTCAAATAGATATAAATGATTCTATCTATTCTATAGATTTCAACGGAGCAACTATTAAGGTAACTCAATGGAATGCTGAGTTAGCATCTAATTCTTATTAGAATCTCTTAAAAGGCCATAGTAAATGTAGTATTAAGAATTTGAGTCTTGATATTATTGTAAGACCTAGAGCTACTGATAATGAGAAAAATAGTTATAATGTTTTGAATACTTTCGGCGGAGTAGAAAATTGCTTAATTAAAATTACAGTAAATGATCCGGGAGTTTCTAATCCATTAGCTACTAAAGTTAGAGGCTTTTATAATTGTGACCACTTAGTAAATACTAAAGTAGATATAGATGATAATTTTAAGACTAATCAATCTATTGCTTATTCATACTGCAATGATTTGATATGGTGTAGAGTTTTTGGTAAATATTATTCTGGACATACTCAAAATTATGGATTTGCAAACTGTAATAGGCTATTAGGGTGCTATATAAATGACTATAGTTTAACATATCTAAATTGTACTGATATATTAAATAGTAATGAGTATTAGGGATTGAGTTCAGTATATAAGTCAACTTTAGATCTCTTAAAGGTTGATTAGCTAACTTCGAAAACATTTACTCTAGATGGTATTTCTTTTAGCCCTATTACAACAGTTAATTCAGATTCTTATAGCAAAGCTTATGTTAGTCCTGGTGGAGGTAGAGGTATTTCAACTGTACCTATTACTAATACAGTAATGAAAAATTCTATAGCTAGAAGAACTTCTATAGGTACTATTCAAGCTGCGGATGGAATTTCTGACAAAGATGTTGCTACTATGAAACAATTAAGAGATACATCTGCTAAGATTTAGAATCTAAGAAAGGAATTAAGGAATAATAAATTTAGAAGTCTTACTACTTGGGGAAAAGTAAGGGACTCTTCAGAACCTAATACTTATTACTGGGCAAATATGAGTTTTTTAATAGATGATTATGTAGAACTTGGGGAGGAGAGTACATAGATAAGTTTAGATACATTAAGAATGTATGTTTATCAAAATCATGCTGTATTTATTTAGGGCAATTTATCCTTATATGGCAATGGATCAGCAGTATTATATCCTATAAGCGGTTTTATAGCCTCTAGCAATGATATTGCTATAATTAGATATAACCCCGGAACCTCTTATGGTAATCCCTTTGTATATAAGGAGAAATTGCAGGCAATAAGTGATGATGATTTAGGCACTAATTCAGGATTTCTTAAGGCACTACTAGGAGGTGGAGTCAGATTAAATCTCCTAGAAAATTAAAATTTCTCTAACTGTTATCTTTTTAATAAATAAAATATTAAGGAGATAACTCTATGAATAATAAATCAATACAAATTTTAAGAACAAAATTAAATAATACTGATACTAAAATAGCGAATGAGGTCTTATTAGATGGATAGCCATTTTATAATAAGGCCTCAAATAAATTATATGTAGGAGATGGAACTACTAAAATAAAAGATTTCTCTTGTGTAAGAGATAATAAACTACACATTTAAGTGAAGATAATTCTTTTTACTGGGAAATAATATTTTTATAGGGGATGAATTAAACATTTATTCTATAAAATCTGAATAAGGTAATCCTCATACTACAATAAGCATAAATTCACATATATTATTTAGAGCAAATTATTCATTTAATAATTGATTTTTCCTGTATATACCTCCGTACATAATCTTAAATACGGAGGTTATTTTTCTATGGAAGTAGCTTTTTCTGATTTCAAGAAGCAGTGGGCAGAAATGGAAGAAAGATATAATAATAGAGATAAAAATAAATTAAAAGAATCTCTTCTTAATCTTATCAATTATTGTTCTAAAATGGATGGGTGTGAAGTTTGTCTATTAAATAAATTGACTAATTGCCCTATTAAAAACATTTCTAAAGAGGAAGTAGATAAATTGTGAAGAAGCTATTTACTATCCCTAATATTTTATCTTTCTTTAGTATATGTTTGGTTCCATTAATAATTTATATTTATTTATTTACTGAATTAAATATCTTAGCTGGTTGTCTTATTATCTTATCTGGATTAACAGATATAATAGATGGCTACATTGCAAGACACTTTAATCAGATATCAGATTTAGGTAAAATATTAGATCCATTTGCAGATAAACTAACTCTTATTTCTATATTGTTTTGTGTAACCTATAAAAATAATTATTTTATAATATTTTTAGGAGCTGAAATAATAAAAGATATTATTGTAATAGCCACTAGCTATATAGAGACTAAAATTACAGGTAAAATTAATGGGGCTAAGTGGCCTGGTAAAGTATGTACTTGTATAGCTTATTTAATAACTATGATTCATATATTTTGGATTAATATTCCATTTGAAGTATCTATATTTATTATATTAGGTTCTTCTATCCCCATACTATTATTAGGGGTAATATATGGATTATTAAATCTAGAGGAGTAAAAAATGAGAAGATCCAAAATAATTTGCAAATTATTTAATTTTAATTTAGAACAAGAATTAGATTCTAAAAGGTTTCTACTTTGTAAAAATAATAATTTAGTTGCTTTTATTCAAGATGGGAATGTAATTAGTGTAGATAATAATTTGCTAAATTCAATAGAAAATAATAAAGATCTTGAAGTTATAAAGCACTTTACAGAATTAGGATTATATTTAGATAGTCTAAAGGGATAATTATTATGAAATAGTTCTTCACTAGAATTAAAGATGCTATAGGTTATTTTGCAGTAGGAGTATTATTAGGATATTTCTTTCTTTTAATAATAGTTGGAATATTATCTCCTTTTATTTTAATAATATTAGGCATCCTTCAGGCTTGCAATATAATTTATTTACCTATATAGGTTTATATAGCTTTAGGCGGTTGGTTTATATCTGATTTAGCTTTATCTATAATGTTTTACGGAGATGATGGGGATTTAATTGAGTGAAATCTATTTTATCAGGAATTTTGATAAGTATAGGCGGAACAATTTATTTAAGTATTGAAAATAAGATAGTAGGAGCTATTCTATTTAGTATAGGCCTACTATCTATTTGTTACTTTAAACTTCCACTTTATACCGGAAAAATAGGATATTTAATTAAGAAAGAAGTTTCTATCTATGACCTCTCTTACATGTTAATTGGAAATATATTAGGGGCTCTTATTACTGGGTTAGTAATAGGATATTCTAAACCTAATATTTATGAGGCCTCTTCAATTTTAATAAATAATAAACATCAAATAAATTATTTATCTAATTTAGTTAACTCCATATTCTGTGGAATATTAATGTATGTAGCTGTAAATATTTTTAAGAAAAATAAATCCATAATAGGAATATTATTTGCTATTCCTGTATTTATTCTTAGCGGATTTGAACATTCTATCGCATACTGCTTTTATGCTGGGGCCGCAAGAAATATAGATTTATTATTTTTATTAGTTGCAATTATTGGCAACTCTTTAGGAGGTTTCTTAATCCCTCTTGTAGAGAAAAGCTAGCTAAATTAAGTAAATCAATATTTAAGGGAGCCCTGGATTTCTCAGAATCCAGGCTCTTATCATCTTATAGAAAAAGAAATTAAAAGAAATTTTAATAAAGGAGTATAAATTATGTTCATCGTCAAACGAAACGGAAAAAGAGAAAAGTTTGACCCTGAGAAGATAAAAAGAGCTCTTGAAAAAGCCAATTTATCTGTCTCAGAAGAGCATAGAATATCTCAAACTATTATAAACAATATTGCTAATAAAGTTGAGCAATTAGCAAATGAGAAAGAGACAATGTTTACAATAGAAGATATTCAAAATGCTATTGAAGACTATCTCATCACAGCAAATAAATTTGAATTAACTAGAGCTTGCATTAAATACAGATATATTAAAGCTATGGCTAAAAATAAATATGCTGAGTTAATGGATGCTGTAGCTAAAAAAGTTGCATGTAAAGATGTAGTAAATCAAAATGCTAATCTAGATGAGAAATCATTTGGAGGAAGATTAGGAGAAACTACTTCTCTAATTATGAAACAATATGCTCTTGATTATTGTGTCTCACCTACAACTAGAGACAATCATATTAATAATATGATTTATATTCACGATCAGGACCATTATGCAGTCGGGGATCACAATTGCTTGACTGTCCCATTCGATCAACTTTTATCAGAAGGATTTAATACAAGACAGACAGATGTTAGAGCTTCTGGATCTATAAATACTGCTTTACAATTAGTTGCTGTTATATTTCAATTACAATCTTTAGTTCAATTTGGGGGAGTATCGGCAGCTACATTAGATTCTACTTTAGTCCCATACATAAGAAAAAGTTTCTCTAAGTATTTTGTAGATGAAATGAAAGATAGAAAGCCTAAATGGAAAAAAGAAGTACCTAAAGAATTAAGCTTTAATGATCCCGAATTTAATAGAAGAAAATATAGAAAAATTTATAATGCAGCAATGAGATTACTTGTAAAAGAAACTCATCAGGCTGTTGAAGCTATGTACCATAACTTAAATACCCTTCAATCAAGATCAGGAAACCAACTTCCATTTTCTTCTATAAATTTTGGTCTTTGTACTGAACCGGAAGGGAGATTATTATCTAAAGAATTTCTTGAAGTATGTAGAGAAGGTTTAGGTAAATATCATAGAACATCTATTTTCCCATGCGTTATTTTCCAATGCAAAAAGGGTGTAAATATAGATCCAAAGGATCCAAATTATGATCTATTTAAATTAGCTCTTCAATGTACTTCTGAAAGATTATATCCCAACTATGGTAACTGTGATTGGAGTATTCAAAAGAAATGGGTAGCAGAAGATAGAGAAATTAAAAATAGAGTAATAAATGAGTTATCTAAAGAAGATAAGAAAAAATTAATTGATAGAGTAAAAAATAATAAAGATCTTCAATATGTGCTTGCACTTGATGAAAACGCAGTTCCATTAAAAGAGGAACAGAGATATGAGGTGTTTAGCACTATGGGCTGTAGGACGGTTAATGGTTCAGATATAAATTTTGAACCTCTATATAGAAGAAACATTAGATCAGTTATTAATACTGGTAAACCTATTTGTAGAACTCTTAAATCATCTATTCAGAAAGATGGTAGAGGTAATATTTGTCCAACAACAATTATTCTTCCTACTATTGCTATGGAAGCAGATAGAGATGTAAATAAATTTCTTAAAATATTAAATAAAAAATTAGAAGAAGCTAAAGATTCTCTCATAGATAGATTTAATTGGATTTGTTCTCAACCATGGGAATCTGCAAAATTTATGTATGAAAATCATGTAATGGCTGGGTATATTCCGGAAGAAGGAATTAGATCTGCTTTACAACATGGTACAGTAGTTATCGGTTTAATAGGTATGGCAGAAACTCTAGAGTTATTAGTTGGATGTAATCAGACTAAGCCAGAGGGAATGGAATTAGCTAAGAGGATTTGCCAATTATATAAAGATAGATGTGCCGAATATAAGAAAAAATATTCTCTAAATTTTGGAGTTTATTATACCCCAGCAGAAAATCTTTGCTATACCTCTATGAAGAAATTTCAAGCTCAATATGGAGTGATTCCAAAGGTATCTGATCATGAATTCTTTACAAATTCTATTCATGTTCCGGTTTGGGAAAAAGTAGATGCATTAGAAAAAATTAAGATAGAAAGTGAATTAACAGGATATAGTTCTGCGGGTTGTATTACATATGTAGAACTAGATGCTTCGGTTAGAAATAATACTCAAGCTTTAGAGAAAATAGTTGATTATGCTCTTGAAAAAGATATTCCATATCTAGCTCTTAATTTACCTAATGATGTCTGTATGGATTGTGGGTTTCAGCAAGAAATGCCTGGGCCATGTCCAAGATGTAGTTCTACTAATATTCAAAGATTAAGAAGAGTTACTGGATATCTATCTACAGATTATTCTAACTTCAATAAGGGTAAAATTGCCGAAGTTGAAGCTAGAGTTAAGCATACCGGTGTAAATGTGGAAAGGGATAGTTGATCCCTTTCCAACTATATACTAGAATATAATGTAGAAAGAAATAAGAAAATTTTTAGGAACTCTCTTTTAGATTATTTTGAGGAATTAGAAGATAAAGAGAGAGAATGATTATTATGAATTATGAAGCAATAACAACTTGTGATGTAGCAAATGGAGAAGGATTAGGAGTAGTTCTTTGGGTTTCTGGATGTGATCTTCATTGTCCGGGATGCCATAATCAAGAAACTTGGGATCCTAATTCAGGTAAAAAATTTACTAAAAAGCAAGAAGAAGAAATTATAAAAGAACTAAAAAGGCCTGAAATTACTAGATTTACTCTTTCTGGAGGTCACCCATTAATGAAGTGCAATAGGAAAGATGTAAAGACTCTTATAACTAAAATTAGAGAAGAATTTGGAGATTCTATTTCTATTTGGATGTATACCGGCTATATTTATGAGCAATTAAATACTGAATGTGAAGATATAGTTAAAATGTGTGATGTAGTGGTTGATGGGGCATTTATTCAAGAAAAAAGAGATATATCTCTTCCTTTTAGAGGCTCTACAAATCAAAAAATAATTAGAATTAAATAATTAAATTGCCCTCAACAAATTTGAGGGCTATTCTACTGTATATTAAATTGGAGGATTTTAATATGTTTAAAGAAAAAGATTATGTTCAGTTTACATTAGGTGATAGACATATTTTCGGCACAGTAATAGGAGTTGAGGGTAATATAGTTAAGGTTTCTGATGGAAATGAAGTAACTTATGTTGATTGCTCTAAGGTTAAAATAGAAAAGGTAAGTTTCTCAACTCCTAATAAAAAGGAGATGGTAAATCATCCGGATCATTATCACCCAGGTACTTATGAAGCTATAAATGTTATAGAAGCTTGGGGTTTAAATTTTAATTTAGGGTCTGCAATTAAATATATCTCCAGATGTGGATTAAAGCCAGATGCAGAATTATCTAAAAAAGAAAAAGCCCTAGAAGATCTTAAAAAGGCTGCTTGGTATGTTAATAGGGAAATAGAGAGATTATCAAAATGAAATTTCAATCTTTTAGAAATAGGGTGGAAATAAATCCTAAATATATTCAAAATAATATTCTTAAATATTGTGAAGAGAAAAAGAAGGCTAGGAATAATTCTATTAGATTAACTTATTGTCAAGCAATAATAAATGCTAACATTGATATATTAAATCATCTTGCTGATACTGGAGAAATAAATCCTGAAGAATTAAATGTGTTTAAGAATCAGATTTGGGATTCTTATGGAGGTTATTATGGATAATAAAACTTTAAAAGAGATTAAATTGTTATGTTTAAAACATCAAAAGAAAAATTTTGATTGTGAAAGTTGTACTATGTATAGGTTTTGTATGGATAATTTTTCTAATTATCCTTCTGGTTGGAAAATAGAAGAGAAAAGTAAATGATTATTAATGGTAAAGAATTATCTCAAGATATTTTAAATGAATGTAAAAACCAATTAGTTAATTATCCTAAGAGGCAATTGGTAGTTGTTACAATTGGAGATGATCCGGCATCTAAAGTATATGTAAGAAATAAGCAAAAAGCTGCTGAACAGGTCGGATTAGAGTTTAATAATATTAGATTTTCTGAAGAAGAAGATTTTAATTTTATATATTATTCTCTCCTTAATTTAATTTATACTAATGGGTACTCATCTCAAGAAGTAAATCCCTCTTTAGCTGGGATGATTATTCAACTTCCTATAGTATCTAAAACCTTAAATGAGAAACAAAAGAAAACTATTATAGATATAGTCCCTGACTGTTTAGATGTGGATGGGTTTAATTTAACTTCTGAATTTATTCCTTGCACTCCAAAGGGAATTCTTTATATGCTTAGATCTATTCCTAATTATTCATTAAGGGGTAAAACTGCTCTTGTAATAGGAAGATCTAATATAGTGGGTAAACCGATAGCTAAATTATTATTAAATGAAGATTGTACAGTAATTCAAGCTCATAGTAAAACTCCAAAAAATACTTTATTAAGAATGTTTGCTTATGCAGATGTAGTAATTAGTGCTGTAGGAAAGGCTAATTTAATTACAGAAGAAGATGCCATCCAATATTTTAAGGATAATAGACACGAATATTATAGTGGATTTGAAGTAAATAAAGATAATAGAATTATTATTGATGTAGGAATGAATAGAGATGAAAATGGGAAGTTATGTGGGGATTTAAGTGAATCTTTTAAAGAAGCCTATTCTAAATATTACTCTCCAGTTCCTGGTGGAGTTGGTCCTATGACAGTAGCAATGTTAATGGATAATGCTAAGGAGGCTATATGCAGGTCTTAAAACTATGGAAAATTAAAAAGAATGATCTTATCAAATTAGGAGAATGGGTTTGTAATTATTAGGTTGAGATAGAATCTCAACCTGATTCTATCTATAAAAGGATAGTAAGAGATTTTATTTGCGGACAATATCAATTTAATTTTTTAAGTAGGAAAAAGATATCTCAAGCTTTAAGACATTTTGATGAAGTTGGAATATCTAATGAATTGTGGGATTGTTTACAAGATTTAGGAGATTATGATTTCTTCTTTATTAGCCTTAATAATTCAGTTCCTACAGATGTTAAAGTAATAGAGGAGATAATATGAGACAGAGAATAAAATTAGCTTTAGTTTTAATTTGTTTGCTAATATTTATTTTTATACCTACTAGTTGTTAGTTTATAGATAAAATTAAAGATTATCTAGATCCTCCAAAGCAAGAAGTTGTTTCTGAAGAGGGACCTCTTAATTCTGCGGATATTTAGGTAATAGGGGATAGTGATTTCTCTATCCATTTCTTAGAATTAGGAAATGAATTTACCGGAGATTGTACTTATATAAAAGTTGGAGATATAGATATTCTTATTGATGCAGGATCTAGAAAAAATTCAGCTCAAACTATTATTAATTATATAGATCAATTTTGTAATGATAATACTTTAGAATATGTAATTGCCACTCATGCTCATTAGGATCATATAGCTGGGTTTATTGGGTTATCGGGTCAAGAAGGAATATTTGATCATTATAAAACTGAAATTATTATTGATTATCCAAGAACTAATGCTACATCTAAAATTAAGCAAGAATATGAATCAAAAAGAGATGCAGAAAAAGCAAATCATTATACTGCATTGGAATGTTGGAATAATAAGAATGGAGCTAAGAGAGAATATTAGATATCAGAAGATGTAAAGATGTCTATTCTATATTAGAGATATTATGAAGAAAAATCTTCTGATGAAAATAATTATTCTGTATGTTTATTATTTACCTACAAAGAAACTAATTATTTATTTACCGGAGATTTAGAAAAAGAAGGAGAGGAATCTTTAGTAGAGAAAAATAATCTCCCTAAATGTAATCTATTTAAAGGAGGTCATCATGGATCTCCAACTTCAAACACTACTAAATTATTAGAAGTAATTAAGCCAGATATTGTATGTGTTTGTTGCTGTTGTGGAAGTGATGAGTATACTAGTAATATTGCTAATATGTTTCCCTCACAACAATTCATCAACAATATTAGTAAGTTTACTGATGCAATTTATGTGACAACTATAGTTAGTGACTCTGGATTTACTTCTCTAAATGGCAATATTATTATTTATTTTAAAGATGATAAATTAACTCTTAGATGTACTAACAATAATAGGAAGTTTAAAGATACTGATTGGTTTAAAAATAATAGAGATTTGCCAAATACTTGGGCAGCATAAAATTTAGGGAGATCATTTAAGATCTCCCTATTTTTCTAAATATAAAACTGTATAAGATTATAGAATCTTAAAAGGAGTATTGAAATGATTTTTGGTAAAACTACTGATGGGTTTATAATTATTTCAGAAGATAATTATTTACCTAAAAAGATAAAATTTAGAGATTATTTAAATCTAAATTTAAAATCCTTAATAGAATTAGGAATTGATTTAAATAAATGGGCAATAGATAAAGATGGAAATCTTCTTACAGACGATAAAGAAGTAGAAGAATTATTCTATAAAGAAAGGGCTAAAAGATTTCCTTTCAAATTAGTTAGATTTTATAATAATGGAGATTCTTATATTAAACTTTTCTTTAGGGGAAGTGTTAGAAAAGATTATTCTAATACAGTTATGATTTCTAATAAGATTAAAGAGGCTTTTTTAAAAGATGCTAATAACTTTAAGGTAGAATTTTTAAATAATCCCTATGCTTATACTAAATGGGATGCTTATATGAGAAAAATAGAGGAGAAAAATAGTGAGAATAATTAAGCCGGAAGTAAAAGAATTAATTCAAGAAGATTTATTTAAACATATTGAATTATGTGGAAGAACTTGTTATAAATCAGAAGATAGAATCTGTGAAGGTAGTGCAGAGAAATTTGTAAATATGCTTCGTAATCATGCCCATGGAGCAATGCTTGAACATGGAACGGTTTATTTAGCAATTCCAGATTTTAATGAAAGAGATTCAGAGGGTAAAAAATTAGAGGCTAAAATAATTTACCTTCTTAGAAATAAATATACTAAATATAAAATTGGAGAGAGTGGAACTACTTATGTAACTACTAATTATAGAGTTATTGTAGAGAATGATTTTGAAGATCTGATGAATAAATATCAGACAGAATATACTCCAAATTTTTATAAGAGAAGAACTTTTAGAATTACCTGTAATAGAGGAGTAACTCATGAATTTGTTCGTCATCGTGTTTTCTCCTTTGCAATGGAAAGTCAGAGGTATGTAAATTATTTTAAGGATAAGTTTGGTAAAGAAATTAAGGTAATTAAACCCATCTATTTTGAAGAGGGATCTGATCTTTACGCTGTTTGGAAGAATGCCTGTGAAAGAGATGAAAAAGATTATTTCAAACTTATAGAATTAGGTGCAACACCAGAAAAAGCAAGAGAAGTTCTTCCTAATAGTTGTGCAGCAGAATTAATTATGACTGGATTTGAAGAAGATTGGCAACACTTTTTTAATTTAAGATGTGCCTCAGATGCCCATCCACAAGCTCAAGAAGTTGCTAATATGATTAAAGAGGTGTTTTAATGTTAAGAAATGATTATGCAGAAAGAATTATTGAAATAATGAAAGAAGATAAGGGTCAGCCAGAGTATGTAATTAAAATGGATCTCAATAGATATCTTGAATCTATTATATATGATGAGCGTCAAGACGCTTATGAAGATGGGGTAGAAGAAACAAGAGCTGAATTTGATTATTAAAAAATTTAAAAACCTTAAAAATTATTTTTATAATGATGCTAAATTATCAAAATAAAATAAAGAGGTAATATAATGTTTTTATATCAAAAAGATAATTTGTTAAATTTTGTTAATGGAACTCTTCCAGAAAATCCAGCTCCTTTATCTGTCGGTTTTAATGAAAATGAAGCTGTAATTATGTATAAAGGAGTAGCTATTCAATTAACTAGTGATGGCGGTACCATATCTCCTTCTAATACTATTATTCTTGGTGGAGTTGAAATGGAAGTCCCTAATCCAGAATTAGTTGTAAGATTAAAAGATGGAGAATATTATTTAACTGGTAAAATTAATGCCGCTTCTGAAGAAGTTACTTCTAAGTGGGGATATGAGAAAGGAACTCATCTTTATGTAATTAAGGTTGAATTTGCAGGTGATATTGATCCGGAAACCTTCTCCGGAACTATAGATGGTAAAGTACCTAATAAACCTATCACTTATAGCAAATTTGATGGTCCTAACTATATTTATTATATACTTGATAGTTCAACAAAGGTTATCACCATTACTTATAAAGCTAATTCAAAAGCAGAAAAGAAAGTGATTAAAATTTATAATAATGCTATTGATACTTAATCTAAAATATTAATTATTTTAGTAGACCTCTCACTCAATATATCTTATAATATAGGTAGAAAATAAGAGTGAGAGGTCATTTTTATATGAAGATTTCAGATTTACTTGAGAAATTAAAAGATTACAAGCCGGGTACTTTCGTTAGCATTGAATGGGAGAGAGAAATTTCTTCAGCTAAAGCTAAGAAGGAAGGAATTAGGGTGTTTAAACACTCTAGTGGAGTATTTAGAGTGGATGTAGATTATAAAAATCTCTCTAAGGTTCAAACATCTTCTAATACTGAATCGACTAAAGAAGCTTGGTTTACTCATTCTGATTTGCATGATGCAATAGTGGAAAGTAAAAGAGATCCGGAAAAGAAATATTTACAAGTATTTCTCGGAGCAAATAATAAAGTAAATTCTGAAATGAAGTTAGGAGATAAAATTGAAAATCCTGATGAATTATATTCTAAGGGGTATATAAATAAATCTTCTATGCCGGGCAAGGATGAAATTTTGACCTTTACTTTGGGAATTGAAAATATTGTGAGGTTTGGAAAATGAAAGAAATAGTTACTACTTTTTATACATGCGATTATTGTGGGCTTAAATTAGAAGATAAATCCCAAATGGAGTTACATGAAGAGATTTGCCCTCTTAATCCTAAAAATCAACCATGTTCTCAATGTGAGAATATGATAGTGGGAGTTGGATGTTGTAAGAAAATGAATATAGAAGATATAGATGGAAAGAAGATAAAATGTTTCTTTTATAAGGAAGGAATTCCAAGAACTCTTTTAGATGCCTTATTTACTTTTGATGGAGGCAAAGAAGATTAATAATAAATAAAATAATTAAAATAGACGAGAGATTATTCTCTCGTCTATTTTGTTGGTAGGGCAAAATTTAGGGCTATTCCTGTATATGGGGGCGAGGAAAGAAAAATATAATTTCTTTGTTAATATTGCCCTGTAGTTTAATGGTAGAACGCCGGTCTCTAAAACCGTTATTCCCTTTGAAGGGGTTATCTGGGTTCAAATCCCAGCAGGGTAGCCAAATATTGGGGATTAGCATATCAGCAAATGCATCCGGCTCTAACCCGGAGGAAGTGGGGGCAGCACCTACATCCCTAGCCATTTTATAATTAGGGAGGTAATAATGAAGAATTGGTCTTCTGAGCAAATAGAAAAAGCTAAAATAGAAAAAGAAAGATGTTCCAAAGAATATTCTGATTGGAAGGATGATGAATATAATATGGGACCATTAAAATTTATATTTGCAGTTCCTGTTCATTGTTATGAGGTCCCTAGTTTTTGTAGTTTAAATAAATTTATAGTTTATTATAATAGAGATAATGGAATTTATTTTGCTGATGTAGATATAGAAGCAGATCCAAAAGATGATTATGATATTTATTATCAATTAGATAATATATTATATGAGTTTAAAATGTTTATGTCTAAGGAATATAAAAATCTAATTATAGATAAAGAAAAATATATAAATTATTTAGAAAAAATAGGATCTGAGAATTATTGGCAAGATGAATCTTTATTAAATGTTTATTATAAACTTTATACCTTTGTAATGTCCCTAAGAGTCATTAGAAATAATAAATGGTTTAATTAACTCCCTGATAGGCTCAGATTTGACTTTAGTTGATCTGAGCCTTTTCTCTTTATATAATAGTTTTATGGAGGATAAAATGATATTCGCAGTAGATTATGATGGTACTCTAGTTGATCACTCTTGGCCCGGAGTAGGTACCATAAAATTAGATACCCTTAATTTTTGTAAAGAGAGACAACAATTGGGAGATAAGATAATTTTATGGACTTGTAGGACTGGGAGATATCTTAAAGAAGCTTTAGAATATTTAGAATCTTTTGATTTTAAACCTGATTATGTAAATGAAAATGTTCCTTGGGATACTTCTATTTATCCAGATGAAAGTAGGAAAGTAGGAGCTGATTATTATATAGATGATAGATCTATTCATGTCCAAGATTTAGATAAATTAAGAGCTAAATTACTAAACAAATAATTATTGATATATAGGAGATTTCTCAAATGACTATTTTGGCTATGGATTGGAGGAATATTAAAAAGACTAGAAAATGTGATTGGTGTTCTAAGGATATGGATTTAGAGGATAAAATGAATTATTGGTGTTTATCTATTAAAGGTAAACTTCATAATATTTATTTATGTCCTGAATGTGCTTCTAAACTTAAGCATACTAAAGATTCTGTTATATTTCCGGGCGAAATGATAGATAAATTTAGTAGAAAAATTCATTAAATTATTATATAATATATGTAGAAAATAAAGAGGTAATAATGAAATTTAATTTAGAATCTAATTGTAATCACTCTCTTTTAGAGATGGCTAGAGTAGGAACCTTTGATGGATATACAGTATTTTTATATTCATCAGAAGGTAAATACCCTCACTTTCACTTCTACAATAGGGAGAAAGATATAGAAGGATGCATTAGATTAGATGTTCCTGAATATTTTATCCATGATGGTAAAAAGGATATGTTAGATTCTAGAGAGAAAAAGGATTTAATAAAGTGGTTAAATTCTTATCATAAGGAATATAAAGCACTTGGAGTAGATTTGACAATCTATAAATATATGTGTATATTATGGAATGATAATAATCCAGATCATATTTATAATGATCTTCAGATGCCTGATTATAAGTTATTACCTAATAAAAAATAAATCTAAGAGGTTTTATTATGTATTTTTGTTGTACTAGAAAAAATGAATCTATTACTACCGGAAGAGGTAAAAGTAAATCTGAATTAAAATCTAATAATCTTCCAGAGGCTCTCAAATTAGCAAAAGAATACTCCATTAAGAGTCAAGGATTTGTAGATGTTTATTATGGGAGAGGAGAATCCCATGATGCAGAGCAGGATAGAAAAATTGCTGCTTATAAAAAAGGTGATACTATTTACTTTAATATAAGATGAAAGTTGATTTAATAATAAAATTTGATAAAGAAAAAGAAGCAGAATTAACTAGGGATTTAGATGGGGCTTTTATGTCCTATAAATTGATGAAGATTTTAGATCCCTCACTCCCTGATATGGAATGTGTTTCTAGTGAGGGAGAAGAAGATATAGAGTATAAATTCCTATTAGAAGATATTAATTATAAAGATCTTCAAAATATAGTGGATAGATACTCTCCAGAAAAAGAAAATGATTAAAAAAATTATTTCGGGAAGAGAAGAAAATTATAGTATATTTTTGCATTGCTTATGCGGCAAAGAAATAATTCAAATTTATTATTATAAAGAAGATAGGATTTTAAGTCGTATTATAGGGATGCAATTTTATGGGCAAATAAAAAATCCTAAATATTTAATATATAATAATTTTCAATTTACAGATCCTTCTTTTATAGAGTTTGTAGATAAACTAGAAGAATTTATTAATAATGATTATAATAAAGATCAAAAAATTCTTATGTCTCATGCTAAAGAAGATATTTTAACTCTTAAAAAAGATGCTGATGGGTTTTTTATTATAGGTAGGTCTAAAAATCTAGAAGAAGCTAGAGAAGATAATTTTATATGGGATATAGATTTTAGGCTTCCAGAAGCTCAAGAATTTTTAGATGAGTTAAAAAAATTAAAATCTATAATTCTTCAAGATAGATTAGATATTATTGAAGGAAAATCTCTAAATAAGTTCGGGATTGATCACGATACTCCTGTATAGAAATATGAATAAAAAAAAAATAAAGGATGGTGAATATTTTTGACTAAATATTTAACTGCAAATGAGATTACATCTACTGTATGTGATTCTTCATCTCAAGAAGTAACTATTCAATTTGATAGAGAAGGAGTAGCTCATATGTATGTGAGTTATAATCCCTGGGTTACTAAAATGAGAAAAAGAGTTGAAGAAAACCCAGATTTATTTAAATGTAGAGCAGCAGATACAGATCCAAGAACAGGAGTTCATTCAGGTTATTTCTTTGAATTTCCTTCTAATCTAGTAACTATTAGAAGTAAAAATAGAGAAGTATCTGAAGAAGTAAGAAAAGCAACTTCAGAAAGATTTAAAAAACTTCACTCAGAAGGTAAAATAACTGGAAGAGGAAGAAGAAAATCAATAAATACTACTTTAACAAAATAAAATAAAAGGTGGTGATTAACTAATATGGCAAAAGTAGTAAAAAGATACCCAACAGAATCTTTAGAATCAATGTTGAGAAGATTTAAAAAGAAGCTAGACAAAGATAATACTCTTAAAGATCTTAGAAAGCATGATTTTTATTTGAGTAAATCAGAAAAAAGAAAGCTTAAAAGTAAGATGGCTCAACAGAGAAGAGAAAGAGATGCAGCTATGGCTCTTAAAAGAGAAGAAGCAAGAAAAGAAAGATTTAATTTAGAAAGAGAAGAAAGGTATTAATATTAAAATGAGTGGAATAAATCCACTCATTTTTTTTTATATTTTAGTAGATAAAAAATCTGAAATATATTATAATATAAACATAAATAAATTATAGAGGTGTCAATTATGATTCTTAAACCAAGCGGATTAGACAAAGGCAATAATATGGAAGATTACATTCATTATATGGAAAATGTAGTCAAGGAAGGGTATACTAATGTAAAAGGAGCTCTTTTCTTTACAAAGCAAGAGTATCTTCTTGATGATAAAATGATTATCAAAGTAGCTAAAGAGTATGCTAAGCGTCATCCAGATAAACTTAAAATTAAAAAATAATTTCTTTTAATTTAAGAGAAATTCAAAACCCCTGCTAAAATAATGAAGTAGGGATTTTTGATATCCGCCATATCTGGTGATTTAATATTTAGGAGATTTATAAAAAAGATGATATTTATTGGTAATGTAAAATTGGGAGATTTAAGTGGGGCTTATATTATTTTAGAGAATGAAATTCAAAAGTATATAAAGGGAGAATCCCAAATTTTGAGGATCTATTATAATAGGGATCTTCTTTACGATTCAACTTCAGAATCTAATCCTACATTTTATACTTCTAGAGGGATAAAGGGTAATCTGATGGATGCTTTTGTGAGAAAATATCAGGGTAAATCTGGGGTTATTAAATGGGGAGAAGAAATATTAATGAGTTTTTAAAAATAGATGCTTGTTTAGTTGAAGTAGGGTATGGGTATGCGAGGCCGTATATTTTATTTGAGCTAATTGCTTGGATGGGGAAATATAATAAATAATAAATAAATTTTATATTAAAATGGAGATTATAGATAAGGGTAGGATTAAAATATTTAATTTCTACCCTTTCATCATTTTTTAAAGTAAGGCTTGGGTATCTGCTAAATAGTCTTCGTCTAATATTTAGATAGAGTTAAAGTAGATGTCTAAATATTCTCCATCTAATAAGTAGATGTCTAATATGTTTCCGTTAAATAGTATCTACTATTTAAATATAATAAATAGTTATCTGATAATATTTATAGTCAAATATAATTTATCTATCATATATCTAGATATATATAAATATATATCTATATCTCTTCTATATAAATAGTGGGAGGCGCGGGCCTCCCACGCAATAGCTCTCTTTAATGAGTTTCTTTATTTGGGTTTTGTAATTGCTAGGGTGTATATTATTACTGGTGGAAGATAGTTAGAGTAGAGGTTCGGAAGATTATTAAAAATCTAATAATTTATAATCACCAGGTAGGGCGATTTTTAGAAAAATTATTAAATTTGAGAATGGTGGGGTCGAAGTAAAGAATTTTATTTCTTTACTTCATCTATAGATATTTTCTGCTAAAATATTATGGATTATTATAATTCAAAATTTTAGTAAAAAGGTAGAATTAGTAAATGAGAATGAAATTATTTGAAAATTGGGGCGTAGATGTTAAAGAGGATGCCACTACTCACGAAGATATAGAGAATTTATTATCAGAATACTTTCAATCTGTAGATCAGGGTTACGGATATGCGACTTTAGAGAAAGTAATTGATGATATAGATTATGAGTATGATATTAAATTAGAAGAGGATGATGTTCTTAAATTTGTAAATTCTCATCCGGAACTAGTAAATAAATATGTTTTAGATGGAGTAACTGTAATATGTACCCTTCATGCTCCATCTTTTGATGAAATAGCAAGAGATTTAGGTTTAGATGAATCTATGAAATGTGAATCCTTTGAAGAGGAAGAAGCTGAAAAGAGGTCAGTTAAAGATTATGGCCCAGAATTAGAAGAATATTTTGATTCTATCTATAAGGGAGCAGGTTGGGTGACCCTAGATAAAGCTTTAGAAGACCTTGATTTTGTATATGATGTACAAACTAATGAGGCTGGACTATTAGATTGGGTAAGAAGACACTCAGAATTAGTAAATTTTTATATAATAAAAAATATTCCTCTTATTCTTACTAAATCAGCTCCATCATTTAGAAATATTTTAATGGATTTAGGATATTAATGAAATTACACTTAAATGAATCTTTATTTGAGCCTTGGAAGGATGATGGAATATCTTTCTTTAAAGATCCTGAAACTGTATCAGAGTTAATAGGATCTAATGTAGTTTATCATGCTACTTATAAGCCATATTGGGAAGAGATAAAGAAAGAGGGTTTTATAAAGCCTGGAGCACATCAAAATTGGGGAGATGTATTCAAAACTAAAGATAATATTTATCTTTCTAAAGATTATTATAATGCTCTTTCATATGCTGAAACAGCAGAAGAAGCCCCAGAAGAACTCTTAAATCAAATAATAGTATTAGAGATAGATGCAGATAGGTTAGATATAGACCATTTAGACCCTGATAATAATCAAGTCTATGATTATGATGGAGAAATTCAATTGGAAGACCCATTAACCTGGGTAGAGCTTCAATATGATTTACCCATCCCTGTTTCTGCAGTTAAGAAGGTTCATGATGAATCTGAGTTGAATGAAGGGGTGGAAAAATCTAAACATCATCAAATGACTTATTATAATGCTAAAGCAGCTCTTCAAAATTATATTTTTAAATATGGTAGGATTGATGGGCCCTTTGAATTATATTATAATTTTAGATTAACTCCATCTGAGATAAAAGATATTCTTTCTTATGCCCTAAATAATAAGATGATAGATGAATATCAAAAAGATCAAATCTTAAATAATTTAGGGATAAAAGAAGATTAGGTTGATGAGACTATATCCGTTCCTGGAGTTCCTGATAAGCCTACAGCGGAAGATAAATATAGATATTTTTGGGAATTAGAGTTTAATACTCTAAAAACAAAAGAAGATCTATTAAGAAGATTTAAAATGAGATTCCCAGAACAATATGAAATCTGGGGAGAAACTATAGAATATATGATCGAACATGATCAAAATACTATGAGTGAACCTCAAGACTGGGCCATTCAAGTTTATTACGATTTAGAAGATCATTGGGGTTATATTTGTGTAATAGAATTTAAAACTAGATTTGAAAATACCTTAAATGAGGTTTACCCAAATAAAGGAGAATCTAAAGAGGATTTCATTTCTAGATTTATGAAAGAAACTAAATCAGAGTATCCAGATATAAAACAAAGATATGCAATAGCTCTTTCTTATTGGAATAAAAAGAATCTAAAAGAAGATTTTAAAACGGATTTAGATCTTTATATTGCGGGCGGATACTCAATAAAAGACTTTAATGAAGATACTCAAGATTTCATAAATAATCATACCCAAATAACTACTTGGCCTCTTTATAGGTTTGATAGTTTAATACCTAAAAATCTTACTTTAGGGTCTGAAATTCAATTAGATGGATTTAAATCTTTTAGCATGTCAGAAAAAGGTAGAGATAGAGTATGGGAAGATATTCAAGAAAATGAAAAAGAAACTTCTAATTATTGCCTATTAAAAACCTTAGGAAAAGTAAGATGTTTTGACATTAAAAAATATTCATCAAATACTAATTATTCCTATCAAGATGAAGTTCTTGCTAGGGGTTGGTTTAAGATAGTTAAAATAGATGAGTGGGAAGGAGTCCTTCAATATACTGTAACTCAATCCAATGATTAGATGTCTGAAGCTTATTTAGATCCAGAAGAAAAATTCTGGGATTATAGAACTAAAGAAGTAGATGGGGATCAATACATTGATGAGACTAGAAATGAGATAAGCTGGGTAAGAGATCTTTTAGATGATCCTGAATATTATGAACAAAGAAAAGGATACACTGCAAGAATAATAGAGATGACCCCAGAAGAATATTTTGAAGAATGTGCAAAAATATTTGGTAATTCTGTAGAGAATCAAAAAAGACAAACTGCAGCAGATAAAGCTACTTTAGATCATCTCACTCAAGTTATTACAAAATATAAAAAGAGATTCCCAATTCCATTTATAAATATAAAAGATAGAACCCAAGAAGGGAGACATAGAATGTATGTACTCGGAGAATTATTAGGATGGGATAAAAAATTTCCTGTATTAATAATCCAAGATGTAAATAATATTCGTGTGCCTGGGAAAGAAATAAAATAAGGATTTAAATATAATGAATAAGGAACATTTAAAAATATATTTTACCCTAGAAGTAGAAAATGTAGATTCAGATTATTCTGATATAGAATCAGATGATAAAAGAGATGTTGCCAGAGAAGGGGTAGTTGAATTTACTAGATATAAATTAGATACTGTAGATTGGGTAAATGATTACGATTATGATTGGGATTCAGAATCAGCTACAGTAGAAATTTGGTTAGATCCTGATACTAAATTGACTAAAGAAGAAATAAATGATAAAGTAGATGCCTGGAAAGATTGGTATTATGGAGGAACTATAATCCAATATGGGGCAAAACACGATTATAATTATTATGAAGAACCCTGGTATGATGAACATGAAGCAGATGCAACTCTATTCTTCAGTGATTATGAATGGGTTCCAGATGAAGAGGAATAATGAAATTTAAATTAGTAGAAGATTTTTCCCCAGTCTTTAACTCTATAGAAGATCTTAAAAAATGGGTTAAAAAAAGATAGAAAGGATTATCTCCATTCTGTAATCCTGATGCAGGTAATGTAGAATATAACAATGCAGTATTTAATCATCTAACAGGAGCAGATAGTGGAGAATCTGATGGCCCTTCAAGTGGAGAGTCTGTAGGAGATGGAGGGGCCGGAGGAGAATAAGGAGGTTCTTATGAATCCGAGGCATAAATATTTCCGCAATCAAAAATACAAGCAAAAATTGATGACCAAATATTATCAAGGGTATAATAGAAGCTACCCCTCTAATATAAGGTTTATATCTAAAAGTAAAGCCACTAATGTAGACTATCCAGATATTTATTTTGATAAGAGTCATGGAAGATATATTTATTGGCAAAAGCCGGATGTTCCTTATTCTATTCAAGAAAAGAAATATAATCTAAATAAGAAATGGTTGAGAACTTCTCTTAATAGAAGATTGAGGCATGTTTCTTATAATGAAAATATAGATCACGGAAGATACAGAAAATTACATGAGTATTGGTGGGTAATCTATTAATGCTTAAGAAAGAGAGGTTAAAAATACCTCTCTTTTTGCTTCTATCTATTAAAATTATTTGCTAAATTAAATAGACAAAAAGTTATAAGGATCTCCTCATAGATGAAATTTATTAAAGAGAATTTTGAAATACATAAAACACTGAATCCGAATCTATTTAATCTTGAGGATTCTACTTTAAAAGAAGATGTCAGAGAAAGATTAATAGAAATAGCTGATAAATTTATAAATAATCTTAAAGAAAATGCTATACCTGTAAAAGTAGTAGATTATTGGTTAGTAGGATCTAATGCAGCTTATAATTATGGAGAATTCAGTGATATAGATCTTCATATAATAGTAAATACTGATATAGTAGAAGATTCGAATATCCTTAAATTGCTTTATGATTATGCTAAATCCAACTTTAATAAAAATTATGATATTTTAGTAAAGGGTCAAGAAGTAGAAGTCTATTTAGAGGATGTAAATACAACTTCAGTGTCTAATGGAATTTATTCACTAAAGAAAAATAAATGGATAAAAATACCTTCTAAAGAAGATCCAACTACTTATGATGTAGAAAGTACAGAAGAATATAAAAGATGGAAATCTATATATAAAAATTTAAAAGATACAGAAATAGAAGATTTTATAAATAATCTCTATATATTAAGAAAAGAATCCCTATCTAAAGAGGGTGAATATGGATTAGGTAATCTAATATTTAAAAAACTTAGAAATGAAGGGATTTTAGATAATTTAAAGCAAAGACTCTACAAATATGAGTCAGAAAAACTAACTTTAGAAAAATTAGAGGATAAATAATGATGGAAAATAAACTTTATTACACTCTCCATTACACCAATGAGAATGGAGATGATATAACTAAAGATATTTATCTGACTAAAGAAGAGGTTAAGAAAGTCCTACAGGATCTTCTTAACACTTATGAATCCTATGGATCAGATAATGTAAGAGGTCTTTTAGTTACAGAAGGAGATTCTGATGATCAGTTAGCTCTTTATTGGTCAGCAGATGGATCTGATTGGACTCAAGATTTTGATTATCTTGAATTTGAGGCTGATGATGATTTCGGAAAAACAGATCTTTTAGATGTTGAATTAAAAGAAGATTGGGTAGATGATCTTACTTTTAATACTTTAGAAGATATACTTTCTAATCTTTCTGGAAATGTAGATGAATCTTCTTTAGATGCTAATTTAAGATTATTCAAAAGGATTGCTAATAAATTAGGGGTTAAAGATTATAAAGAAGTTTATTCTTATGTAGATGATGGAAGTTATGATCCCTCATTTATTTTCCAGGATGGTCAATATATGCCCTACAGAAGTGATGGAAAATTAATTTATTTTCCAGGAGCTAATTTAATAGCAGAGTACCTTCTAGGAAACATTTATATTTATGCTACATCTGAAGAAGATCTTAAGAAATTTGTTAGAACTGCAGAAGAATATCTTAATCCGGTTGATTTAGATGAAGGTATGGATTTTGCAGAAGATCATTATGACTCTAAAGATGATTGTATAAAATTAAAAAGAATAGATGATGATTTTTGTTGGTGAGGAGATTTAATAAAAAATGATTTTAAACGAAAAACTATTTGAATGTTTTAACCCAGATGATGAAGCTACTGATATGCTTGATCTAGAAGCAGATAAAAAAGAAGTAGAATTACAAGAAGATTTTTCTCCTTCCTTCCCTAAATGGCTAACTAATGCTATAGAAAGAGATAATGTAGGAAATTATCTTTCATAGCAAGGAATAGACTTAAATAAAGCAGAATTTATAGAAACAGATCCCCCTGTAAATGGATGGGATCCAAAAGCTAAAGATCCAAATTTAATTAAAGTTTTCTACCTAAAAACTGAAAATGAAAGATACCCTCATTATCAATTATATATTCCAGGTTATTATGGAGATACTAAACAATTTGATCTTTCTGGGAATTACGGTGGAATACAATTAAAAACTTATTCTATGAAACAATTAGCTAATCATACAGAAGCTTTTGGATATATAGATATAAGCAATTCTAAAAATACTAACTTCAAGCTTAGAAAAGAAAGAAGAGATGTTCAAGCAGGAGATATAAACCTAAAGAGAGATGCTAATAAACAATTCTCTAAAAGAGATATAGTAAGTTATCCTGAGGATGAAAGGGGTTTTACTGATTGGAGAAATCCAATATTAGGTGATCTTAAATGGGTAACTAATAAAGGTTATGATAAATCAGGATATAAAATCAATAAAGATAAATATAAAGAAATTCTAAAGAAACTTAAAGCTGAAAATTATCAAGCGGCTATAGAAGAAACATTAAATAAATTAGAAGATTATAGATCTAGATTAATTAATGTTTTATCTTCAATGAACTTAAAAGATTCAAATGATTTAAGTGCTGTAAACTTAGCTTCAGATTATCTCTATAGAATGATTGAATCTTACACTGAAGTTGTAAAAGCATTAGAAAGAATTGAATCTAAAAATGATTTAAGTGAAGAAGATAAAAAATCTGCTATTAATTGGGAAGTAAAATACTTCTTAAATAAATTTACTGAATACGAAGAAGACTTTAAAAGATATTTAATAAAGATAGAACCTAAAACTGAATCTCTTGGTGAGTCTTTTACAGCCGCAGAAGATATAGCAAAATATCAAGAGTATGTAGATTATGATATGAAAACCTACGGAGAGATTTCTGATGTAACTAATAGAAAATTAAAAGAGTCAGGTCTTGAAGTAGTTAAAGATGACCACGGCGATTATGTAGTTACAGTTAAAGAAAAAGATGGGAAAGTAGAAGAATGTACCCACCCAGAAATCCTAAAAGAATCTGAAGAGGATAATGTAGGGTTACTTACTGATGAATTTGTAGAGATTGCTTTAGAAATAGGAATGACTACAAATAAAGATTTTGAAAGGTTTAAAGCAGAAGAATTAGGTGGAGAAAAGCCTACAGCAGAAAATCTTTTAACTGCAATTAAGAGATATAAACAAGAATTACTTGATGCAGGAGTAAATCTTAAAGACCTTAAAGAAGGAGTAATGTCTGAGATAGATTTAGAGATTAAAAATGCTGGTGGAAAAGAAGAATATCAAAAGGAATTAGAAAAAGAAGTCTCTAAACTTGAAAGATGGGTAACTTTCTTAATTAAAGAAGCCCCAAAACAAGTAGCAGCCAAAATTAGTAATTTTGATACTCAAGAAGAAGTAGATGAAGCTCTTGATAAAGCTTATGAAGATCTAGCCGAAAAGAAAACTAGATTAAAATTTATTCAAGGCTAAGTTTTTGCTAAATTATATGTAAAAAGAGGTTATAAATGGCAAGTACAGTAACTCAAATAATGGAAAAATTAGATACATCTACCAGTTGGTTAAGTGCCACTAATGTTACAGGAACTCATGGTTGCTATATGATAGGCATTAAAGGTACTAAAACTGAAGGAGATGCTTTCGATATAAAAGACTTAAAATATGTAGTAATTGAGGTTGGAATTGATTCTGGAATAGAGAATAAGCCCATAACCCTAACTAGAGTTAAATTAAATTTTGCAGATCCTACATCTTCGGATGAAGCTTTAAATAGTAAAACTGCTTTATCTCAACTAGTCCAATTACCCTCTACTATATATCTTAAACCTGTAGCTTTTGGGGATCAAATGAGAGAATATATTTCTGGTAAAATGCCTGTAAGTATAAATGTAATCCCCTTTTAAATAAAAAATTAAAGAGAGAGAAAAGGATTTAACAAAATGAGTAAAATTCAAAAAGCTTTTACTAAACTTACCCTTAATGATTGGGTAAAAGTAGATTTAGGTCACTACAAAGATTTTTACCTAATAGGTATTAAAGGTAAAAAAGCTAAAAAGGATATTATAGATCCCGAAAAATTAAGAAAAATCAAATTTGAGATAGCTGTAGAGACCGGCCTTAAAAAGAAATTTATCACAGTATCTTATATAACTCTTAATTTTGAGGATATTTCTTCAAGCGATGCAGAAATAAATAAAATCACCGGGTATACTAGATACGTAAATGGACCTTCTAGATTTTATATTAGAGCAGTAGAAATAATAGATAATTCAAATACCTGCTATAGAGAAGGTAAATTAGCTGTAAAAATAAATGTTAATCCTCAAAATTTAGGTTAATAAATAAGAGAGAAGGGAGATTCGATTGATTATGATGAATACAATTATTGCAATTACTTGCAACTTAATAGTTGCTCTTATACTTGTAGGTGGAGTTTTATCTACACTTAGAGCTGGTATAAGAGTTTCAGGTTTAAGATTATTATTTACTATATTAGCTTGTGTAGGAGCTTTTTTTCTTACCCCAGCTATATCTAAACCAATTTTAGGTTTAACTGTTTAGGCGTCTACAGAAGAAACCCCAGTAATTCTTTTATCAGATATACTGATAGATAAAGTAGGAATGTCTTTAACTCTTATAAATAGTATTATATATTTAATAGTATTTATAATATTTTATTTTATAGGGTCTTTAGTTTGTAAAGTATTTAAACATTCTTTTATAAAAGGAATTAGAGAAAAATCCGCTAATAGAGCTAGAATTAGAAGAGCTAAATCTATTAATCCTAAAGCAGAAAGAGCTGCAAGAAGATCTGAATTTAAACAAATGAGATTAGAATATAGAGCTTCACTTAAATGGTGGAGAAGATTAATCTCTTGTTTCCTTGGAGCTATTTCAGCTTTTATAGTTGGTTTTGTAGTATTAATACCCGTAGGTCAAGTATTTAAATTTATGAATAGAAATGGAGATAGATCTTACTTAGAAGAAGGGTATAGATATACAATCAATGGATTAATTGAAGATAAAGTTGATTTCGATTTTGATGGATGGTTAGTTCACGGAGACACGGAAGTTAAAGAACCTGAAGAAGAAACTCCAATTGAATGTACTCACGAATGGGGTGAAGATGGTAAGTGTACTAAATGCGGGGCAGAAAAACCTGCTGAAGTAACTCCAGGGGTTTCAGGCGGAGAAGGAAATTCAACTGAAGAATAAAATTATTATTGCCCTGCCTCTTAAAATAATGGGGCAGGGCAATTTTACAATTATATAAAGTGAGGTTAAATATTAAAATGAGATTTAAAAAATATAAAACTTTAAATGAATCAATAGCTGAAGTATCTGAAAAAGATCAAGGTGTTGTAGGTCCTGTTTATGCAGATGCTATTAGACAGGCTAAAAAGGTAAGAGAAGCTATAGCAAAAACTATGGAAGCTAGAAAGATAGAAATGCCTAATGAAGATAGATTTGCTCATACTAAAGAATTTAAGGGCACTAAAGATCAAAAAGAGATGCATCTTACAGAAGGGGTAGAAGTTGCAGACGGAGATAATATAATAGCCTTTGCAGAAGAACCAATTGCTCTTAAAAATATTATTGTAAAAGATGATAGCAAGGGTAATTTAACTTATGTTAAAGAAGATGGTACTCAAGTAGATCTAAAAGGTTTAGATTTTGAGGAAGTAGATTTAACTAAGGATGATTTAGTTACTAATCAAAAAGTAATTAATAAAGAAAAATTAGATAATTTTGTTAAGAGTGTAGATGAGCTTCCCCCAGTTGTAGTGGTTTTAGGGGATGATGATAAATATCATATACTTGATGGTAATCATAGATCAGTAGCTTTCATTACCGCAGGAAGAGAAGTTCCAGCTTATTCCTATCTTTTAAGCGAAATAGAAGAAAAATTAGCAGATGAGGGTATTGAAGTAAAAGAAGATACTCCAGTAACTAGTGAGATTAAAGATGGACTTACAGAGCAAAAATGGTTAACTATTAAAGATATGGAAGTAGAGACCCCAGATGGAAATAAAATAAAAGTTTCTGTAACAGCTCCAGCTTCAGTTATTATGGCGGTTGAAAAAGACGATGCTAATAATGGAATAGATTCAGGCCTTTATGATAGGGATGGTTTAATATTAGATGATTATTTCTTAATGATGGAATCTGAATCCGGATTATCTTCAAATAAATATCAAGATTATCTTAAAGCTATGGGTAAACATGTAGATGAAGAGATTCAGAGTTGCCAAAAATTCCCTATTGATTTTAAGAAAGCAAAAATTCTCAATGAAAAAGGTCTAACAGAAGATTGGGACAGAGAAGGATTTAAATCAGAAGTTTATAAAGCTCTAGCAGATATAGCATTTAACTATCATCAGAAGGGAGTTGATTTAACAGATAAAGATTTTGCTCTTGCTTGTGATTGGTTTACCATTAAATTTGCAGATGAAGCTGAGTGGTCATTCGATACATCATTAGAGGAAGAAATAGAAGATTGCCAAAAATACCCAGTTGAAAAACCAAAAGCTAAAGACTCTCAATTTTATAGTGCAGAAGATAAACAACCTGAACTTCATATAGATGCAAAAGATTCTCAATTTATAAGTGCAGGGGATAAAGACCCTAGATCTGCTGCAATGAATGAAGAGGTAGAAGATGAATTAACAGAAGCTTCATTTAAGAGAACTAATGGAGAATTATTTGCTAAACCTAATAGAGGATCTTTATTTGATGTAATTCAACTTACCTTAACAGACGGAGAGTGGGGATATATAAAATCAGAAGACGGAACTATTACTCCAACATTACTTCCCCATTTATCTATATCTTATGACAGAATAGGTGCTGATTGGGATAGAGAAGATAGATTTTATATTCAAGCAAGACCTACCAATACTGTAAAAGTAGAAGATATTAAAAAAGTAGCGGATCAATTCCATAGAGAAGCCGAAGTTATTACTTCTAGAGGAGATACTGTAGTAAGAATCTATTTAGACGAGGATAAAGATACTGTAGGTAACTATGTTGGAGATGACTACCCTGTAAATAAAGAAGGGGTTAAAGGTAGAGGTACCGGAAAGAGAGGCAACCCAACAGTTCGAAAAGATGAAGAAGAGATAAAATTAGAAGTAGATGATGATCTAGACGAAGAAATCCAACAAGATCAAAAATTTCCAGTGGAACACAAGAAAGCTCCTGTAATGGAAGCTGTAGAAGTAGACGGAATAGATTTAACTACTTATGAATGTAAAGATGCTAAAGCTCAAGAAGTTTTAGATAAAATTAGAGATAATAAGAGATTAGACCAATTCCAAATGATGTTAGAGGATCAATATTTAAATTCTTTAACTAGTGAAGAATTAGAAAGTACTCTAGTTAAAGATAAAGATAGATGGTTAGATGTTTTAAATATTGAATCTATAGTAGAGGATAAAGAATAATGTATATAAGCAAATCTCAAAGAGAAGATTTTAAAACTCAATTAAAAGAATCTCTAGATAGTTTAATGTATAGAGTAGAGTGGGAAAAAGCTGGAGTTGAAGATATGACCTATATTAAAGCTATAGATTTTTCAGACGCTATGAAAAAATTTAAAGAGAGATTCCCTCAAGTAGAAGAACATGAGATTACTTCTTTTATAAAAGAACCTAATTTAATTAAAGAGGATATAGAATCCAAAGAAGAAAAGTAGGATAAAAAAGAAGAAGAAGATGAATCTAAAGCCCAGGTTCCTACTACTGATACTTCTATGGGGGCTTCTCAAATAATGAATTCTTTAATTTAGGATGAACTTCAAGCCATAGATGGCTATAATAGTGCCATCCAAACCTTTAGAACTATGGAAGGGAAAGATAAAGATAAACTAGAAAAATGTATAAAGGTTCTTTCTGATATAGCAGGGGAAGAAAATATACATGTAGGTCAGCTTTAGGAAGCTCAAAAACTCTTTAATGAGTAGGCAACTTTAGCTCAAGACGGAGCCGAAGAAGCAAAAGAACAAATAGAAGCTCCAGTAGAAGAAGTTAAAAAAGAAATGGTTGAGAGTGTAGTATCAGCTACTCAGACTTTAAAAGATAAATATAAAGATCCCGAATCTAAAGCTCTGATAGATGCTATTATATCTTTATTAGAAGAACATTCTCCAGAACAAGCAGAAAAAATCAAAGAAATAGTAAAGGAATAAAATGAGTTATAATCTCTTATTAGATACAAATTTTCAAAAAATAGGTAATAGGTGGAAATTAACTAATTGTACTTATGATAATGGATATCTAATAAGCAATTCTACTCTTTATTCTATAGAGTAGATAATAACTATTCCAAATCCAACAAAATTATATTTTAGTATGGATTATATATGTCTCGACCCAAATATAAAAAGTGTTTGGGTCGGGATTCAATCTAATTCTATATTAGAGGCAAATAAAAAGAAACCAAAACTCCATAGAAGATCTAGGCTATCAGTAATAGACGATATTAAAGTAGAAACCATAAAACTAATATTTATAGTAGAAGCTAAAACAGAAAATACCAAAATTTATATAGATAGTCCATTATTAATAGACCTAAATTATTTAGGTAAATCTTATTGGGCTAAATGGGCTTTAGATAAACAATTAAAATTCAGACATGGATTCTGTTATCAAAACATATATAAACAAAATGAGATAACTTTATCTAACTCAGACTTTCAAACCTCAAATTTGGATAGAGTTCAAGCTAAATCAGGTATAATAGTTACCTTAAATCCGACTAAATATATTGTAAATATCTCTTGCAATTTAAGCAGGGACTCCTATTATTTAGCTAAATTAGACTATGATGAAATAAATCAGTATGGTTAGATATATTTCAAATATGGAGAAATATTATCTGAATCTATTGATAAAGAACAAATATACATAATATTTAAATCCAATGGAAATAATCTTCATCTAATATTAGAAAATGATCAGGAATTAAAATATTCAGTTAACCTAAAACATTTATTAATAGTTAAATTAGATGATTTAAATATAGATATGGGGGATATCCCTCACATTCCTTTTGTGGAAAATTAAAATAATATAAAAGTGAGAAACAAAAATGAATTATATAAAGGATGTACCTCTTTATAATCAAGATGATAAAGAAACAGTTAATGTCATTGTAGAGATATTAGAAGGATCTCAAGATAAAAATGAGTTAGTCCCTAATACTTTTGATAGATTAGAAAATGTAAGATACATATATCTTCCATATCCTTTTTATTATGGTTCTTTTCCTCAAACTCTTGCGGGGGATAAAGATCCTCTAGATATGATTTTATTTACGGATAAAAAGCACCAATTATTAGATTTAGTAAAAGTAGATGTAATAGGTGCCGTTAGAACTGTAGATGAGGGAGAATAGGATGATAAAATAATCTGCGTAGAATCAGATTGTGGTTTAAAAAATGTTAAAAAGCAAATGAAGAAAGCCCTTAAATTCCTTAAAGAATATAAAGGTAAAGATGCTGATATGAAAATAGATAAGAAATTAGCTAGTATGGGAGAAGCTTTCCAATTAATAGAAGCAGCCCATTTAACATGGAGAAATTCTTCTCAATCTAGAATCACTTCAACTTCTACAACTACTAATATTCCCACTAATGGGGGAAGGGTAAAAATAATAAGAGGATAATAAAAATATGGGGATGTTTGATAGTTTTAATAATGTAAAAACAACCTATTAGGTTAACCCATATGCTCCACAATATCCACCTCAAAAAATACCTACTCAAATAGTTCAAAATAATCCAAATAAACCTTATGAGGTAGTAGATGCTAGAGGGGTTTTAACAGGATATTTTTGGTATTATGGAAATAGCGTGGATTTAACTTGGGATATAGTAGGTGAAGTGACTACAACTCAAGACAATTATGTAGATGTGGCAGATATGGTAAAATATTTAACCATTACTGCAATTATATATGATTGGAAAATGTGTAAAGTAACTGAGGTAAAATTACTTCCAACTATAGAGGATAGTAAAGCAAGTGTCACTCTTTCTATAAATGGAGAATTATCTCAAAAACTAGTTAAAGGAGTATACGAAATCTCTTTAACAGCTTCAAATGCTTAGGGCTATAATGAAACCCTATTTGACACTGGGGTATGTAAATTCGAAGTAAGATAAGGTAGTAAAAATGGCAAATATAAAATTAAAAGCTATATTAAGAGCTTATTCAAAAACTCCATTTTACAATGACTTCACTAGAGATGTATATTCTCAAGAGGGAGTAGAGCCAGGAGTTCAATACGTTAGAGTATATCATGAAACTTTAGATGCTGAAGGTAATCCTATCTCTGGGGAATATACTGGAGAATGGGTTGCTTTAGACACTGCTTTATTAGAAAAATCCCTTAAAGAATATCAAGAATAGGTAGAAGGACTCGAAACTGCTTTAGAAACTATTACTATAAGTATAGATTATATAAATAGCAATCTTATATTCACCAAAATGGTAGATGGAAAAGAAATAATCACTCATATTCCACTCCCAGAAGCTAATGTGGATAGGAAAACCTTAAATAAAAATAATATAGGTCAATTATATGCTGTAGATGCTCCGGATGAAAAAACCTTAAAAGAAGTAGATATAATATATGAGACTACTGATGAATAGGGTAATCCTATTCCCGATGAATATGGGGTAGTTGGCAATAAGATATCCGGTAAATTAAGAGTAACTGGAATTTATGTAGAAGATGATGGTACTATAATATCAGGTAGCAATTTAAGTAAGAGATTAAAAACAATAGAGAAGAATATAAAAGATTTAGAGGCTTATACCCAAGGAATGGGTGGGCATTTAGACCCTTATAACTTCGGAAAATTGTATAAATATAATCCCACTGATGATGGCTATTATGATGTAGAAGAAGCTGCCGAAAGAAATAGAATATTAAGTAAATACGCCTACACTCAAATAAATGAAGATGGGAGTGAAACTCCCGTAGCAATTCCGGATCAAACTAAAGTTAAAAATACTTATGATGGTATTATTTGGTTATATGTAGAATCAGATAATATTTGGCTTAATCAGGGTACAGATGTAGTCATTCAAGCCAATAATGATGGAGTATTAGGTGTAATTACAGGTTCTTTAGAGCAATATAAGGGTAAGATAGAATCTGACGGAACCATATCTATCAATGGATTAAAAGAAAAATTAGATGATATGATTACAGATGCTTTAACTTCTGTAGATCCAACTGCAAATTCCTTAGCTAAAAGAACTGAAGGTGGACAATTAAAGACTAACGATCCTATAGAAGATAATGATTCTATAAATTTAAAATATTTTAACTCTTGTAGAATATCAGAAGAAGATATAGATTCATTATTCGGAGGTAATTAATTATGGCAAATAAATATTTAGACCTTCAAGGATTAACTAAATATGACTCTAATATAAAATAGAAGATCTTCTCAGATATTACAGATGTTAAGAATGATATATCTAAAAAAGAAATAGAATTAAAGTCTTCTATTTTAGATACTAAAAATTTAATAGAAGAAGAAATAAATAGAGCTCAAGTTACTGAACAATTATTAAGTAATTCTATAAATAGTGAGATTGATAGAGCTTCTAAAGCAGAAGCTACTTTAGATAAAAGAATAGATGATGAAATAATTAATAGGACATCAGCAGATACTACTCTAAATACTAATCTAACTAAATTAATAGATACAGAAACTGCTAGAGCTAAAGATGCTGAGGGTAAATTAGATGAAAAATTTACCCATATAGTAGATGATTTAAATAGTGAATTAAACTCTTCTTTAAGTAATCAAATTAATTAGACTATCTCCACTTTAAGAACTGAGATAACTAACGGAGATAATACTTTAAATACTTCCTTAGTTACAGAAGTGGGAGATAGAAAAGCTGCAGATGCTACTCTATAGGGTAATATAGATGTAGTAAGCGGTAAAATAGCAACTGAAGAAGCTTATAGGGTAAATGGAGATAAACAACTTCAAGAACAAATAAACAACCACTTAACAGCGTACGAAAATACTTATAAAGAGTTATCTAAATCTATTTCAGATACTAAAGATTCAATTAATTCACATGTTTCTGATGAAAATAACCCACATAAAGTAACAAAAGAGCAATTAGGCCTTGGCAGTGTCGATAATACTGCAGATTTAGATAAGCCAATCTCTACAGCCACTAAAGCTGAATTAGATTCAATAAAAACTCAATTATCTGAGTTAGATCAATTTGCAGATCAATTAGGAGAATCTACAGTTAAGAATCTTGGAGATCAAACAATAGAAGGTAATTTAATTATTGCTAAAGATTCTTCAAAGCAAAGTGGAAATTTAGTAGTTCAAGGTGATTTAGAAGTTAAAGGATCTACTAAAACTGTAAATCAAGAAACTGTTACTGTAGATGATAACTTTCTAATTATAAATAATAAAGGGGTTTCCGGAATTCAATCTGGAATAGCTATTAAGAAAGATAGTTCTAACACTGCTTATGGAATCGCCTATGATCCGGTTACAAATTCTGTAAATTTAGGGGATGGGATTATAGAGGCTGGGGAATTCCAATTTTCATCTAATTCTAATAACCCTATTTTAACTAGAGCTCAAGATAACACCTTTACTCAAGATCATATTTTAAGTTGGGATAATATAAATAAAAGAGCTATAGATAGTGGATTTAGTAAGGAAGATATAGGAAATATTCAAACTAAATCTTCTAAAAACGAATCAGATATATCTTCTTTAAATAATAAAATTAATATTAATACAACTGATATAGCTACTATAAAAGAAAAAGATACTCAATAGGATAAAAAAGTAGAAGATTTATATCTTAAATTAAATGATAAAGTAGATTCTAATCCCGTTAATGCAGATGGAACTTCAGCATTAAACACTGTAAGTAAAAATATAGTAGGCTCAATAAATGAGTTAAATAAAAATATTAAAGATCAAACTTCTAATTATAATAATCATCTTTTAGATTATAATAATCATATAAAAGAATTTAAAATTTTAGAAGGTAGATTAGATAATACAGAACCTTTAATCCCTGTTAAAAATACTGCTTTTAATAGGCCCTTTTATGATGGAGCTCCTCTTATGGATGGAGTAGCTAGTCCAGGGAATGGTGTAAATAGTTCTTCTCCAGATGAGACTCAAGTAGATAATACAGTAGCAAGAGGTACTCATACTCACCCTACAGATACTTCTAGAGCCCCTATAGATCACTCAAGTACTACAACTAATTATGGAGTAGGATCTACTACTAAGTATGGCCATGTTAAAGTAGATAATTTAACTAGCACTACTAGTGAAAACCCAATTCAAAATAAAATTATTACCTCTTATATAGATGCAGAAACCACTAGAGCTAAAGGAGTAGAAGGTTCTATAAGATCAGATCTAACTGAAGAAATCTCTAGGGCTACTGAGGCAGAAAATACTTTAACTACTAATTTAAATGGTGAAATAAGTAGAGCTAAAGGAGTAGAAGAAAATCTAAATAATAGAATAAATAATTTAGATTATACTAGCCCTATTTTAAATGATTCTGAAACTATAGAATAGATAACTCAAACAGATGGCAAAATATTAGTTACCAAAAAATCTATATAGATAGAAATGAGTCAAGTAACTAATTTATCAAAAGAGTTTATTGATGTAAGATCTGAATTTGCTAATGCAGATAGAGGATTGGCTGAAGACTATATAACTAGAGATACTGCCCTAAAGAATGATATAGATGATACTCAAGCTAGAATTAGTGAAGTAGAACAAACTATATCTACAGTTAAAGATCTTAATACTAGTATCCAAAAAATTCAAAACTCTTTAAATGAATCTAATTATAATAAAAAATATGTTTTGGGATTTGAACCAAAATTAAATGAGGCCGGAAATGTAACCGGATACACTCCAGTATTTACTAATTTAGATGACGGAGAATTAACGTAAAATAATATTAAGCTTAATATTATTTCAGTGATCTTTATTGCTAAATTATATTAGAAGGAATATTAAAATGGCAAATCAAAATAGACCAGAACCTATATGGACTTATTTAAATGAGATAAATAAATTAAAAACCTCTATGAGTGATCTAGAGAAGAGATTAAATAAATCCTTATAGGGGCAAGAGCAATTAATATTTGATGTGCTCTCAAACATTAAAGCAGAAGTAAAATCTATTATGGATAATTCTGTTGCAGAGTCTAAAGGAGTTTGCTCTTCAATATTATCTAAATTAAATGATACAGAGAGGGAACTCCAATTAAAAATGGATTCCCTCGATTTAGAAACTAATCAAAAGCATCAAATGGTTTATAGTTCATTGGATACCTATAGAAAGAAAATAGATAGGATGCAATTCGATATTATAAATAATGATGATAATATATCTATCACTTATACTAATCCAGATGGAATATCTGAATACGGTTCTATAAATAAAGTAACAGCAGATAATAAAACCTTAAAAATGAATGATCACAATGTAATGTCATTAAAATATTCTTTTGATAAAGATGATTTTGATATTACTAATGATGTTGTTAGGGTGACTGGATTAACATTAAATGATGGTAAATATTTAGATGCAGATAGAATAAAAAATGATTTAAATAATGCTTCTTACAATATAAATTCTTTAGGGTATAAATTAGAGAAATTATTGAGTAAGATAAATGGGATTAATGGGTATACTGCATCAAATAATTTTAAGAAAGCTACTCCAGAACAAGATAAATTAACTAGATTTGTTCTAGACTGTATATCCCCATCGGGAGAAAGTTTAACTATAGATGCTATTCCAGTTGGAACTAGAGTTAAAAATACCTATGATAATCATATTTGGGTTTTTAATAAATATTCTAAAGATGGGTTAAATACTTATAAATGGGAAGATTTTGGGTCTGATAATATATGTATTGCAAGTAACGATGGGGTACATGGATTAGTTACAGGATCTCAAGAACATTTTAAGGCATTTATAGATGTAAATGGTACAATTTCTATTAACGGATTAAAAGAAGAATTCCATGATTTATTACAATCTTTATCAGAATTAAATACTCAAGTTAAAGAAATTCAATCCAATTATGAGGCTAAATTATCTAGTATCGAAGATAGATTGAAGAGATTAGAGGAAAATGCTTAATTTAGGAGTAACTTTTTTATGTGCTATATTTTTTCTTCTATCAGGAAGATTAATTTAGTTCATAAAAAGGATAGTTTAGATTGTAGTAGAAATATTTCTCAGAATTCTAAATTTTCTAGGGATTAAAATTAGAAAAGGAGAAAACAAATTAAAAACCTCTCCTTTATTCAAACAAACATATAAGGATATAAGTGTAGTGAAAAGATCAAAGCAGAATCAAAAAGCTAAATCAAGCATAAATTTTATATCCTTACTACTGATAATACTCAGCCTATCTTTAATAATAGTAAATTTAGATTCTATATCTGGAAATATTATTAGTAAATGGCTATTTAATCTAGAAATAAATAACACTAGAATAGTTCCATATTTATTTATTAAAACTCAAAAAGATATGGATATCACTTTTACAGCAGTAATGTTCTCTGTATTATCTTTTTCAGCCTCTAAATTAGTTATTCAATGGAAAGACACCGCTCAATTTAGAAAAGCTAAGAAAGAGATGAAGATGAAGAAGAGTGCTATATCTTTAATGTCTTCAAAAGAATTATTAGATGCAGCCAAAATTAAGGATGCTTAGAAATATGAAGAATTATCTTCAAAAGAGGAAAATAAATAATGCTTGATATTTCAAAAAATAGAATAGTAAGCTTATCTAGAGGAGATAATGCAAGAATTCCCTTATTTATAAATAAGGGTACTCAATTAGAACCCATAAGATATAATATAAATGATAATCCAGATACTGAAATTTATTTCGGAATAATGCTTCCAGGAGGAAGATTTGAAGATTCTATAATAAAGAAAAAATATACCAAAGAAGATATTAATGAGTATGGGGATGTAGTAGTAGAGTTTTTCCCTTAGGATACATTGTATATGGAACCTGGAAAATATTTTTATACTGTAAAAGCTATTTTACCAGGAAATATAATAAATACTATTATAGAAAAGACAGAGTTTTGGATTATGTAATAAGGAGTCCAGATGGAAATAAAAGAAGGAATACCTTTTTTATATGGTGAATTAAATAAAGAGGTTGAATATTTAAGATATAATTTTAAATCTTCCGATGGTTCTGTAAACATAAATCAAGCTGATTATAATGTAGATTTTTCAGTAAATACCCAAACCTTAGTAACTCTAAAGAGGATACAATTAGATACTTCTTTAGAAGATGATGTAATTAAACACTATGGTTTATTTGCATATAACCCAACTACTAAATAGTATGATATTCAATTAGGAGAAACTATTAAAGTTGGGGCTTCTAGTGCAGGTGGAATAACTTCAGTTTTTATAGCTGGAGAAGAAATACCATTCACTATTTCAGAAACTGGCCAATTGGTGTTAGAGTATATCCCATCTAGAGCTATTAAAGATGAAGAAAATCCCATTATTTGGGATGAAATAAATCAAGAATGGATTATTAAAGAGAATAGGTTAGATGGAAACTTAATCTAAAATGGAGGAATAAATGGATCTTAAAAGAGTTAAGATACAACATAAAAGATACACTTTAGAAGAGTGGACAAATGGTATATCCCCTTTAGAAGATAATCCAGAATTAAAAATTATACCTTATCTAGCTCAAGGTGAAATAGGTACCCTTTTATCTCCTGATAAATCTCAAGTTTTAGAAGTTAGAATTGGTACCGATCCAGGGGATAAACAAAAATTCTCAGATGGATTATTATTAGGGAATAAAGAGCAACCTGATATTTGTATTAAACAATACCCAAATAATAATGCTTTTCCTACCCTAGGAAATGAGAATCAGTTATACATAGATCAATCCACTAATAGTGTTTATAGGTGGGATGATAAAAATATGAAATTTTACGAATGTTCCGGAGATGGAAGTTCGTGGAAAGATATAGAAATGATAGATGGTGGCAATAGCCAAAACTTACCATCAGTCGATTAAAAGGTTATTAACAAATTATAATTAGAGAGGAGAGATCAAATGGCTCAAAACAAGCTAACAACAAGAATTGTTTTAAGAAATGACTCCACAGCTAATTGGTTAGCCAGCGAAACTTAGGTTTTACTTAAAGGTGAAGTAGGTATTGAATTCCTTGACACCGGAAAAGTAAAAATGAAAGTCGGCGATGGTGTAAAGACTTGGAAAGATTTGCCTTATTTCGGAGGTGATGAATGCCATGTATATGAAGCCACTGTAGCTAAAGGTGAAGATCATATAGCAGCTATTACAACTGCAGTTGGAGATGTGACCCTAAATAAAGGTGATATCGCAATTGTTAAAGAAGCTATAATAGGTGATGATGAATTAACTTCAGGAGTTGTTCAGAAATATCAATACACTGCTTATATCTATGGCGAAACTGCAAGCGGAACTGCTTGGAAAGCTATGGATGGAAACTATAGTGCTAAAAATGTTTATTTTGATGAAGATTTTACCTTCACAAAAGAAATAGGTACTGTAACTATCCCTGCCAGTGGTTCTACAAAAGTAGCAGCAGCAGGTAAAAATATTCCAGGTTTCTTTGCAGGATTATTTGCTGAAGAAGTAGCCGGAGCTCAGAAAATTGCCCCATATGTTTCCGTTACTCTTAATGGAGTAGGAAGTTATGAAGTTGGAGAAAAGAAGATTCCATCTTTTACTGCTATTCTTAATAAGGGTGCTTATACATATGGTCCCGCAGATACCGGAATTGAAGCTTCTAAATGGGAAGTTACTTCTACAGCAGGGGAAAGTTGGAGTACCCCAGATTCAGATGATGTTAATAAGATTATGGGTACTGGAGATGAAATTTTAATAGCTGATAATACTAATTATACTATAACAGCTAAAGCTACTCATGGAGAAGGAGTTCCAGCCCTATCTAATACAGGAAATGCTGGTAGCGGTGCTTTCAAGTTTGCAGCTGGATCTAAGAGTGCTACTTCAGGTAAGATTTCAGGTTATAGAAAGCAGTTTTATGGGGCTCAAGTTACACCTATAGATATTACTAGTGATGCAATTAGATTATTAAAATCTGCTACTCCAGAAGCTACTTTCAATGGTAAATATGCCGGAAACAATAAAAATGGGTTTTTAATTACAGTTCCAGAAGGATGTAAGCAAGTAGTTGTAGCTCTTTATGGAAAAACTCTTAAAAATGTTTTTGATAATAATGCTTTCGGCACAGATATTAAAGATAGTTTCGTAGAAGTTAGTGCCACTTCACCAGTAAGTGTAGCAGGTGCTAATAATTATACTGGAGTAAATTATAATGTTTATGTTTACGCTCCCGCAGCAGCTTTAGGTGCTAACACTTATGATTGCGTGATAGGTTAAGGAGAGGTAATAAATGGCAAGTTATTCAGAAGTAGTTAAAGGTAAATTAGACTGGGCAATGCCCTTTCAAAGAACAGATAAATTCCCTCTCGATAGATCTGCAATGTTTAGCTCTTACGCAGATGCGTTAAAGTATGCTAAATAGGATGGAACAGATTCAAGACAATTAGGTGGTACCTCTTATATAGGTCAAATAATTTCTGTATATGGAAATGATCAAGCAGGCACAGCTCAAGAAGTAGCTGCTTATATAATTACTGGGGTTGGTGCTTCAGCCTCACTAATGAAATTAGCCCAAACTACAGCTACAGGGGATTTTAGTAAGGATATTCAGGCTTTACAAACCGCTTTAAGTGCTCTAGAAGTAAGAGTTAAAGCAATAGAAGATAAACCAGACGTAGTAGATACTAATACAGAATATGAATTCTCTACAGCTCCTACTACAGACGGTGCTATTCAAGTATATAATAAAGCAGATAAAACTACCCAAGAAGTTCAGGTGAAAGGATGGGCAGAATTAAAAGCTCTCGCTTCAGGTAGAAATAAAGCTTATGTTTACACAAATAAAGAAGATGCAGAGTTTGTAACTGCATACGGAAAGAAAGGTTCCTTTAAGGTCGGAGATGTAATTTATTTCACTGATAAAGGTGAAGCTGATCTTTGGGTAGGCCAAGTATTATCTGAAATGTCAGAAGGATCCTATTATAACTTCTATGAATTAGAAGCTACTAAATGTGATTTAACTGGATTCCTTAAAGAAACAGATGCAGATGCTAAATATGCCACTAAAACAGAAGTAAATGCTAAAGCATCTCAAACTGAAGTAAATGAATTAAAGACAACTGTAACTAATAATAAGCAAGCTTTAGATGCTAAAGATACAGAATTAGAAACTGCAATAAATAAAGTATCTGAAGATTTAGCTGGAATAGATGTTAGCTCTCAAATTACATCTAAAATAAATGATTTAGATGTGCCAATTGTAGGTGGAGCAGCTAATTCTTATATTAGTTCTATCAAACAAGAAGACGGTAAAATAGCAGCTGTAGCAAGTACTTTACCTGATTTTGCTAGCGATGCTCAATCTAAAGCAGATAAAGCTTTACAAGATGCTAAAGATTATACTGATGCTCAAATCGGAGAGATAGGTGAAACCACTGTAAAGGGGTACGTTGACACAGCTATATCAAATTCTGAGAGTAGTACTAATGAAGCTATTACTGGGGTAGCCGGAAGAGTAACAGTATTAGAAACTAATGATAAAGATAAAGAAACTAGATTAAAAGCCGCTGAAACCACTATAGCCGATCACACTACTCAATTAGGGGGTATCTCTACTAGAGTTGCAACCGTAGAGAGTAAGGTAGGAACATTAGAGACTAAAGTATCTTCCATTCAATCTACATTAGATACTATTGAACCAGGTGCTCAAGTCAATAAAATAGAAGTAATTAAAGTTGGCGGAGTAATTCAAAATATAGATGCAACAGATAAATCAGTGGATATAAAAGAGATATCTACAGATTTATTAAAAAACGGATCAAAAACTTTAGTATTAGATTGTTTAAACGCAGCTTTAACTGAAGTAGAATAATATAAATTATAGGAGAATTGAAATATATTATGGCAGATGTTCATATTAAAGGTATAAAACTTCTACATAAAAGATATTCAACTGCTGAATGGACAAGTGGTACTACCGTAGGAGGTACTTAGGTAATACCTAAATTAGCCCAAGGTGAAATTGGTTTAAATACTAATACTTTAGAAGTAAAAGTAGGTACTAATTCCAGTGAAGAGCAATTATGGTCTGAAGCAAGATTAATATCTGCGGGAGTAACCCAAACAGTAGAGTATTATTATAAAGATGGTACTAAGGGGACTTCTCCAAAAGACGGAGAAAATTATGTTTGTACTACAGCTGGAATATCTACTGGGGAAGATGGTACTCATGCTTTCTCAGCTACATTTAAAGAAATAAGTTTAGTAAACCCAGTTCCTGAAGTACCTACATTAAGTGTAACTTCAGGAACTGCTAGTACTCCTACTACCGACACTATTGATGTAGTTACTGAAGCTACAGCGGGTGGGACTAAAGGCCACTCTATCTCTTTAACTAAGAGTAAGGCTGCTACTAAATCTTATGTAGATGGAAGAAAATTAACTATATCAGATACCGGGACTGGAGATTTTATTACTGGAATTACAGAATCTAATGCAGATGGAAATCACACCCTTACTATAAATAGAGGTTCTGTAGATATAGATTTTCCAAAAGTATCTATTAATAAAACAGGTACAGGAACTTTCGTTACAGGAATTACTGTAGATGAAACCGATGACCATAAATTAAATGTAACTACTGGAAACGCTCCATCCCTTACAGGTGGAAGTGCTGCGGCAGCAGATGCTACAGTGGCAGGTGGAGTTACAGTAAGCGGTCATGCAGTTACTGTATCTAAAAAGACTATTAAATCTGGAGATTCAGTAATTAGTGTTGTTGGAGATACATCTAATATTACTATTAGTGCTGATACTTATACTAAAGGTGATATTGATCAAAAGATAAGTGACCTCCAATACGACGCGATGATATTTAAGGGAGTATTAAAAGCTGGAGATACTCTTCCAACAATAACTCAAAATATGAATGGTTGGACCTATAAAGTAGGTGCAGCTGGAACATATGGTGGTCAAGCAGCAAAAGTGGGTGATATGTTTATTGCCCATTGGGATAAAGATACAGCTAAGGGAACTTGGGAATATATCCCCTCCGCTGATGATGCCCAAACTACAGATACCTGGAGAGGGATTAAAGTAGGTAGTTGGAGTTTAGGAAATAATATAAGCACTGGAGATCTAACTCTCGCCGCAGGAGATGGTGCAAGTGTAACCGGAAGCGGAACTACAGTAACTATAAAACACTCAGATACATCTTCAGTTTCCAATCTTACTAAAGAAGCTAGAACTTATGTAGATGGATTAACTTTTGATACCTTCGGTCACGTTACAGGATACACTGTAGGGACTGAAACAGATCAAACCATCCCAACTGGTTCAGGTTCAATTGCAGAAGGTGCAGCTCAAGTAGTAGCTTCAGTAGCTCTTTCATCAGACCATAAATTATCTGGAACTAAAAAGACTATAACTGCTGGAACTAAAATGGCGGTTGAAGATGCAGAAAGTAAAATAACTATCTCTCACTCTAACACTACTAGAAAAGATAGTACTTCAGTTGCAAGTCCAGCTCATGCAGAAACATTTACAGCAATAGATTCAGTATCTACAGATGCAACAGGTCACGTTACAGCGGTAAATGTTAAAACAGTAACTTTACCTGAAGTTCCTAATTATGTAGATACTAATACTACTTATGATTTAAACGCTACTGCAGGAACTACAACTGCTGGAGCTACTTCAGTAAATATTAATTTAAAAGGTAGTGATACTACTACTGATACTATAACTGTTAAAGCAGATGCAAGTACAACTGCCCCCACAGACGGATTAACTATTAAAAATGTTTCAAATGCTATAACTATTACAGGTAAAGCTACTGCAGCACTTTTAGGTATGATCAGAGCTGCTGCTGTAATTGATGATTCAGCTGAAACTACAGTAAAGGGTAAATTAAAAAATTATTCCGGAAAAAATAATGATAAATTATACGGAGTAAATGTTACTAAAGATGGTACAGCTTTTGTAGAAGTTCCCTGGACAGATACAATAAGCACTTATGCAAGTATCCACAGCGGAAATAACGGAAAACAATTAAGTCAAGATTTATATGCATTCGGTACTGATGCTTATGGCCATGTAATTTCAGCCGGAACAGTAGCAATACTAGATGGTAACCTTGCTTAATAAATTAAAATTGGAGGATGAACTATGGATTCTGAAATGACTCTTATAACTGAAGAAGATAGAGTCCCTATGAGGGCAGCAACTGCTACTAATACTCAAGTAACTCAATAGGTTCATCTTAAACTTAGAAGAAAAACTCAATCTCAATGGGAGGCCTCAGCTGAGGTCCCCTTAGAGGGAGAGCCATGTATGGCTACAGATAGTTTTCAATTTAAGATAGGTGATGGGAAGAATGTTTGGACGGCTCTTAAATTAGCTTGGTGTAGTGTAGATGATGGAGAATTATCTTAATGGTAAAAACACTTAAATTTATACTAGCCTTACTATGCTACATATTAATAATTCCTATCTGTTTAGCTTTAACCCTAGTAGCTACTTGGTATATATTACCAGCTTTCTAGACAACATTTATAGGTAAAAATATATTAGAATTATTAACCACTCAAGAAATATTTATAATATCTTTAAGTTTAATAGGTGGATTAATATTATTTTTAATATTAGGTAAATTATTTAATACAATAAAAAGTAGTAGAGTAAATAATTTTTACACTCATATATTAACTTGGCTATTAGCTTTATCTTTAGTAGTAGAAGCTTTGTTTACATTCTTTATTTCCAATACCCTTTCTACTGCTGCATTTGAATTAACTATGGCTAGAAAGGTATCTATAGGGATAGGAGTTCTCCTTATGGGATTGTATGGATTGCTTCATAAGAAATTCGGTAAACTAATAGATAGAAAATTACAAGCTTATGACACAGCTAAAGAATTAAATGCTAATGGGAGATCTTCAGTTGTATGGGTAAATTTATTAAAAGTGATAGATTTTGTATTCCCAGAAATAATTTTATTAGCTGTATTATGTTTCTCTTTTAATTTTGAATTATCTCTATATTTTATATTTATTATAGTTTCTTTTCTTATACCTATTATAGGAAATATGGTATGTGATAAGAGAGTAAAAAGAGAAGCAGTAAGAAAACAAGAAGAAGAAAGAGAAGTAACTGTAAATGAAACTGCAGAAGCAGTTGCTAAATTAATCAATAAAACAGGAGATGACCAATAATGGGTGAAGCTTTAGAATTATTTTTTCAAAGTGGAGAATTCTGGCCTGTACTAATAAAAGTTCTTTTAACTGCAGTTTTAACGGGGTTAGTAGGTTTATTTACTACTTTGATAGGTAAAATAGTAGCTAAAAATAAAAGCTCTAAAATAATGAAACAAGCCGAAATAGCAGTTAGAGCAGCAGAACAGAAATTCCCTAACGAAGGTAAAAAGATGGGCCCTGAAAAGATGGCCTATGTAATGGATTACCTAGCAATTACATTTCCAAAAATAAAAAATAATCAATATCTATATAATATTGCAGAAGCTGCAGTTTATGAATTAAATAGATAGAGACAAGAAGAAGATGATAGAAAGGCTTTTGAAGAAAAGTATGGAGAATTACCTTCAGAAGTAACTAAAGAAAAAACCTCTTCAGATGAAGAAAAAGAAGAAGTTAAGTAGGAAGAACCTAAAGTAGAAACTCCCCATCAATCTTCTAACACTCAAAGATTAAATATATTTTAATTTTCCTAGGGGGTTTGAAAATATCAAACTCCCCTTTTAATTTAGTTCCTGTATGGAATGGATGAAATCCCTAATAAAATTTTAAGGAGATAAAAAGGAATGGCAATGACCAACCTAAAAGATTTAAAAGAATTAAATAATTTATCTCCAGAAGAGAGATAGTTAGCCCTTTAGATATTAGAAGAGTATTCTTTAAGGGGAAAATCTCAAAAATTAGAAGATTTAAAATATAAAGATTATGAAGAAATGCCAGTAGATATAGAGACATTTCTTTATGATAAGCAATATCTAGGCAATGGCTTAATAAATGCTGAGGGCAAATTTACTGTATTCCCTTATTGGGTAGAGACACTTAAAAAGATATTTCCAAACAATATAGATACTGCTTATAACACCTTAGTTTTAACAGGCGGTATCGGTTTAGGTAAATCTTTTATGGCTGTACTTTGTATAGCTTATTTACTACATAGAATGCTATGTCTTAAAGACCCTTATCTTTATTATGGGTTACAGCCGATAGATAAAATCACCTTTTCATTTATTAACGTTACTATAGATGCTGCAAAAGGTGTAGGTTGGGATAAAATACAATAGCTATTTCAATCTTCCCCTTGGTTTATGAATCACGGTACTGTAAGCGGTAGAAGTGAGAAAGTTTGGGTACCTTAGAAAAGAATTGAATTAGTAGTAGGTTCTAGCAATAACGTAATTATAGGTAGAGCTCTTTTTTCTAATTTTACAGATGAGGTCAATTTCGGAGCTATGACTTCCGACGTTGAAAAAATTAAAGCTAAATAGAAACATCTAATTTCCCAAGTTGACGCACGTATGCAGTCAAGATTTATGAAGGGAAGTAAACTCCCCACATTAAATATTATTGCATCTTCTAAAAGTAGTGATCAATCTTTTTTGGACTCTTATATTGAGATGAAAAAGAAAAATGAGAGTAAAACTACTTTAGTAATAGATGAACCCCAATGGGTAATTAGAACTGATAAAGATAGTCCAATTAAATTCTATGTGGCAGTAGGAGATAAGTTTAAGGCTTCAGAAATACTCCCTATAGATGCACCTGAAGAATTAGTATCTTCTTATAGAGATAAAGGGTACAATATGTTATAGGTACCCTCTGGTTATTATGAAACTTTTAAGGATAATGTAGAATTAGCTTTAACTGATATTGCTGGTATATCTACTACAAGTGCTTTAAAATATATATCAGGTGTAAGATTAAAAGAAATAAAAACTGCAGATTATCTTAATCCTTTTAGTAGAGATGTTATTGAAGTAGGTACTAATGATGATTTCCAATATGGAGATTTCTTTGATTTAAAAAGAGTTAAAGAGAGAGATAAATCCCTTCCATTATATGTCCATCTCGATATGTCAACTGGTTCAGGGGGCAAAGGAGATAAAACTGGTATTGCTGGAGTTTGGATTAGTGGAAAAGTAGGAGATGAAGCTCATTTCAAAGTTGCATTTTCGGTATCTATAAAAGCCCCAAAAGGATATGAAATATCTTTTGAGAAGAATAAGAAATTTATAAGGTGGTTAAGAGCTCAAGGATTTAAGGTAAAAGGAGTTAGTTCTGATACTTTCCAATCAGCTCAAATACATCAACAATTAACTGCAGATAAATTTGATGTAAAAACAATTTCAGTAGATAAATTAGATAATGTAAGTGGAACTAAATAGAAAGTATGTATTCCTTATGCTTTCTTTAAGAATGCTATATATGAGAAAAAATTAACTCTATATGATAAATGTGATTTATTAACAGACGAAATAGTAAATCTAGAAAGAGAAGCTGATGGCCATATAAATCACCCGGAGAATGGAACTCAAGGCAGTAAGGACTAGGTCGATGCTCTTTGCGGTGCTCTTTGGAATGCTTCTCAAAATATAGATCAATTCTCTTTTGATTATGGAGAGGATTTAACCGCTATATAGAATGTAAGTGCTAGTAGTAGTTTAGATTAGGTTCAAAAACAACTTACAGAAGATTTTCAATCTGAACTTGAGAAAATGTTTAATCCAGCAACTTATTAGAGAATATAGGAAGAAAATAAAGTAGATAAAACTTAGCCCTATATGGATTTTGGTTTAGGATCAGCTAAACCAGTTGTTTCTAAATCTACCTAGTATGCAGCTCAAGGAATTATAGTTCCTTGGTGGTAATTAAAAAGGAAAATAATAAATGGCTTTTGAAGATATTAAAGGTGTAGAAAAAAGTGCTTATGAAGAATAGCCAGATTTATATAATAAATAGATAAAAACTATTCCAGCACCGGAAAGAGAAATAGGTGTAGACACTAAAGATACACTTCTATATAATATAATAGATGCAGCCCAAAATGGCCAATTAGATATCTCTATGCTTGATGGGTTCACTTCAGCTTCTCAAAATAGAGATAGCATATACTCTCTATTAGATACTATGTGTGAAGATGCTGTCACTGCAGCTGTTGTAGAAACTTATGCTGAAGATGCTACTGAGTATAATGATTAGGGGTAGATAGTTTGGTGTGAATCATCAGACCCTAGTATATCTAAATATGTCACCTTTTTATTAGATTCTATGAGTGTAGATAAGCATATATATAAATGGTGCCACTCTTTATGTAAATATGGAGATTTATATCTTAAATTATTCCATCAATCAGATATTGAAGAAAAAGATCCTGTTTTATCAGAATTAAATGATAAGATAGTTTCTAGAAGGGGAAGAAAAAGAAAATCTCTAAATGAAGATGTAAATGTAAAAGCCTATTCTAAAAATGATCATTATATAAATTATTTAGAGATGGCTCCAAACCCAGCGGAAGTGTTTGAATTAGTTAAACATGGAAAAACCTATGCTTATATTAAAGCTGATATAAACTCTAATCAAAATAAAACTGCTGCTGATGGAGTATTTCAAGCCTCCCAAATATATAATTATAAATTTAAGAAAACTGATGTAACAATATATCAAGCTTCCGAATACGTTCATGCCTGTCTAGAAGATAACTCTTCAAGAACTCCTGAAACTATAGAGATAACTTCTGGTAAAGATGAAAATGGAGAAGAAATCTCTAATACTTATACTGTAAAGAGGGGTCAATCTTTACTTTACAATAATTTCAAATCTTGGAGAGAATTATAGTTATTAGAGAATTCAGTTTTATTAAATAGATTAACTAAATCAGCTATTACAAGAGTTATAAATGTAGAAGTTGGAGACATGCCAAAAGAAATGGTAGGTCCACATTTACAGGGAATAAAATCTCTTATGGAGCAAAAAGCAGCTCTTAAAGCTGATGGAGGTATGTCTGAATATACTAACCCAGGACCTATAGAAAATACTATTTATGTTCCTACTCATGAAGGTATAGGAGCTTTAACTGCCCAAACAATAGGTGGAGATGTAGATGTAAAATCTTTAGCAGATTTGTCTTATTATCAAGATAAATTTTTCGGCGGTTTAAGAGTTCCAAAGCAATATTTTGGTGTCACTAATGATAATGCCGGATTCTCCGGCGGTGAATCTCTATCTATTATATCTAGTAGATATGCTAAAATGGTTAAGAGAATTCAATCCACTATATTACAAGCACTTACAGATGCTATAAATATATTATTGTTAGATAGGGGTCTTACTTCTTACGCTAATGAGTTTACTCTTAGAATGCAACCTCCAATGACTAGTGAAGAAAAAGATAGAAGAGATAATGCAAGTTCAAGAATAAACTTAGTTACAGATATAATGAATACCTTAAGTGATATAGAAGATATTCCATCTAAACTTAAAATACTTAAATCTCTATTATCTACTGCTATCACTAATGTTGAAGTAATAGATATAATTCAAAAAGAAATAGATAAATTAGAAGAAGAATAGGATGTCCCTAAAGATAAATCTAAAGATGAAGAATCTTCTCCAAATTTAGAGGGAATAAGTTTTGAAGGAACTCCGGAAGAAGAATCAACCCCAACTGAAATGACTCCAGATGAAGTATTTGGGGGAGAAACAGAAGAACCAGAAAAAGAAACTATTCAGCCAGATGACAATTATCTCCCAACCCCAAAAGAATTAGGAGTAGATTTAACTAAAAACGTTTAATAAAAATTCCAGCCGCAATGATGGAGGATAAATATGATTTCAAAAACAGACTTAATATTACTTTTAACTAACCTAGATGGAGGTTAGGAATATGTAGGTAAAGTATTAGCAGATGAAAACGTCCCTATGGATGTAGTTAAATTTGTTAATGATTAGAGAGAACTAGATGTAAGTAAGTTTTATACTTACATTAGAAAATCTTATAATCAAAAAAGATCTAAATTATATATTTAGATAATGAAAGAAATGGATGATGTAAATGAAGTATTAATTACCTTATCATCTCTACAATTACAAATCATGCTATTTTCTAAAAAAGTAGATGATAAATCTTTATTTTTAAAACATTCTAGAGCTCCAGAAATAAGTAGAGTGTTATCTAAATATTATCAAAATTTTGATACTACTGCCTGTGTTAAGTTATTGAGGTTAGTAAAAGCTGATATAATAGCTTTTGAAACTATGTAGGGTCATCGTGAAAATAAAGAAGGAAATTGATAGAAATTTCTAATAATTTCCGCTAAATTATCATGATAAAAAGAATCTGAAGAGTGTCTTCCTTTTTAGTTGGTTCTTATTCATAGGATCCCTCCCTTGTAATAGCAAGGGAATTACACTTTTCAGCAAATATAAAATTATAAAGAGGATTTAATAATGAGTAAAGCAGAGAGAAAAGCAGCAAAAGAACTCAAAAAGGCTCAGAAGGTAGCAGCTAAAAGAGCTAAAGTTGAAGCTAAAGCTACTAAAAAGGCTCAAAAAGAAAAAGCAAAAGAAATTGCTTCTTATGCAAAATTAGTAAAGAAAGGTAAAGCAGAAGCTAAGAAACCTAAAATAGATTTATATTAATTTTAAAAGGTTATAAAGAATGGCAACCATTGATAAAAGAAACGAAGAGTTAGTTTTAGATGACTCTGTAAAAGTTAATAAGAGAGGCGAAGCTATCCTTGGTGTTCTTGAAGGTCCCTGCGCAGATGTAATTAACCCCACTAGAAATGATAGATAGTATGATGAGGCTCTTTGGAATAATGTATTTAAAGATCCCATTATAAATGAATATTTCGAATGCGGCGGTATATTAGGTGAATTAGATCACCCTGCAGACAGAACCGAAACTGATACATCAAAGGTTGCTATTTGTATGCCTGAAAAACCTAAAAAAGGTAAAGATGGTAAGCTATATGCTAAATTTGATATCTTAGATACCCCAAATGGAAGAATAGTTTACACATTAGCTAAATATGGATACAAATTAGGAGTTAGTTCAAGAGGTAATGGAGATGTTTATGAAGCCTATGATGGTAAAGAACATGTAGATCCAAAATCTTATGAATTAAAAGCCTTTGATATAGTCTTATTACCAGCTGTTAAATCAGCAAGATTAGCTCTTAAAGAATCTGTAAATAATAAGACATTCAAGCAAGCAATAAGAGAATCATTAGAATCAGCGTCAAAAGATGAAAAAGATATAATGATAGAATCTCTTAATAATCTTAATATAGATTATAAATCAACTAGAGGAAGAAAACCCGCTAGTGAAAATAATAAAGAAAATCTAGTTGAGTCAACAACTCAAACTAAAGTTGCAGCCAATGATATCGGAGCAGTGGCAGTAAAAGAGTTGCAGAATCAATTAAAAGTAAATAAAGAATTAACTGAACAATTTCAGCAGGCACAAGAAAAGTTGTCAGTTTGCTATGCGAAAGAAGCGAAGTATGAAGAAAAATTAGAAGGATTTAAAAATCAATCTAAAAAACTTGCAGAAAGTGTATCTTCAATTAATGCTTTAAATACTAAAATTGAATCTCTTACAGAACAATTAGATGAAGCGAACATTAAGTTAGAGAACCAAAGAAAAAGAGTTCTTAAACTTATGGAAAACAAGAAAGAAGCATCTCAAGCATCTATATCTCTTAATGAATCACTAAGTTCTAAATCAGTAGAAGTTAAAAGATTAAATGAAAGCTTAGAAGCAGAAAAATCTAAATCCAAACAATTACTTGAACAATTAGAACAAGAAAAAGTAACAAATCAAATTAAAGCTAAAGAATATTCTAATAAAATTCAAAAAGCAAATAAATTAGTAGAGCAATATAAGATTAAAGCTCAAGAAGCTGTAGACCATTATATAGATTCTAAAGCACTAATGCTTGGAATATCTACTAAAGATATAAAAGCAAAATTAGATGAAAATTATACTTTTGCAGATATTGATAATATTTGTGAATCACTTTAGAAATATAGCCTTAATATGTCTAAGTTACCTTTTAATATTTCTAGTTAGAGTAAGATTAAGGTAAATGAATCTGTTGAACCAATTAGACCTCGTTCAACAATAGGATTCGATGATGATGTAGACGATAGTTTACTCAGATTGGCAGGTCTAAAAGATTAAAATAAAAATAATTATAAAAGGTAAAATTTCACAATGAAAACTAATCTATTAGAATCATATAAGGGAAGATTAGCCGTTTCTGAAAGCTACTATGCAAAGAATCACAACGGTGAAAAACTTTCAAACAACAAAAAGCTCGTAGTTGCAAAACTTTTAGAGAACACTAACAAATATCTTAACGAAGCTTTTGAAAACTCAGTTGGTACTCAAAGAACCGATATGGGTCTTTTTAGAAAATTCTCACTTAACTTAACAACTGTTGCAGTACCTAACCTTATTGCATTTGATCTTGTAATAGTTCAACCAATGAGTGCTATGAGTGGTTACGTTAACTACATTCAATACGTAGCAGGTTCAAATAAAGGTGAAACTAAACAGCATGATGTATTAAATAGTCCATTCGGTCTTGGCAAAGTGGATGTAAATTATACCGCTGATAGAGTTGTTGAAACAGTTGATGCTAAGGGTGCTGCAGTTGGAAAAGGTAATTTCAAAGCTGCTTGGACTCCAGTTCTTGAAGGTTTCTTCCTTGATGCAAATAAAGAAAAGAAAGATCTTAAAGTAACAACTGCTGCAGGTGTTGTTTCTTATGTTAATGTTGCAGATTATACTCCAGTAGAAGGTGATAAAGTTGCTTACGTTTATGACAACCAGATAATTCCTCAGAATGATCTTCCAATCATAAATGCAGAAGTTAAAATGATTCCTCTTGTTGCTAAAGCAAGAAGAATTGCTATCTATTACAGCCAGATGGCAGCTTTCCAAGCTAAAACAGATTACGGATTTGATCTTGGTGATCAGTTAGCAGAAAAAGCAGTTGGTCAACTTAGCTATGAAATCGATACAGAAGTTACTCAACTCTTAATCGATAACGCTCCCGCAGATAATGATCTTGTTTGGAGTAAAACACTTCCAGTAGGTGTTAGTAAACAGGAACACTATGCAGGTTTCGTTGAAATACTTGAAATCGCAAGACAGAAGATTTATGACAGAACTAAGAGATTCGCTCCTAACTATATGTTAATAGCTTCAAATATTCTTCCTATACTTGCTTTTATTCCTGGATTTGAAGCAGCTCCAGTTGGTTCTGTAAATGGTCCTTACTTTGCAGGTACACTTAATGGCCTTAAAGTATTTGTTACTCCTAACATTACTGCAGGTACATTTGTAATCGGTGTAAACGGTGATGATATGATGTCAAGTGCCGCTGTATATGCACCCTACATGCCAATAGTTCCTACTCAGTTACTTGGATTCGCAGACGGTGGAATGTCTCAAGGATGGTCAACTCTTTACGACCTAAGATTACTTAACGAAAATCTTTTAGTTGCAGGAAGAGTTACCGCGTAATTTAATTAAGAATTTATATAAGAGAAGACAGATCGAAAGATCTGTCTTTTTTTTTATTTATTGTTTATTAGTAGGTATTTACTCCTGTATATTATATAATATGAGTATGATAGAATTACAGAAAGAAATTATAGAGAAACTTTATATTAAAGAAGGTAAATCTAAAATAGAAGTAGCCTCTATTTTAGGAGTATCTGAGTCGGTTTTAAATAAATGGATAGGTAAATATCAAATTCAGAAAAAACCTAGATGTAATTCTGTAAGGTGGCTTTTAGATAATATAAATAAAGAAGATTTTATTTATTATTATTCTAATCATAATATAAAAGATACTGCTTTTTATTATAATACTAGTGTAAACTATATAACTCAATATTGTAAAGAAATTAGATTTACAAAAGATTCTACCTCTATAAATAATCAGAAGAAAATATCCAGATCTATATATGAAAAGAATAGAATTCAATCTTACATAAATAAATTACCTAAAGAATTACTATATAGATTATCTATAGAAGAGAATAAATCTCATAAAGAGATATCTCAAATGGTGGGGTTATCTGAAGATATAATATGTAAATTATCTTCTATCTATAATATTCATAGGGATAGAAAAGAAATATATAAAACAGAAATGAATAAAAAATTTTCATCTGAAAAAGAAATGAGAGATCATTTCTTAAAAGTTAGGAATGAGAATTGGATTAAGAAGTATGGCTCTTTAGATAATTTATGGAAAGAAAGGCAAGGGAAAATAGAGGGTACTAATATAAAATTATATGGAGTTCCTCATGTAATGTCTAACCCAAAAATAAAACATCAACAAGCTAAATCGGCTAGAAAATCTTCTTTAGAGGGTAGATTTGAGGAATTTTTAATTCAGAATAATTTTTCTTATATTCACGGATATATGGTAGAGGGTACCCCATATAATCATGAGTTTGATTTTGCTATATTTAAGGAAGATAAATTAGATATTTTAGTAGATTGCGATGGTACTTACTATCATGGATATGAGACAGATGAAAATGGAAAATCTGTAAATACTTATATAGATGATTATAGATCTCAATTAGTCCCAGAAGGAGTTAAATTTTTAGTTTGTCTTGAGGGAGAGGAAGAAAAAGCTTACTCTGAAGTCCTTAAACTCATTAATATAGATTATAATAAATATATTCAAGAAGTGTTTGATTGGTGTAGAGAAGTAGAATTTCCCTACCCTAAGTATAAATGTAATATTTTAAATAATTCTTATAATTCTTTATTAAAATCAGATATAAATAGTTTCTCTATGAATGCTAGATATGGGATGAAAATTATAGATCACTTCCACCCATCTATTTGGAAAGCTAATAGAGATGGATCTATTAGTCCTTATGAGGCTTGGCAAAAAGATGATTTACTTATAAAATGTATTAAAAATAGAGTTATTTATAAAGGATGTAATTTAGATAGGAGTAAAGTGCTTGCAGGGTTTTCTATAAATAAAATAGCTCCAAAAGTGTCTTTATTTAATCCTAATCTAGCAAAATATATAGTAGGTAAATATTTATCTAATTATAAAATTATATTTGATCCCTGCTCTGGATATTCAGGTAGAATGTTAGGTGTATGTAGTTTAGGTAAGAGATATATTGGACAAGATATAAATCCAGAAACAGTAAAGGAATCTAAGGATATTGTTAAATATTTTAATTTAGATGCTTCTGTGGAGTGTAAAAATTTATTAGAGGATTCTGGAGATTATGAGTGTCTCTTCACTTGTCCTCCTTATGGAAGTAAAGAAAAATGGAATCAAGAAATAAAAAATAAATCTTGTGATGAGTGGATAGAAGAAATTTTATCTAGATATAAATGTAAAGAATATATTTTTGTAGTAGATAAAACTGAAAAATATTTAGATTATATAGTAGAAGAATTAAAAAATAAATCTCATTTTGGATCTAATTTAGAATATGTAATTAAAATTAGTAGACTTTCTTCTCAATCTAATATATAATATTAACATAAATAAAAAGAGGTAATTAATATGTTAACCAAATCTAATTGGAATGAAGCTAAAGAAATTTTAGATAATAACTCTACTATGTCTTCTTGGGGTATGTGTGGAGGAATTCAATCTTTTACTTATTTATCTTTTAAGGGATTAAAAGAGTTAGTAGATAAAAAATTGATTTCTTTAGGGGAGAGACAAAATTATTCTCCAACTGTTAAACAATGGATCAAATTAGTAGAAGAAAATAATCTTCAGGATATATTATTTTTCCACGGATATATAGTAGAAGCAGATAGAAGTGATAGAAGAGTATCATTAGAAGGGGCTCAGGCAAAGGGAGGAAGAGAATTATTTACAGAAGCTCAATGGAAATCTCTTATGAAGATATCTAGAGGAGCAGATGAATTTTCTAAAGATCCTTTTAGAGTTTGGTGGGATTAAATATATTTATAGCGAGTCTCTATATTGAGGCTCGCTATTTTTCTACTTAAAATTTCTAATAATTTCCGCTAAATTCATGTGATCAAAAATGATTTGGAAGGATTATCCTTCAAATAAAATATTAATTTAGGAGAGAGATAAAATGGCAGCAACAAAAATTACATTACCCGCTACTATGAAGGTTAGTGCCGCAGCAGGTGAAGTGGTAAGATTTACCCCTTATAAAGAAAACTTTATAGTTCCTGTAGTTGGCGGAGAATCAGGATCAAGTTTATCACTTAAAGCTGAAACTGTAGGACAATATTTTTATTACCTTAAACAGGGATTTGTAGCTAGTGACGAAGCAGCAGATATAGTTATAAATAGCCCTGCAAAAATTACTATTAAAAATAATGCCTTAAAAGTAGTTAGTTTTATCCCCTATAGAGAAAACTTCTCTCAAGAAGTAGCCGTAGGAGATTCTTATGAGTTTGAAGCTAAAACTGCAGGTCAAACTCTTTATTATATGGCTCAAGACACTAATGGTTTAGGTACCGATGGTGGACTTGATGTTACTCAGGAAGCTGTTTCTTAATAAGCTTACTCAATATTTATAGGCCCAAATTAGTTGATGGGCAAGGATGGTGGCTGACTGATTACCTCCGTCAGTCAGCCACAAATTTTTATTATAATAAAAGGAGATTTTCTATCTTATGGATATGGATTCATTAAGAAATGAGCTCCGCCTTAGATTAACAGGAGGAGTAATAGATTTAGAGTTGCCGGATGCCTCTTTGGACGGATGTATTACATCTGCTTTGAGGTAGATTTAGAGATATTATGACTCTACAATGCTGGCAACCATACCATATAGTACCTGTATAGATTTAAAAGGTACCCCAGTTAGTTCTGTATCTAGAGTTTTTAGATCTGAAGGTTATGTATCTAGTGAGACTAATAATTCTAGCATGCAAGAAAGTTCTAGTTATGATCCAATGTATCTTGCCTCTTGGCAAATGATGTCAGGTACAGGTCAAGGTATGTCAGCAATGACTAACTGGGTTTCTAGTTTTGGATCTTATAATACTGCATTACAAATTAGAAATACTTTATCTACAGATTTAATTTTTAGGTTTGATAGGTATTCTAAAAAATTATATATTAACTGTAGTTTTGATAAACCTCAATCTATTACTATTGAGTATGTACCAATATTACAGAGTATAGAGAATATAGTGTCTGACTTTTGGATAGATATAGCAGTTAGATTATCTCTTGCAATATGTAAGTAGGTTATAGGTAGAATTAGAAAGAAATTTACTCAAGATAATGCTCTGTGGAAACTTGATACAGATATATTACAAGAAGGAATAGATGAAGAGAAAGAGTTGCAAGAGTTAATGAGAAAATCAAGTCAACTTTGTTATCCAATTGATTAACAGATTGATAATACACCCTCAATAACCCAAACCCCAATATTTATAAAATTTCTCTGTATATTATCTTTGATACAGATAAATATTAAATCAGATAAATATATTTATATATAAATATTATATTTCGGAGATTTTTATATCTCCGAAATATATAATTAATTACAAAAATAAAATACACTTATAGGTGGAGAATACAAATAATGAGTAAAAATTATTTAACAGAGGCTTTCAAAGAATTAGATCTATTAGAGAGTCAATCTTTTGATGTAGATAAGAAAGGAACCTCTGAATTAGAAGATTTTCTGGAAGATGACTCTTTAGATGATTTTGAAGTTGTTATAGATCCAGAAGCAGAAACTGAAGAAGATTTACAAAAATCTTATATGGGTAAAGTAATTTTAACGTGTGATGTATGTCACTCAATGATTTATAAGGATCCTGCCGAAGTAGTTGTAGATGAAGAATCTCAACTTGCAAATGTAGGGGAATTATGTCCTTATTGCTTTACCGGAGATGGATATAAAGTAGTAGGTAAAGTTGCTCCTTATGAAGAAGTTACAGTAGAAGCTGAAAAACCTGTTGAAGTAAAAGTAGATGGGGAAGAAGTTGAAGTCGAAGATAAAATAGAAGAAGAAATCCAACCGGATCAAAAATTCCCAGTTGAACATAAAGAAGCTCCTGCAATGGATATTGATTTATCTGAAGGCTATTCTAGAAAAGGATTTAGTTGGGAAGAAAGAAATGGAGAAATAAAAATCTTCTTAGATGGTAAATACCATCAAACATTCCCCAGTAAAGAATCTGCTATAGATGCAGGATGGGATTTAGATTCTATGAATGAAGAAATTCAACAAGATCAAAAATACCCTGTTGAACATGAAAAAGCCCCAGTGATGGAATGTAAGAAGAGATTAAAAAGATTAAAAACTCTTAAAGAATCTACCTTAAAAGAATCTATGGATGATATCTCTATTACTACTGAAGATCAAGTGATTAAAATTAAATCTACTCCAAGAGAAGATAAAGAAACCATTCAACCAGTGACTGAAACTGAAGTTGAAAAAGCTAAAGAAGTAGAAGAAGATATCCCTGTAGAAGAAGTAAAAACTCAAGAAGAGATTGTTGAAGAAGAACCTGAAGAAGTAGATGTAGATTTAGATGAAATAGATGAAGAAGGGATGGATGATCTCGGAGAATCTTATCTTAAATCAGTTTATGAAAATGTAAATGGGTTTAAAACTTCTAAAGCAGTTTTACAAGGAAATAAAATGATTTTAGAAGGAGTTATCTCTTTCACTTCAGGCAATAAAGCAAAAACAAAATTTATTTTTGAATCTAAAGAAGCTACAAAAAGAGGCAAATTAAAATTCTTAGGGGAAAATAAAAATATCTCTAAAAATAAGAAAGCTTTTACTCTAATAGGTTCTCTAAACAATAAAAAACTTATGTTAGAATCTCTTAATTATAATTACACTGGAAAAGATTCTAAAACAGGTAAAACCAAGAGATTATACGGAACCATAAGAAGAAAATCTAAATAATAAATAGGAGAGAGGTGAATAAAAATCATCTCTCAAAAAGGATATATGAAGAAATTTTTAATATTAATTTTATCTATTTGTTTAATTATCACTCCATTATTTTTAATGACTGGATGTAATTTTATAGATGATATAGTAGATGCTACTGAGTTAGAGGTTGAAAATAAACTTTTAAAAGAAGAAAATAAAAATTTAAAGAAAGAGCAAGAATCCCTAATTACAGAAATAACTACTCTAAAATTTTTAAATAAATTCCCTAACGGAGTTATTACAGAAGATGCTACTCTAACTAATGTATCTATAATTATAAATGAAAAAGATAAAGTTGCTCTTACTATAACTAACGGAGTAACTGTAACTATAGAAGATGGTTATTTTAATGGTGGAGAAGGCGGAAACAATCAAGCTGTAAGAATTGAAGAAGGCGGAACTCTTATTATAAAAGATGGTACCTTTACAGTTGGTAAAGATGCTGATGGAAATGGTAATTCAGTAATAGAGAATAGAGGTGGTACTTTAATTATAGAGGGAGGTCTATTTACTACTGATTATGCTTGTAATGGTTTTTATTATGTATTAAATCAACTTAATAATAATCCCGGCACCATTACAGTCAAAGGTGGTACCTTTGTTAATTATAATCCTGCAGAAGGAGATGATTTCTTAAAAGGTAATTTCGTTGCTGATGGGTATAGAGTAGAAGCTGAAATAGTAAATGATACCACTACTCTTTATCACGTAGTAAAAGATATAGAATCTAAAGGTGATTCAACTAAAGAAGAACCTACAACCCCAGAGATTCCAATTGAATCTACCAAACCAGAAGAATCTTCAAAAGAAGAAACTCAAGAATAATATATTTTAACCCCTACTTTCCCTACTTAGAGGTAGGGGTTATTTTCAATATAGGGAGATTAAAAATTGATATTAAATGAAGTAAAAAGAACTCAATTACTCTCCCAAGGAAAGTAGGGAGAAAAAGAAAAAGATGGAAAGTCTAGATATCAAAAAAGAGTTAAATCTCATGTAAGATCTAATGTTTCTCAATTAAATAAATTAGATTTTAATAAATTATTTAAAGATAACACTTTAATAGTAAGTTTAGATGTAGATGGAGAAACTGACTCTTATCTAGTAACTATCTCATTTAAGGGGTTCTTAAATTATCTCCATAAAGAACTTACAAAATTAGATAATAAATTAAGTTTAAGAGTAGTAATAAGAGCTCTATTAGATGGTATAAATAGTGATGATGTTTATATGAGATGTAGTTGCCCTGATTACCAATATCGTATGGCATATTGGGCTAGTAGAACTAACACTATAGTTGGAGATAAAGAAACTAGACCTTCCAATATAACAAATCCAAATAATAGATTAGGTTCCGGATGCAAACATTTAATGTTAGTGTTATCTAACACTAGTTGGATGATAAAATTAGGATCTGTAATATTTAATTATATAAATTATATGGAGAAAAATTATAAAAAGCTATATGCAGATGTAATTTACCCAGCTATTTATGATAAAAAATATGAAGAACCAGTTCAATTAGATATAGACTCTTTAGACAATGATAAATTAGATACTACATCTTCTATAGTAGATAAATCTAATAAATATGCTAGAGATAAGAATAAATTCCAAGTTGGTAATAAATGGAGATTCCAACCAAAACAAAATAAAGATTAGATTAATGTATCTATTTTTGATGATGAGGAGGAAGAGCAATAATGAGTCTTATAAATATAATTAATAATTCTTTCAATAAATTCCCTAATAAAGAAATAAAAGAGAATTTAACAGAAAAAGAATTAGATGCTCTTATATTAGAAAATACTAATAAACTAATTAGTATAAAAACTAAATATGATGAAGTAAAAAATAATTGGAAAGCTCTTAGAGAAGATATAGAATCTCTTTCTATGTATGATAGAATTAATTGCGGAGAAAATATTAAAGAGCAATTTCAGAAAGCTATAGATGATCTCAAACTAGATTATATAGATACTAAAGCAACCCTAGATACTTATAAGGCTCAAAAGAATAAATTATTATTAGAAGATAATAAATCTGAAGATCCAATAATAGATGAATCAGAAGAAATAATAGGACACCTTCAAGATATTATAGATACTTCAGATACTTACGAAGTATTCAAATATTTATATAATAAATTAGTCCCAAAATCCGGTCCAGCAAATACTATGGCAGGAGAGATTATAAGAGCTCTTATGGCTATAATGAACGGAGCTCTTAGAAATAATCAAGTATTTTATGATGGGGAAGGTAAGGATAAATTCGGAAGTGCTTTCTATTATCTAACCTCTAAAGGATATACTGATATATTAGAGGATGCTATAGGGTTAACTGGAGATGAATATATATCTATAATAGAAAAAGTTATAGATAAAATTGCAAGAGATTTTATCTATAATCCAGAACTATTAAAAACTCAAAATATGGAGGATTATACTCAATTTACCCCTATTATTCAAGAAATAGATGAAGATTGTGGGACAAAGAAAGAATTCAAAGAAGCTTTCCACCCTTCCTACGAGGAATTACAAAACGGAGATGAGATCATTGTAGGTGGTCAACATCTTTATGTTGCTGACGCTGAGTACGACGACGATTATGTTTGGGTAACTGACGAAAAAGAAGACCGTTATAATAAACGCGCTCCTGGCAACACTCTTAACAAATGTCTTATTGATGAAGTTATCGGTCAACCCGACGAAGAAGAATTAGATGAGAGTCTAAAAGAATCTAGTAATAAAGATGATAAATTAAAAGATAAATATGCTATTAATGAAAATAAAAAGGAATTAGCTAATATGAGATTTTTAAAAGAATCTAATTTCTCTTTAACTAAAGATGATGTAGGTACTTTACTTAATGAAGTAGCCACCTACGCAGATCAACTTGCAGAAGATGCTAGAGAGTTAACTTATTCTCTAGACAATGGTGAACTTGCTTCAATTCCAAAGAGAAGCAACGCAAAATTAAACTACATAGAAATAAAAAATAGAATGGAAAAAATTCTTAATTCTAATATGGTAGAAGGCTTAAATGAAGCTCTTTATGGAGTAAATCAAATAGAGCAGTTTGTAAAAATGGCTGATGCTATAGGTCTTAAAACAATGAGTGATTTTAAAGACTTTATGGATAGAGAAGGTCAAGGTAAGGATGTATTAACTGCCCTTTATGATTATCTACATAATGAAATTGGCGATCTTGATTTTCATGCTAAGAACGAATCATTAAAAGAAAATTTATCTACTCGTAAAGAAATGATTGATTGGATCGAAGATAACTGGAATACTCGTGAAAATTCAGCTTACCTTTATCAATTACTGAGAGATCTTGGATTAGATATAGAAAAGGATTCTTCTGAAGATGAAGGATTCTATGTAAATCTTACAGATGAAGACTTGAAACGAGTAATAGATATTTTGAGAGGAGTTACTAATTCTAAAGAGCAAGCTAGTACCATAAAAAAAGATGATGAAGACTATGATTCCATGTCCAGAGAAGAATTAATGGATGAGATAGATGATATATACGGATGGGCTCTTCATTTCAAGCATACAGATATAACATCTATAATTGAAGATCCTGAAGTATTTCCTAATGATAAAGATGATGAAGAAGGTTATTTTAAAGGAGTCCCTACTAATAAACTTAGAGGTATATTAAAGATACTTAGAAAAATGAAAAATGGAGGATCACTGACTAAAGATGATCAGAAAGTATTAACAGCTAAGGACGAATCATTAAAAGAAAGCTATTTAGATAGCATCAAAGATCCTGTTTATTGGCAACATTAGGTTGATTATCAACTTGAAAAATTTGGAAGAGTTGGTGGTGGCTTAATTCAAGATTTAGATGAAAATGGCTTTTATTTGAATGCTGATAATAAAGTAGTTAAAAAACTACATGAGGATACTATAAAAGATCCTAAAATAAAATGGACTTTTATTAAATCAAAAGAAGTAGAGGATTCAGACGGATTTTTAACTGATTATACTTGGTATGAAGGTTCAGATGGGACTCAAGCAATGGTTTTTGGAGATAATGATATATATAAACCAGAAGATGGGTATTTTGATATAACATTTACAGATAGAAAACAAGCCGAAGATTGGTTTAACTCCTATTAATAAGGAGGCTTAAATGGATAATATAGGAAAATACGGGAGTCTATTGACTCCCGATGCTAAATTATTTAGAAATTATTTTAATGAACTTGTAAAATTAATAGGAATTAGAGTATTTTATAGAGCTCCTAAACCAGGAAAAACTTACACTACCTATACTGAAATAGTTTCTAATTATTATGACCCTATAGAAGTTGGATGTATTTTTGAGGATCACCCTCAACAATAGACACTTAAAAAATTAGGTTGGGTATCAGAGTTATAGGATAGTGCATCTTTAATAAGTGTCCCTTATGATACTCCAGAATTATAGCAAGGAGCTTTATTTTTTCTACCCTCTGGATTAGATGATGGTAAGTCTAGATTATTTAGAGTGACTTAGATGTCTAATATAATGGTTTATCCATCCTCTATAACTTGTTAGGTAGTTCCCGAATTTGAAAATACATTCCAACCAGAACAATATGATTACCAAAAATCAAGTTTTAATGTTCTTAAAGAAGATGGGAATGATAAACCAGATCCTTTTATAAATAAATTATTAAATGAGGAAGAAGATAATCTATGAGAATTATTAAAAAATTAAACGAAGGCTTAGATAATAGTAAATTTTCTGATTATAATAATGCTTTAGATAATTCTCCCGAGTCAAATAAGGGTCAATTAGTAGTAGATCAAATTGAAGATTGGGATCCAAGTAATTTAACTGATGGGTTTCAATCAAGCCTTCAAAGAAAAATAGTTGCGGACGGATGGGACCCCACAGATTATTTTATGATATGGCTTCACAACACAGATGATAATAATATCTCAGCTCTAGATGAAAAATCATCAGAAGCTTTAATTAAAGTATTAGATAAGGATATAAGAGATACTGTAGAAACTAGAGATGCAGATGGTAAATTAAGAAGAAAGACAGAGCAATTAAATAACTCCAAATATTTATTAGAGGATAATGGTTTATTTGAGGGTAGTTCCAATGATATAATTTATAAATTAAATGCTTTATCTATGATATTTGATAGTAGTATAAGAGATCAATTTACTAAATTAAATGATTCAGGTGAATTGATGATTCAAGAGAAAGAAACTGGGGATTTGCTTCATCCAGAAGAAAGACAACAATTAGATGATAAGGGAAAGCCCATAGTAGATAAATATAAAAATCCAGTAATGATTACTGTTTATGTAAAATCTGACGGCAGTGAAGTTCCTAAAGATAAAGTAGAAGCAGCTCATCCATCTATGGATGATATGATGTCCGGGGATAGATTCTTAGCTACTTCTGAAATAAAGAAAAACCTAAATAATTATGTAAAAGAAAAATTTAAAGCCCCTGGAGAAGATAAACCTTTTAGAGCCAAAAAAGATCCTACTAAACCTACTTTATACTCTATATTATTAAAGTGGCCAGGAGTAAAATTACCTAAAGATAGAGGTATAGCTTTTAATAATTATCCCTCAGATTTTAAACAATTCTTAGCTAATTGCTTATCTGATTATTATATGAAAACTCTAAGGGATAAGGATTATAAGACAAAAGCCGAAGTAGCTCTAAATAAATTAGGCCAACTATTAAATAATCCAAATAAACATGCAGATGCTTTCTGGAATATAATGCCTAATGCAAATAAGAATACTCAAGATTTGGGATCCGCTATAATAAATCAATTCTTTAAAGATCCCACAGGTGAATCTAAATTAAAATGAATCTAATAATTAAAAAAGATATATTTTAGGATCAAGATCCTTTAATAAATTATTCATTTTTATATTAGTGTTTAATTCCAGAATTATATATTTATATAACTTCTAGGATAGATAAAAAATATACTCAATTATGGGATAAATATTTTAAAGAATTTTATAATGCAAACACTTAGGATATAATAATATAGGGGGCTCTTAATTTATCCATTAAAAATACTAAAGATTTTTATATAATATAGATTAAGGATAATCAAACTGTACAGGGAACTACTGCTAAATTATATGATCTCTGTAATGAGATAAATTATGGAAGTTTATCTCTACCTCCATATCCTATATTTGATAATGCCTTTAGATGGGCAGAAAAAAATATAGAGCCATTATATTTATAGTGGGTAGAAGATATGTCAGGAGGTGACTAATGGCTTTCTATTATTACGATTAGGCTTTATTAGAAAAGATTCAAGGTTGGGTTGGAGATAATAAAATTAAAATTACAGGCCCTGAGGAAACTAGAAGATTATTTTAGTATAGAGCTGATGTAAATAATGACGAACCGATACAATTACCTTTAATAACATTAAGAAGGAATAGAGAAGTAAATATTTTAAGTACTAATAAAAAACCATTAGTATTTGATGGCTTAACTCTTAATGCTACTAAAGAAAAAAGTGATCAATTAAATGGTATTCCAATTCATCTTTCTTATCAAATAGACATCTACACCAGATATGAAAGAGAATGTGATGAGTATGTAAGAAATTTTATTTTTAATATAATAAAATTTCCAAAAATACAAATATAGATACCTTATAATGATTCAAATATTAAACATGATTCAAATATAAGATTAGAGGGAAATGTAATTAATAACTCGGACATATCAGAAAGATTAGTTGCAGGTCAATTTACAAGATTTACCATCCCTATTTATATTGATGATGCTTATCTATTTGATTATAGATTTAGACCTAACTATGATATAGAATATAAGGTCGAAGTTAAATTTAAAGATGAAAAATAATAGATGGAGAGAGTAGATAGATGCCTAAAATTGATATAAAAGAAAGAGATTTAACTACAGCCGGTGGATTAAATGGTTCTAGTAATGTAGTTTATGTCCCTGGATTTGTAAAACATATAAATTCTAAATATGCAGATAAGATAAAATTCCCCTACTTATTTAATAGTGTCTCTGAATTTAAGACTATATTTTCAGGAGAAGATGGAAATTTTAGTCTTTTAGGATACTCTGATACAACGGGCTTTGAAAAAAGTCAACTATATGTTCTTTCAATTCTTCAAACTGGATTACCTGTATTATTTGATTTAGTTGGGGGAGTCGGAGTAGAAACTGATTCTAAGGCTGCTGGATATTTACAGGGAATGCAATCTCATATATCTTCTAAATTAGAGAAATTAAAAGATAGAAATAATTACGATATTAAATTTTTAACCTCTGGAGGTTATTATGACAGTTCCTTCGGAAGTACTTTAATAGCTATAGCCGCAGATAGAGGTGATTGTACTGCTATAGTAGATCATAGTGAGAAAACTACTGCTCTTGATATGGAACTTGATATGGAAAAGGATAAGGGGGAAATTCCAAACTCTGCAAATGGCAAATACGGAGCAATGTTTACCCCATGGTGTACCTTCCAATTCCCTAAATGGGATTCTAAGGAAAATACTCCATTAACTAGTATGCCTGGATCTTTAGCTTATCTATTAGCCTTTGCAAGTTCTGTAAACGCTAATAATGCAAATTGGTTGGCTGCTGCAGGTGCTTCAAGAGGTGGAATTCCTTACTTAGAAGCCCCATTAGTAGTCCTATCAGAAGATGATGTAGCTAAATATCAAAGAACTAATATCAATAACATCGGAATATCTATTAACCCAATTACAAATATAAATCCTTACGGTGTTATAGTTTGGGGTAATAGAACATTAAATCCAAATGCAAGTGGATTAATAGCTTCAAGTTTCTTAAATATAAGACAACTTTGCAACGATATAAAGAAAACTCTTTATATAGCTTGTAAATCAATTACATTCGAACAAAATTCAGATTTATTATGGGTTAAATTTAAATCCATGATTACTCCACTTCTTGATCAAATGCAGACAGGAGATGGTATTTCTGGATATCAAATAAGTAAAAAGAAATCAACAAAGAAAGCAACTCTTACAGCAGTAATAAGAATATATCCAATTGAAGCAGTTGAAGATTTTGATATTACTCTAGAGTTGGCAGATGAAGACACTACAGTCTCAGACAACTTATAATATTAGAGAGGAGTAATAAGAAATGGCAGATAGTAAAATGGGTTCTTATCACTTAGCAGATAATCCATCTCTTTACGAAGTGGCAAGATCAAATAACTTCGAATTTGTAGTTACTAATCTTGGAGATCTATTAAGAGCTGGAGCTAATGAGACAGACAATAACGCTTATATAAAAGGATCTACAGCTGAAGATGTGATTAGATTATCAGTAGAAAGTTCTTCAGTTCCTACCTATAAACAAGCAGTTTTATCTCTTAGAAGAGGTAACTCAGTAATGAAATTTGCAGGTTTACCTGACTTCGATGACGGAAGTTTAGTAGTAAGAGATTTTATCGGAGCAGATACAAAATCAGCTCTTATGGCTTGGCAAAATCTTTCCTATAATGTCAAAACTCAGAAAGTGGGTCAAATGAAAAATTATAAGAAAGATTGTTATCTAATGGAATATACTCCAGATATGCAATTGATTAGAACTTGGACCTTAAAAGGATGCTGGATAGCCGGCTTACAAATGGGAGAATTCAATCAAGAGAGTGGAGATAAGAGAACCATTACAGCAACAATTCCATACGATTATGCAATAATGTCATTACCTGAAGAAGAAGAGTAATGATTGAAAAACCTGTATATGATATTGTACAGAAATAGAAAAGCAGGTTATGATTTAATAGATAAAGGGAGATTATAATTTGCTATAAAAGCAATTAAATAATCTCCCTATTTTTATTCACTTCGGAGGTAAAGATGGATAATACAACAATAGTAGAGAGTTTTGAACTCCCATCAAAAGGATTAATATATTCTTGTGCAGTTAATCCTCATTTTCAATTAAGATCTATGACGACAGAAGATGAGATGAAAAGATTATCTCACTCAGAAGATGCTTATAAATTATTATCAGAAATAATGGATAGTTGCATCACCAATGATATAGGTATTTCTTGCTATGATATGCACATTGGAGATTATCAATATGTTCTTCATAGATTAAGAGTAGTAACTTATGGGTCTGATTATAAAATGGCTTCAGGGTGTCCTTTCTGTGGAAATCAAGATGTTTTTGATATAGATCTAGATTCCCTAAACATTATAGATTATGATGAAGAAATCTATAATAAATATAAAGAAGTTACTCTACCTAAATCAGGTAAAAGAGTTGAATTGAATTTTATCACTCCTAGAAAATTAGATCAAATAGAAGCTAAAAAAAGAGAAGATAAAAAGAGACAAGCTAAATATAATGCAACTCAAAAAATAGATAACTCTTTACTATATACTTTAAGTGAAATAGTAAAAACTATAGATGGTAAAGTTTATGACCCCATTAAAAAAGAGGCTTTATTAAAATCTTTACCCCTAGCTGATACTAACACCATAATGAAATATGGAGAAAAATTAAATTCGATTGTAGGGTTGGAAGCAATATTAGATAATATATGTTCCAATTGTGGTGGCACCTACAAGGTTCCATTTCGCCTCACAAGTGAATTTTTTGGACCCTCTATAGAATGAGGATGGAACTCTTTACGCACCTACAAGATATAAAGAATTAGTAAGGGAAAGGGTTTTAATATCTAAAAACATAAATACTTCTTATATAGATGTAGGTAAAATAACTCCTCTAGAGAGAAAATATATAATTCAATTCTTAAAAGAGGAAGCTCAAGAACGTCAAAGAATGATAGATGAAATGAAAAATAATAAGCAAAACTAATTAGGAGAATTATTAAGTGGCTGACGAAAAAAGAACTAGTTTTAATGCCTTTATCTCTTCCGAGAGTGATAATGGCCCTTCTCCTTTAGTAAAAGCTTAGGAGGATATGGCCAAATAGGTTAAAGCCTTAATGGCCCAAAGATATAAGAATGACCCTGAGAAAGCTCAAAAAGCTTCAGATGAATTCTTAAAAAAATATTAGAAAAATGCCTTAAAAATTTAGGGAGATGAGAGAAAAAATAAGACTCAACAACTAAAAGATGAGGCAGATGCTCAGAAAAAGATAGCTGAGATGCAACTTGCCAGTGCTGATAATTTTAAAGATAAGATGAAGGCAACTGGAGAGTTTATGAAAGGTTCTCTTAAAGAAGCAGCCGCAAATTTAAGAGCAAATCTTAATGCAGCACTATCTAATTTTGTCAATATGGATATTGACAAATATGCTGACATATATTCTAAATATCAATCTTCTATAAATGCTAGATTGCAAACCTTTGATAAATATCAAGGTGAAGCCTTTAATAATTTATCAAAACTAGTAAGAAAGAACTTAGCAGCATCTCCATATGTAAAACAAGAAGAGATGTTAGATAGTTTAAATGCTTTGGTTAAACAAGGTATTAGCTATAATTTAGAGCAAAGAGCTTTCTTAAATACCGTTACGGATAAAATAGTAACTACCTTTAATGCTTTAGATGAAACTCTATTAGCAATGGTAAGATTACAACAACAAGATACCACCCAAGCAAGAATGGGCATGGAAGCTCAATTAACTAGATATCTTAACTCTACCTATCAAGATAGTTCTTACTTAAACAATCTTTATGATATAGTAACTTCAAATTTATTTGAGGCTGAATCTCAATTAGGTAGAAATGCCTCTATAGAATTAGAATATGTAGTTCAGAAATGGTTAGGTTCTATGTATTCAGTAGGTGTAGGATCTAATTTCTTGAGTCAAATCTCTCAGGGATTAGGTTATTTAGGTTCGGGAGATATAGATTCTCTTCAATCTAATTAGGCTTTACAGAATTTATTAGTAATGGCGGCAAGTAGATCTGGAGTAGATTATTCTAAAATTTTATCTCAAGGTCTTAATGCAGATACAGCAAATAAATTATTAGGTGGAATAGCCTCTTACGTTCAAGAGATATCTAAGAGTAACAATTAGGTAGTAAGAAGTCAATACGCAAATATCTTTGGAATGACTCTAGCAGATATGACTGCTATGCTTAATTTAAGTTCTAAAGATTTAGTAAGCATATCTTCTAATATGCTTACGTATGCAGATACTATATCTGAATTAAATATTCAATTAAATTCAATAGGTTCCAGAATGCATGTCAAAGAATTATTAGATAATGTATTCGACAACTTTATGACTGGGGTAGCTGGAAATATAGCTGGAAGCACCGGTCAGTATATAACTTGGAAAGTAATAGACTTAGTAGAAAAAGCTACCGGCGGTATAGCTATTCCAGCAATTTCCGTAATAGGTAATATGGTAGACCTAGAAACTACAGTAACAGGATTAATGAAAACCGGCATTGTGGGTATGAATGTGATAGGTCAAATAGGGAATATAATCGGAAGTCTTGCAAGTGGGGGATCTCTAAATCTTGCTAATTGGGGAGGTACCGAATCTACCGCGAGAGGTAGTGGGTTTGGAGCAATAACAAAAGGATATAGTTCTACAACTTCTACTTCAGCCTTTATAGGTTCAAGTAGTAGTAGTGATATTTATAGTTCCTCAGTTACAGCAGCAAAAGATCAAGCTAAAGAAGAAAATAAAGGGTCTGAAGAAGAGGAAGATATGATGGATTTAACTAAAGCTATTATATCTATATTAAATAGTTGGTCCTCAGACGGAGATAGTTATTTAAGAGCTAGAATAGTAAACACTATAGCAGATCCCGTAATCACTCAAGCCAACGATTATGGATTAATTACTAGCGGATTTGGAGCATAATGTTACAGCAATTTTATAAAGATACTTTACAATCAAATTTCATAAAATATTTATTGGCCAACACTTATATACCCACAGTCCCTTTTACTGCTAATATAATGCATGTAACTAAAGGAAATACTTATATACATGACGGTTATTTTGTAACTGCTAAGAAATCAGATGCAGTAGCAGCTATAATAGAAGATCTTAATAAAGCAAAAGAAAAAGGGTCAATAGATTATCTTAATAAGTATGATGAAATATTTATTAAGCATGAGCCCTACGTATTTGGAAGATAGTACTTAGGTACAACTACTAATTATGTATCTAATGTAAAAGGGTATGATTCAACTACCCATTATTATTTAGGAGATTTTTTAAGAGCCTATAGAGCCTATTACAATATAGATTTAATGCCCTACTATAATTGCTTCTCTAATGAATATATAGATTATTTAAGCCTTACTAAAAAAGATGGAGTAGTTAAATTAGTAGAAGAAAATAACTCTAAATATAAGATACTCAGTGTCCCTATAAAGTTCTGTCAAAAATATACTATTGCCCTTCAATGCAATTCTGAAGTAGATATGCTACCGGTTTTTATAGGTAAAAAAGGATTATTAAAAGAAAAAACTGCAGAACTTCATCAGTTAGCCCATCACGGAAAATATTACCCTAGAATGCAATTTAATTCCCCTATAGTATATGAATCACCTCATATAAATAGTGTTTAGGATTTAATTCAATCTTCTTTACAAACCTATGATAAATATTTAAGATTATTAATTCAAGTACCAGCAAACTTAACTTCCTCTATAGTAGTAATAGAGGGGGATTTTAAAAACTCTAAAAACTATTCTGAAAGATTAATTAACACCTCAAAAGATGATGTTTTAGAATTATGGGCTGAAAGCTATTTTACAAAAATTCCTTATACTAGAGATGTAGATGTTCCAGCTAACTCTACCCTAATATGTAATGATATAGAATTACAGAAATTTTATAGAGATTATGAAAATTCTCCCATAAAAATTTTAAATGAAGCAGAAGAATCAAATCTCTTCGATATAGAGATTATCAGAAAAGATGAAGATGCCCTAAAATATATTATAGATAGCCCTGTAATAAAAATTAAATCAGATTATAGTATTAAAGATTATACTGGCCCAGCTTCCCCTTCAGATTAGGATAAAGATTTGAATTTATATTTAAGGGGACTTTACCTAATTAAAGGTTATGAAGTAGAAGAAGATGAATCCGGAAATATAATAACTACTATTGGGATAGATTATTAGGATAATATAAAAATAGAAGTTCCATTCACTAGCAATGAAGAGAAATTTACTGGAGTAAAATATATTTATAATAAAGAGAATCAAACTTATAATCTTTATTATATCCCAGAGGGGATTCAAGAAGAAAAGGATTATTATTTAATAATAAATAATTCTAAATTACTTTCAGATAGCTATGTAATAATAGAAATAAACGAAAAACAATTGATAGATGAAAGCAACTTAAGCATCTTTAGTGAGTTATTTGAAAATTATGAAATAGTTTTATTAACAGCAGATGAAATTACCCCTAAAAAGCAATAGGCTTTAACTTTCAATTTAGATTGGATAAGAGTCCCTTATAGAACCTTTGGATCTAATTATGCTGCAACTGAAACTAATGCTTCCGGAGTAACTAATTATTATTAGTATAAAGATGTAGAAGAGGATTTCTATGTATCTAATACTGAAAAAGGAACAGTTGATGGTGACTCTAATAAAACAATAAATTTAATATCTGATAAAAGTGTGCTTCAAATACCCTTAGGTGGAAGTGAAGGCAATTGGAGTACCTCATATAATTGGGAAACTCTAAACCCAAATGGGGGAGAAAAGAAGAATTATAAGGTCTTAATTTCTACAGAAGATGAAAATAATAAATCTATTAGAAGTATAATAGCAGTTAAAGATGATGATGGGAATATTGAATTTTATAATTATGAATTATCTTTCTATTGCTTATCAGAAAATATAAATAATACTAATGGATGGTTAAATGTATACTTGAATTCAAGTATATCCTTTAAAGAGAATCCAATCCTAAAAATAGTTAATAATAAATTAATATTAGATTTTAATAATAATTCTTCACTTAAGTATAATATAATATCTAATCCATATTATAAGAATGATTCCACTTACGGATATGATTTATGGGAATTAGATTCTGAAATATATAAAAATACTAATCAATATATTAGATACTTAAATCAAAATCTATATTCCAATCTTAATTTATTATATATAAATAATTCTAATACTTATGCTTTTACTAGCAGATTAATAGAATATCTATCTCAAATGGTAATATGTAGTAATGATCCTATATCTAAAAATATTAGAAGGGTTCAGGAGTCTTTAGGAGTTGCTACTGATGGTTTATGGAAGGATAGTTTGAGAACAGAAATATTTGATAGGGTTTTAGATAAATCAGTTCAATTAAATAAAAATATTCCTAGAGATATAAATGGATTCTTAGATAAAGATAGTGAATTTTTATTAGGGATTCAAAATAATTTAAAGCAAGATGAGGTTTGGAAATGAATGTCCTTTTAAGAAATAATTTATCTGAAAAATTAATAGAAAATTATATTTATATCTATCATCTTGATCAGTTTGTAATTATTCCAGTTTGGCCAGAAACCATAACTGATAGTTTAAGTTCTACCTTTGCAGAATCTACTCCCTTATCTAGATCTGCACCTATATATTCTTACTCTAAATCAGGCCCAAGATCTATGTAGATAAACCTAAAACTTCATAGAGATATGATGTGGGATATAAATATAAATAAAAGCAATCTTAAATTAGATATTGGAGAAGATTATATAGATAAAGTTATAAAATGCTTATAGGCATGTGCTTTACCTAATTATAAAGATGCTGCTAAAATGGTAGATCCACCTTCAGTAGCAATAAGATTCGGGAATGAAATATTTATTAAGGGTATAATAAATGGATCTATAACAGTATCTTATTCCGGTCCTATATTAGATAACAATAAATATTCCGTAGTAGATATAGGTTTTACAATTTATGAAACCTCTCCCTATAGTGCTGATGAGGTAGCTAAATCAGGAAGCTTTAGGGGCTTAGATAAAACATTAGAAAGAAGATTATATAGATGAACACTTTAACTAATAAATCAATTAAATCTTACGATTATATATGTAGATACCAATCTTTTCCCTATTTTTATAATAATGAGGATGAGAAATATATTTACGGAACTACTTCTCAATTAGATAAGAGCATATCTTATGTAGCCCATCAAGTAAAAACAGGAGATACTTTTGATAGTCTATCTCTATATTATTATAATAGCCCATTGTATTTTTGGGTAATAATGGATTTTAATTCTATTTAGGATCCCTTTTATGAATTAAAGAAAGGTTAGGTGTTAAGAATACCTACATTAAATGGGATTAAATTTGAAGGAGTATAATGGCTATAAATAATTTATTTAGTACTACTTCCTACATAGAAACTCCCTTTATTCAAGTTAAGATAGGGGATCACTCATTTGGTGTGTTTAATTAGCAAAAAGGCACCGGAGTATATGCTGGTCATATAAAATACAAGTACCCAAACTACATAAACTCTCTTAACATATCTAAAATAAATGGTACTGTAAATACCTATACTTTATAGATGATATATTAGATTACAGAGGGGGATGATCCAAACTTTCTAGAGAAAGTATTTGGCCAATAGGCAACTACAAGAAGAATGATTATAAGTTATGGGGATTATTCTACCCCTAGTTTTACCTATAAAGAAGAAGGATGTACTATAACAGATGTAAAATCTAATTTAGATGTAGCTAACTCCTGTATAACATATACGATAACCGCTATATCTGATGCTTTATCTCTTCAAGCAGGTACTTATAATTTTCCTAGAAGAGTAACTAAACCAAGTATAGTAATTCAAGAAATACTCTACAATAATAAATATGGAATGTTAGAAGTATTTTTTGGAATGAGAGATAAATAGAAAGTAGCTATAAAGAATCTTATTCAAGGGGATGATAAAGAAGTAGTTATAGAAGCTAAAACAGGAATAACTATCCTTAACTATCTGAACTATTTAGTAAATTGTATGTCCCCTCAATCAGCATCTAGATCTTCATTGATAAAAAGTGCTAAGTATATTTTAACTATCCACGATGATTTAACTGGAGAATTAGGTGGACCCTATTTTAAAATATCTAAAGTTACTACTAGTTCTAAAACCATAAACTCTCTAGATACTTATGAAGTAAATATAGGTTATCCCTAGGGAGATGCAGTTATGAGTTTCTCTATAGATAATGATTAGACCTATTCTTTATTATATCAATATTCTAAAAAGATAGATCAATCAGATTACGTTTATAGAATAAATGATAATGGAGAGATAGAATAGAAGTATTCCCCAGTTATATCTAATAATAATAAGCAATTTAAAACAGAAGAGTCAGATAAAACCTGGTGGACCTAGGTAACTCAATACCCAATTAAAGCTACTCTACAATTAAAAGGTCTTTTAAGATCAGCTATGTTAATGACTTATATAAAAGTAAATGTTTATTTTTATGGTCAAAAGCATATATCTAGTGGTACTTATATAATAACAAAACAAGTAGATGATATATCTGCTTCAGGTTTTAGAACAACTCTATCTTTAACTAGAATAAAAGGTGATGATTGATGATTACTAGAGCTATAGTAGAACAAAAAATAAACGAATATCAATATAGAGTAAGAATTCCTATTTTTGATAAAGCTGCTTCAGCTCCATTAAGCACTAATTTAAAAGATCTTTGTATAGCAGTAGCTTCTATGCCTAAAGGAATTTATAATAGTCTTTAGGAAGGAGATGTAGTCTTAGTAGGGTTTGAAGATAATAGCGCTGGGAACCCAGTAATATTAGGCCACTTATATAGAGAAGCTCTAAATAATATTCAATCCTTTCCAACTATAATAGCAGATGTATTATAGGTAAATAATCAGGTTAATTTACCTACTAATACAACTATAGGGACTATAGATTATAGTTCCCTATTTAGTTTAGATGGAATAAAAGGAAATGTGCAATCTTAGATAGATAATTTAACTAATTAGTTAAAGAGTCTGACTGAAAAGGTTGCTAAATTATAATGATGATTAAGGAGGAGAGTTAATGATAGCATCTTTTTCCTTTCCTAATTTATTTAATTCAGGAGGAACTAAATTAGTTTACGATAGTAAAGCAACTAATCAAAATCTAAAAACTCTTCTTTTATCTACTAAATAGAGTTTATTAGGGGACCCGAATTACGGAACAAATTTAAAAAAATTAATATTTAATCAAAATAACTCTATTTTAAGAGATATAGTAATAGATGATATTTACACAAATATTTAGGTATTTTTACCCTAGATAGAGGTTAAGAGAGATGATATAGAATTAATATCAGAAAGAAATACTTTATATGTAAATATCAAGGCAAAAAATATGTTAGATTATAATTTTGAAAATATCTCTTTAGCATTATATTCACTTGAGGAGGCTTAATAAGTAATGCCAAATACAATAGATATAAGCCCTATTTCTTATACTAATAAAGATTTTAGAGCTATATACGAGGAATTACTAAATTTAATAAATGATTTAACTGATAGATGGGATCCAAAATCTACAAATGAATCCGATCCAGGATTAGTATTAATTAAATTAAAAGCATTCCTCGCTGATAAATTAAATTATAATATAGATAAGAATATATTAGAAAATTTCCCTAGTCAAGCAACTCAAAGAGGAAACGCCCAAAAATTATATGATATTTTAGGCTATGGGATGAAATATTATCAATCAGCAGTTACTACAGTAACTATGAGGTATAATAGAGGAAATAATCCTGGAGTATATTCAGTTTCAAATAAAGGTGCCTATACAATTCCTGCTTTTACTCAATTAACCGATACTAACAATTAGATTAGCTATGTAACTAAAAGTGATGCTCAAGTATCTATAGAAAGTGGAAACCAATCTGCAATTGAAGTAGAAGTAATAGAGGGGTACATTCAAGATTTTGCTATAAATGGAAACACTACTATAAATATATCTAATCTAGATTCTGATTATAAATTATATTTTACAGAATCTATGATAGCCCAAAACGGAATATTTATTAATAGTGATAAAGATTCTTCCTATTGGAGAGCTGTAGATAATCTAGAATCTACTCAGTTAGGTCAAAAAGTATTTAAGTTTGGTTTAATGCCCGTTACTAATACTTGTTATATAGAATTCCCCCAAGATGCTGCTGCATTATTTGGAGATGGAATTCATATTAAATATATAGTTACTCAAGGGGTAGACGGAAATATAAGCTCTGGAGTATTAAATAGCATATCTAATACTCTAGAAAATAATGATATAAAAGAATTAGATTCTGAAGGTAATCCAACTGATACTAAAGCAGATCTAAAGAAATACACTTTAATTATTCAAAATAGAAGTGCTGTATCTGGTAAAAATCCGGAATCATTAAAACAAGCTTATAGGAATTGTCAAAAAGTAATAGATACATTTAATACATTAGTTACTGTACAAGATTATCAAAATGCAATTTATAATAGTGGGGTTGTTTCTAATGTAGTAGTTAGTGATAGAACTAACGATATAAATGATTCTTACAAAGTAGTTAGTAAATCTGCAGATGGGGATAGAATATTATCCTTAAATACAGGTATTAAAAATACAACTACTAATGTATTTACCCCCAACATGGATGCCTTTACTATAGGTATTTATGCCTTAGTAAATGTGCCTAATGTTGGAGATGCAGATTCTTATGATAGATCTTTTCAAACTAATTAGGACACCATAACTCAGGCTCAAGAAGCTATTTAGGATTATAAATCTATTCAACATGATTATAAGGACACTATATATAGATCTCTCAATAGTCCTTTCATATTTAAGAATCTAGTCTCTTTAGATGGTAAAGTTCTTACTTATCAAAAAGTAACAGTTAAAGAAGCTGAAGAGATACAAAATAAAATAAAAAATCATCTCTATAATATATATCAAGCAAGAAATGTAGATTTCGGAAAAGAATTAGATTATAATGATTTAGTAGATGAAATAAAGAATGCAGATGATAGAATTAAGACAGTAGTATTAGACTATCCAGAGTATAATATTTACTATATGGATTCTAACAATAAACTAAATAGCTTATCTAGTACCAATAATGATACCTCAGCTCTTTAGAATACTATAAAAGCTAAAGCTATATTAGCTGGAGTAACCCCATACTTTATATTTGATAATAATCAGGGATTAAATTACTCTATGTCTTCAGTAGGAAGTTATTTAAATGGTTCTTATATAGGTACTAATAATAGTAGTAATGGCTATGTAAATACCGGGAGTATATCTGATACTACTTATAAGCCCTCTTATGAAAATATTGCATCTATTACTACTAGTGTAAAAATAGGAGATTCTACACTAAATACTGGATACCCTTATACCTTAAGAGAAAACGAAAATATATTCTGTGTAGGCCCAAGTTATGTAGAAAAAGCTCAATTATCTACCTGTCTATATTATGCTTTTTTAAGTTCAGATGGAACAAAAACCATACCTGCTAATTCTTATTATACTTTAAAAGAAAATGAGTATTTAGTAGCAACTGAAGGAATAAAAAAGGAGGGGAATTCCTCTTATTTAGATTTTACTTCTACTAATAAAAAATATTGGATATATAGCGGTAAAGATAAATCCAATAATGTAGTTTGCCCTACCATGGATATAAAGGCTAAAAAGATAGATAGTAATTTTATTTTTACTAAAGACTCTAAAATTGAAGTTTCTTCTTCAGATAATTTAGGTACATCCAATACAATAAGCATATTAGGGGAAAATAAAATTCAAATAAATAAAAATAATAAAACCATCTATGCTGCTTGGAGTTTAGATAATTTATATAATAATTTATTTGAAATAGGTGGTAGTACTGAAGGAGCAAATACTTTAGATAGAGATGTTTATTATATAAAAGAAAGCGGGGGATACACCCAGAAAAAATCAGAAGCAGGCAACTTTAAAGGATATGCTCTAATAAAAACCCTTTAGAATAATGATATATTTATTTACACAGATGAATATAAATATGATTTAATTTTATTAGGTTCAGGAACTGAAGTAGTAGCTGAATCTTCCAGTTTCAATAGCCTAATAACTCAATTTAAGAATATATCTAAAAAACCCTGGTCTATGTTAAAAGTAGATTCTTCTTCCCTATCAGTAGATGGATTAAATTCTTCAATAGAATGGTAGACTTTACCTGTAAGCATTTCTTTCTTTACAGCAGAAAAACAAATAATATCTTTAGGTGAAGGAGTAACTGTACAGGGAAATAAATCAATAGCTAATAATCTAGTAGAATTTGATTCAGAAGACTTTAAATATAAATATGAAGGAGAGGATCAATTTACTTCTTTACCTATTATTTCAGGTGGGAATGAAAAGTGGAGATTATTTTCAAGGCTTCAATTAATAACTTCTCCCACTCAAGGACAATTATTAAAAGATGGATAGGGGGCTATTCTTTATAACGGATCTTTTGGTGATGATGGAACCTTAAAATATACTCAAATAGGTACCTTAGGACCAAAACAATATATAACTTCCAATAGTATAGTAGCTCTATCTGGGGGCTATCAACAAAACTCCGCTGTTTTGGAATCTTCCGGGGATCTAAAAAATAATTTAATAATATATGTGTCCGGCCAAAAAGATGGTGTAACCACTAACTTTGGAGCTATAAAAAATGGTTTAAAAGCTACCACTCCAAACTCCAATGCTACAACTAATATAGTTACTATTAGTGCTATAGACCAATACTCTGACTATACTAAAATTACATTCTCTCCTCCGGATGAAACTAACACTTATGGAGGAACAATAACTTTAGATCTATCTAGTCAATTTAATGGATCTTTAATTCCTATATTATTTTAGAGTATAAAGCCTGAGAGTAAAATAAAAAGCAATATAAAATTTATAAATGATGCAACTGCAAATACTTTAACATCTGGAAGCTAGTATTTGAAATATATCTATGTATAGAGTAGTAATTCTTCAACTAAAGTAAATCTAATTTTAACTCTATCTATTGTAGGAGTTTCTTCTTTAATTATATATAACCCATTAAAAATAGTTAAGAAGAATAGCTCTATTACAAATGATGTGGATGAAATATTTAAGGATTTAGCAAAACAAAATAATATAGATGTATTTGATTATTCTTATCAGATAGATGAGGAAGATTAGATATTAAATCCCTTAGATCCTGAATCATTCTTCTTATCAAACCACCCATTTAATAGATGGGTAATAGCTCAATTAGATACTGGAAAGAATAGTGTAACTCAAGAACCTAAATTAAATATAAAAGTATCTAAATAGAGTTATCAATCAGTAGTAAGGTAATAAATAATGTTTAGAATTTCAGAAAAAGTCCCTGAAGTATATATGAAAGAATCTAGAGATTTCTAGATTCTTCCTAGAATAGATGATTTACTTTTTCTAGGGGAGCATTATGATATTTCTACCATATAGGAGTTAAATAATCCTAAAAAATGTAGAAATTCTTGCCTAAAGTACTTAGCAGAGAAAGTAGGTTTTTACACTGATAAATATATTCCAGATAATGTTTTAATAAATATTATCAGTGCCTTTAGAACATCCTTAAAAAATAAGGGGACTGATTTAGGTATACAACAAGCAGTAATAGCTATTCTTAAAGCAGAAAATAGTATAGACCCACCAAAAATAGTTTATACTAGAAGTGATTCTTCTTTACAATATTATGAGCAATATACTATAAATATTTATACTCCTATTAAGATTATAAATGAAGTAGCTTTAAGAGAATTTCTCAAATACATAATCCCTGCAGGATATAACTATAATATATACGCTTATGATAGTTCTGAAACTGAAGGAGAGGTAACTAGAATTAACACAGTAGGTCAACTAGGATTCCTAAATACTTCCTTTGGAGTTCTCGGAGGAATTAGAGGAGATCTTTCTTATGATAACGAAGGTATTAAAGCCACTGTAAATTATAGTCCAGAAAATTATAGATTAAAAACCCCTATAGAGGGAGGATCTATAGATTTAGAAGATAGGCTTATAGGTGCTTCTGCAGATCTTGGTGTAGTAGTAGGAGGAGATAACTTACCTTACACCTATGATAAGGATAATGGGGTTAAATATAAAGATAATAAAATTAATATTAAAGTAAAGGTAGAATAGGAAGAATCCAATGGATAAAAATATAGATGCTATTAAATATGAGGGAGTTGTAACTCTAAAATTAATAGATGAAAAAACTAAAATAGTAAGAAAGCAATTTAATATCCATAATGAAGGAAGTAGAAATCTATTTTATTTTTTATGTAGATGTCTAGCCAAATCTTATGATGAATCTATGACTCCATTAGCTATAGATGCTTCTAAAAACACTTTAGGAAATGAGAATGAGGTATTTAATTCATCTCTATCTTACAGGGTTCTTTTATCTAGTCAATAGGTAATAAAAGATTTTAATGTGGTTGTAGGAGATAAACAAATATCTTATGATTATGTAACTAGATTTTCTGCAATAATACCCTCTTCGGTAGTAGTAGGCGGTACTGATCAGGGAACTTCCCTTAAATGCTTTGCCTTATATTCTAAATTAAGTTAGTATGATACTACAGGGTCTCTATTAGCTTGGATAAATATAGAAGAAGGAGTTCTCTTCAATGCCGGAGAAGCCCTTTTAGTAGAATGGAATTTAGGATTTACTAATCCTGTATAGATTTAATAGGAGGAATAATTAAATATGTATCTAAATAGTGAAGCGGTTGGAGTTTTTCCAACTACCGGAAGACCTCAAAAAGACCCTTTAGGAAGACTTACAACTGAATATAATTTAACCTCCTTAATAAATACATTACTAGATGTAGATGGGTTTGTAATTACTAATAATATAGATGGGTTTAATAATAACTCTATCGGGGCATTTCAATTTAATATTAAAGGATATATATTTACTATTCATAAAATTGGGGACCTTTTCAACAGTTCTGATTTTTCTGACGCCTCTAATCTATTTGCATCTATCAAAATTAAAATAGATGCTGGGAACTCCATAACTTCTACTGGAAATGAAAATTTGAACAGAATTCAATCTATTATAGATGGAGAAGATAATAAGGATGGTTCCTATAGAGGTTTAAGTATTCTCCCTACTAAACCAACAGATGGATCTTACTCCCTACATATATTAGAAAAAAGAGGAAGTAAATGGTATATCCCAGAAGAAAGTAAAATCAAATTAAAAACTAGTAAATCTGGAGATAATAGATCCGTATCTATAGATGACGGAGTAATAGAGTAAATTATTTTAGCTCGACTTTTAAAATAGTCGAGCTATCTTACTAGTTTCCTGTATTTATCTATGATAAAACCATTTTAAAATTAGGAGATCAATATGATAAATACTATCACATGCCCAAAATGCGGTAAAGAATATTTACCCGGAGAAATATATATCCCAAAGAATTTTTTAGGTCAGCCAGATACAATTATAAGAAATAATCAAGGCCAAATAGAAGATTATGATGGAATTCCAATGGATCTTGAAGAAGAATTTATTTGTGATTCTTGCGGAGCTCATTTCAAAGTAACTGCCTCAGTAAGTTTTAAGGTAAAAGATTTACCTAAATATGATATGACTAAAAATTATAGGACATCTTTATTTGAGGATAAAATCTCATTAGATGAAAATATGAATGATTAAAATAGAAGAAAAAATAGGTAATAAAGCAGTAGGTACAACTACTCTTTATGTATCTTTTAACTATCATCCAGATATAGTGGAAATAGTTAAGTAGTGTGAGGGGGCTCAATATGATAAGAAAAATAAATTATGGGAAGTTCCTATAAATAATCTTTCTTATTTATTAGATTATCTTACCCCATTAGATACTATAGAATTAAATCTCTATAAAGATTCAAATAAAAAAGAGATTATTTATAAACAACCTGAAGATTCTAATGTTAAATTATTTAAACATCAAGAAGAAGCAGTTGAATTCGGATTGAATCATAATAAATGGCTTCTATTAGATGTTCCAGGTTTAGGTAAATCTCTCTCAGCTATTAGATTAGCGGAAGAATTAAAATCTAGAGAAAATATAGAGCATTGTTTAGTAATATGTGGATTAAATTCTCTAAAAAGAAACTGGAAGTCAGAGATTAAAAAATTCTCTCAATTAGATTCTATAATAATTGGAGAGCATATATCTAAAAAAGGAAATATCTCTACTAAATCTATTCCGGAAAGAGTAAAGCAACTTAAAGAACCTATAGAAGAATTTTTTGTAATTATAAATATAGAGAGTTTAAGAAGCGAAGAAATAATTGATGCTATTATGAAAGGAAAGAATAAATTTCCACTTATAATATTAGATGAAGCTCATACCTGTAAATCACCTCAATCTCAATAGGGCAAAAATTTATTAAAAACTTCAGCTAAATACCAATTAGGAATGACTGGAACTCTTTTATTAAATAACCCATTAGATACTTATGTAGCCCTAAAATGGATAGGAGCAGAACATTCTTCTTATACTAATTTTAGATATCATTATTGTGTCTATGGGGGTCCTTTTAATAATGAGTTAGTTGGGTATCAAAATACAGATCAATTAAAAGAACAAATAGAAAATTTTTCATTAAGAAGAACTAAAGATTTAATTAAAGATCTTCCAGCAAAAAATATAATAAATGAATTTGTAGAAATGGAGGATAAACAATCTAAATTTTATGAAAATATAAAGAAAGGAATCCTTAATGAAAGAAAATCCGGGGTAAGATTATTCCCTGCTAATCTATTAGCTATGACTACCAGGTTTAGACAAGCTACAGAATGTCCTTCTATATTAACTAAAGAAGATATCCCAAGTGCTAAGCTAGAAAGAGCAATAGATTTATGCGATCAATTATTATCAGATCCAAAAGAAAAAGTAGTTATATTTACTTTCTTTAAAGAAACTTGCGACGTCTTAATGGATAGACTTAAACAATATAGCCCATTACTCTGTACCGGAGATATTCCAGATGATATAGTAAATCAAAGAAAAGATATTTTTAATTCTGATGATGAACATAGAATTCTAATAGGTACAGGACAAAAGATGGGGACTGGATTTTCTCTATCTTCTAAATGTCAATATTTAATATGTGTAGGTTATCCCTGGACAGCAGGTTTACTCGGTCAATGGGAGGATAGAATTCATCGTGTGGATAATAAAAGGCCCGCTTTTATATATTTACTATGGACTCTAGATACATTTGATGAGTATCAAAAAGAATTAATAGAAACAAAAGGTGCAATAGCAGACTATATGATAGATGATAATCAATCTCCAGAATTGATGAATAAACTAAAGAAATATATTCAAGATTTACAAGATTAAATTAATGAGAGATCTACATTAAAAATTAGTAGATCTCTCTTTTCCTATATATTATAATATAGATAATAAAATTGAGGTGTATCATGACAAGAAAAGAAAAATATCCCGAAACTTCAACCTTTCACTATCACAACGAAAATATTAAAAACAGAATAACTACTGATTGTGTTTATAGAGCCATTAGTAGAGCTACAGGAATAGGATATGTCTCTACTATTTATAATATGGCTGATATGCAGATAAAAACCGGTTACGATACTTGTAGCAATGAGGGAATAAATAGATATCTAACTTCCTTAGGATGGCAAAAGATGAAACAACCTAAAAAGCCTTCAGGGTCTAAATATACCGGAAAAGAATTTTGTGAGAAACTTCAAAGAGAGAATAATTCTAAAAATATAGTTGCTACTCTAGGAGGTTACCATGTAGTAGCTATAGTAGACAATAAAGTAAATGATATTTGGGATAGTACTCCTAAATGTATAGGAAATTATTGGATAAAATTATGAATAATTTTTAATTTTACATTAAAAATTAGTAAATAATCTCTTCTAAATATATTATAATATTATCATAAAAATTAATTTTAGAGGTGTTATATGAAATCATCTATTGAATTCATTCCAGGAACTATAGCTTATGAACTTAAGCAACATCAGGCAGAACTTTATTCCGCTTCCACTCCAGCAGAAATGAAAAGGAAAGCTGTCGAGATTGTGAAGAACGGAGATATTAAATCTGAAAAAGATAGGCAGGACTTTATTTTAAGAATGAATAAGCAAAATCCAAGCAATATGCTTTCTACTCTTGCAGCTTATATGACAGGAATGACAGTTTCAAAATAATTAAGTAAGAGGGATGTTAAAAAGCATCTCTCTAAAATCATGTATAAAAAGGAGATTTAATAATGCTAGATGAATATAGACAAATACATGAAAGAACAGCTACTGAGTTTTTAGGAGATAGTTGGAGAACAGAAAATAAGAATTTTCTAATTAACAAATGTTTAGAGTATGAAAAATCTAACCCAAAGCTTTATAATGCTTATCTATCGGCTGTAATTGCTAGATATTTTAATCTAGTCCCCCTATATACTTCAAAATGTAGTGGGGCTTATTCTGCTGAAGATTGTTATGAATGGCTTTTGGATGTAATTATGATGTCTCTTAAAGATAGGCCTTGGCTTTCTGGTTCAGGTAATAGATTGGAGGGGGATAAAAATGGCCCGGACAAATATATTAATGTATGTATGAAAAGTAGGGTTCAAGGATTTTATCAATGGTCTAATGCAGCAAAAAGAGCTAAATCTTTTACTTGTCAAACTAGTTTAGAAAACATGGTAGAGGCTACCGGAGATACTAATATGCCGGGTGAGGATAAAGAAGAGGATATAGATTCTAATTTAGTAGTAAAAGAGATTGTAAAGAAAATATTTTCAGAGAATGAGTTTGCGGAAGCTTTTATTATAGATGGAATTATAAATTCTCCCTGTATTGATTTTGAGCAGGATAAAGATACCAAATGGACTTATTCTTATTTTAATAAGAAAAAACTTCAAAAGCATATAAGATCTATAGATGATTCTTATTGCAGAACCTTTTCTAAGATGTATAAGATTCCATTAAATGAAGTAATTAGTGCTAAAGATATTTGTGTGAAATTATCTACAACTAAGATTTACACAAAGTTAAATAAAACACTTCTTAAATTAGCAAAAATGAAATTAGGAGAGAATTAATGTTATTCGAATTATTAGCTACTGATATGTATGTCAGTTATAATGTTAAATTAGCTAAGACATTAGGATTAACATCTGCTATATATCTATCTGAATTAATTAATATCAATAGAAAAGCAATTGAAAAGAATAAAATTAAAGATGGCTACTTTAAGATAAATAGAGAATATATAGAAGATAGAACTACCATAAATAAAGCAGATCAAAAGGATCTAGATAAGATGCTTAGTGAAGTTAAAGCTATTTCTATTGGGGAAAATTCCGATATGTTAAAAGTAGATATGGATGTACTCACTAGTCTTATTTTAGGGGATCAAAAGATAGTGGCAGAACTGCCTAATAGTTCTAAAAGAGGACGTCCCACTAAACAAGAAATTATAGTGAGGGCTTTAAAAGCTAATATAGAGACTAATAATCCAGAGTTAAAGAAAGCTTATGAGGATTGGATAGATGCTGTAAATGCTAAGAATGGATGGATGACTAAAGTACATGTTCTAGAAGGGCAAAAAGTTATAGATAATTATACTAATAAAGATCTAGATATGGCTTTAGAGATAGTTAAAATAGCTACTCTAGGTGGATATAGAGATATGAGTTGGGCCACTGCAGAATTTGAAAAGAAATATAAAAAAGAATTTGATTCTAAATATTCAAATCCTGTATCTAATCCAGTTCAGAAACCTAGATTAAGAATGTCAGAAGAGGTATTTTAATGGATTTTAGAAGTTGTGATAAAACTAAATCCTGTAAAAAATATAGAGAGGGTTCTTGCCCTATTATAAATCCTAATGTGGATCAATTTTGCCTTAAATGGTTTAAAATAAATGAATTACAAGATTTAGCTCTATTAGAAGATAATCAAAAAATTAGATTCCCTATGTATCTAGATGATGATGGGGCGGATAGAGAAGTATATACTAAACTTTCTGAAATAGAAAAAGACATAGAATATTTTGTAAATTCAGGTAAAAATATTTATTTATATTCTTCAAGTACAGGAAATGGAAAAACTTCTTTTGCTGTTAGATTATTAAATGATTATTTATCTTCTATTTGGTATAAGGCTAATTTAGAAGTAAAAGGACTATTTATTAGTGTCCCTAAATTTTTAATTGCTCTAAAAGATAATATATCTAAAAAATCAGATTATATTTCTCACATTAAAGAGAATGTATTAAAAGCCGATATAGTAGTATGGGATGATATAGCTACTAAAGGATTTACTTCATTCGAGATGGAGAATGTATTAAATATAGTAGATAATAGATTAGTATCTAATAAATCAAATATTTATACCTCTAATTTAGTCGGAGATGATTTGAAAGCTGCTATTGGAGATAGATTATATAGTAGAATCTTTACTAATTCAGAAGTATTTGAATTTAAGGGTAAAGATAAGAGAGGTCTTAAAGGGTGATTCAACTACAATTCTTAAATAAAGTGCTCTCTACAGGAGATGCATCATTAATAACATTAAATGATTTAAATAAAGATTTTTTTTCTGACTATTATGGTGAATTTGAATTCATTAAAAACCATATCAATCAATATGGAAAAGTACCTGATAAAACAACCTTTTTATCTAGATTTCCAAATTTTGATATCTTTGAAGTAAAAGAAACTGATAAATATCTTTTAGATACCTTATACGAAGATAGAAATAAGAGGCAATTAGCTAAAACCTTTAATAGAGTAAGAGAAGCTCTCAATGCTAATGATATAGATAAAGCTATGAGGGTATTTTCAAAGGCTCAAGAAGATATTACTTCTGTAAAGCATCTAGAAGCGGTAAATATTTTTGAAGATATCTCTAGATATGATTCTTATATAGAAAGAACTAAAGATATTTCTAAATTCTATATTCATACAGGATTTCCAGAATTAGATGAAATTATGGGTGGTTGGGATAGAAAAGAAGAATTAGCAGTTATAATGGCTAGGACCAATCAAGGTAAGAGTTGGTTGCTATTAAAAACTGCTATTGCGGCAGCAGAACAAGGATTAACTGTAGGTATTTATTCAGGTGAAATGTCAGAGACGAAAGTAGGCTATAGAGTAGATACTTTAATGTCTCATATTTCTAACACTAAAATTATTCACGGAAATGGCCAAATTAAAGATGAATATAAAAAATTTCTTGAAGATGTAAAATCCAGCCTTCCAGGAAAGATTATAGTCACTACTCCAGTAATGATAGGCGGTACTGCAGGTGTAGGGGCTTTAAGAGCTTTTATAGAAAAATATAATTTAGATATTCTTTGCATTGACCAACATTCATTACTAGATGATGATAGAGGGGCTAAAAACCCAGTAGAAAGAGCTTCTAATATATCTAAAGATCTTAAAAATCTTCAAGTAATGAAAAAGATACCTATTATCTCTGTAGTACAACAAAATAGAGAAAAAAATGAAGATGGAACCCCAGATACCAGAAATGTTAGTAGTTCAGATCGTATCGGACAAGATGCTACTTGTTTAATCTCATTTGAACAGAAAGAACAAAAAGATTCTAAAGATAAATTACTAACTATGTATTTAACTAAATCTAGGGATAGTGTAAACGGAAAAACTCTAAAATATATAGTCAATTTTGATACGGGTACTTTAATATTTGTTCCAGAAGAAACTGATGCTACTAACGGAGCTAAATGTGAACAACTTAAAAACGAATATGAAGATAACCCAACAGGATATGAGGCTAAACCTTTCTAATGAAGTTAGTAATTAAGAATAAGCAGATAAATGGGAAGATAGAAGATATCTTAAATAGGGTGAAAATTGAATCTTATAAAAATCTATTTAAGGATATGAAGCCATCGGGAGATCATCTTATGGTTACCTGCCCTTTTCACAAAGGTGGGAAAGAGACTCACCCCAGCTTCGGTATCCTAGCTACCAGAAAAGATCCCAAACTTCCATTCGGAATATCTCATTGCTTTACTTGTGGTAAAAATGTAAACCTTCAAGGATTAGTTGCTTACTCCTTAGATTTATCTTATGATGAGGCAGAAGATTGGCTAGTAGATAATTTTGGGGGAGATAATATAGATGAAGAACTTCCAGAAATTGTTTTAGAAGATCCTAAGCCTTCTCCAAATATGAGTGAAGATATATTAAAACTCTATGATTATTATCATCCCTATATGTGGAAAAGAAAGTTAACTAAAGAAGTGGTAGATAGATTTAGGGTGGGATATGATAAATCTCGAAATGCTATCACATTTCCAGTTTGGGGTGCCCAAGGCAATCTCAAATTTATTACTGCCAGATCAGTAAATACTAAAAGATTTTGGATACCTAAAAATGTAGATAAGCCAGTTTATCTTCTTAACTTTGCTATTAAAGATGGAGTAAAAGCTCTTATGGTTACAGAAGCTCAATTAGATGCCCTAACAGCTTGGAGTTATGGTTTTCCATGTTGTGCTACTATGGGGAATATATCTAAATTCCAAATAGAAAATATAAATAGATCCGGAATCAGAATAATTATAACAGCTTTTGATAACGATGAGGCCGGAGATTCTTTTACCCATAGATTTAATTCATTGATAAGAGAAGATATTTTAGTATATAGGTTAGAATGGGATAAATCCAAAAAGGATTTAAATGACTTAAGCAAAGAAGAATTTTGGGATGCTTTAAAAAATTTAGGATTTAAGGAGGAATTAAATGAGAGCAAATGAAGTCTTGAAAGTTCTTAATATTACAAGACCTACTCTTTGTAAATATATTAAAGAGGGTAAGATAAAAATAGACGCAACTATAAATGGGCAATATAGATATAATGCTGAAAGTGTGTTTCATCTCATAGGTAAAGAAGTTCCGGATAAATATAAAAATATTTAATTCCATTAAAAAGTATGGAAATGTTTCTGCTAAATTAGTATGAAATGAATTTGATTTTGATGGTGGATATATTTTATGGCAGAAATTATTCCTTATGGGTATGTATATTTAACAACTAATTTAATTAACAATAAAAAGTATATCGGGCAACATAAATCTACTAAATTTGATTCTAATTATTTAGGAAGTGGATTATATATAACTAAAGCTATTGCTAAGTATGGAAAAGATAATTTTTCTTGTTCAATTATAGAATGGTGCTATTCAATTCAATAGTTAAATGAGTAGGAAGAATACTGGATTCTTTTTTATAATGCAGTTGAAGACCCTAACTACTATAATATTTCTGCTAGGGTTGGCCCTTATACTCACACTTAGGAGAATATAGAAAAATTAAGGGTTAGAATGTTGGGGAATCAATTTGGATTAGGGCATACTATTTCTGAAAACCTTAGATAGAAATTTTCTAGAGATAGAAAAGGGTGGAATTGGTTTTAGGGTAGGAAACACTCAGAAAAAACTAAAACTCTTATGTCTGAATAGAGAAAAGGTCATCCTTCATATGAAAGCCAAAAATTAGCAGTATCTAAAGCTCTTAAAGGCAAGCCTAAATCAGAAGAAACTAAAAAGAAAATGTCAGAAAACACCAAGGGAATGTAGAATAGATTAAATACAGGGTATAAGATTATATGTATAGAGACTCAACAGGTATTTGGATCTATAAATCAAGCAGATGAGTGGCTTAAAAGTCAAGGTCTTCCTCATAATGTTTCTTTTGCCCTTAAAAATCCCCTTAAAAATGTTGGAGGATATCACTGGGCTAATATGGAAGATTAGGATTCTCTAAATTTGTTAAAAGATTTTATAGGAAAGCCCCAAGAACCTTATAGAAGTAGGATAGTTTCTAAAGTTAGATGTATAGAAACTCAAAAAATATATTCTAATTGTGAAGAAGCTTCTAAAGATACAAATATTCCTAGTAGTGGAATAAATAGATGTTTGAGAGGGTTTCAAAAATCTAGTGGAGGGTTTCATTGGGAGGTGGTAGAAGAGTAATCAATACCCTTTACGCCCATTCAATAGGCTATTATGCCCTCGGATTATTTGGTACTGGATCTTATACTCAATATAGAGAATTAAAGAGATCTGGGATTAGAAAATTTACTTTATGCTTAGATGGAGATAGAGGTGGTAGATTAGGTACCAAAAGATTCATAGAGGCAATGAAAGAAGATGTATTAATAGATGTAGTAGAGATGCCAGAAGGAAAGGATTTAAATGATTTAAGTAAAGAAGAATTTGAATCCTTACCAATACTAGATTCTTACTCTTGGCTAGATAAATATTCAAGTAAAATATCGGAAGAACAGTCTCTTCCAAATAATATATAAGGAGGTCCTAAAATGGGACAGATTAATTTTGAATTTTGGAAAAACAAACAAGCAAGCGCTTCTAAGAAGCAACCCACTGCTACTCAGCAGAATGGAGACAAACCTTACGTAGGTTACTTTACATTGAAAAATGATAAAGATACAGCTATTGTAAGAATTATGCATGACTCTCCAGAAGATTTTGACATGGTAGTAGGTCACAGAGTAACTATTAATGACAAACTTAGATTAGTAAGTTGTCTTAATGAAAAGACAGGAGATGATAAATGTCCTCTCTGTACAGTAGGTAAAAAGACAGAAGATAAAATTTACATTCATCTTATTGAATACACTAAAGATGCTAATGGCCAGATCGTTGCCACTCCTAAGGTATGGGAAAGAAGTGCTTATTATGCAAATACTCTAATTAATAATATTAATAATTACGGCCCACTTTCAGATTGTATTTTTAAGATTACTAGAAATGGTGCTGCAGGATCTAAGAAAACTACTTATGATCTTATGTATGCAAATCCAAATGTTTATACTAATGAAATGTACCCTAAAAAGGCAGAGCTTTTTGAAGGCTATAAGGCGGTAGGTACTGTAGTTTGGACTATGGATGCTAAAAGAATGGAAGCTCTTCTTAATGGGGGAGAAAGTCAAGAAGAAGTTGCTACTCCAAAAGCAGTACCTCAATATGAGACTCCGGCCCCAAGAAGTTATGAACCCACTCCAGCTGCTTCAACTGTAACTTCAACCCCAAATCCAGTTCCACCTATGACTCCTCAGACACCTAATTTCTCAACTCCTGATAATGGAGTAGCTAGACCAACTAGAAGATATTATCAGTAATAACTCTGAAGGGATTCGGGATTTACTCTCGAATCCCTTTATATTATCTATGGAGGTAATTAAATGAGTCCTATAGAATCTTTATGGGGAGAAGAATTTAATATTCCAAGTACTCAGGAAGTAGCTAAAAAGGTAATTAGTAAGATTTCTGGTCAAACTGAAGCTCAAAAATTAAAATCTAAAAAGACCCCTATAGAAGAAAAAATAGCCCTAATAACTCAGAATGTATATAAGATATTAGGGCACCTAAAAGATAATACTATAGTAATTAAAACAAGAGAAGAACTTCATTCTTATATAGATAACTCTATTTCAAATGAAATAATTGCTATAGATACAGAAACCAATAATAGTGTAGACACTCTAACATGTAAGTTAATGGGCGGATGTATTTATACTCCAGGGGAAAAAAGTGCTTATATCCCTATTAATCATATAAATAGATTAACTGGAGAAAGATTATCTTGGCAATTAACAGAAAGAGATATTAAAGAAGAATTTGATAGGCTTCAAGATCCATCATTAAATGATAGAGTTAAAATTCTCACTCATAATGGAAAATTCGATTATAAAGTACTTCTTAAAACTACCGGATTCGATATGAATATATATTGGGATTCTTATGTGGGTGCAAGATTACTTAATGAGAATGAAGCCGCGGGTTTGAAATTTCAATATATAGATAAAATAAATCCTAACCAAGAAAAGTATGATATAGAACATCTATTTGAAGGTATGGAATATGCTATATTTGATCCAGATCTTTTTGCTCTTTACGCTGCTACAGATGCTATGATGACCTATGAATTATATTTATGGCAGAAAAAAGCTTTTGAGGACCCTTCTTTAGCTGGAGTATATCATCTTATGATGACTGAAGAAATGCCTTTAATAAAAGTAGTTGCTAATATGGAATTAAGAGGTATCTCTCTAGATAAAGAATATGCTTCTAGATTATCAGTTAAATATCATACTCAAATGGAAGAATGTCTTAAGAGACTAGAGGATGAAGTTAATAAATATAATGATAAGGTTTCTAAATGGAGATTAACTCCAGAAGCTAATAATAGGACTCCAAATAAAAAAGGAGATGGATTTAATAAATCTAAGTCAGAGCAATTAGAAGATCCTATTAAGATATCTTCACCCACTCAATTAGCAATCCTTCTTTATGATGTATTAAAATGCCCTTCAGTTTCTACTAAATCTCCAAGAGGTACAGGAGTAGATGAATTAAAAGCCCTTGCAGAAAAAACTAAACTTCCTTTATGTAAAATAATATTAGATTATAGAGGGTTAGATAAATTACTAAATACTTTTATAGATAAATTGCCCAACGATGCAAGTGATGTGGATGGAAGAGTTCATTGTGAGTTTAAATCTCTTGGAACTGATTGTATAGTAGGAGATTCTTTAATATTAACTCCTACAGGAGTAGATACCATAGAAAATATAGTAGGTGAAGTTCAAGATAGAGAATATTCAGAATTTAAAACTCCATTAATAAACGAATTGGGTAATATAGAATATACTTCTCATAAAATAAAATTTGAGAATGCCTCAACTTATAAGATAAGTACCTATTATGGGTTCGAATTAGAAGGGACTCCAAATCATCCTATAAGAGTTCTAAATTTAAATCAATCTCAATTCTCCACTATTAAAAAAGCTAAAGAAGCTACTTCTAATATGTGGGATAGCTATTCTTGGAAAAAATTAGAGGATATTCAAGTTGGGGATTATATTATAATATCTAAAAGAAAGATTCCATTTAATCAAGATTATATACCTACTAAATTTGATCAAACAATTCAAAATAAAACTCATAAAAAATCTACTAAAATGCCTGAATTTTTTGATGAGACTTTTGCAGAATTATTAGGGATGTTTCAGGCAGATGGATCCCTAAATAATAATGCTGGATCTTGTAAATTAGCCCTTCATAATGAGCAACCAGAGGTAGTCTCTAGGTGGAAAGAATTATGTGAATATTGCTTTGAGGCTTCTCCAGTTTATGAAGATCAGGGACCAAAAAGCCAAGATATTATATCTAATTGGTACATAAATGGAAAAAAGCTAAATCAATTAAATAATTATATTCACACCGGAAAAACTAAAAAAAGAATCCCTAAAGAGATATTAAATTCTAATGATAAAGTATTTAATTCTTATATAAGAGGTTTAACCTTAGATAGTAGTAACTTTCAGGGAGATTCTTTAGATATAATTATATTTAATAAAAGGGATGCCCAAGCAGCTCAATTAAGGTTTTTAGCTCAAGGGGTGCTCTGTACTCTATTTAAAACTGGAATAAAAGATGGTAGATATGAATACGGAATAAGTTTCACCTATGATTCCTTAAAATGGTTTTATGAGAATGTTGGAGTAATTCAATCTCATAAAATAATAAATATTCCAACCCCAAAACAAAAGTTAAGAAGGTTTGAATCAGATAACTATTTTGCTATAATGGTAAGATCCAAAGAAGAATCTATTAACACAGTATATGATTTTACATTGCCAGAAACTCATTCCTTCATTTCTAATGGTTTTATATCTCATAATACTGGAAGATTCAGTAGTGCTAATCCGAATCTCCAGCAGATACCAAGATCTAACATAGAAATAAAACCTCTTTTTAGGGCTACTCCATCTTCGGAAAAGGAATTAAATTTTGAAAATTCCATCTCTCTAAATCCCTATGATGAAGTAGAAACTTCAAATGGATGGAAAAAAGTAAAAGAACTTCAAGTTGGAGATATAATAGATAATACTCCCATCACCGATATAACTAAATTAAAAGACTTATCTATTAAATTAGATTTTGGAGGTTTAAATGCCTAAAATAAAAATTAAAACCCCACCTTATTCTTTAGTTGCCTGTGATTTATCAGCAGCCGAAGTTCGTACCGCAGCTAATGCAGCTCAAGATAAAGAGATGATAAAAGCTTATAAGGCTTTTAAATATGAAAAAGAATTTACTAATTCTATAGAATTATATTCTTATGAGAGATTAAACACTACAGATGGATATAAATCCCTCCATATTTTAACTACAGAAGATATCTTATTAGATAAAGGTGGAAATCAAGTAAAAATAATTAAACTTGAAGATGAGGGGGATAAAAACAAATTAATTTTAGGGGATACTAACTCTCATACCTTTATAGTAGATAAACCCGGACAGGATCTTTATTCACTTATAGCTTCTAAAGCCTATAATAATAAATATGAAGATAATCTAGAGTTTTATCCAGAGGGTACTAAAATTATTTTCGATGGTAAAGAAGTAATATGTGGCAATAAGGAATTTACCAATAAAGCTGGAAAAGTAAGAAGACAAGATTCTAAATCATTACTAATCGGCTTAATCTATGGAAGAGGGGTTAGTAGTATTTGTGACCAAATAAACGAATCTAGATCAGCTAAAGGTCAACCAACTATTACTAAAGAAGATGCCCAAACTTTGATAGATAACATATATAAATCTTTTCCAGATCTAAAAGCTTGGATGGATAGAACTCATGATTTTATTCACGAATATGGATACATAGATGACGCTTTTGGGCGTAGAAGAAGATTACCTGATGGACAGCTTCCAAAATATTCTGTAACTACTAAAGAAGATGGAGAGTTTAACCCCTTTATAGGATGTGCAAATAGAGTAGATACTGATAAAATAAATAGATATAAAAAAGCTCTTGAAAATGTTAAATGGAAAAGAGATTATGATAATCTTAAAGCAGAGGCTCTAAAAGATGGGGTGGAAATCCATGATAACCAGGGATATATAGCTCAGGCAGAAAGACAAGCGGTTAACTTTCAAGCCCAAGGAGCTTCTAGTGAAATAAATAAACTATCTATGATCACCATAGATAAAGATCCCCATTTAAAAGAATTAGGAGTAAAATTACTCTTAACCATTCACGATGAAGTAATTGTAGAGTGTCCTAGTGAAAATGCAGAAGAAGTTGCGGAAATATTACCTAAAATACTAACTACTGCTGCAGGAGATAGGATGAAATGTCCTCTAAAAGCAGACAGTAGTGTAATTAGACATTGGTATGAAGATGATATGATAACTGTTTTAAATGATTATTTTACCTCTTTTACCAAAGATAAAGGGATGACTCCAGGAGAAGCAGTAGAAGAACTGCATAAAGAACATCCGGAACTACTTAAATCTCAATTAGAAAATCTATTCTTAAATCACTGTGGGTACTTGTGGAATAATATAAATATTTAATCTTAAAGAGATCCTTTAGTGGATCTCTTTTTTAATATTTACTATAATAAAATAAAAAATGGAGTAAGTATGAGTAAAGAAGAAAAATTGAAAGAGTTAGAAGATCTTCTCATGGAAGCTATGAAAATAGATAATCTTCCTGCCATAGAACATTATGAAGCTCTTATAGCAAGTCTTAAGAGAGAAGATTCCGATCCTGTATGATTATTTAGATAAATTAAAGGAGAATTATATTTATGGCTAATTATGAAGATGATAGATTTCCAAAAGCTTCAGATGGATATATTCTTTCAAAATGGTATATGGAGAATAAATATCAAGTAATAGAGATATTAGAAGATACTCTTTCTCCAGCTCAATTAGAAGGCTTTTGTGTTGGGATGACCCTTAAATATTTAAGTCGGGCTGATGCTAATGCTAAGTTAGAAGATTATAAGAAGGCCCAATATTATTTAGATTATATTATTAAATATAAATCTAAAACTGAAAAAGTTAAAGAAGATAGAATTAAACCTAATCATTATAAGGGTGGAAAGAAAATAGAGACTATAGATTGGATCGAAGACCAATTATCCCCTGAAGGGTTCGAGGGATGGTGTATAGGGTTAGTCATCAAATATCTTTGTCGCTTCCAACACAAGAACGGATTAGAGGATTTGGTTAAAGCCCAATATTATATGAATAAATTTATAGATAAATATTCCAAAAGAATGGAGTCAGATAAATGTCAATCCAAGTAAAAGAAAAAGATGATATTAGCAAATATATAAAAGTATCTCTACCTCTTACAGATGAAAATTTAGGTTATCAACATCATTTAGATATATCCGATGATGAGATCTATTATTTTATGGGTAAGAAAGTTTGCTTGGGTGAAGAAGCCCCAAAAAATATTACTTCTAAAGCTAGGCAAGAACAAGCCAAATTTACTAAAGAGCAGATGATTGAGTATGCTAAAACTCATTTAATGCCTTTAGTTCCAGATGATAAAGAATTTATCCCTAGAGATTATTGGTGTTCTTTTAAGGAATTACTTGGATCTAATATTAATAATGAGTCTCACCCAGTATGGCAACTCTCACATAGAGTAATTAAAGATAATTATGTAAAGCATTCAGATACTCTATTACTTCAAGCTTGCGGTAATTATAAGCCTTATATTGATAATGCAATATATCAATATACTCTTAGAAAATACAGAGAAGGATACTTTGATCTTTTTGTATCTAGTTGGGAATTGACTCCTATAGATTTTAGTCCTTTCTTCCCCTGGAGATATTATGATTGGTCTCACGCTAAAGAAACTCCATTTATGACTGATTGTTGTATAACTCACGAGTTTAGAAATATTTGTGACTTTGTAGAATATTTTAATTATAAAAGAATTATTATTTTTGCTCCAGGTGGGAATGATCATTTCTATGTTGAACTTAATAGGCGTTTGCAGAATCATTTTGAAAATTCTAAAGTAACCGTAGAAATGGTTTGGGATGACTCTACAATTAAGAAATTTAAGGAAGAGATGGATGGAAGATGTACCGATGGTCAATGCAATTGGGCTCTAAAAGTACGATATAATAATCTTCGTCCAGGTAGAGAAAGATTAGAAGATCTTATAGGTTATGATCCCAATAAAAAAGTAGATCCTAAAGATTGGAATTATGGGATTAAAGATATAGATTTGATTAAATATCTTAGAGGGAATAAAGAAGAATCTTGGAAGGATGAAGTGACTCCCAAAAAGGAAAGAAAGAAAAGATGCTCGAATACGAAAGAGACTTACAAGCCAGTGGATCTATTCTAATTGCAGGAATGGATGAGGCAGGCAGAGGTCCATTAGCAGGACCTGTATTTGCAGCTATGGTTATAATGCCCTTAGATAATATTATAGAAGGAGTTAACGATAGTAAAAAATTAACTCCTAAAAAGAGATCTGAGTTATCTAAAGTTATAAAAGAGAAATCCCTAGCTTTTTCTATTTGTTCTGTAGATGAATCAGAAATAGATAAGGTAAATATTCTTGAGGCGGATAAAGAATGTATGTATAAATGTTGTCAAGAAATATCTATTAAACCTGATTACTGTTTAGTAGATTTTGTTCCTCATTTAGAATTACCATTCCCTCACAAAGAAATAGTTAAAGGAGATGCTAAAAGCTATTCAATAGCTTGTGCTTCTATTCTTGCTAAAGTAGCTCGTGATAAATATATGGAAGAAATGGCCCTAAAATATCCTCAATATCAATTCGATAAACATAAAGGGTATGGAACTAAATTACATTATGAAATGCTTAGAAAGTATGGGCCCTGCGAAATACATAGAAAATCTTTCTTAAAGAAATTCTATGAAAAGGAATCTATATGAAATTGAATTAGTTAGAAATAAAAACTCAATTAGATATTCATTAGTATAATCTCGGATATATTCCAGATCCCCCAACAGATGATGAGATTTATCTTTATTGGGGTTTAAAAGAAAAAGGTATTAGAGCTAAAGTAGTAAACTCTAAATCTAAAGAATATTGGGATAAAATAAAGACAAAATAGGATTATATAGAATATGCTAAAAAGAATTGTGATCCTATTTTACCTGATGATTAGGAATTTATACCCAGAAAATATTGGGCCCCTATAGATGATTTAATAGGAGAGGATTTAGGTGTCTTATATCATCCAGTTTGGGGATTAACTAGAAATTATATATTCGAAAATTTTATCCCTCATTCAGATACTTTAGTAATTTAGGATTGTGCTAATAAGAAGCCTTATTTAACTAATGCCAATTATGATATAACTAAAAAATTAATGTTAGGTGGTTTCTGTGATGTAGCTGTATGCTCAATAGAAACTATACCTCTTCCTTTTACTATATATTATCCAAATAGAATGTATGATTGGGCTCATACAAATGAAGATTCTTTTATGACTGAATCTCTTAAAGATTTTAATGTAGATAGAATAATACACTTTATATTTAAGTTTGGGTACAAGAAAATTATATTTATGTCTCGACCCTACACTGCGGATGGAGATGAAGAACCTAGAATAACAGAGATTAAATAGATGTTAAAAAGTACAGGGATAGAAGTATTAAATATCTATGATTAGGATTACACTAAAGAGTGCCTTAAAGTAGCTAAAGGGTTTGGGATATTAAAAGTTAGATACGCTAGATTCGCTAGAAATAAATTATATGATTTATTAGGAGCTCCAAAAGATTTTCCTCAATTATATTAGCCTTCAGATTATGTGAAGAAATAGAGTTATAATTTTGATAAAAAGATAAATATACCTAATTATGAGCCTCCCAAACCAATAAGAGAGATAGAAGAATGTATTCCGGATACTTAAAACAAATAAATCAATATTTAGATTCTCTAAATGAATCTAAAACTCCTACTATAGTTTTTTTAGGTTGTAGTGCTACTAAAGCAGATAAAAAATGTAAAGCTAAAGATCTTTATCAAGGATCTTTATTTAAGTATTCTTACGAATATGCTAAGAAGAAACTTAAACCAAATAGAATATTTATATTATCTGCCAAACACCATTTATTATCTTTAGGGGATATAATAGCCCCATATGATATGTGTTTAGATGATTTTTCAGCAGAAGAAAATCAAGAGTGGGCTAATGAAGTAATTAAAGAATTAAAATCTAAAGGAATATCTAAAAATTATAAAGCTATCTTTTTATGTGGAGATAATTATAGAAAGAATTTGCAGGACTATTTTAAAACCTATAGAGTTCCTACTGAAGGATTAGGTATAGGAGAGCAATTAGCTTTCTATATTAAAAAACTTGGGTATAAATTAGAAGAAGATTTATCCTATTCACCATAAAATAAGACTTATTGCTTTAGCTATAATATAAATTTTGTAAAAGTTTTATAAAAAGTATATTTCTTATAAAAGCATTATTGCTAAATTATATGTAATTTGAATTAAGGAGAATCATTATGATTGTTAATAAAGCATATAAAATTAGATTATATCCAAATAAATCACAATTAAATATGATAGAACAGTCTTTTGGTTGCTCTCGTTTTATATATAATTCTATGCTAGCTGAAAGAAAATCTATTTATGAACTACATAAAGATGATGAAAATAGGCAGATTTTATGGGCACATAAATATAAGACTGAAAAAGATTATAAGCAGGAGTTCGAATGGTTAAAAGATGTTGAAAGCTCTTCTTTACAGCAGGCTAGAATAGATTTATCTAATGCTTATAATAATTTCTTCAAATCCCTCTCCGGCAAAAGAAAAGGGAATAGCAGATTCCCAAAATTTCATAAGAAAGGGGTCAAAGAGTCTTATAGAGTTGTGATGAATAATAACAACATAAAGATGGATTTTGATTTACATAAAATAAAGATACCTAAATTGGGTTGGGTTAATTACCACGATGATAGACAATTTGATAGCAATTATATAAAACAAATTACCATATCTAAATCTAAAACTAATAAATATTTTGCATCTATTATGATTCAAATAGATATTCCTGATATAATTAAATTAGAATATTCACCTGAGTTAATAATAAAAGGTTTAGATATGTCAATGGAGAAATTCTATGTAGATGAAAATGGAAATTCTCCTGAATATATAAAAAGATATAGAGTTGCACAAAAACACTTAGCTTATTTACAGAGACAGGTTAGCAAGAAGCAAAAAGGTTCATCTAATAGAGAGAAAGCCCAGTTGCGTGTAAATAAATTATATGAGAAGATAGCCAATTCTCGTAAGGATTTTATTGAAAAATTGAGTACTAAACTATTGAATGAAAATGATGTTATTGTCATTGAATCTCTAAATATGCAAAACCTTGCACAATCTTTACATTTAGGCAAATCTGTGCATGATTTGGCTTGGGGCATGTTTGTGAATAGATTACAACAAAAGTCAGAGGTAACTAATAAATTAGTTATCAAAGCGGATAAATTTTTTGCATCTTCTCAAATATGTCATGTTTGTGGGTACAAAAATAAAGATTTAACTCTTAAAGATAGAGAGTGGGATTGTCCAATTTGTGGTACTCATCTACTAAGAGATGAAAATGCAGGACAAAATTTGAAGAATTTTGGGCTGAGTATTTTAAATAATTCAAGGTAGGAACTACCTGTAGAGCCTGTGGAGATATCTTCAGTGGAAGAATCGTTGAAGCAAGAATCTTATGACTTCTAGTCATAAGTAGTTCAATAGAAAGTTACATTCCCTAATATATAAAATGTATATATAATTTGAAAATCAAAATTTCTTAAAAATAGTTAAGAAGAGACGTGTTGCCAAAACCACTACTGTCTATAAACCTAAGTGGGCTGTTCATTAATCAACTAATGGACTCAGCTCATATAAGAACTGAGTCCATTTTTAATAGGAGTTTATATTGAATAAAATTGAAATTATAGGTTTAATAGCATCTATTCTTATAGTAGTTTCTATGATATTTAAGACTACCTCTTTTAAAGGGACTATATTGATGAGAATTATAAATGCTATAGGGAGCATATTCTTTACTATATATGGATTACTTTTACCTGCTTATAGTACTGCTATAACTAATGCTTGCTTATTTATCCTTAATATAGTTTATTTAATAATAGAAATAAAAGATTATTATAAAATTAAATAAAAGGGCTGTTTTATTACCTTCATGGCCCTTTAATATAAAAATAATTCTAAAGGAGATTAAATATGAAAATAAGAGATGGTACTTAGAACCCTTAAATTAAACTATAAATAAAAAAATTAAATTTAAGGAGATAAAAATTAATATGTTTAGTAGAATTAAAAATAATTTTAAAAATGAGTTTGTAGGTACATGGAAAGGATTTAATGATGAAAAAATTAATCCAAAAATTCTTCTCTTAGTAATAATGAATATTGTATGCCTTTTAATAAGCAACATTATTGCAGTTAAAACTTTAGATTTAGGTCTTAAATTCGGTACAGGATCAAAATTCCTAGAGTTTACTATTCCTGCAGCAGTAATTATGTATACTTTCAATATTATCTGTTCAGATATGTTATGTCAATTAGCTCCTGTTTGGAGTAGAAGAAGTTGCCATATTGGATTTACACTTAATCTTCTTATGGTGGCAGCTTTTACAGCAACCATTTATCTTCCAGGTTCCATTAGTGGTCAACCTGCAGTAGGTATGGATAGTAATATCGGTGTTGTATTAGGTAGTTCTTGGTTTATGCTTATTGCAAGCATGTTAAGTTATTATTTTGGGGATTTACTTAATGATACTGTATTCTTTAGATTAAGAGCTAAAGATGGTGAAGGAAGTGGTAAGTTAGTTAAAAGATGTGTATTAAGTACCGCTTGCGGCCAATTAGTAGATAGTTCAATCTTTATTACTTTTGGATTATTTTTACTTCCAATGTGGGTACAAGGAACACCTTTTATAGGTTTTGATTGGGCTACTAAGAGTTATGGAATGTGGGGAGGATGGGCTTCAGTTATTGGAACCATTTTAATCCAATTTTTAGTAAAAGTAACTCTTGAACTTATTATTTCCCCTATTATAGTTGCTATTTGTAAAGATAGAACTCTAAAAGTTGAAGAATAATTAAATAGAGAGGGATTAGTAGATCCCTCTCTTATTTCAAATTATACTAGCTAAAATAATCAATAATAATAATAAAGGAGAATTAGATAAATGAGAGTTAAATTAAAATTTTTATTTTTTATATTATCTTTATGTATTATTCCTATTTTAGCTTCTTGCCATAATTCTACTTCTAACAATAATCATACTCATTCTTATGTGGAATTTATTATTTCTCCAACCTGTACAGAGGACGGATATACTTTATGTAAATGTGAGTGCGGAGAAGAATTTAAGAAAGATATAGTTTCTTCACTAGGGCATGATTTAGGAGATTGGGAGATAAAGAAATATCCTACTGAGACTGAAGAAGGGCTTAAAATTAGAAAATGCTCTCGTTGTAATTATGAAGAAAAATGTTATATCCCATTTGTTTCTCATACTCATATATTTAATATTAAGAATATAGATTCAAAATATATTAAATCGGAGGCTACTTGTACAGAAAAAGCTTTTTATTATTATTCTTGTGGTTGCGGAGAGAAAGGAGATCAATATTTTGAGGTTGGAGATCCTTTAGGACATCTTTTCCTTAATTATATTTTAGATAATAATGCTTCTTGTACTAAAAACGGAACAGAAACTTCTAAATGTAGTAGATGCGATATAACAGATACTAGAGAAATCCCTAATAGTAAAACATCTCATTCTTTTACTCATTATATTTCCGATAATAATGCTACTTATGAAAAAGACGGCACTAAAACTGCAAAATGTGATTATTGTTCTGCTAAAGATACAGTTGTAGATGAGGGCAGTAGATTAAATAGTAGAATAAATTTTAAAACCTTAACTATAACTGAAGATAATCTTTATAGTACTAAAGTAGGCAACTCTATAGAAAATTTCTCTTTTATAAATGAAATAGAAGTGATAGGGATTGCAAAATTTGTAGTATCTTCAGATATTTATGGAAGCAATCAATTTGCTACTAAAGTTGTCCCCTTAGAAGTTGGAAATAATCATTTCTATATTATAGAAATGATTGATGAAGAGCCTACTAGTGTTTACGAAGTAAATATAAGAAGAAGGGAAATTTATAGAGTAACTTTCAATTCGCAAGGCGGAACTGCGGTGGAAAATCAATTAATAGAAGAAGATTCCTTAGCAATTCAACCAGTAACTCCGACTAAAAAAGGATATACCTTTAATAAATGGGCTTTTGATTTTTCCATTCCTATTACTAAAAATATAAATATAAGTGCAGAGTGGACTGCAAATATAGACACTAAATATAAAGTAGAATATTATTTTGAAAATATAGAAGATACAAATTACACTTTGTATGAAACAGATAATTTACAAGGCATTACCGATACAACAGCAAATGCAGAAATTAAAAATTTTGAACATTTTACCTATATAGAGAATAAAGGCAATTTAAGCGGAAATATTTCTGCAAATGAAGATTTAGTATTAAAAGTGTATTATTCAAGAAATACTTATACTGTTGCTTTTGATTTAGGTAAAGGAGAAATCAACTATAATTCTAATTTATTAATTCAAACTATTAAATACAATGGAAGTGCTAAAGATATAAGTAATATAATATCTCTTAAAGGGGCATCTTTTAATAGTTGGGATAAATCTCTTAATAATATAGATAAAGACATTACTATTAAAGCAATATGGGATTACATAACTTACCATATAACCTTTAATGATACTACTTTTAACAACGTGGTTGAGTCTATAGATTATACCGTAGAGCAAACCCCCTTAAAGTTGCCTGAATTAAAAAGCTATACTAAAGTTCTTAAGGGATGGAGAGCAGAAGGTAATTATATATTTTATAATGAAATTACAAAAGATAATTTAGGAGATTATGATTTTATCTCTAGTTGGGAAGACATAATTAAACCTATCAATTATAATAATCCAAACTCTTATTCAGGTTATACTCATTGGGTTTTGACAGATACTGCAAAAGAAAAATGCACTGAATTAAATGTGATAGAATTTAATAAGCTTATAGCTAATTCTAGTTATAAGGATTTGCCCCTAAAATTAAATGGATGCCAAAAATTAGAGACTTTAATAGTTCCACCGAATAAAAAGATAGAAGAATATTTTAAGGATTGGGAATATGATAACTCTTATAATATTGATTATAGTTATGGGATCTCTGGAACTTTAACTGAAATTAAATATTCTAGTTATTATCCGAACTCATTAAAAACTCTTCATGTAATAGGAGATGAAAATAATTCATCTATTATTAATAGCATAGGTGGAGAATGTAAGATAGAAAATCTATATATAGAAGGAGTAAAAACTATATCTGATTGGGCTTTTGCTAAACTTCGCCATTTAACCTATATAGAATTAAATGATAATATTGAATCTATAGAGCAAGATGCCTTTTATTTATGTATAAATTTGAAAGTAATTAAGATGCCCTTAAATTTAGCCTCTATAGATAATAAATCTTTTAACGATTGCTATAATATAAATAAAATATATTTAAATAAGATAGAAGATATTCAAATAAATGGGGCTTTTATATGGAATTGTGAAAATGCTATAAAATATATTTATTCATCTACTAAACCTACTACAGAAGGAAATTATTGGCATTATGATTCTAACGGAAATATAGAAGAATGGTGACTCAGCAATTCCTTCTTTGTATATATAATATGTAAAAATTAAAGATGGTGTTTTAAATACCTTCATGCCATCAAAATCAATTCTAAAGGTAGTCACGAGGGTTGGCTACTATAAAAAGATAGTCAACCCTTTATTTCTACCCTTTCTAAGGTATAAAATAAAAATTCCAGAAAGGAGAAAATCAAAATGAAATGTATTGTAAGCTTAAGCGGTGGTCGTGATTCAAGCACTTGTCTTGGATTAGCAGTAGAAAAGTATGGTAAAGAAAATGTAAGTGCCATTGGATTCGAATATGGATCTAAACATCCTATGGAACTCGAAAGAGCCCAGAAAATAGCTGATTATTACGGAATACCATATAAAATTGTAAATATTGATCCTTCTATTTTTGCAGGTTCAACTTGTACTATGTTAAAAGGATCTAAAGAAGAAGTAGAAAAGGGCAGATCTTATGAAGAAATTTTAAGTGAAAAAGAAGGTAAAGTTAGTACTTATGTACCTGCTAGAAATACTCTTTTTAGTGCCTATACTTTAGCATTTGCAGAAAGTCTTAGTGAGAAGAATGGTGGGGAGCAGGTTTCAATTATGCTCGGCCAACATGCAGATGATAGTGGTTATTATGTAGATGAAAATGGGGAAGAGCATCTTGATGATACTAAAGCAGCCTATCCGGATTGCAGCGTTTCTTTCGTAAATGCTTTTGCAAAAGTTGCCAATATTAGTTCTGTAGGTAAAGTTATTTATGAAACCCCATTTATTAAAATGCATAAGTGGGAATTGCTTAAATTAGGTATGGAGCTTAAAAACCCAGTTCCTTATGAACTTTGCTTTAGTTGTTATGATCCAGTACAGAATGAAAAGGGTGAATGGGTAGAGTGTGGTGAGTGTGCAACTTGTATTGATGTAAAGAAGAATATGGATAAAGCTCTTGATGTAATTGAAAAAGAAAATCCTTCCCTTTATGAAACTGTTAAGAAATATAGGATGTAATTTATGAAAATAAGAAAGCTTTATAGAATTGAATCAGCACATATAGTTAAAAATGCTTACTCACAAAGATGCTCACACTCATACCATGGCCATAGTGGAGTCATTGAAGTATTTTTCAAGGCAGACGAACTTGATAATGCAGGAATGATTTTTGACTTTGGGGCTATGAAGAAAACAGTAGGATCTTTCCTTGATATGTTTGATCATAGTGCACATCTTTGGAAAGAGGATGAAGAGGGAATTAAATTCTTTTCTAATGCAAATGAAAGATATATTATTCTTCCCTGTAATCCAACTGCAGAAAATTACTCAGTTCTTTTTAGAGACTGCATTAATGAAATTCTTACAAATCAGAAATTCTACAATGGAGTTCATAATGTAAGATGTGTGGGAGTAAGATACCACGAAACTGCAACTGGATATGCTGAAAGTGAAGAGAGTGACCCTAAAAAATATTCCCTTAAGGACATTCAATTTTCGTCAGCAACTATTGAAGAAGCATCAGAAGAGATGAAGGAGATTTTAAGAGGATGATTAGAAAAAGATCTACAGGCGAAACAGAAATAGCCTTAATTAACATCTTTGAAAGTATAAATGGAGAGGCTTATGCTTCAGGTAAACCAGCAGTTTTCATTCGTACATTTGGGTGTAATTTAAGATGTAAATTCCCTTGTGATACTCAAGAATGCTGGTCAGTAACAAACATGCTAAAGGTTTACCCAGAAAGAAGTTCTTGGCCTGATCCATTTAAATGGAAAACCGCAAAAGAAATTTTTGATGAAGTAGAAGAGATTGAGAAAAATTATTTCCACAAATCAATCTGCCTTACAGGTGGAGAGCCTTTGATGGAAGAAAATAAAGAATTTATGCTCAATGAGTTAATCCCTCTCTTTGTAGATGCTCACTACGATGTTGGTATTGAGACTGATGGAGGGATTGATTATACTGATTATAAAAAGAGATTTGGAGATTCTAAAATTGTCAATGGTAATGGAGATAGAGAAGGTGTAACTATTATTGCTGACTATAAGCTTCCCTGTTCAAGTATGACAAATTTAATGATTCAATCTAATCTAAATCTTTACTCGGAGATGGATGTTCTTAAAATGGTTATTTCAGATAAGGAAGAAGATTGGGAAGAGCTTGATAGGCTTCTTGCATCAGGTACAAAGGCATCAATTTTCTTAAGCCCCTGCTTTGATCAAGTTACTATGCATAGAATTCCTGAATACGTAATTCAGCATGCAGATAAACCTATTAGAGCCCAAATTCAAGCACATAAAATATTCTGGTCCCCAGTAGAAAAAGATGTATAAAAGGAGATTTATATGAAACCTATTTGGTATGATTTTGTAAAAGAAAGATATTTTAAGAAGTTCCCTAATAATAAAGAAAAAGATTTTAAGAGAGATTTAGATAAATACTCTAAAATTCCTAATTTTAAGGCCTGTGAAAATATTCATCAGATAATGACTAATTATTCTAAAAGAAAGGATCTTCCAGATGTAGAAGAAAATTATGTTATTGCAGATCAAGTACTCACTACAGAATCTCATTGGATAATGAGAATGGTAACTCAATATTATTTTACAGAAGCTTTTAAGGCTATGAAAATTGATCTAGAAGATGATAATATTAAAGAGCAGAGTTTAGGTAAAGGTACCCCAGGCAGAATAGCTAAACTTTATCTCGGAGAAGATCCAGAGGATACCACAGAGTTACTTTCCGGTAGATGGAATAAAGAACCCTACATTGCTTGCTTCCCAAATACAGATAAGAATCACTCTGTAATTACTAAAGAAGTAGATGTAGTTGCTTGTTGCTCCCATCACTTCTTACCCTTTAGTACTTTTAATGGAGGTAAAGCTATTATTGAATATATTCCAGGGGAATATGTTCTCGGTATCTCTAAAATCTCTAGATTTATTAATTGGTGTGCCAGAAGAGGTTGGTTACAGGAAGATTTAACTAACTATATCGGCAACACTATTAAAAGAATTGCATCTACAGAAGATGTTCATGTCAAATTAGAGGGATTAGTTCACGGATGTGAAACCTTTAGAGGAGCAAATTCTAAAGCAGGTAATCTTACCACAGAGTTTAAGAGTGGAGTTTTTGCAAAAGATTGAGATTAAATATCTCAATCTTGTATATTATTACAAATAAATATAGAAAGGAATTTATATATGAAATTAGTTAGTATTACTCCAAAAAATGGATGGCAATGGATGTTTGAACAACCTATTGCTATGTGCCTTACCCATCTAGTTCAACGTTATCCAGAGTATGCAGAAATGATTAGAAATAGGCCTAAAGATTGTTTCATTATGCTTGATAATAGTATAGTTGAATTAGGCGAATCAGTTACTCTTAAAGAAATTTTCGATGCTGCAGATAAAGTTCAAGCTAATGAGATTATACTTAGAGATGCCTATCCTAATGGCCCTCGAACAATAGAAAGAATTAAAGAAGATGTTCAATATATTAGGGATAATGGATTAGCAGGAAAATATAATATTATGGCAGTTTGTCACGGGGAAAATGAAAAAGATTTCAGAGCAACTTTTGATTATATTAATTCCGTCCCTGAAATAACTACTATTGGAATCCCTAAAGTTCTTTCTCGTTGGTGTGGGGATAGAGTTAACTTAGCTAATGTTTGGATGAATACTAATAAAGAAATTCACCTATTAGGTTCTTGGTATACATTAGCAGAGTTAATTAGACTTCCAGAGGATGTAAGGTTAAAGGTAAGAAGTTGTGACACCTGTTTACCGGCTTTAAATGTAATTCAAAATATTGGGATTTATGATACTAGAAATGGTACCATAGATCTTGAAAAAGAATATCCAGAACTTACAAAAGAGAAATATGATAAAATGATTAATTCATTCTATAAGGAGTATCTTCACTTATGAAATATAAATGTTTAACTCTTATATTAGAAAATTGTGATCAGATTTATCTTGATCCTAAAGATGTAGTTTTTCTAAATATATCAAATCTTACTACTAATATTAGAGTAGAAAACGGAGAGGTAAGGAAATGGTATAAAGCATCTAAATTAGATCTTACTCTACTCTCTTCAGCTAATACAGAATGCGATAGATTTGGGAATAAATATAAAATATTTGATAGATTACTTAATTATCCAGATATCACTTCTATTATCATTGAGTATGAAGATGGATCCTCAGAGCAAATTTTTGTAGAATGGGAAGATTTAACCCCAAATGGATGTAATAATAAATATCAAGAATCCGTTATGGTAGGAGATAATCTTTTAGTTACTATTAGCCCAACTCATAAAAAGGATATAGAAGATATCTTAAATGATGGGTTAGATTTCTATTTAGAAAATATAAATTTAGAAGCTGACGCGAGTTACTTTTAATTTTAGTAAATATCTCTTCCGAAATATCATATAATATGTATAGAAAATAAAGAAGAGGTATTTCCCATGAAGTTCTCAATTCTCAAAAGTTTAATCCCTACGGTAGAAGAAAAGCTGGAGTACTATAACAATAGATTCGCTAAGAAGAAATTCGGTACTCTCACTGTGAAATATTCTGAGCCCTATATTGAAGAAAAAGATCATAGAAAAATTCAACTTGTGGATGTAGAAGTAGATGGGAAATATAAAATTCCTGGATGGGAATTTGTAGCAAGTTTGGAATGGATTCCAGATGCTAATTCTAACATAATTAAAAAAGTAGATTCCGATATAGAAGTCCCTAGAGAGTATCTCACCTCTACTAAATGTGATCACTGCCATTCAGACAGAATGAGAAAGTATACAATAATTCTTTACAATGAAGAAACTAAAGAATTTAAGCAAATAGGTAGATCTTGCGTTAAAGATTATATTGGAGCAGATGTAGAAGATTATCTTTCTTACTTATCTATTTTTGATAGAATGTCTGATTGGTTTAATAGTTTGCCTAAAGAAAGTAGAAACCATCAAGATAATTTCTTTAAAGTAGATGAGATTCTTGAACAGACAGTAGAAGAAGTAAATCATTACGGATATGTAAGTCAGGCAACAATTCAAAAATGGAATGAATCTCATCAATATGATGAAGATTATTGCCCATTAGAAAAAACTTCTTCTCAGGTCTTTAAAATTATGAATGAAGTTACCGGATATGGTACTAATGAATTAGCCAGACCTAAATATGAAATAACTTTAGAGACTATTGCAAAAGTAAAAGAAGTAAAAGATTTTATTTCTAACTTAGAAGATAAGGATGATTATACCCATAACATTAAAACTCTTTTACAAACTGAATATGTAGATAATAAAAATTTAGGTTTAGTTGTAAGTGCTGTAGGATATTATCTCAGAGAAACTGAACTTAAAAATATTCAGAAAGAAGAATCTAATTCCGAATATATTGGGAGTATCGGAGATAAAATAGAATTCACTTCAGATACAACTGTAATAAGTTCTTACTATACCGAGTATGGAATCACTTACATCTATAAATTTATTTTTAATGGGAATGTAATTATTTGGAGAACAAATAAAAAATTAGATGGGATGCTTACAATCAAAGGAACCATAAAAGAACATTCCGAATATAATGGAATCAAACAAACAGTAATTACTCGGGGGAAAGTAATTTAATGAAAAGATCCAGAGAAAATTAAAAGTCTCTGGATCTTATTTTGTATATAATTATAGAGGAGAATAAATATGACAGATATAGAAATTGCTCAGAAAACTAAATTATCACCCATAAAATATATTGCTAAAAAGATGATGGTGTTAGAGTCTGAATTAGAATATTACGGAAACTATAAGGCTAAAATTCAATTAGACAATTATAAAAATTCCTATAGAAAAGGTAAATTAATCTTAGTCACTGCAATGAACCCCACCAAATACGGAGAAGGTAAAACTACAGTCTCTATTGGGCTTGCAGATGGGTTAAGGCAACTAGGTAAAAATTCTTGCTTAGCTTTAAGAGAACCTTCACTTGGTCCAGTATTTGGATTAAAAGGTGGAGCTACAGGCGGTGGAAGGACTCAAGTTGCACCTATGGAAGATATCAATCTTCATTTTACAGGTGATTTTCATGCTATTGAAAATGCCAATAATTTACTCTGTGCCATGGTAGACAATCATATCTATCAAGGTAACGAACTTAATATTAAAAAAGTAACTATTAAACGTTGTATGGATATGAATGATCGCCAATTAAGACATATCATAGATGGTATCGGAGATGTAAATGGAATAACTAGAGAAGATGGATTTGATATAACAGTTGCTTCTGAGGTTATGGCTTGTTTCTGCCTTGCTACAGATTTAGATGATCTTAAAAAGAAATTAGGCAATATTACTGTCGGATATGATAAAGATAATAAACCAGTTTTTGCTAAAGATATAAAAGCAGAGGGAGCAATGACTGCCCTATTAAAAGATGCTATCAATCCTAATCTAGTTCAAACCCTGGAAGGTACTCCTGCGATCATTCATGGAGGTCCTTTTGCAAATATTGCTCATGGATGTAATTCTGTAATAGCAACTGATTTAGCTCTTAAGCTATCAGATTATGTAGTTACTGAAGCAGGTTTCGGAGCAGATTTAGGTGCTGAAAAATTCTTAGATATTAAATCTAGAGTTCTTAATAAAGTTCCGGATGCTATAGTATTAGTAGTAACTTGTAGAGCTATTAAACATACTGGATTTGATAATGTAGTAAGACACTATCAAAATATTAAAAAATTCGGACTAAATGTAATAGTTGCTATAAATAAATTTAAGGACGATACAGAAGAAGATTATAAGGAACTTACAGAAAATTTAAATAATCATAATATGAAATATGCTTTTGCTAATGGTTGGGCTGACGGAGGTATCGGATGCCAGAACTTAGCTCAAGAAGTAATTAAATTATGTAATTTACCTAATGAATTTTCTCCATTATATAGATTAGAAGATTCTACTTATGATAAAATTAGATCTTTAGCAAAATATTATGGCACCGATGTAGTTAGATTGCTTCCAAAAGCAGAGAAAAAACTAGCAGAATTAGATAACTATAAATGTCCTATCTGTGTAGCTAAAACTCAATATAGCTTTTCTGATGATCCAAATCTTCTTGGAGCTCCCAAAGGATTTCCCCTTACAATTAGAGATTTTAAATATTGTTCCGGAGCGGGCTTTATAGTAGCTTATGCCGGAGATATAATGACTATGCCCGGATTACCTAAAGTACCTGCTGCAGAAAATATAGATGTAAAGAAGGGTAAAATAGTAGGGATATTCTAACTCCTTAGTAGATAATAATTTAAATATACATTATAATATTTTCAATAATATCAGAGAGGATTTCTCAATGTATTTAATAGATCATTTTAAAAAGTTAGATAAATTAAGTCAGTTATTTTCTAAAAATAATTATGAGTTGTATATGGTTGGTGGAGCAGTAAGAGACATTCTTATGGATAAAACTCCACACGACTATGACTTTGCAACTAATGCAACTCCAGATCAAATGCTTAAAATAGCTGAAGAATCTAATATTGAAGTTATTCCAACAGGCATTAAGTATGGCACCATAACTTTTAGAATTGATGGTGAATCTTTTGAAGTTACAACTTATCGTAAGGATTCTAATTATAGCGATGGTAGAAGGCCTGATCAAGTAACATTTTCAACTAACATTTTAGATGATCTTAGTAGAAGAGATTTTACTGTAAACGCTATAGCTCTTAATATGTTATCTAATGTTAATGACTATGTAGATCCATTTAATGGTATAAAAGATATTGAGAATAAAGTTATAAAAACTGTTGGAGATCCAGTTGAAAGATTTACTGAGGATGGACTTAGAATTTTAAGAGCAATCAGATTTAGATTTAAGCTTGGGTTTACATTTGATGCAGCTACTTATAAAGCTATTATGTCTAATTGGCAGTTGCTTGAACACATTTCCCAAGAAAGAATCACCTCAGAATTTTTACAAATTCTAACTTATGGTCATTTAGATTCTGTTGAAGATTGTTATTTGATAGATGCATTGATAAAAAAGATTCTTCCTGAGGCTTATATAGAAAATGTCTACGATTGCAATTGGTGGGAATATACATCTTTATTTAAATTTCCAGATATAGAAACTAAATTAGCTTTTATATTAAAAAATAGTAAAACTGATATTTTAGACTTATGTTATAAACTTAAATTAAGCAATAAAATGAGTAAGGATATAGTTGAAGCTATTTACTGTAAAAATTTATTTGAAGAAATGCTATCATCGAATGATACTTCTTATATAGTTAGAAAATTAGTATCTAAATGTGGTAAAGAGAATACTAAAAGAGGTTTTTATCTATATGATGAAATCTATAATCTAACTGAAAAAGAATGGAAGTATTTAATAGCATTATTAGATCATTCAGATGTAGAAGCAACTAAGTTGTCTGATTTAAAAATAACAGGAGATGATTTAATTCAACTAGGTTTTAAAGGAAGAGAAATAGGCAAAGCTTTAGATTACTGTTTAGATCAAGTATTGAGAAATCAGAGTTTAAATGAAAAAGAAAAATTGATTGGATTAGTTAAAAACTGTTTTAAGGAGTAACATAAATTAAATAATGGATAAGCAAGAAGTTATGGAAATAAACAAAGAATTAGTAAAATTAGCCTCAGAAAACCCTGAATTGCCTATAAAGGTTTTTATTGACTGGGAATGCGGCGATGGGGATTGCATGTTCGTCGGAGAAATTTATGACTGCAAAGTTACCGAAATAACAGAATACGATGATAAATGTTACGAAAGAGACGACTTCGATTGGCTAAAAGACAGAATCTCTAACGAGGTTTGTGATGAGCCTGAATATGCATATCTCACTGACGAAGAGTTTGATAAAGAGATGACAGAGAAAGTGGAACAACTCGGTTGGAAAAAGGTGATTTTGTTATATGTATCTGTTTGTTAAAATATGTGTTTTATTTATAAATAAATTGTGAGGGACTTATGAAAGCATATAGACATGTTTATCTTGATTTTCCTGATTTCACACAGGAACGCTGTTATGAAGTTACGAGCGAAGTAACTTTTCAAAATGGTACCAAAGACGAGATTGAAACCACGATTGTTTGCGATAATCCACATGGCGCGATGAGAATGGTTAAAGAATTTCTCTTATCGAAGAAGAGTTGGCTCGTAACAGAAGTTCACGGGCAAAGGTTTGAAGGTGGTTCGTTGTTAGTTACAAAACCCGAAATTCCGCAGTCGAAATATGTGATCGTTTGTGATAACGTAAAGAGTATATTTTACGAAGGCGGCAATTACAAAGAGGTCGAACATTATTCGGTTATTCACACAGTTCCTAACGACTTAGCCGTTTATTACGGAAGATTCGATACGAAAGAGGCGGCAGACGAACGTTGTGAAGGGTTGAACAAAATGTGGGAAGAATATTTTGGGGAGCAAAAATGAAAACACCTTATTTTAAAAAGACAGTCGATAGCGCGGGAAACGAGTGGGTTGATTCGCAGGATATTTTTCAATACACTGACGAGCTTGGTCCGTTTTTCAACAAGTGGTATCAGTTCATCGTCAAGAAATGCGAACAATTGAATTATTATAACAACCACACATCAACCGCTTATGGTAACCCTGATCTTTCGTGGTTAATCGGCTTTTGTTCGGGATGGATATCGGCAAAAGGTTGTTATGAAGATACTAAAGATAACATTTGCTATATTAAAAATCAACATGATAAAGTTGTCATGAAATTCGATGTACCAAAAATTTCTCCAATGGAAAGAGAAAATAGAAAAGAATTAAATAATCTTTTAGATGAGGTTTTTGGATAATATGGAAAAGAGATGTCAAGATTGTAAATATAGGGTATATGAGCAATTAGACACTAAAAAGGTTTGGCCTTTTTGTGCTTGTAAAGATAAGGGGTTACGTGATATAACAAATAAACTTAGGATAGAATTAAATAAATATCAAGTGCAATATCATATAAGAGACGATAAAGAAATGTCAGATGATGTACTTCCAAGTTGTCAATTGGTACAATCTGCCTATGATATATTGTTAAATTCTCACTGCGATAAATATTGTGTGGAGTAAATTAAATGGAAATTAAAGAAATAAAAAATCTAATCAAACAACCTGAATATGAGTTTCTTAAAACTAATGAACATTTAGGAAATCATATTTGCTTATTAACTTTAGGTGGGAGTCATGCCTATGGTACTAATGTTGAAGGTTCTGATGTAGATATTAGAGGCATAGCTTCTTTAAAACCTGAAAACATTTTAGGGACTACTCCATTTGAACAATTCGTAGAAAGTAATACAGATACTACCATTTATGGGTTAACTAAAATCTTTCAACTTCTTCTTAATGTAAATCCAAACACCATTGAAATTCTTGGCTGTAAACCAGAGCATTATCTTTTTACTAATGAAATAGGTAATTTAATTCTTTTAAATAAACATCTATTTTTATCTAAGAAGTGTATTGGAGCTTTTGCAGGTTATGCTGGTGCACAGTTATCTAGATTAGAAAATTATGTGTGTAGAGAAAAACTAGCACAACCACAACAAGAAGAACATATTAAAACTTCTATTGAAAATGCTATGAGGCATTGGGATGAAAAGTATGCTAAGTTTGAAAATGGCTCTATAAAACTGTTTATAGATAAAGCAGTAAATCCTGACATGGAAACTGAGATGTTTGTAGATGTAGATCTTAAGCATTATCCTCTTAGAGACTATAAAACAATGTGGGCTGAGATGAATGAGATTGTTAAGACTTATAAATCTATTGGGGTAAGAAACTCTAAAGCTATAGAACATAAGAAACTTAATAAACATATAATGCATTTGTTTAGGCTTTATTTAATGTGTATTGATATTCTTGAAAAAGAAGAAATTAATACTTATAGAGAGAAAGATCATGATTATTTAATGGCTATTAGAAATGGCTACTATATGAATGAAGATGGAACTATTAAGCCAGAGCTTTATAAAGAACTTGATCTTTTAAAATCTAAAATGAAAGATCTTGAAAAAACTACAAAACTTCCTGAAAAGCCTTATTATAAAGATGCAGAAAATCTTTTGATTAAACTCAATAAGATGTCTTTAGATATTGCTGAATGTAAGAAAACTGAAATAGGATTTCTGCATGAATATTGAGAGGTAAAATGACATTTAAAATTTATGAATCTAAAAATCAAATATCTCTTCCCTGTATTAAACAATATGTACATCCATTAGGAATGGGAGAGATAAGATACCAAATATTGTGGAAAGATGATCTTGGAAAAATTCAAATAGAAGGTCCTTTCTTTGATATATCTAAAGCAGTTGAAACTCTTAAAAATAAATTAGAATTGGAGAAATAATATGAAATTTGAAAAAGTAAGTTTAAATCAATTTCTTAAAGATTATGCTAAGGCAAAAGTAGCGGGCAGAGAATTAACAGAAGATGAAGTAAAGGAAGCAACCAAATATTATAATGATATTGAATTACCTAAAAGAAGCACTAGTGGTTCTGCAGGATATGATTTCTTTATTCCCTATACTCAATGGTTTTCTGATATAGATGATGTTTTAATCCCTACTGGAATTAGATTTAAATGTGATTCTGATAAATTCCTTATGTGTGTTCCTAGATCTGGATTAGGATTTAAATATGGGATGCATTTAAAAAATTCTGTTGGAGTTATAGATAGTGACTACTATAACTCAGATAATGAAGGTCATATTATGTGTAAAGTAAATTGCGATGAGCACTTTACCCTAGAAAAAGGTAAAGGGCTTATGCAAGGAATTATTCTCCCTTATTTTAAGGTAGAAGATGATGAATCCGAAGTTGTAAGAAATGGTGGGTTTGGCTCTACAGGAATGTGATTTATCTATTTCGAATCTGTATTATATTGCGAACGGAGGTTATATGACTATTAAAGAATATCAAGAATATGTAAGAAACGGTGCTAGTGATAAGTATGATAATAAGCTAGCTCTCCTTGGATTGATGGGAGAGATTGGAGAATTATCCGATGTAGTAAAGAAAGAGGCTATCTATTCAGATATGTCTAAATTTGAAGCTAAATATGGAATGTCTGTAAAAGATAAGATTAAAGATGAAATGGGAGATGTATTATGGCAATATACTCTAGTAGCTTGTCTTTATGGCCTTTCTTTCGATGATATTATTACCGAAAATGTAAGAAAATTAAATTCCCGTCATGGCAATCAAAAAGTTGCTAAAGACGGTGGTGGTGAAAGATGATTAAACAGTATGATCTTTGTTATGTAGGTGCCGGACCTGCAACAATGTTCTCTGTACTTAAACTAATTGAAGAAGGATATAAGGGAGATATTCTTATATTAGAGAAGGGTAAATCTCTTAGAACTAGATCTAGATCTGAAGTTATAGAAGGAGTATTCGGGGCAGGAACGTATTCAGATTCGAAAATTTCAGCCTCAATAGATGTCGGAGGTAATATTCCAGGGCTAACTGAAGAACAACTTAAAAAATATGAAGATTATCTTTTATCAGAGATAAATAAATTTAAACCAGATTCTATGGCTAATTTTAACTGGGATAAAACAAAATCTTTTAATACAGATCCATCTAGTTTAGTTTGGGATGTCCATAAAACATGCCATGTAGGAACTGATAACGGATTTATTATTTACTCTAATATAGAAAATTATATTGAATCTCAATCTAAGGTGACTCTACTTACAGAAACTGAAGTTACTGAAGTAATTAATCTATCAGATGGCTCTTTCCAAGTTGCAGTTAGTCATAATAAGGGTAAAAATGTCTATAGGGCTTTTAAAGTTATTATAGCTACAGGTCAAAAAGGAACTTTACCAGTTTCAATTATAAGAAATAATAATTTATCTTCTCGTCCTAGAGCTCTACAATTAGGAGTAAGAGTAGAAGATCAAATAAATTCTCAATATGAAAAGATAATTAAATCTAATTATGATTTCAAATTTGTTTCTTCTTTTAATTATGGAAATGGAATTAAAGGGAGGGTAAGAACTTTCTGTTGTAACTCTGGAAATGCTCATACATGTGCAGAAGTAACTCCTATGGGATTTACTTGCTTTAACGGACATGCTCTTAGGGCTCCAGATCCAACTAACCATACCGTCAATTATGGTATTATGTGTGAATTAGATGGAATGCCAGAGTATAATAGCCAATCAAATCAAATTGAAATGATGAAAGAAGTAAATGATCTTCCTACTTGGAAAGAAGATAATTTAGATGAATTCGGAAATCCAAGCCCAAAGAGAAATTTACTTGAAGGATTTGAACACTTAAGGGGTATTTATCCAGATATAATTATAAATGAGTTAACCAAATTCGTTTCTGAATTAAATAGAGTAGTTAATTTAAATAAAGCAAAATATTTATATCCAGAAATAAAATTATCGGGAGAGATTCCAGATTTAAGTCCTTCATTCGAAACTACTAAGAAGAATTTGTATATGATAGGTGATTGCAGTTATAGTAGAGGTATTATGAAAGCTGTAACTTGCGGAGTTATATTTGCAGAACATATTTTGGAGGAACAAAATAAATGATTATAGAGACTCAGGCTCTTAAAGAAAGTTGTAATAAAATTCTTAATGCTATTGATTCTAGTGGATCATCAGATCTTACAGATCTTGTAGAATTAAAAGCCTTAGAAGGAAAGCTCCATCTTAATGTAACTAATACAGAATATTATGTATCAGCTATATTTGATATTAGTACAGATGAAAATTTCCATGCTACAGTAAATGCCACAAAATTCTTAAAACTTATTCCTCAGTTAACTACAGAGGCAATTGAAATCACTTTTAAGGATAATTACATTAGTATTAAAGCAAACGGTAATTATAAAATCCCAGTAGTATTTTCAGGGGATTCTATGATGACTCTACCTAAGATTGAAATTGAGAATAAAACATGTGAAATGGTGATTGACTCAGAGATTCTTAAGAGTATTGCTTATTATAATGTAAAAGAATTAGCTAAGGGAATTATTAGTAACCCTGATATTCAGAAACTTCACTATGTAGATGATAAGGGAGCTCTTACTTTCACTTCAGGTGCTTGTGTAAATAATTTTAATTTACCTAAACCTATTAAGATTCTTCTTAATAATAAGATTGTAAAGTTATTTAAACTTTTTGATACTGATACAGTTAATTTCTCTCTTGGCCATGATGCTCTTAGCGATGAAATTATTCAGACTAAAATTCAGATTAAGAATGCCAATACAGAATTAACTGCTATTCTTAGTTGCGATGATTCTCTTATGAGAGCAATTCCAGTAGATAAAATTAGGGCAAGAGCAGAAGTAGTTTATCCCTATTCAGTAAATATTTCTAAGAATGATCTTTTACAAGCAATTAACAGATTATGTCTCTTTACCGGAGATGATAAGGCTAAACCAGCTATTTTTGATTTTAGTAAAGATAGCCTTACTATTTGGGATGATAATAGGAATAATTCAGAAACACTTGCTTGCACTGGATTTGCAGGTGAAGAAAATTATGAAGCTATTTTAGATCTTAAAGATTTAAAACTTACTCTTGATACTTGTAGTGATCAATATATTTCTCTTTCATTCGGAGATGGTAAGGCAGTAGTTCTTAAACGTCTAAATATTTATAATGTTTTACCTGTATGTGAGTTGAGATAATGCCAGTTAATAGAGGTAAGCAATTCGAATTAAAAGTTCGTGAAGATCTAGTAAGAAGCTTCCCTAAAGGATATATTTATAGATTGCCTGACCAAATGAGTTATTATAAGGGTTCAGGTAACCCATGTGATATATTATTTTTTATAGAGGGGAATTTATTTCTAATAGAAGCTAAATCAGTTAATACTTCTACTTTTAATATAATAGAATTTGCTCAATATGAAAGATTAAAAGAAATTAAAGTTAAAGGAGTTCATCCTTTAGTTCTTATATGGTTTATAGAGCAAGATAAAGTTATAGCTTTTCCTATAGAATCTGTAGTAAAAATGAAAGAAGAAGATGGTTTAAAATCTATAAATGTAAAAACTTATATGAATTATGAACATATAGAAATTCCATCTATTAAAAAGAGAGTATTTATGGATAGTGATTACTCTATAATTCTAAAATATTTTCAGGAGAAAGAACAATGATAGATAATGAAAAATTAACTCAATATTTTAATGATATTCAAGAGAAAGCCAATTCTTTCTCCGAAATGACCACTCAAGTAGTAACTGCTTATAGTGGAGATCTAGATGCAATTATGGAAGATCTTAAGGTAGCAGTTACTCAACCAGAAGCTATTTCTACAGATGCTTTAGAGAGATATTACGCAGAACTTACTAATTTAATTTATTTTATGGCAGATAAGGTAGAAAAATTAAATGTATATTCTGATGTAAGTAAAGCGAGTGCTAAAGAAGCTTATAATAGATCTTACTTAACAGTTAGTACAGAGAAAGATGAAAAGGGTAAATCTATTAGAACTGTAGCAGAAAATACAGCTCTAGCAGAAAGCAATTCTCAATATGAATCTACAGTAAATACCATTTACGATCATGCTTATAAGACTTTAAGAATGAAAATTGATTATGCCTTAGAAATGGTATCCACTCTTAAACATATTCTTAAGAGAAGAACTCAAGAGGAATACTTATCTTTTTCAATGAATAATATGAAAACTTTTGCCCCAGAAGAAGATGATAATTAATAAAAAATTAGTGGGCTTTAGCTATAAGCATTAAAATGTTTCAAAAACATTAATTCTTATCCTTTTAATTATGCTAAATTATATATAAATAAAATAAATGGAGTTATAATTAAATTTATGAAACTATCTCAAATTAGTATTTATGTCCCTGAAGATATTAAAGAGGGGCTAAAACAATTAGCAGAAGAAAATTATCAAATGTTTTCTGATTATGTAAGATTAATTCTTACAAAGCATGTTAAAGAAAATCTTAAAAAGGATAAAAAGAAGGATTAATTTTAAGGTGTTATTGTAGAAAGGTTTTAAATTTAAATTAAATCCCACTATAGAATAGAAAAGGTTAATCTATATTACATGTAGAGCTAATGAAGCCTTCTGGAATATTAAATTAACCGAACATACTCAATATTATAAAGATGCTGGGAAATATCTTATTAAATCTGAAAAACAATATAAAGAAGAATATCCCTGGTTAAAAGAAGTTGATTCTACATCTTTACAAGCTACTACTAAATACTTTGATAGAGCATGGAAAAACCTCTTTAATCACCTTAGACCGAATATTGGCAAGCCTATTTATAAATCTAAAAAGAGTAATGAACATTCTTACACTACTTATAATAACTATAATAAAAAATATAATTCCTATACTATAAATATTGTAGAGGATAAATTTATCAAATTGCCTAAAATAGGTAAAGTAAGAATTAAATTACATAGAAGATTACCGGAAAATTTTATTATAACCTCAGTTTGTGTAAGAATTACCCCTGCTGGAGTGTATGAGGTTTCTATTCAAGGTAAATATGAGATTGAAATAAATCAAAAGAAAAATTTAAATTTAGAAAACTCTCTAGGTTTAGATTATAGTAGTGAGCATTTTTATGTCGATAGCCAAGGTGTAAAAATTGATATGCCGCATTATTATAGATTAAGTTAGAAGAGACTATCTAAAGAGCAAAGAAAATTATCTAAGAAATAGAAAGGATCTAATAATTATTATAAATAGAGCAAAAAGAAAGCTAACTTTGAAAGGCATGTCAAAAATTAGAGATTAGATTTTCAACATAAACTATCAAGAAAATTAGCAATCCAATATGATTTCATATTTATAGAGGATATAGATTTATCAGTACAAAAGAGATAGTTGCACCTTGGGAAATCTGTTTCTGATAATGCCTTTGGCCAATTTAAAACTCTATTAGACTATAAATTAAAGGAATAGGGTAAATTAGGCCTTACTAAAGTAAATAGATTCTTTCCTTCATCTCAGATCTGCAATGATTGTGGATATCAAAATAACCATTTAAGAGGGCTATTTGGACTTAAAATTAGAGAATGGATCTGTCCTGAGTGTGGTTGTATTCATGATAGAGATATCAATGCAGCAAAGAATATAAGAGATGAAGGTATTAGATCTTTTATAAATTAAATAATATATTAATAGAATAGGGCAGGAACTGTCCAAATTCACGCTTGTGGAGATTTGATTTATATTTTATCTCTTGAAGATATGAATAAGTTAAATCTATAAAGCAAGAAGCTTTATCCTAAAGAGTAAAGCAGTTCACTGGGCTAAATTAATTAGCTAATATATAATATAGATAGAAATTAGGAGTGATTTATGACAGTACAGGAATACTTTAGATCCTTAGATAGAGAAAAGCTTATAGAAGAGTATCTTTATTATTGTGATTACCCTAAGCCAGCTGCTAAGAAAAGTATTATTAGAGATCTTTTATCAAAGCTAGATGGTTTAGAAATAGTAGTAGATCCTTCTAAAATAATATTTAGTGTACCGGTCCCAGATTCTGAATCCCATCTACTAGATTCATTTTCTATAGATAGAGAGGATTTATATAAAGATGGTAGAGTAGAGATATATGCTTATGAAATGACCCCTATGAGAGAAATTTTAGGTTATCAAATAAGTCAAGCATGTAGTTATTTTTTAGGTAAGTATAAATTTGCATGTTCTATTCTATATGAAATGACTTTTTTTGGATACAATTTGGATAATCAAGAAAAAGAAGTAATTCATTTTTCTAATGGAATAAAGGAGCAGGTAGAAGAGATAAAATCCGGTGAGGCTAAATTAGCTCCAATTGAAGATTTATTTAAGCATTTCGGGTTTGAAGATACCAGATCAGAAGCTGAAAGATCATTTGACTCTGAAAAATTTACTATAGAAGGCAATTATAGTAAAAAAATTACAGAAGCTCTTTATAAATTAGAAAAAGAATATTTAAAAATCTCAGAATCTTAAAATTAGATTCTGTATATATAGATAGATGAGATGGAAGAAATTCCATCTCAAATGAGATACAAAGACTTTGACCTCCTCGTGGTGTATCTCGGGTCGCGCTAACAAGTCAGATTATATACTCGCAGAAAATTTGATAGCTAGATTTGCTTACTTTGCAATAGACTTTTAATCTGTGTAGCAGATATGCAATTACATCTTTATTTTCTGTAGCTAGCAATACTTACTTTTAAAAGAATGATGCGGATTTATTAATAGTATTGCAATATAAAAGTAGGGCCCATTTAGGGCCAAATATTAAAATGAGGTTTCCAGCTATTCTGTCTTACTTTTCTTCTTATAAACTGCAAAAATAGATAGATAATTTTAGGAGATCTCATTTTTATTTTATGATCAAAATTCAAGGAGTAAATATATGAAAGAATTATTTAGAGATTTTTTATTTAATAAAAATATCTTAGTAGCAGATAGAGAATGTGAAGATAAAGAATTATCTTCTCTTCTCTGTACCGCTTTAATGTCTAAATATGGGTACAATGTAGTTAAGGGGAATAGTTATATGAGTAAGAATCTCTTTACCTATGTAGCCTCTAAGATAGACAATGATCCGGTAGAACCATTTTATAGAGGATTTCCAGAATCTGTAGAAAAACTTTGTCCGGAAGAATTTTTATTTGATCAACTTTTCTCTTATTATAAATCTTATGGTTTAGGAGATTTTTCTGAGGAACAACATTCAGTATTAGAAGAATCTGTAAAAAGAATAGCTCTTCTTAAAAGTTTTACTGTTAAAAATATAGTTATTCTAGATGAAGAGGCTGCTTTAGAAAAATTAACTGATTGTATTAAAGATACTTGTAAAGGATCTCGTCCTTTAAATGAATCTCAATATCAGATAGTTCTTGAATTTATTAAAGAATATAGAATTTTCCCTGAAATTAAATCATCTAATACCTCTATTAGACTTCTCATAGATACAAAATGTATTTATATTTCAGACAATCTTAATTTAAATGAGTTTCCAAAATTTGTAGAAGAATTAAATTATAGAGTCTATTCTAATAAAGATATAAAAAAGATTAATCTTAAGAATCAGGATAGAAAATTCTTAAAAAATATTCTTAATAGAATGTTATCCGTTGCTACTACTCAAGATGTGATTCAGTGTATTGAGAAGAGAAGAGTTTGGAAGGGTATTTTACATCATCTTCATTATAACAATGATAAACTTCAAAACATCATATATAGAGATTATCTTAAATCCCACACTGGAGTTTTTGAGATGTATCTCAATGAGGGTAATGTTATTGAGGGTATAGATTATTTAAAAGAAACTAAAGGCGCTTCTGCAGTAATGAGAAATGCTGATTATATTCTCTCTAAATGTAATTATTCTATAGTAGATGAAGTAATAGATAGATTAGTTGAAATTGCATCTGAATCTAACACTGTAGTGTTACTTCAGATGATTAGTCACTATAATGGATTCGAGAGAGGAATTAGAAATTACTCCTTTACTAAATTTAATCTTAAGAAAAATCATATTCAGACTACTAATGAGCATAATAACTCTAAAACAGTTGGGTTATCAGATTCAGTAATTACTAAGATATATAATAAATTAAAAGAAACCTTATATAATAAATTTAAGGGTAGAGTAAATAAAATTTATATAGATCCATTATTTAAGAAAATTGCTTTACCTTTAGATATGGCTGCATCAAATGGAGGGGTTGGATCTCTTCCAAGCGGATCTAGAATTACTATTCCAGAAGGTGCTATTATTCGTGCTTTCACTTATTGGGAAAAAGTAAATGATATAGATCTTTCAGCTATGCTTTATGATGAAGATATGAATGTTGCAGGAGAGTTTAGTTGGAGATCTTATACCGCCAATGGAGCAGCTTCTTCAGGATTTATTTTCTCAGGAGATCAAACTTGTGGATATAAAGGTGGAAGTGAGTACTTCGATTTTAAGCTTGAAACAATTCAGAAAAATTACCCAAGAGCAAGATATATTGTATTAAATAATAATGTTTTCAGTGGAATTAATTTTTCTGAATGTTATTGCAAAGCAGGATTTATGTTAAGAGATAAATTTAAGAGTGGAGAGGTTTTTGAACCTAAAACAGTTCAAACTTCATATCTAGTAAATGCTCAATCTACATTCTGCCACTTATTCGCAATAGATATGAAAACTAGAGAGCTTATATGGCTTAATGTAAATAAAAATTCTAAAGCTATAGTAGGTGGAACTGAAAGTGGAGCATACCTTAAAAAATATATGAAACTAACAGAGTCACTAAATATCTATGATGCTTTCTCTCATATGGGATCTAAAGTGGATTCTATAGATGAATGTAGATCGGAAAGAGATTTAATTTTAACTCCAGATAGGGTTGATATAGATACTAAAGCAGAATTAATTACTCTTCAAGATTTAGAAAAATTAAATAAATATATAGAAGATTAATAATCTCTTTAAAGCCAACTATTAAATTAGTTGGCTCTTTTTCTATTTTATTATATAATATAGATAGAAAATAAGAAAGAGGTATCAGTTATGAAATTAAGAGAACTTTACGGAAACGCAAAAGCACTTAAAGATGTAGTGAACACTTTATTAGATTTTATTAATTCTAAGGGGTTGACAAATGAAGCCGCGGAATATTTAGAATCTGAATTAGAGATGTCTAAAGAAGACTCTTGTGATCTTGCAGAGGAAGGAATTCAGTAATATGAGAAAATCAGGGGATAAAGTATTTGTAATAATCAAACATATTGATACTGAGAATAGTTTTGTGCTTGATATCAGAGCAAGAATCCTTAAAAATCAATTTAAATTTGATTATCCAAAATCTAAAACTTCTTGGTTTGTAGAAGATCTATATGGAGATTCTAAAGGGAGTTTTTATGAAGAAGAGCTTTTCGATACTAAAGAAGAAGCTATTAAATCTATCTTGGGGGTAAAGAATGAAAACTTTTGTAATTAGAGGTAGAGATTCTAGAAATAATCTAGTTGAAGATTATATAGAGGCTAGAGATGCTCAACAAGCAAGAGAAATTTTTGAATGTAAATATTCAGGAATAAAAATTCAATCAGTTCTTTTAGAGAAATATTCTTATTAAGAGGTAAATATTATGATCCTTCACAAACATTTTATTAAGATTAAAAGCACTAATTTTGGCACTCGTATTATCAGTAAGAAAGAATATAATATAATTCTTTTATTTGGAATTATTCCACTTTACATTAAAGTGACTAATTTGATGGTATAAGAGAGGTGGATAGAATATGATTCAATTTAATTTAGATGAGCTTAAAGAGATAGAAGAAGTAGTTTCTGGAGATCTTAAACTTAAAGTACAACAAGCTATTAAAAGAGAAGAAAATGGAGTTATTACTACTTTAGGAACCTTTATCCCATTCTCAAAAGCACAGTTCATTGAAGTAAGAAGATACGAAGATGGAATTATAGACACAGAAGTAATCCACTGTGTAATGCCTTCTCTTTATGAAGAAAATTATGAGAAGATCTATCCTGATCTTGAAAGAGCTATTGAGAGATCTAAGAAAGAGATTAATGGAGATGTATTTGTTACCGCTTGCTATGACACAGGAAGTTCTAGTGGATTCAGTATCAGACTTATTGAAGCATTGAGAATAAATGGAGTAGTTATTAAAGTATAAGGGAATAATATGGAAGAAAAATCAATAGAAAATATCATTGTAGAAAAATTAAAGAAATATAGTTACTATAAAGATATCCAGGAAAATAAAGACCTATATAATATTATGCATGCTTATGAAACTTTAAAATATTATATAAATTTTCATAGAGAAAATAAAGAACTTACAGAACAACTAGCTGAAATAGTAGCAGAATTACAAGCAGAAGACTATTAAAGTAAGGAGTAAATATTATGGCTATAAGTAAACTATCAAAAGAACAAATCATCTATAATATCACTTATATTCTTAGAAATTCTAAGGATCTAAAAGAAGCAGAAGAAGGAATTTCTAAATTTCTTGATAAACATTTAGAGAATAAATAGAATGAAAATATTAAATGATTGTAACCTGTAAAAGATTGCTCTATATGAAACTCTTCAATTATTAAAAGTAGGATTAATTTAAGGAATTAAGGGTTGGTCAGAGTGAGTATTTCTATTAACGGTATTATTAAATTATTTATTCCTAACATAGATTGGAGTATAGATAAAGATTATTCCAATTTAAGTTTAGAGGATTTATTAAAAAAAAAATTAAAAAAAAAATTAAAGGAGATAGAATAAAAATGAAAAAAGATAAATGGACAAATGTAAAATTTCTTTATGGAAGAATTTATGAAGAATCTGAATTGGATTCTACTCTAGAAGAGGGTAAATCTTTTGTAATAGACTCCCAAAATTTAAGTATAGGTAATAGAGAATCTAAAATTAAAAATACTGGATATGTATTACAAGAAGAAGGTTATGGACTTACTGGAACTAATGATCTTTACCAATATCTATTTGTAAAAACCCTTCAATAATTTATCATAAAAATAATCTAGTAAAAAAAGGAGATATAGTTATGGAAGATATAATCCTATCCTTTACAATAATATTATCTTTTATTGGGATTGGAGTATCTATTGCCTCTTTAGTTTTTGCTATATTATACTTTGTTAAGATTAGTAAATTGCAATCTATTCAATCCTCTATTCTTAAAAAATGGAAGTATTAGACAATATTAAGTATTCTTTAATCCCCAGTTGTGTAATATACGGAGAAAAAACAATCTCAGGTAAAGAAGCAGTTAAGGCTGTATGCAATTATTTTAAATGCGATGAGTGGAAAGCAATTTCTTTAATAAAAAATAAGGATGATTGCTTAAACTTGATAGATTGGGATAGTTTAGGTGCGAAAGAATGATCCTCCCCAAATACATCAAAGACAAAATACTTCTCAGAGCAAAGTATGCAATAAAATTTATGGAATTAGACTGCGATATATGCAACTGGATGCAAGCTAATAATATTGATAGTGAATATTCTCTTCCCGGATACGTAGAATCTCTCTGTGGTGGTTATAATGCTGCTAAAGAGGTAATTAAAGAGATAGAGGAAGCTTAAATATAAACCTGTATTATAAAGCATGATAATATCTGAAGAAATAAGATAAAAATCAAAGATGAATATAATTCATTAAAAAAGGAGATTTATATGGATGATTATAAATCAATATTAAGAAGTATCAATAAAAAGTTCGGAATGGAAGTAGCTCAAATTGGAGTCCCAAAACTTAAAGAGGGAGGAACCTTATCTCTTGGATCCCCATCTCTAGATATGTGTCTCTATAATAGTTTACCAGAAGGTAAATTTATTGAGTTAAACGGATTAGAATCTAGTGGTAAAACTACTCTAGCTTTCTTAATTGCTTCTGACTTCATTAAAAAAGAGAAGAAAAGAAATCCAGATAATCCAAGAAAAATCTTATTCGTAGATGCAGAAGCCGCTTGTGATCCTGAATGGGCCCTTAGAGCTACTGGGTATGATATGAATGATCCAGTAGTACAAACTATTTATATTCAGGGTTCCGGTCAGACAGCAGAAGAATATTTTGACGCTGTAAGAGAATTAGTTCTTACTAATGAAATTGGATTAGTAATTTTTGACTCTCTTTCAATGCTAGTAGGTCAACAGACAGCAGAAAAATCTTTTGAATCTAAAGATATGGGTGGTCAAGCTAAACCTATAAGTGATTTCTGTAGGAGATGTGTGGGTATATTTAATAGAACTCATTGTACTTTTGTAGGTATAAATGGTCTATATGAAAATGTGTCCGGATATGGAGATCCTCTTCAGAGTGGCGGTGGTAAGCAGTGGAAACGTACCTGTATGGTAAGATTAAGAGTAAAGAAAGGATATCCATTCGATGCAGAAGGAAATGAATTAAAGTCTACTGCAGAAAATCCAGCCGGAAATCAAATTCAGATTTTCGTGGAAAAAACTAAAGTATGTAAATGGGATAGAAAATTAGGCTTTACAAATCTTAATTACTCTTCAGGAATTGATTTAATTCAAGATACTGTAGAATCTGCTATATATTTTGGATTAATAGATAACAGTACTCAGGGAATGTTCAAACTTATAGATCCTGAAACTGGAGAGATTCTTACAGACGAAAATGGAACTGAATTAAAAATTAGAGGTAAGAAAAATATCAAACCCTATTTTGAAGCTCATCCAGATCAGTTTAAGAAACTTTATGATAAATGTTATGAAGTTCTTTCCAAGAAAGAAGATTCTAATATAGTGGCATTTGAAAAACTTCTTAATGTAAATGTTAACGAAGTAATCGGAGAACATTCAGACGAAGAATAATTATTCCTCTTTATTAGGAGAGAGTTAATATATACTCTCTCCTATTTTTATTATAATATAATTAAAAGAAATAATATCTTAACTATTCAATAATTAAATTTACTTAAAATCATTGAAAATTTAATTTTGATTTTGTATATCTAATTGAACTAATTTTCAGGAGGAATTAAATGGTATCAATACCTGTGAAATATAGACCTCAAACTTTTGATGAAGTCACAGAACAATCTTCTATAATTACAATATTAAAGAATCAAATTCAAAACAATTGCATTAATAATGCTCTTATGTTTTGTGGAGAATCTGGGTCAGGAAAGACTACTTGTGCCCGTATTTTTGCTAAGGAATTAGGGGCTCAAACCATAGAAATAGATGCTGCAAGTAATAATGGGGTAGATAATATTAGAAGCATCACTGTAGAAGCATCAGAAAGATCTTTATCTAATGAATATAAATGCTATATTATAGATGAATTTCATATGATGACTATCTCTGCATTTAATGCTATTCTTAAAACTCTAGAAGAACCCCCAGCTCATACTATATTTATTTTCTGCACTACAGATCCGCAGAAAATCCCTCAAACAATTCTTAATAGGGTTCAGAGATTTAATTTTAGAAAAATATCTAGTAAGGGTATTTATGATAGACTCTTATATGTATGTCAGCAAGAAGGATTTAGATTTGAAGAAGATGCTTTAGATTATCTCTCTAAAATTGCTAATGGTAGTATGAGAGAAGCTCTTTCATTATTAGGCCAAATTGCAGATTATTCTAAGGGTAGTATTGATATGGAGTCAGTTAGAAGTACTTTAGGATCTTATTCTTATGAAAATTTCTTTGGTCTTACAAATGCTATCTTAGATGGTAATGAGAAATTAGTAATTAATTATTATAAAGATTATGAAGATACTGGAAGTGATTTAAAACTATTTGTGAATCAATACTTTAGTTTTATTTTAGATATCATAAAATATTCTTTATTTAAAGATACTTCAGTAATAAATATTCCAAATATTTATATTAAAGATCTTGATAATCTTATTAATTTTGATTCTCCAGAAAAATATTATAATTATATAGTAGATAGACTTATGAATCTTAGACAGATGATTAAAAATGATTCTTATATTAATTCTACTATATTAGCAGTATTATTACAAATTGCAAGGTGTCAATGAAAATGGTTGGGCAGAAAAATCTAATTCAAAAACTTAATATAGCTACGTTAGATAGTATACCAAGATCACTAATTTTAGTGGGCCCATCAGGATGTGGAAAACACCTTTATGCCTCTGAAGTAGCTGAAAAACTAAAACTCAAACTATTAGATATAACTGATAATTTAAATCTAGAATATTTAGTAGAATTAAAATCTAAGGTAGAACCATTTATCTATATTATAGATTCTTCCAAAATATCTTTAAGAGAACAAAACATAATTTTAAAATTTTTAGAAGAACCCTTAAAAAACTCTTATATCTTTTTACTATGTGAGAATCAAGCCTCTTTAATAGAAACAGTTTGGAATAGATGTCAGAGATGGTACTTTGAATCCTATTCGGAAGAAGAATTAATTCCTTTTTGTGATGATTATAAAGTAAGAGCCATATTTAGAACTCCTGGAAAATTATTAGAAGTTAAAGATGCTGATGTCTTCTCTATATTAGAACTTTGTGATAAAATTATAGAGAAAATAAATATAGCATCTCTTCCAAATACTCTTACTCTAGCCAATAATATGGCTTTTAAGGAAGAGAAAGATAAGATAAATATAAATCTATTTAAGGATATATTTATTTATTCTATTACCCAAAAAATAATTCAAAATAATTCTCCGGTTCTATTTAAGATATATGATGTAATAAAAAATTACATATATAAAAGCAATCTTCCAAAAATGGATCAGAAAATGCTTTATGATAATATGCTTATAAATCTATGGGAGGCTTCAAGAAGTGGAACTTAAATATCTTAAAGATTCTTTAGCAGATAACACTTTAACTGAAGATTTCTTTATATTTCATATCAGCGATAAAGATGATGGAAGTAACCTATTAGCTAAGCAATATTATAAAGAGATATCTAAATTATTTAATTGTAATATAGAATTAATAGACTCTTTAGATTCTTTTTTAAGCCCATATCAAGACTTATTTGGTACCCCAAATAATAATTTAAAAATCTATAAATGTGATTCTTTAGATATTTCAGACCCTAAACTTAATTTTGCTCATAAATTAATTATAATTACTCCAAAATTAAGCGATGATGCTAAATCTACTTATTCTTATAATATAGTAGAGATGCCTAAAGTTGAATCTTGGATGGTTAAAGATTATGCTAGGGTTTATGGAGCCGGAATAGAAGAAAAGGATTTAGATTATATGTGTGAAGCATGCTCTTATAATATTTATAGAGTAGCTAGTGAATTAGATAAATTAAAAAATTGTGGATTAGGTCAAAGAAAAATTCTATTTAAACAGATGATTAGAGAAGGAGCTTTTGAAGATCTAACCCAATTTAATATATTTAATTTTACTAATGCTTTACAAGCTAGAGATATTGAATCTCTAAAGAATCTATTAGGATCTAGTTTAGAGATAGAACCTATGAGTTTAATCTCTCTATTATATCAGAATTTTAGAAAAATGATTTCTGTATGGTTAGATCAAAACCCAACTCCAGAATCAACCGGATTAAAGTCTAATCAAATCTGGGCCATAAGAAATATTCCAAGAAATTATAATAGACAACAACTTATAAGTATATTTAAATTTTTAACTTCTTTAGATTCAGAACTAAAACAAGGAAATTTACCTAACGAAGTACTAACAGATTATATAGTATGTAAAATAATTTCTTTTTAAGGAGAATCAAAATGAACAATAAATATGAATCAATGTCTTTTTGTATAGATGATTACAATAGTGTAGAAGAAATGTGGGGAGACATCTCTAATTTTATGAGAATTCTTCTTAAAAATAAAAATCTCTTTACAGTTAGACAAGAGGATGAAATAGTAATTGTTATAGAATATCAACATAATGACTGTGGAGAAGTTTATTGGGGAGTAGCTCAACCTGTCTGGTTAGATGAAGATGAAAAATCTTATCTAGAAACTTATGAACCCATAAAGAAAGAAGATTAATGGATTTACTTACTTGGTCAAAATTTAATTGTTATACATTTTATGAGAAGACTCATCAATATTACTATTATGAAAAACCTGTAAGATGGTCTGTAACCCAATTTATAGATACTTTTTTTGAAGAATTTGATAAAGAAACTATAAGTTTAAAATATGCTAAAAAACATAATCTTAAACAAGAAGATGTATTAGCAGAATGGGAAAAGAAAGGAAATATATCTTCTACGTCAGGAACTATAATTCATAAATATTTAGAAGATTATGCTCGTGGAAAAGTATTTGAAATAGATTATTCTTTAGCTACTCAATTAAATATAGAGGCAGAAGTTAGAGAAAGAGTAGCTCACCTAATAAAACAAGCTAAGCAATTTCACGATGACACCTTAAATAAATTAATTCCTATTCAATGTGAGTACACTGTAGGCATAGAAGATATAATTGCAGGAAATATAGATTTATTATGTTGGAATGTAAAGGCAGGAGAATTTCAAATTTGGGATTACAAAAATCTTAATGAATTTACTACCTACAGTAAATATAATAAAAAAGCTTTAAAAGAATTTTCCGCTTATGATGATTGTAACTTAACTCATTATTCTATTCAATTAAATCTGTATAAGAATATATTGCAAAGAAAATTAGGTATAGAAATAGGTGGATGTTATATAGCTTATTTCTCTAATATTCAAGATAATTATAGTATATATGAGTGTTTAGATTTACAAAAAGAATGCAATCAAATCTTAGATAAATTAATAGTAGAAACAAGAACAGGAGAAACTAAATGAGTAAAGAATATAATTCCGGCTCAATTAAAATATTATCGAGTCTAGAGCATATAAAAGAAAGGAGAGGAATGTACATCGGAGAAGCAGAAGATCCGAGACAGTTACTTTCTGAAATTTTTGATAATGCTGTAGATGAGGTACAAGCAGGTTTTTCTAAAGAATTAATAGTTACTATAGATACTAAAGCTAACTCTTATGAAGTTAGAGATTATGGTCGTGGGATTCCTCATGGAAAAAAGAAACTAGCTACTGGGGAAGAAAAAGAAGTTCTTGAAGTTTTATTGACAGAATCTCATTCCGGAGGTAAATTTGATAATAGTAGTTATAACTATTCTTCCGGTTTAAATGGTTTAGGGATGACTATTACCAATGCTCTATCTAAATCAGTAGAAATTATCTCCTATAGAGATGGAAAATATGTTAAAGCTTTGGCTAACGGTACTAATGATGTAAAAATAGAGTATGGAGAACTTCAAAAAAGAAACGGTACTAAAGTTAAATTTATTCCTAATAAAAAATATTTTCAGACTCCAATTATCCCGGTAGAATTCATTCTTAAAAGATGTAGAATTGCTTCTGCTTTAGGGTTTAGAGCAAGATTAATAGTAGATAAAAAAGAATTAGATACTAATTATACCATTTTCGATCTAATGAAAGATGAAAGTCTATCTATATATTTAGATATTCCAGAAATAGATTGTGAAAATTCTTCCCATGAGAAAATTAAAATAGCTTTAAGATACACTTCAGATACTACAGATAAATATTTTGGTTACACTAATATGCTTGATAATAGTATGGGCGGAACTCATATCACAGAATTAAGTAAAGCTATTATCTCGGTATGGAAAGATATTATTGATAAAAATAGAAATATTAAACCAGAAGTGGAATTAAAAGATAAAGATTTCCTTTTAGGTTTAAGGGGTGTTTGTGCTGTATTTATCTCTAAGCCAGAATTTTCATCTCAGACAAAAGAAAAACTAGTTAATAATAAGAAATATTTTGAGGAATTATTTGATTTATTTAAAAAGCAATTTGCAAAATATTTAAGACAGAATTTAGATAAAGCTAATTTGCTTATTAAAAGATTTGAGGAATACAGAAAAGCCCAAAATAATCTTCTCAATAGAAAAGAAATATCTTCTCTTATTAAAGTAAATGAAGATGGAGATAATGAGAATATTAGAAGAAGATCTGTAGTATCTAAATTAGTTGAATGTACTAGTAAAAAAAGATCCGGAACTGAATTATTTATAGTGGAAGGAGATTCAGCTCTTGGTCCCTATAGATTCGTTAGAAATAAAGATACTCAAGCCATTTTACCCTTAAGAGGTAAAATTCTTAATATCACAGAAAAATCTGTTAAAGAGGCCGTTCAGAATAAAGAAATATGTGATTTAGCTAACTCTTTAGGGTGTGGAATTGGTCCTGCTTGTGATGCTAATAAGTCTAGATATGATAAAGTAATTATTAGTGCCGATGCAGACCCTGATGGACTTCAAATTTCCTGTCTAGTATTATCTGTATTTGTAAATATGTTTCCTGATATGGTTAAAAAAGGTAGAGTTTATGTAAGCATTCCACCTCTTTATTGTTGGGGAGATAAGCCCGGGGAATATGGTTGGTGCAGTAAAATAGAAGATGTTCCAGCAGGAGTAAAAAATATGCATCGATTTAAAGGATTAGGTGAAATGCAGGACTCCCAACTTTATTATTTCTTAGTAGATCCAAAAACTAGAAATGTATTACAGGTTGAATATCCAAGTGATCTAGCCAAGTTTAATGAGATATTAGGTACTTCTGAGGGTAAAAATAAATTGATGAAGGAATTAGGAATAATAGTAAATGGATAAAATTGATAGTTTAAAATTAGCAGAAGATAATTATAAAGAATACTCTCAATATATTGCTCAAGGTAGAGCTTATCCATGTATTATAGATGGATTAAAGTCAAGTTATAAAAGAGCTATTTATGGGATGTATAAAAATAACACTCATAAAACTGTAAAAGTAGCAGAATTAGCTGCCCATGCTTTACCTTATCATCCTCATCCCACTTCTATTTCCGGAGTTATAGTCCAATTAGGTGAGAAGGGAAATAAATTAAGATTGATGGAGACTCAAGGTAACTGGGGCGATAGCACTATGGGAGTGGCAGCTTCAGCTGATAGATATATTGGGGGGTATTTATCTTACTTAGCAGAAGATTTATTTTGTGATAGTGTAGAATATTCTCACTTTATTAAAGGAGAGATAGATAAAGATGAACCGGAGGCTCTCCCAGCTCTATTACCCTTATGCTTTATAAATGGTTTAAAAGGTATCCCATCAGGACTTCCAATTCTAAATATTCCAACTGTAGATATTTTAGGAATGGTGGATTATTATATAAATATTTTAGAGCATAAATCACTTGATTTTAAACCCAGAAAATACCCTAAACCCAATTATAATTGCGATATTATTAGTGATGAATCTGCTTGGAATCAGATTATGGAAACTGGTAAGGGTACTATTAGGTTAGCCCCTAAAATGAAAAAAGAAGGAGATGTAATAACTATTACAGAAATTCCATTATCTAAAAATGTAGATAGTGTAAATAAAATTCTAGAGAAAGAATTTTTAGAGGATAAAATAGATATTAGAGATGAATCTACAAAATCTACATCTATAGTAATAGAGAAAGTACCTCGTAAATGGGTTGATATGGATGATATTTATAATCGTCTTTACGATAAACTTCAATCTAACGAGAAATGTAATATGGCTTTCTTTGATCAAGAAAAAATTTATGTTCCTTGCGGTTTTTATCAAGTAGTAAAAGCCAATCTTACTTATTTAATAAACACTCATAAAAATAGAATTGCCCATCAAATAGATGATCTTAAAGCAAAGCTTAGAGTATTAGAAATAATAGAACTCTTGAAAAGAGATGGAAGCGTAAAGAAATTAGTAGATTTAGATCATGAAGAAGCTTTAGATTATATAATAACTAAATATTCTGCTACTAAAGATATTGCTACTAAGGTGTTTCAAAAACCATTATCTTATTTAACTAAAGAGCATGCTCAAGAAATTATAGATCTTAAACAAGCAATAGAAAATTTAGAGAATGATAATAGGGATATTTATGAGTTCTTAGTTAAAAAATATAGAGAAATAAGAAAGAAATTAGTTAAGGAATTAAATTCTTATGCCAACGAAAAATAATGAGTGCACCAGATATTACTCAGATGCACATGAAAAATCTGTATGTAAAGCCCTTAATGGAAGACAAAATAGTAATTCCGGAGCTGGAAAATTTCAAAAAGGAGATGTTACTATTCCTCAGTGTAATCTCTTAATAGAATGTAAAACAGTAATGAAACCTAAAGATTCTATCTCTATTAAGAAAGAATGGGTAGTAAAAAATAAACAAGAAGCTTTCTCTACTAGAAAAGATAATAGTGTAATATGTTTTAATTTTGAACCTAATGGAGAAAATTTGTATATTATATCAGAGAAACTAATGAAATATCTCTGTGAGAAATTGGAAGAAGATTATAGAGATTGAGGGATTAGTTGATAATCCCTCTATTTTATTATATAATATGTATAGAAAATAAAGAGGTAATTTATGTTAAATATTGCAAGATTCGATAAATTGGTAAAAGATTTAATGGGCACTACGGGAAGAAAAGAAAAAGAATCTATCCTTTCTCAATATAAGGATGACGATGATGTTAAAGAGATGCTAGAATATCACTTCGATATATATAAGCCATCCGGGATATCTAAAAAGAAATTAAATAAAATCTCTACTCCTGAAGCATTCAAAAATAATACTATAGATGAATCTTACAATATTTTAGATTTACTTAGATATCTAGAAGTTCATAGAACCGGAAGAATTGAAGATCTCAATACAGTAGAGAGATATGCAAGTGCTTTAGGGCCTTATGCAAAATTAATTTACTCTTTAGTTTGTAAGGATTTGCGTTTAGGAGTTCAGCCCATTACTCTTAATAAAATTTTTGGCCCTGGATTTATCCCAACTTTTGATGTAATGCTTGCAGAAAAATATTATGACGCTCCAGATAAATATCTTCCAGATGGAGTTGATTTTATACTTACAACTAAGTTAGACGGATCAAGATTAGTTTGTATATATGAGAAAGATAATATTGAATTTTTCTCTCGTCAGGGACAATTAATTGAAGGTCTTAATGATATTGCAGATGAAGTATCTAGATATCTTCTTCCAGGATATGTTTACGATGGAGAATTGCTTTTAAGAAATGATAATAATCTTGAAAGTAAGGACCTCTATAGAGCAACTGTAAAAGTGGTAAATGCAGATGGGGAAAAGAAAAATGTAATTTTTAATATCTTTGATATGCTTCCTATTTCTGATTTTAAGAATGGAATTTCAATGTCTAATTCTTTTGAGAGAAAGATGCTTATCCATAATCTCTTTAATAATTGTAAACCTCAATGGCTTAAAGAAGTGGAGATGCTTTATATTGGAAATAATAAAGATCAAATTCAAAAATGGCTAGATAAAATCACTGGAGAAGGTGGAGAAGGAGTTATGATTAATCTCTCTGCTAGTCCTTATGAATGTAAAAGATCTAGAGGTATTCTTAAGGTTAAGAAAATGCAAACTTGCGATCTCAGAGTTGTAGGTATGGAAGAAGGAGATGGGGTAAATAAAGGTAGATTAGGGGCTCTTAAAGTTGAATTCCCTGCTCCAGATGGAAAGACCTATATAGTAGATGTAGGTGGTGGGTACACATTTGAAGATAGAGATTATTTCTGGAATAATAAAGAAGATATTATCGGAAAAATAATTGAAATTCAATACTTTGAAGTATCTCAAAATGCAAATGGAGGATATAGTTTAAGATTCCCAGTATTTCTCGGAGTAAGAGAAGATAAAGATGAACCTTCAATGTATTAAGTAGAGGTAATTTATGATATTTAAGAGAACTGAAGATATTTTAGATGAAGATTTTCTCTTTGAAATGTCTAATGTAAGGGGAAAATTAGTAAAGGTAGAAGATCTTGATTTTTCATTTTATTTTAGTTCTAAGAAGAATGTTAATTCCCAACATGGAATTAGAGTTAAAATATGCTGGAATAGAGAAAAGATAGGTAAAGATCTCCTAGATGGGTTCATGGAATTGCATGGGGATTATGAATACACCCCAACTAAAAACCCAAATAAAAAAGCGGATGAAGTAGATATATCTACTGCAAGATATTTCTTTAAGAGGTATAAAGTATTATTTGCCGCTGTTTGGGAAGGGATATTGGATGAAAACCTAATGTCTGATTATTTAAGGGGAAATATCTCTTTTAGAGACCTATTAAAAGAGTTTGAGTTGCCTCAAAATAAATTAAATCTGATTTTAAATTGTTCTGATAGAAAAGAATTAGAATCTATAGTAAGAAAATATAATATATTTAATATGAATGATTAAAGGAGTTAATTATGGAAGTAAAATTAGGAGAAATTGGTTCAGTTATGAATGGAATGGTAAAGGATAAAATTATTTCTCTTCTTAATGAAATAACTAGAGAGGGGGCTGATGTTCAGGGACTAATTAATAAATTAGAGAATTCAGATTTTTTTACAGCTCCTGCAAGTACAAAATTTCATTGTAATTATGAAGGTGGGCTTGCGGAACACTCTTTAAATGTGTTTGAGGCTCTGGACAAATTATGTGATCAGTATGCCCCCACTATTTCTAGAGAATCTAGAATTATAGTAAGTCTTTTACATGATTTAGATAAAATGAATAAGTATGAGAGATTTTATTATAATGTAAAAGATTATAGAGTAGATGGTAAATTTTCAGATAGTGTAGGTAAATTTAATTGGAAAGAAGAATCTGGATTCAAGATGAAAGATGCAGAAGATAGATTCGTTTTTGCAGATCATGGAAAGAATTCCGAATATGAAATTGGATATTTTATCCCTCTCACTTTAGAGGAATCAGCAGCAGTAATTAATCATATGAGTGATGCAATAGAAGAATATCGTCCTTACGATATGTCAGCTATCTTTAATAGATATCCCCTAGCTACTCTTTTACACGCAGCAGATTTCTTAGCCACTTTTATGACAGAGAGAACTTCTCACGTTAAATCTAAATGAATAAATTAATTAAAAAACAACTTCAAAATTTAAAGAAGTGTCAACTTCCCCCTTATAATGAGGATACTTATAAAATAATTATCCCTAAAAATTCTATTAAAAAAGAATTAGGATTAGAAGTTGATCATTGCTATCAGATAGAAATAGAAGATTATATCCTTAATCCATCTTTAGATTCTTCTTTATCTCAAAATTGGAATGGTGGAACTGTTCCACCAAGTAAATATATGAATATCTGTATATTGCAATTGATGGGTAAAATGATAAAAGTAGATGGAATTGAAGTAGATATAACTACTAATTCTATTAAAAATAATACTTGGTCAGGTTGGTTACCTAGAAATGCAATAAAAGTGAGGTGTGAGATTTAATGAAGTTTCTGATTTGCGGAGACGTACACTGGTCAGAATTTTCTTCTATTTTGAGAAAAATGGGAGATAAATATTCTAAAAGATTAGAAAATCTAATTAATTCTATTAATTGGGTAGAAGAACAAGCAGAAGAAAATAATGTGGATGCTATTATTTATGCTGGAGATTTCTTTGATAAGACTACTTTAAATGCTAATGAAATTACTGCATTACAAGAAATTACATGGGCAGATATTCCTCATAAATTTATAGTGGGTAATCACGAAGGATTAACTAGTACCTTAAATATTAGTACTACTCATCTATTTACTCATATTCCAAATTGTGAAGTTATTTCTGAACCCACTATTAGATATAGGTTTGGGTGTAAGATAGTATATCTTCCCTATATTATAGAAAAGGAAAGGAAGCCTTTAAAAGAATATCTTAAAGATACCTCCGGAGACATGATTACTCAAGAGGTTAAGCAAACCTATGTAATTAGTCATAACGATATTAAGATGTTCTATGGAAATTTTGAGTCTAAAGAAGGATTTAGTTTAGATGAGATAGATAGCTTTTGCCATCTATTTATTAATGGACATATCCATAATTATTCTAAATTTTCTAAAGCAGGAATAAATATAGGGAATATTACAGGTCAGAATTTTTCAGAAGATGCTTCTAAATATCCTCACCATGTAATGATCTTAGATACATATAAGGATAATTATGAATTTATAGTAAATCCATTTGCTTATAATTTCTATAAATTAGAATTTTCAAATATTGAAGATTTGAAATCCTATCCCTTTTTAGATAACTCAGTGGTAAGTGTTAAAATTCCAGAGGATAAATCTTCAGAAGCTAGAGAATTTTTAGAAAATTCTTCTAAATTAAAAGAATTTAGGATTATAAGTGTCCCTAAACCTTCAGATGGAGAAGACGGTCAAAATGATGAAGTAATTGCTTCGGTAAACCACCTAGAAGAATTTGTAAAATTTATATCTTCCAATTTTGAAGTAACTGATGTAATGAGAGAAGAATTAAGAGAGGTATGTAAAGAATGAAAATAATTTTCGACACTATTAAAATTGAAAATTTTCTCTCAATTGGAGAAGCTGAAATATCTCTTAAAGATAGAGGATATTGTTTAGTAAATGGGGTAAATAAAAACCCTAAGGACTCCGCCAAAAGTAATGGTAGCGGTAAATCTTCTATCTTCGAAGCTATTGCTTGGGCATTGTCAGGTGAGACTATTAGAGGGGCTAAAAATGTAGTTAATATGTTTCAGTCCGGAGGTACTCTAGTAGATCTCACCTTTCAAGTAGATAAAGATAACTACGAAATAATTAGAACCAAAGAGCATAAAAAATATAAAACAGATCTTAAAATTTATATTAATGGAGAGGATAAATCAGGTAAAACTTTAACTGATTCTAAGAAATTACTTGCTAATTATTTACCTGATCTTACCAGTTCTTTAATTGGTTCAGTTATTTTATTAGGTCAAGGATTACCCCAGAGATTTACTAATAATACTCCCGCCGGAAGAAAAGAAGTATTAGAACAATTATCTAAATCAGATTTTATGATTGAAGATCTTAAGAAAAGATTGCAGGATAGAAAATGCTATCTAAATAAAGAATTAAGATCTTATGAAGATAAATTACTTGAGATAGATACCACTATTAAATCTCTAAATAATCAAATAGAGACTTCTAAAATTAAATTATCTTCTATGGGTGATTCTTCTGCTTATGATGAAATTATAGATAGAGCTAAAGAAAAAATATCTTATTTAGATTCTAAACTAGAGGAAATTAGAGATTCTCTTAAGGATAATAGATTAAGATTAGATAATTCTTTAACAGAAAAATCTAATATTGAAAATTCTCTTAAAGATCAACAAAATGAAGAGCAGAAGGATTTAATTATAGAGAAAGGGAATTTTAATACTCAAATAGCTTCTCTTCAATTAGAGATAACTCAATTAAATCAAGAAATATTTAAAGCTAAAAATATTAAAGATACCTGTCCTACTTGCGGTCAAAAATTACCTAATGTTTTTATTCCTGATATAAAACCTCAAGAAGAAGCCCTTCAAATTAAAAAGAATAATTTAGAAGAAATTAAAGGAAATTTAGAGAATTTAAGATCTAAAGAGGTTGAAATATCCAATAAATATAGAGATTTATTAGTTTCATCTACAGTTGAAATAAATTCTATTATTACTGAACTTAGGGGTAAAATTCAAAGTGGAGATAAATCAGTTGCTATTCTAAATGCGGATAGAAACACTGAACAATCTACTTTGTCTAAATATGAATCCTTAAAAGCAAGTTACCAAGCTACCATAGAATTATTAACTAAGAGCATTCAAGATAACGAATCTAAAATTTTAAAGCTGAACGAGGAAACTGTATATAATACGGAAGAAAAGAAAAAAATATCTTCAAAATTAGAGGTAATAAATAAATTTATTACAGTTACTAATAGAGATTTTAGAGGTTATCTATTAAAGAATGTAATTGCTTATATAGATAAAAGAGCTAAAGAATATTGTTTAGAAGTATTTAATACAGAAGATATTCAATTTATTCTTGAAGGTAATGATATTAATATTAGATATTCTGGTAAAGAATATGAGGTTCTATCTGGAGGAGAAAAACAAAAGATAGATATGATCATTCAATTATCTCTAAGAGATATGCTTTGTCAGTTCTTAAATTTCAGATCTAATATTATTGCCTTTGATGAAATATTCGATAATATGGATAGTGAGGGATGTGATAAAATAATAAATCTAATATCTAAAAAATTAAATGATGTTGGATCTGTATTTATAGTAACTCATCACCAAGATTTAAATATTCCTAACGATAATATAATAACTGTAGTAAAACAAGAAAATGGAGTGAGTATTATAGCATGAGTGCACCTATCAGAATGATGTAGTAGGGAGTAAAAAAAGAAAGAATAGTAGATTTATGTATTTATGTAGATAAAGATTTATATAATCCAGAAGCGGATAAAGATAAATTATTTGATTCTATATATAGAATAGTATATGCTTTATCTATTAAACATAAAATATTTAAGAATTGGAGTGACTACGAACCGTTTGCTCTATATACAACCTGCAAAATATTTCAAAGGGCTACTAATCCAAAGCAATTCTTACCTGATGATGATCCTAAAAAGATGAAAAAAATAAAGAGTATTCTTAATTTTACCAAGAGTATTCTTTATCCTATGTAGGTAGATTATCAAAAAGAAACTTTTGAATAGCAATTTGGTCCCGAGTATGGGGAAGAAGCTTCTAGGTATATAAAAGAGAGTATGGTTAAATCAGCCAGTTCTCAACTTAAACCTCATTTAAAAGTAGAGTTTGAATATTATTTAAAGAAAATATTTAATAATATTAAACATCACTTAAAATATTCCCCCTATATAAATGATAAACCTTTAATGCATAATATATATTTAAGTTGCCTTCTCACCTTGTTAAATCAATGGACTCTATCTAATGATAACAAGAAGAGGATGGAGGCTAGAGTTGCTTCTATGTATAATCTTGAAGATTTCTTAAATAAAATTTATATAGAAGAATAGGAAAACTCCATTATATTATTCCATTTACCTCAACTATATCACAATTATATCTCTACCCTAGTAGCAGAAATTAAAAAAATAATGATAAAAGATTTAAGAGCTCTTATAGGTTATTCAGAACCTACAGAAGCAGTAATGCAATCTATATTATAGAGTGCTAAAGGAGAACCTAATTTTGATCAGGACTGATATTAAAAACCTAAAACAAACGGATTATTATTCTTTAATTTTATTTGCCCTTTATAAATTTAATGAGATTCCAGAATATTCTTCTTTAAGTGAATTAGCTTATACTTTAGATAAAGATAATCTTCTTAATTTATGTGAAATGTTTGGAGGCCAAACAATTAGAATTCCAACCATTCACGAATTAGAGTCTTTAATTTATTCTTTACTTCTTTATCAATATGTTAAGATAGATGGGATGGAATATAAGAAAGCTTTAGAACTTATAGGACATGAATCTTGTGATTTAAGAGCTGTAAAAACTCAATACTTACAATTATCTAAAGTTTTAGATAATTATTCTTTTAAGCATAGGGAATCTATAAAATGACAGTTGAGCAAACACTTAAAGATATGCTTAAAGATATAAATAAGCATAAAAGACCTAAAGAGAATTTATTGGAGTATTTCGTATCTATGAGATTAGATAAATCAATTCAAACTTATTATAAACAATTATTAGAAAGTGTAGATTATTTATCTAATAGAGAAGCATCTCAAGAAAGAATACTTAATGGAATTAATAAAGAGGAGAAAAATGACTTTTAATCTTATAGATGACCTAAGTACTTTAACTACTATCCCATCAGGGACATTAAATAAATTAGCAGATAAAGTCAATTATGTAATTTGTAATAATCTAGAAGAGTCAATGCTAAATTCTGACAATATAATGGAATTAAATGTAGGCATTGGGACTTTAATATTAAGCATAGAAGATAATTCCCTAGAGTATAAATTTATACCTAGTCAGAAGTTAGAAAATTCTATAATAAATACTATAAAAGATAAAAAGAATCCTCTAGAGACTACTCTAGAAAAATCTTTGGTATCTAGAATACTAAATGCCTATAAGGATATGTTCTAATAATGGAAAATGAAATCACTACTACAACTGAAAATGAATTAACTACTAGTAGTGCTAATTTAGAGAAAGATACATAGGCACTAGTTAATAATATATTAAATGAAAAAGATCCTAAAAAAGTAAAAGATTTAACCTATCTTTTTAATATAGCTTAGACTAAAAAATCTGTTTTAAGAGCAGTTAATCTTAATAATCTATTAGATAAAGTAAATGATTAGATGGAAGAAAGATTAACTAAAAGAGCAGATCAATTTAGTAATAAGGATTTACTTGATTATATGGATAAAATGACTGGAGCTCTTGAAAAGGCTCAAAAACAAGTTCAAGATGTAGATCCAACTCCGGCAATTCAGATAAACCAACAAAATATAAATCTTGGGGAGGCTGGATTATCTAGAGAATCAAGACAAAATGTTATGGATGCTGTAGCATCAATTCTTAAAAGACTTAATGAAGAATCTTTAGAAGGGCCTGAGATTATAGAAGAAGAATCTGTATCAGATAATGATGTAGAAGATACTACATACTCTCAGGATGGGGAAGAAGAAACATCTATCCCCACTCTAAAAGAGGAAGATGAAAATATTTAAAATATAAGGAGCTAAATATTATGGCGGAAGCAAAAAAGAAAGTTACTCACGTAGCAGATGAAACCCCAGTATCAGAAGCAGTAGTTGGAGAACCAGAAAGAGATTTCGAAGGTGAAATAAATAATCTTAAGAGAGAGCTGGAAGAAGTTAAGAAAGAAAGAGATGAAGCTAAGAATACTCTCTCTCAGTACGAAGCAGAATATAGAAAACTTAGCACTAAATTCAATAGACTCTATAGCATTCTTGGAACTACTATTGACGGTGCTCTTAATATGGATTTAGATAAATAATGAAATATCAGATAGTTATAACCTATAAAAATGGCTCTATAATTACCTTAGATGTTCCTGATAATTATTATCAAGATAAATATTCTAAGAAACCTGAGGAGAAAATCCATTCTATCTTTATGAAAGAATTTAAGGCATTTAAAAGTGCCCTAAATAGAAATAATAAACCTATGGTAGAAGTTGGAGATTACCTTAAATTTTCTAATGCAACTATTTCAGCAACTAGTGTTTTAGGAGTAGATCTTAAAACACTAGATGAAGTAAAAGATTTATCTTTAGCTAATATGTCTATTCCAGGAGTACATGATAAAACCTATCTGGATTTAGGAGATACAGGAATAGATATATTAATAAATAAATTAGAAACTACTAATGTAATAGAGAACTTAGATAAATTTCTTCAGAAAGTAAATGCTATGATGTCTAAGAATAATGTAGAAGTGACTATCAAAGCTGGAACTAAAAAGAAAACTACTACAACTCCTAAGAAACAAATAGTAGAGAAAGAAGTAGAAAATATAGTTAAAGAGGATACATCAACTCAAAATGAAGTTAAATAAAAAGAAAGAAGAATCCTTAAAAGATTTTTGCTTAAGATGGGCTGAAGAAAAAAAGTTTGATAAAACTATTACATGGCAAGATATTGCTGATGCTGTTTTTGAGAGTTATGGGGAATTTAAAACAGCTTCTGGAGTTAAATCTCTAGTTAGAAGAAATAAAAGAGATATTCCAGAAACTGAATTAGAGAAAGAATCTATGCCTTACCCAAATCCATTAGAGGATAAACTCTTAGAATTAAAAAAAGAAAGAGTAAAACTTCAAGATGAAAGAACTCAAAATAATGCCTATATTAGAAGATTAGCTAGAGAGGATACTATTAAAGAGATAGCTCTTGCTTATGCTGAGAAAATGACCTCTAAGAAATTTTTAGAGATCCCTAAAGCAATTAAAGATACTTCTAATAGAGATGCTATCTTATGTATTTCAGATTGGCATTATGGGATTGAGGTTGAAAATGCCCTCAATAGTTATAGTCCAGAAATATGTAGAGAAAGAGTAACTAAATTAGTAGTTAAAACTCTTCAACATTGTAGGGCTTATGGAATTAAACATCTTAATATTCTTAATCTTGGAGATTTAATTGCAGGTAGAATTCATCTTACTCTTAGGTTAGAAAGTAGATTTGATGTAGTAACTCAGATAATGGATGTAAGTGAAATTCTTGCAGAAATGATAACTGCTTTATCTTCTGAACTTAAAGTAGATTATTACTCTTGTATTGATAATCATTCAAGATTAGAGCCAAATAAAACTGATTCATTAGAATTAGAAACTCTAGCCAGAATTACTGATTGGTATCTTAAGACTAGATTAGCTGCTAATCCAAATATAGAATTTAAGAATAATATTTTTGGGCCCGAAATAATTACTCTAAATTGTAAAGGGCATAATATTGCAGCAGTTCATGGAGATGCAGATAGTCCAACTGCAGCTTCTACATCAATAGCTAGATTAACTAGAGACACTTACGATTTAGTTCTTATGGCTCATAGACATCATTTTGCAGCAGATGAACTTAATGAAACATTAGTAGTAAGTAATTCAAGCTTAATGGGCACTGATCAATATGCATTTAGATTAAGATTAAGTGCTCAACCCTCACAAAATTTAATTATAGTAAGTGAGGATAATGTAACAGAAGCAATTCATAGAATTGCTCTATAATTATTAGCAAATAACTAAATCTTTCAATATATAAACTCAAAGAAAGATGGTAAGTCTGCTTAGCAGTAAGCCCATCAAAATAAGGAGAATTTAATATGAGATTTTACTCAGATAAACTTAATAAAATTTTTGAAACAGAAGAAGAACTTAAAGCTGCAGAAACAGCTAAGGATAGTGAAATAAAAAAAGAAGAAGAATCTAAAGCTCTTAAGGTTGAAGAAGATAAGAAAGCAATTTCTATTAGAAAGAAAGAACTTTCTGATGTTGTAGAAGCCAAAGCTAAAGAATTTAATTCTGCTTATGATAAATATGAGGCTGCTAAAGCCAAAGCTAAAAAAGAGCTAAATGAAAAATATAAAACTCTTAATGCTCAAGCTAAGGCTGCTGAAGATGAATATGCTAAAGCTATTTCTGAAGCAGAAAAAGAAGTAAGAAAAGCTTCTGAAGAAAAAACTAATGCTATTGCAAAGTTTAATGAAGAATTTGGTCCCTACAAGACAGTTCTTACAGGGGATAAAGCAATAGCTGAATATAATAGAATGGTCAGAAACTTTGAGGATCATTTCTCTAGTATCTGGGATTCAGATTCATTTTGGAAGAATTTCTTTAGATTCTAATAAATAAAATTTAATTAAGATTTAGTTGTTTATTATTCCCTGCCCTGAAATAGGGACAGGGAATTTTTCATAAATCCTGTATATTAAAATGATGAAAAAAGTAGTTAAAATAGACCCTCTAGAATCTAATATAGCTTTAACTGATATAGCTCTAGAGAATTTAATAAATGAAGGAACTCAAGTTTCTACTATAGATTTTGACGGTTATGTGTGGCCCGCCCCAGTAGTTAAAGATAAAAAACATCAATGGATATTAAGTTTAAATACTAATGACCATTGTTTATATATTACTGCAGTTAATCCAAAGTGTAAATCCTTAGTTGAGAAAGATAAGTGGGATCTAATATATAAATTATTTAAGGAAAAAGTAGTAGAAGATGTTGCAGATAATCCATTTATGGATTATCATTCTCAATTAGGAGTAGAACTAGACCCATCTAAAACTGAAATAATAGAAGAAAAATTTTTTCCATATGATCCATCAGAAAAGGGAGATTTAATTATGCCTTTAATTAATCCAACTATAAAGACTAAAAAGATAATAAGAGAGGCTCTAATAAGATGTCCCCATTGCAATAAAATAAACTCATTCAATACTGAAGATTTTATAGATGCCTTAAATAAATATGGTGGGGACGGAATAGATCTTATATGTTCTTGGTGTGGAGAAAAATTTGAAGTCACTGCGGATCAAATGGATCAAATAAAAATAATTTATAAAGAAAATAAAGAGGAAATACCTATAGATGAGTAAAAAATATTTTGCAGTTTCTGATACTCATAGCTTTTATAATGAATTGATAGAAGCTCTTAATCAGAATAAATTTGATTTAGATAATCCGGATCATATTTTACTATTACTTGGAGATGCTTTTGATCGAGGGAATCAATCAATAGAAATATTTAATTTTCTTAAAGACCTTCAATCTAAAAATAAATTAATATATATTACCGGTAACCATGAAGATCTTTTATTCGAATGCTTATCTGATATATCTAATGGATATGTTCCCGGAGGACATCACTTCAGTAATGGAACTGTAAAAACTCTAATAGATATAACTGGAATCCCTTATAAAGAATTTTATAAACTTCCAACTCAAGATTTTATTAAAGCAGTATTTGATAAAACTGAAGAATTAAGAGATTTTATTAGAGCCAACTCTATAAATTATTTTACTCTTGGAAATAAGATATTTGTCCATAGTTGGATCCCTTTAGACGGGGATGAAATATATTCTGATTGGGATAAAGAACCTACAGTAGAAAATATCTCTAAGTATTGGAGATTATGGAGAGAATCCAGATGGGGAAATCCATTTGCTTATTGGAAGCATAATTTATTTCCAGAAGGAAAATGTATAGTGTTTGGACATTGGCATTGCTCTTACGGTCACTCTTGGATAGATCAAAAAATTAAAGAGTGGCCCCCAATGAATCAACCGGAAAAAGTTAAAGAAGCTTTTTCTCCATGGATTAAAGAAAATGCTATAGGAATTGATGCTTGTTGTGCTTATACTCACAAGATAAATTGTTTAGTATTTGATGAAAATGGAGAAATAATAAATGTTTGAATTCACCATTGAAGAAATGATAGAATAGATGTAGGATGATTTAGAATGTCTATAGAAGGTTAAAATATTTAATTAGTAGGAATACTTTGATTATTTTGAGAAAATTCATCCTAAAGATGAAGTATATGTTTTACTATTATAGAATGCAAAAGATAGATTCTCTTCCGGTATGGATATAATAGATATAATAAAAATATGGAGAAAGGAAGTTAAAGATGTCCAAAAAACACTTTGAAAAATATTTAGATGAGGTATCAGCTCAATACCACGAAATGAATGAAGATCTTAGAGATATGGAAAAATTAGTGGCAGATAATATGATGCCTCCAGAATTCTTAGATAAATTAAAAATAATGATCGCTCCAGTTAAGGATAATTGGCTTAAATTAAATTATGTAAAGTTTCTTCTTGATATGCCTAATAAAAAAGAGAAAGTACCTAAATATAAGAATCAAAATAAAAAAATTCTAGAGAATGCTATCACAAAAGAAGAAGTCCTTAAACAAAATAAAGCAGTATTAGAATCACTTAAAAATTTACCTAATAGCTAAATTATAATGTAAAATAAGGAAATAGAATGAACACTCAAAAAATAAATTCACTTCTAAAATTACTTAAACTAGATAGTTATATGGGCAATTATGGAAGAAAAAATTATATTATAGATTTAAATGATGATTCTGAATGGGGTAAGGTTTACACCATATTAGATAGTACCCCAGAATTAGATCAAATAGAAGAAAATGTTCTTTTAACTGAACATAATAGCTCTCTTCTGTATAATTATAATGATGAATTATTATTAAATCTAAAAGCAGATTTTGATAATGATCAATATCAATTAGTAATATCAGAGATTTAAAAGGAGATTATATGAAGACCGTAATAACGGATTTAAACAAATTTGAAGATAGAGCAGACGAAGTTGTCAATCTTAAAAAAGAGAATAATGAAGTAAGAGAAGTTATTCTTGATTTGAAAAAATTACTCAGAGATAATGATTGGGTTTGTTTAACTGCCCCTCAAATCGGAGTAAATAAAAGAATTATGTGCTTAAATTTTAAGGGAGATATTAGAACTCTAATTAACCCTATTATCACTAATTCAAAAGAATGGTTATTAAATAGAGAAAAATGTCCTTGCACTCCAGGAAAAGAATATATAGTTCCTAGAAATGCTAAGGTTACTGTTATGTATACAACCCCACTTGGAAAGTATGAATCCAGAGAGTTTGCCGGGTTAGCTGCTTGTGCAGTTCAATATGGTATAAATGCTCTAGATGGGGTTTTAATTTCCGATTTTGGTCTTGAGATTGATGAAAATTGGGATAAAGCATCAGAAGAAGAAAAAGATGAAGTTCTAAAAATGTATCTAGATTCTTTAGATATGTCTTCAAAATTATTAAAAGAAGAAATTGAAAAAGATCCAGAAACAAAGCAACTTTCAGACGCAATTAATTTTATTGAAAGCGTTCAGAAAGGTGAAACTAAATTAGAAAAGGATAATTAATTATATGATACTCTCAATCATTAAAACTGGGGGGGGGCAAAATATTTAGCCTTCCTATTAAATAAGCTCACACAATATTTAATATTTCCTAAATACACACTCCTCTCCTACTACCTTAATGGTTGTTAGAGAGGAAGGAGGATAGCCTTGTCTCTTATGAGATGAGGCCATTCTTCTTCTATAAATATTTTATGTAAAGGAGATATTAAATGGCAAATAACAAATCGATCCAAATATTAAGAGGGGCTACTACATACGATCCTCTTACAAGTGAAGAAGTATTATTAGATGGTCAGCCATTTTATAGTAAGAAAACTAAATAGCTTTATGTGGGAGAAAAAGATTCATCCGGAAATACACAAGCAATTAAAGATCTTAAACCTATAACTGCTAATTTATAGTCCGGATCTGGAAAGAGTTCTACCCAACAAATTCCAGACGGAGAAACTTTTTCAGGTCTTAAAGCAGGATTAACTGAAAATAATACTACAGATACTTATAACTCAGACGCTTCAGGTCAAAACTCCACTATATTAGGAGGTAAAAATAGAGCTCAAGCAAAACGTGCGACTGCAATAGGTGGTTATAACGTTGCAGCTGGAGCAAGTTCATTAGCAACAGGTGAACAAACTATGACTGAAGGCAGATGTGCCTTTTCAACCGGTTAGAGAACAAGAGCTAAAGGAGGAAGTTCTTTAGCTTCTGGTGGTTACTCTTTAGCTTTGGGCGATTTCTCAATGACGCAGGGTTTCCAAACAAAAGCATCCGGTAGATCAGCAATGGCAACAGGTGCAGGTACATTGGCTGAAGGCGCTGCGGCATTATCAGGTGGTACAGGAACTAAAGCAATAGGGGATGCAAGTTTTTCTCATGGTAATGCTACTCAAGCTAAAGGTAATTATTCAGTAGCTCTTGGAAGTTCTACTGTAGCTAATGGAGTAAACTCTGTTGCAATGGGGGATACTAGTACTGCAAACGCTGCTTCTGCAAAGGTAGAAGGTATACATAATATTGCTAATAATTCTGCCTATGTAGCTCCAACACCTGGTGGTGGCGGTGGTGGCTCTGTTGAACCTACTCCTCCATCTACATTTAATGTCGAAGAACATTACGGAGAAGGTTCGCACGTCGAGGGTGCTTATAATAGTACATATGGATTTGCAGCCCACGCTGAAGGTTTAAAAGTTAGTGCAAGAGGACATTATTCACACGCTGAAGGTACTGCTACTATAGCTGCAGGTGAATCTTCCCATGCTGAAGGTGGTAATACAAAAGCAAATGGGCAATGGTCACACTCAGAAGGCAACGGATCTATTTCAGAAGGAATTTGTGCTCACGCAGAGAATACTTCTAAAGCTATTGGAGATTATTCTCATTCTGAGGGTAAAGGAGATGCTTTAGAGAGTTACTCCCATGCAGAAAACTATGCTACCGCTGATGGAATTTATTCTCATGCTGAGGGTTACAGTACATCTAAGGGTGAAGCTTCTCACGCAGAAGGTAGAGGCAAATCTACTGGAAATTTTTCTCATGCAGAAGGAAATTATTCTGAGTCTATTGGAAGTTATTCTCATGCTGAGGGAGATTATACAAAATCAAAAGGGGATTTCTCTCATGCAGAAGGATTAGGTTCTCAATCTATTGGTAAATACTCTCATGCAGAAGGCTCTGAAACTAAAGCTATTGGGAATCTTTCCCATACTGAAGGAAGAACCACTAAAGCTGAAGGGGAATTTTCCCACGCAGAAGGTATAAGTTCCTTATCGAGCGGACAAGGTTCACATGCAGAAGGTAATTCTACAGCTTCTAACACTTATGCACACTCAGAAGGTGAAAGCACAACTGCAAGTGGTAGGAACTCACACACTCAAGGTAAATGGACTAAAGCAGTCGGAGATAATTCAACTGCAATAGGTATAAGCACTACTGCTACTGGAAACAACTCTTTTGCAAGTGGTAATGGAAGTGAAGCAGTTAAAAATGGTTCTTTTGTTCACGGATTTGGATTAAAATCTAATCAAGAAAATCAGGCAGTATTTGGTGTTTATAATGCTCCATATAACTCTACTTTATTGGTAGTGGGAAACGGTAGTAGAGATAATCATAGAACTAATGCCTTTGAAGTTTATCAAGACGGTAGAGCAAAAGTTCAAACTGCTCCAAAAGATAACGATGATGTAGTTAGATTACAAGAATTATTAGTGGAAGAAAATGCTGATATATAGCTATCTCCTAACTTAAGAAATTTACACATAGAATTTATAACCCATGAAGCTACAACCTCCTATGATAGAACATATATACAATTAAACTTAATATATGGATCTTCAGCAGTACTTTCTTTTACAAAGGGTTTATCTTCATTATCTGATACCATTAACATAGACTCCACCAATACTACTCCATATGATCATGTGAAAATAACACCTATTCATAGTGGGTTAACTGATTTTTATTTTCATATTAAAGCTACTTTAAAAATGTCTAATTCTCAAGTGGATTTTATCAATTCAACTTTCAAATATTGGATAAATTGGTCTATAAAATCTCCATCTCCAATATGGGATTTAAAGTGGAATAGCAAATTTAGTTATTCTTCTAATTCTCAAGTATTTACTAGTGAATCATTCTCATCAACTAGTCAATAGCCATTACTTTTTACTAATGAGGTCTTCGAAGGTAATAATCTATTAGTACTCAATGACTCTCATAAATTATCATATAAAGCTTTCAGGCTCAATAAAATTTTAATTGGGAATTGAAATAAAGGATAGGTATTTTTATGAAAAAATATATTAAAATAATAATGAATTTTTATAATACCTCTTTTGGAGGATCTAATGAATAATAAGGCTATATAGATATTAAGAACAAGCTTATCTAATGATGATCCTAAAGTAAGAGATATAGTTTTATCTGAGGGTCAGCCTTTCTTTAATATAGGCACTAATAAGCTATATGTTGGGGATGGGGAGAAAGAAATCTTTAAATTAAAATATATTGGAGAGGAATTTGATAGCTCCCATAATAATATTGAAAATGGAAGCGGTAATCTATCTACTCAGCAGGTAAAAAATACCTCAGAAACTACAATTCAAATCAGTACTAAAAATCCTAATGCAGTAGATCAAGGGGCTCCAGGGGAAGTTGATATAGGGGCAACAGGAGAGAGTTCTGCGGTATTTGGCGGAGCTGCTGCAGCAACAGCAAAAAGATCTTTTGCTGCAGGTACTAACACAGTTGCTATAGGAAAATATAGTGCTGTATTTGGTGATAATTCAGTGGCAATTGGGAATGACAGTTTTGCTGCAAACTATCAGAATACTGCAAAAGGGCAAGCGAGTGCGGTATTTGGTACAGGGAATATATCTATAGGTAAGGGTTCATTTGTAGCAGGTGCATTGAGTAGTCATTCTGGTGAATATGGAATATCATTAGGACAAGGAAACAAGGGAACATTTAATAATAGTTTGTTGTTAGATAATAATTTAACTGACTCTGCAACTGGACAAATAGTATTTGGTGATGGTGCAGCTAAACCAAATATAAAAGCACTGATTTCAGTAGTAACTGCTAAAAAAGATGAAGTTGCTTATATTGAAAAAGAAACAGGCGATGCTTATTTATTATAGAATTTAAAAGTTAAAAAAGAAATATCTACTCCATCTAAAATAGAAAGTTTTGATAGTATTATTAAATCTAGTTTAAATGTTGGACTTAATAATACTCTTTCAGGTGATTATACTTTTACAAGCCCTCAAGGTAGTTTAGTAATTGGACAAGGAAATACAGTTACAGGTAAAAATTCATTAGTTGCAGGAAATAATAATGCAACAAGATTAAATCATCAATTTGCTTTTGGTATGTCACTTGACACAGGTTCGGCAAATACAGTCCCGAGTACAACAGTTGTAGGTTTCTACAATGATCCTATAAGTGGAGATGTATTCCAAGTAGGTACAGGTACAAGTACTAGTAGAAGAAATGCATTTAGAGTACTTGCTGATGGTCGTGCTAAGGTATTTTCAAAAGCTAAAGAAAATGGAGATATTTTAAGATTTGGAGATTTGGCAGTAAAACAAGTCTCTAGTTTAGATTCAGATGTTACCTCTACTACAGGAGATTATATAACTGGGGGTTAAGTTTAATGGAGATACTTTAAAATTTACTAAAGGGTCTTCTACTATAAAAGTTAATGATAATGGCACAGGAGATATAATAACTGGGATTAAAGGAGAAAATGGCCATACTTTAACTATAACTCGTAAAAATGTACCTGATGTAAGTGTAAACCCATCTGGAACTGGAGCTTTTGTGACTGGAATAAGTTCAAATGGCCACGGAATTACCTATACTAAGGGAAATTTAAAAGATGCTGGGAGCCTTATTAGACCGGTGTGGGTTAATAATGGAGATATTACTGTTTGTTCTTTCTCAATAGCAGTAGAGGGTTTAGGGGATTCTAGTACTAAAGATATTGTATTTTATGTAGGAGCTTGATTATGGCTATAGAATTAAATCCTTATGATTTTGGAGTTAAAAGTAAAATCCCATATTTTGTGGGAGTGAATAAGTAGTTATTTTCTTCCCTTCCGGGATATAATAATCCTAATGCTGTATCTGAAATAAAGATAAATGAAAAATCAACCTATATAAACCCTTTATTAAGATCTACTTTTAGAGATAGTGGATATTTTGGAACCTTTTATACTAGAAGACTTCCTTTTTTCCCATTTAAGGGTGAAAAAATAGCCTATTCTAATTCTGATTATTTAACTTTAAGTAATTCTGATTACTTAAAGTTAAAGGATTGCCTTATATCTCCAACTACTTCTAATAGTTCTAGCGATAGTTACCATTTTAATCCAAGATTTTAGAGCATACCTTCTCCTTTAAGTAGTTTAATGAGTTTTTATATAAAAGAAAATCCTGGAAATTCTTCAACTTCTACTTGTAAAGATATGGCTCCTTTTATAGCCAATGTTATTCCACCTGATTCTGATTATTAGATAACCCCAATTAATATATTGATAGCTGGCTTTGGGATTAGATTTTATTTTTTCTATGAAAACTCTAAAATAAATGCTAAATTAGATTTTTATTCTCCCGGAAGCTCTAATTTATCTACAGTCAGTTTAATTAAATTAAAGTTTGATTTAAGTCCTAAATTATTTGGTGAAATAAGTAAAAGAAAATGTGCTTTAGGATATACTAGGATAGACTATGGAGGTACAGATCTTAGTGGGACTTGGATATTTTTATAGGTAGAACTTTTAGATAAAGATACAGATGATCAAACTGCTCACTCTTTTGTTGGAGTATTTATTCCGGATAAGGCATCTGATCCAGATAAAGGGCTTAGTGATGACGATATTAGAGTAGTTACAGAAAATTCTTCTAATGTATCCTGTATTATTACTGGAATGTAGACTGATTGGAAAGAAGTAGGGGAGTATCTTAAATGGATGAGAGGAGAATATAGAGGATATCCTATAAGTTCTATAGAGTCCCAACATTTTCCAAATGATAGAAGTGCTACAGTATATGATAATCCTATGGTTATTTGGTATAAACCCCAAAGTTAGTAGACTCTAACTAAATAATATTATATAAAAATAGCTGAAGAAAATAAATCTTCAGCTATTTTTATTTTAATAGGAGTTTAATATGAATATATTTCTTCCTTATCCTAATAATATCCCTTTGTCAGTTAGGAGTTTAGATGATAAAAGACTTAATAAACAAATATTAGAAGCATTTCAAATCCTTCAAGTATCAAAAGGATTATCTGAAGGATATAAAAATCATCCTATTATTAAACACTATATTAAATTTCCAAAATTTCTAAATTCTTACGGTTATTTATGCTGTGAAGAATATAAGTATAGATTTAATAAAACCCATAAATTATTTAATGAATTTAATTTATATTCTACTCCCTGGTACATTCCATTTTACGCAGCAGGATCTATTAATACTCCGGAATGTATTAGAACTACTGATAATGTAGGAGAATTATATAAACAAAAATTAATAGATAAGTGGGAATCTGATAAATTTAAAGGGAGACCTTCTAAATGGACTAATAGAGATATTCCGAATTTCTACTCAGAATTCTGTATAAGTAAATGAATATTTAAAGGAGCAATATTTTATGAATTATCCGAGTGCAATAGACCAATTCTTTTCTGAAGAGAAAAAAGGTGAATGTGGGAACGATGAATTCGAACTTGGCAACCTCCACAGAAAAATTATTAAATGTAAATTCTGTGTAAATGGAGAATGTCATTATACCGGAGAATGTAAGCGTAGAGATAATCCAGATTATTTTGACGGATGGGATTGGGCATGAATATAAAAGAATTAGAAGAACTAGTAGAGACTTCATTTGAACTTAAACCTGGGCCTTTATATATTATAGGACTAAATGATAGTAAATATTATGTGGAGTCTCTTTTAGTACATGCAAAATATTTGAGTGAGCATCTTAAAAGAGAAGGAATAAACGCTATAATTGTTCCAGCCTCAGATATAGATAAAATATATAAGTTGGAGAAATCATATGATAAATAAATTAACTTTTTGTAAAGTAGTAACCCAAATAAGAGCACTAGCTAAATTTAATAATGAATTAGTTGGGGTTCTAAATATTGAAGAAGATAAGTTAGATGATATAATAAATATGTTATCTCAAGCTCTCGAAGAAGATACTTGTGCCGCTTGGGATGATGAGTTATTTGAAGATTTATATAATTCAAAAGTAACTCCAGAAGAACTTTATAAAAGAGTAATAGATTATCTTATATGTAATCAAGTATCTACTCGCAGAACCCCTTTCACTTTAGAAGATTGTATAGATAACATATTTAGTCATAACTCAGTTGTTTCTATAAATGAAGAAAGGCAAGACAATAAGGATGAGCCCTCTTATCTTTATCAGATATTTAGAGGAATGGCTCATGAAATTCCTAAAAAATTATTATCAAGAAAATTTATTTCTATTCACAGTGTTGTAAGTGATAATGCTTATGATGACAGAATATTTGTAGAAGTAAGTAAAGAAGAGGTTTAATAAATATTTATGGCTAGTGCAAGAATCTTAAATAAAGTAAATAAAATCAATGAAGCTCTTAATATAACACTAGCTGATTGGCAGATAGATTTAATTTTTTACCCTAAAAAGACTCCTGTTATTTCTAATAGTCGAATTCAAGGAAAAGATTTAGCTTTGAAAATTAAAAGAATGCTAGACACTAAAGCTAAATATATTTGGAAATTAGGGGATCCATTTACAAAAAAGCAACTTGAGGATTTAAAATTAATTTCTTATATTCCTTTATGGACAGAAAAAGATAGCCTTAGAGGAAGACATGCCTTATTAAATTGGAGAAAGATTTATAGATCTCTTCAGGATAATGGACTTAAATTAGCAGAAGTAAAGTGGTTTAAAAAAGATGGAACCCCTTTAGTAGAAAGAGATTCTTAAATATACTATAATATAGATATAAAATTTAAGAGGTATCTATTATGGAAGATCGATCGCGACCGCAATTAGGCGGTGCAAAAAGAGCTTATTTTAGAGCTGCAGAGAGTGTGGCTAGTTTGAGCAATCATAGATGTAAAATGGGATGTGTAGTAGTTAAAGGACATAGAATTATAAGTTCTGGCCATAATAGTGCAACTGCTACTCATGCATTTCAGACTAAAATAGATCAAAATTATTTTAAATGTAAGTGTGCCGGATATTTACATGCAGAAACGGATGCATTACTTCCACTTATAAATAGTAAAATAGATTTATCTCAAGCTACAATTTATGTTTATAGAAATATGAAAGATGGAGTGCCCGGAATGGCTAGACCTTGCCCCAGATGTATGGGGTTAATAAAGAGTCTAGGAATAAAAAGAATAAATTATTCTACTCAAGATGGATTTGCGGAGGAAATTATAAAATGACACTAAAACAATTATTAGAAACTGTACTTCTATCTCAATATGTGACTATCAAGAATGTAGCCACTGATAGGTTAATTGTGCATAATCTTAAATATGGAGAAATCCCTTATACTACTATTGCAGAATTTTTAGAATGTCCTGTAATGACTGTAGAATCTCAAATTGTAGACACTAAATTTTTAAAGAATATCCCTTTACTTTATATAGAGGTAGATTATGATATCTTGGAAAGTATTTAATGAAGATATAAATAAAAGAAAAATAGTAGAGTATGATATATTTACTCATTATAATTTTCTTAAGGGGCTTTCTAAAGTCTTTAAAGATATAGATAAGATGAGTAAAGAAGATAAGCCTCAAAAAGAGATAGATAAAGAATTTAATGAGAGAGTTAGAAGAGAATGTCTCTATTATTTCTGGGGTAAATGTGAATGGGAAATAATTCTCACGGATTGGCCCCCTCATATTACTATAAAAGAAATAGAAAGATTAAATAAGGAGATTGAGGATCATATTAAAAATTGGGGGACTCCAGCTAGGTCAGTTACTCCAGATTTAGAAGTATCTAGAAAAATAGATGTATATGATCAACTTCAACTTAACTGGGAGATATTTCTTCAATATGTAAAAGATCATAAAAAAGAAATAATTAAAAAGTATAAGGATTTAAAGAAGAAATATGAAGACAGGTAAATTTTTCTATTCAGCTAAAATTAAAACCTATCATTGGGATCCAGGTAAAAATAAAGTAGAAGTAGATTTAACTAGAGTAGAAAAAAGGTGGTCCGAAGAAGATATTAAAAAATATAAGAAAGATTATCTTATAACAATTTTATTTGCTTCTCTTTTATTAGGAAGTCTTGGAGGCGTAGGATTTGCTTTTAACATTTTAACAGGGTTAATAGGAACTTTGAGTTTATTTTTCTTTACTTTAATTATAGGATTTATTAAATACTTAACGGCCATCCAAAAAGACTATCACTACGATTTAGGGTATGAGGATGGATGGAGAGAAGATTGTAAATTAAAGGATATATTTTCGAAAGAAATAGAAAAAGAAAATATTCATAGAATCAAAGAAGAAGCTAAAGCTAAGAGATGGAGAAAGAAAAATCCATTAGAAGAATTAATAAGAAAATCCTTAGAAACTAAAGATTCTAAAATTATTGCTGAATTGATTAGATATTGTATAGATGTAAAAGAAGAAGTGGTCCCTCAAGATTTAGAAGAAGATAAAGATAAAATAATTGTAAAATATTTAGATAATAAATAAAATGATCTCTCGAAAGAGAGATCATTTTTCTTGTATATTTTAGTAGATCTCTAATTTTATTTATATTATAATATTTATGTAGATTTAGTTTAGGTAGGATCAATATATTTAAGGAAATATTTTGAATATCCTACAGTTAAAAAGGAGATATAATGAGTAATTTTGATGATTATTTTGAAGACCAGTCAGAAGCCGAGCAGATAATTGATGAAGCCACTGATAAACTTGTAGGATTAATTTCTGAAAAGACTAAATCAGAAATTGAGAGATATAAGAATTGGTATAACTCAGCCGCTGAGGTAAGAGATAAATTACAGAAACGAGTATATGAGCAGGCAGAACAAATTAAGGTTCTTGAAATAGATCTAAAAAGAGCTAAAGAAGAGCTTGAAAGAAAAGATAATGAAATCCCTAAAGTTCCATTCATGCCAGGAGATAAAGCTTGGTTTATTGGTAATGATTGTAGAAATGAAGTGATTGTCGAGTGTCCTGTATGCAAAGGAAGAGGCAAGGTAAAAACACAGACTGCAGATTATGGGGAAGTTGAAATAATATGTCCACGTTGTAAAGGAAGCCGTGATACTAAATACGAACCTGCTAAAGCATATCAAGGTTATGTAGCAAGATCTCGTATAACTTTAGACGTAGCTAATGATATACCTAGTTTTAGTTATGATTTAGTTAGAGATGAAAGGGACTTAGAAAGATTTAAAACTAATGATGGATATACTTTTAGTATATTTGAAGCCTATAAAACTAAAGAAGAAGCTGAAAAAGTTGCTAATCAGGAAACTGAAAAAAGAAAATTTAATGCAGAGGAAAAATTCTTAAAATGAAACTTAATAGATTAATAGAAAATCAATATGATCCTAATAGTTGCTATCTCAAATGCGATTGCGGATGCGGAATAGTAGAGTTTAATTATTATATTGGGGAAGATAGAGAATATTATTCTTTAGACTTTTACGGTTATATAAAACATTCAAGAAATTACAAACACTCTTATTTTGAATTTTCAGATAAAGATGAAGTCTTTAAATTTATAGATTCTCTAGTTAATGATAATGTTAAGTATGATCTCTTCTTTGATAGAGAATTTCAAGAAAATAGTAGTTACTTAGAAATAGACAAATCTGATCCCTATATTAGTATTCAGAAAAAGAGGAAGGGAGGACTTATCTGGGATATTTGCGTTCTAGATAATAGAGTAGAAGAATTTACTAATCTTATTAAGGAAATAATAAAATGAGTCTTCCAGGAATAATTTGTTTAGGGATTAGTTCAATAGCTTTAACTTTATTTTGTGTAGGAATATATTTAATAAATAAATGGAAAAATGAGGAGGATAAAAATGATTAAATGTGATTTTTGTGTGCAATCTTATTATGATAGGGATGGAAAGGTTAGGGCTTCTAGTGGTTGTAGTGTTACTTGGTGTCAAAATGCTATTAAAACTATGTCTGAAGTAATGAAAGAAGAATATAGAAGCAAAAACTCTAAAAATATAAATAAAAATTATAATTATAATAAGAGAAATAGTAGATAACCTCTCTTAATTATATTATAATATATCTAGAAAAATAAAAGAGGTTGTTATGCAAGAGGTATATCTAATTAAGTGCTCCCCAATAATAAATAATGTAGTTAAAGAAAGTAAAATTTCTGGGGAAGGATATTCTAGTCTCAATAAAGCAATTCAATTTATAGAATCTAGATCTGATAGCCCTAAGAGACAAGATATTCAATTTAAATGGGTTGGGGAATCTTGTATTTATGAGATATTATTTGTGAGGGTAGTATGAGATTAAAATCTTCTGGGATTCTTTATTGTAGAAACAATAAAGAGGAAATTCAAATTCCAGTGCTTGATTTTGTGCCTGGGATAAGAGATTCTTTTAATTTTGCTATCTATGAGAATGGAGAATTAATTCAAGGTTATTATCTAAATAATTATGGGGATGGAAAATTTTTGGAGTGTAATCCAGAATTTAATACTGATGATCCTAAATCTCATCAATATATTCCTTTCAGATACGAAGTTATAAAATTTAAATGGATTGTAGAGGTAGTTGAAGAATGAAAACTCTAGAACAAAGAATGAAAGATTATGAAAATGTAAATAGATTTTATTTAACAAGAAGAATGCCTTTGATTATAAGAATCGACGGACGTGCTTTTCATACTTTTTGTAGAGGACTTAAGAAGCCTTATGATAAAATATTTGCAGAATCAATGCAAGCTACTACACTTAATTTATGCAAAAATATTGAAGGCTGTAAATTAGCCTATACTCAATCTGATGAAATTTCTCTACTTCTTACCGATTATGATGAATTAGAAACACAAGCTTGGTTTGATAAAAACTTGCAAAAAATAGTAAGTATTAGTGCTTCTCTTGCAACTCTTTATTTTAATAAGTCTTTTAACGATTTATCTGAAAGATGGTGTAAAGAACATGGTAAAAGTTATTATAGTGCTTGGAATGATTCTGAAGAGGATGATAAATATTATGACACTCTAAGAAAAGCACAATCTACTGCAACATTTGATTCAAGAGCTTTTTGTTTACCTAAAGAAGAAGTTGCAAATTACTATATTTGGCGACAGAAGGATGCAACCAGAAATTCTATAAACTCTCTTGCTCAAGCTAATTTTTCTCATAAATCGCTTCAAGGATTAAATGTAAATCAAGTACAGGATAAACTTGTAAATGAAAAAGGAATTAATTGGAATGATCAATTAACTGAATTTAAAAGAGGAATTTGCTGTATAAAAACAGAAGAGGGCTGGAAAATAGATAAAGAAATTCCTGTCTTTACTGAAGATAGAAATTACATTGAGAGGCTTATTTAACAATGAAAATTTATGAATTACCTAATGCCCTTTTTGATGACAAACCAGCAACTTATATCGGTGAAACAGATCAAAAAATCGATGTTGGAGGGCTTGTAAAGTTTAATAACAAATATTATAATTGTTGCAGAGCGAATCTTAAAGAAAATTCTTTGTATGTAAGATTTTTAGATTTTTACCTTCCAAGAATGGATGACGATTATTGCGACGATAATTTGAGATGTCCATTTTGTGGATATAAGGAAAGGGATTCTTTTGAACTTTCAGATGAGGACGATGAGTATATTTGTCCACAATGCGGCAGCACATTAAAATACCATAGAGAAATTAAAGTGTCATATGACGTTGAAGTAATTGAAGAAAAAGAGCCTTTGGAGGTAAAATTTAAATGAATAGTTTAATTCTATATAATTATAATGAAGTAAAAAATAATCTAGGTCAGGTGGGGAGAAAATCTATTTTTATCCACGGAGAAGAGTTCTATGTAGGAGATAAAATAGAGTATTCTAGGATAGGAGAATCTACAAAGTATTCTACGGTAATAGTTCAAGATTCCAATGGGGTTTATCCTTTAGGTAATATTAATGTAATAGAAAACCCAGAAAATTATTGCATTACAAAGCACGAATATTGCCCCCTTTATTACCCAGGAGATATATTATTAACTAATGCCCCAAATAATATAAAAAATACTATTTTAATAGTAGGGGATTAAATATGAATTTTAGTTTGTATTGTATTAAAAAATGCCCTGTAGGAAAAGAAAAATCAAGTAAATTTTTAACTGATTGTGAAAGTGTTTGGGATGCTTCTTCAGATATGAAGAAATTCGTATCTGAATGTCAATGTAAATATAAAAAGGAGAAAGAATATTATGATAAAAAATATTCCAGAGATAATTTATGATGAGGGAGATTTGGGTTATGAGACTCTAATTAATTTTCCTCGCATAATAGCAAAAAAAGATTTTTATCAAGATTTAACTTGGAATGTCTATATATTACAATATTTCTTCAATGGATCCTTTTACGAAAATAGGTTTTCTGATCAAGAAAAGGCTGAAAAAAATTATCAAGAACTTTTGCAGAAAATACTTAAAAATAAATAAGATAATTAGAAAGGAGAAAATATGTTAAGAGATAAAGATTATGAACTTGCTGTAACACTTGGTGTTATTGATGAAGATACTAAAAATAAACGTCAATATGTAAAAGAAAATTGCCAATGCGATTATGAAGATCATAAATATGAGTTAGAGATAGCTAAGCTCAAAGATACTATAATTTGTTTATCAAAAGAATTACTTAAGAAAGAAGAAACTATTAAAAGGCTTCAAGAAGATTTTGCAAAATCTAGAAGAGATGAAGAATCCATGTATAATTACTATGAAGAAGCTAAAGGTGATGTTAGATTCCTTGAATCAATAATAGATAAGATGAGAAATAAATAAAAATGTATAATAAAGAATTATTTGAAAAATATCCATATGCATTTTCTCATGATGCTTGGACTGGAGAAGTTTGTTGTGAAGATAATACAAATGAACCTTACAGTTTAGATGAAGATATTCCAAAAGGTTGGTCAAAATTATTTTGGATGTGTATGGAAGAAATAAGAGAACCATTAGAAAAAGCTGGTTTGACAAATACATTTTATTTTGTTCAAGTTAAAGAAAAGTATGGTGAGCTATGTTTATATAATAATGGAGCAACAGAAGAGGTTTTAGATATAATTTCTAAATATGAATTTTTAAGTGGCTTTATTTGTGATAGATGTGGAAAACCTGCTGATTATCAAACACGAGGCTGGATTGAAAATATTTGCAAAAAATGTTATAAGGCACAATATAAAGATAAAGAAGAACCACGTTACCTTATAGAATTAGATTTAACTCCAATTAAGCTTAGATATATGGATGATAGATTTGTAGAAATGAAACAAGATTTTACAGACACTTGGGAACAGTATCTAAAAAATATTAAATAATTTAATAGTAATATAGAGAGTTGGTTAATTTTAGTTGACTAACTCTCCTTTTTATTATATAATATAGGTAGAAAATAAGAAAGATGGGTGGTAATTATGATAAATATGACTCCTGTAGAAAGTTCTAATATAGTTGCAATCGGTTATGGTGACAATACTTTATACGTAAAGTACTCTTCCGGTACGTACAAGTATGATAAAGTACCAAAAGAAATTGCAGAGAAACTTTTCAAGGCAGATTCTAAGGGTAGGTTTATGAATGATTATATTAAAGGTAGTTACAACTGTACCAAATTAAATCTACACCAAATTTAAAAATGTAAGATTTGATTTAATAGTTTTTAATAAGGAGTAATTTTATATATGAGTACAAGATGTTTAATTGGAAGAAAAATAAAAGATAATAAAGTAGAATACATCTATTGCCACCATGACGGATACTTAGATGGAGTAGGAGAGATTCTTAAAACCTACTATACAAATGATGGTGTTATAGATAAACTGATGGCACTTGGAAACTTATCAACTCTTGGTAAGATTGCAGAGAGTAATCCAAATCAATTTAATTTTGTTGGTAAGATAGATTATAATCTCTGTGCTGCATACAGGGATAATGGTGATGAAGATGTAGATAGTAAAATTATCCCTGAGAAAGATTATATTGATAAATTAAATACAAATATTTGGATGGCATATCTTTACTTGTGGGATGGAGAAAAATGGTGCTATTATTGTGAAAATGAATGGAGGGCTGTATGAGTAAATATCCTATTAATGATGAGTGGTCAACATATTATCAAACACTTGAACATATTAGAAGATCAGGGATTACTAATATGTGGGGTGCAGCTCCTTACCTTGCAGAATATTGCAATATATCGGTAGAACTTGCCACAGATGTTCTTCTTAGCTGGATTGAAAATTATAATGAATTAAATAAAAAGTTTTCTTGGAGGTAATTAAAAATGAAAGGTTGGTATGAAGATTATAAAGATCTTAGAAGAGATATGATTAGACAAAATTTAGATGAAGTTCATTTTTATGAAGAAGATCGTGACATTATAACATCTGATAATGAGTGTTCTAGATGTCCTCATCAAGTAAATTGTTGTGGTCAATGTCAAGGTAATTATGAAGAAGATTAAATTTAAATATAAAGATAAATTATATAAAAGTGCTTGGAATTTAATGCAACAACTTATAGAGGATGAATTAGTTACTTCTGTATTAGATTATGGAAGATCTGATTATCTAGCAGAATTCTATCTTTTACAGGATGATTACGAAAATGGCTGCTGCGACTATTATATTGAGGATGAAGAGGAATTTATCTTAAAATTTAAAGATAAACTTGGTATAGAGGTTATTAATGAGTGAAATTAAATTTTTCGATGCTTTTTGTGACAGACCTTATAATATAATAGTAAAGGATAGCGATGGTAAATATTCTTATTGTTTGAGTACTGCTGATAAAGAAATTGCTATAAATGAAGCCACTATTTATTTGAAAACTTATAAATATGTAAAAGTAGTATATAAGCCAACAGGTGAAATTGTATGGGAAGCTGGAGATAAGCCTTATAATATATTTACTTTAAGCAAAGGTAAAGTAATTCAATTAAATAATAATTATGTTTTAGAAGAATTAGGAATGGCTTTAGTTTCTAATTATCCTGACATGCTATCTGTAAACAATGTTATAATAGGCAACGGTAAATCTACCTGTAAAGAACTTATTAAAGAAAAAGCTAAAGGAGATTTAATTGATATTGAAAATCAATTAAGAGAGCTTACTGAAGCTGTAAATAAACTTAAGGAAATTTTAGGAGAATAAAATGACATTTAAAGAAATAGTAAACGCAATAGATAAACTAGATGTAAGTTATCAAGATATAGAAATAGCATTGAATTTAGAAGCTGAAATAGATTTTGATTTAACAGATGAAGAATTCAATTCATTATGTGATTATGCTAAACGTGTATTAGATAGGACTGATGTAGCAGAATATGCAATTGCACAATGTATGGATGACTTACTAAATGAAGAGGATAAAACTGTAGAAGATATTCTTAAAATGGACGTGCTTAAGTTTGCAGATGAAGCAGCAGGTTGGATGGATTGGTAAATAGTATGACAGATTTAGAATATGATTTATATCAAAATTTGGATATGACCTGGAATGGATGGGAAACAGAAATTAATTATGAATCTTCTGCAAAGAACTTGACTAAACTTGGTTATCAGAAAATAATCTGGCACGATGCAAAGAAAGACTTACCAGAGTGTAATAAATATGTTTTAGGCTACTGCGCTTCAGATAACACTTATGCAGTTGTTAAATGGGATTATGTTGATTGGTCTAATGATAACGAAGTTTGTTATAATGTAGACTATTGGGCTGAGTTACCAAAAATTGAGTTGGAACAATAAGTATGAAGGATTATGGATATTAAATAATATAAGAAAGAAAGGCTATGAACTGGAAAGAAGAATTCATCAAATTATTAAAAGCAGGGACTTTTAAAGCCAATTCCGAAATAGATGGTTATGCTGACGAACATAATCTGCCCGCAGCTGAAGTTTGGCAATGGTTTTCTGAGTATAGAGATGATTGCTTAATCAAACAATCAATTGGGACGTCGTGCGAAGGCTGTAAATACGTTACCCGAATAGAAGGTTTTGTGCCTTGTTATGAGTGTTGCAGAAGTAAGTCTGATTATTATGTAAAGGTAGAATAAAAGATACTTTTTATCAGGAGGTAGTTATGCGTAGAAAACACGACGGGAAGATTTATTTCCCACATTATGAAGAAACTTTGCTTAGTGATACTTTGATTGCGATGGTTAAAAATATGCAGGAAACTGGACATTTATATTATGTTGAATGGAATGGGCTATTCTATTACAGTGATGAAGCAAAAATATATGGGGATTTAATTACATACGAGGGCAAAAATGACTAATAGAGAGAGAATTCTAAAAACTGTGCAGAATGCTTTTGAGTGTCAATTGAAAGGGGCTGATGATGATGAGCAGTTAGCTATGATGGCTGAAGATTTGATAGATTGCGGATATTGTGCACCATTGACGTCTAATAAATTAATTTATTTTGATGAGATATATGATTTCTTACAAAATGAAGGCGACAAAATGGAGATAGACGAAAATTAAGTTGAGGTAATAAATATGAAAGATATAGAATTAGCAAGAGATTTATTTGAAACAACTCCTAAGCCTTGTAGTTTAGGTGATTGTGTAGATTGTAAATATTTTAATAAAGACAATATTTGTATAGAATTAAAACAAGCTGAAAGTTTGGTTGCTAGAGGTTATCAGAAGGTTAAGTGGCATAAAGTTTCTGAAGGTGATTTTCCACATACTGGAACAAGGGTTCTTGCCTATTATATTAAAGATGGGCATGGGCTTTATGACTTTTGTTATTATGGATTTCCTACTAAATCAAAGTTTTCAAGAATTACTGTTTGGGGTGATAGTCAATTAATAGATGTTATTGCTTGGATGGAGATTCCAGAGTATAAGGAGTAAATTATGACCGCTAAAGAAGCTTTAAATAAAATAAATGTAGAATTAGGAACACAGAGTCCAGTTGTAGCTGATTTGTGTTGCATTATAAATAGAGAGCTAGAAGAACTTGATAGATATAGATTACTTTGTTATGGAGATCTTCCTGTTAACTGTTCAACAATAACTCTACCTAATGGTATTAAAGTTACAACTGATACAGGATACATTGATGATCTTTTTAATAATAGTGATGTAAAGAAATGGTTGAAAACAGGTGAATAATTATGAAGGATGAAAGAGAAATAAGAGAATATTATGAAGGCAAATTATTAGGCAATAACAACGAGTGTCCCCTATCTTTGAGAATATTAACAACTTTACAAATTTGCACTACAGAAGAAATGCTCCCTATAGATAGAGCACAATGGTTTGCTATCCTTTTTGGTGAATTAGAGAAAGTGCCGCCTATAGAAATAGATCAGCCTATTTACCATATTCATAATATGGATAGTAAAGTATATCCCTATAAATATTATATTGCTTATGGTTATGTTTCTTCTATTAGACAGGATAAAGATAAGAAATGGAGTTTTAGATATTCTTATTGGCGTCCAAGTAAAAATGATAATCCTCTTTATCCAAAAATTAGAGATAAAAGCGAAAAAGATAAGAGTCTGCATGAAGTAAAGATAGATGATCTGTATATTAGAGGTGAATATAGAGGTCAGATGTACTTTACAGATTTAGAAGAAGCTCAAAAGAGGTTAAAAGAATTACAATGATTGATAATTATTCTAATATTTTAAACGAACTTATAAATAAAGGTTTTAATGTAGTTAATAAATCAATTGATGGCTATATTTGTGATTGTGAGAAGCTGATTCCATTTGCAGTCCCTCATTGTGATAAATTACAACTTTATGTAGCAATCAATATTAAATCAAGAATGGTTTACTTTTGTTGTAAATATACTAATGGAGAGAAGGTTGGTAGTAATGCAGAAACTATTCCAGAAGATTTAGATTATCCATTTACTTCTTGGTTAGATGAAAAGATTGAAGAAAGAATTAGATACTAAAGTAAGTGAGGTTTAATTATAATGAAGAAATTAGGTAAATTTATGCTAGGTTATTTTGGCCTTATATGTGAAGGAACACTTCCAGTTGTACCTTTTATTATAAGTACTCTATTAGTGATTTATATGAATGCTTGGTTTGCCTTTACATTTATATTAACTATTCCTTTAGTATTCTATTTAGTTATAATTATAAATAATTTAAGTTGTACCAGTAAGTTCATTGAATGGACTTTTGGAATGGAGATTGGAGAATAATGTACTTAGATATACACACAAACATTTCTATGCATAAAGGTGAATATTATATTATTGGAACTAAAGAATCACTAAAAGAAGCTACAGAATTCAAAGATGATTCTTTATATGAAGATGGAACTAAATATTTAGGTAAGAGTAAGATAACTGCAAAGACCTTTACTCTTCCAACTAAGAAAGAGGGAGGCCATTATGAAGTTATCTGTCCTTCTAAAGAATTACTTGACAATTTATATAAAATTGATTTTAAAGTTTTTTACTGTCCTAATTATATAAATGATCAACTTTTTATAGATAGAGGATTAGAATCAGATTCATCTCAAATTATTTATATACCTCATATAGGGAGATAAACTATGAAAAATATTTTTCCAACATTTGAAGAAATAGATCAAGGTTATTGTGTATACCTTCTTCACGATTATAGAGGATTAGATAATGATGGAAATCCTAAATATAGTGAAAAACTAGATATGGAAGTAAGAGTTGCTAACAATAAATATTCAGAACTTGGTCTTAAGGTTTTTGTTACTAGAGATAGAAAATGGAATCTCACAGGATTTCGTTTTGAACTTGCAGGAAATAAATATGCTTATCATTTTGAGCATAGTAAAGAAGGTTGGCAAGCTTGTGTTGATAAAATTAAATCTATTTTAGAATATTATAGAAATATTATAAATGAGGTTTTAGGAGATTAAAATGGAAAATACAAATTTAACAACAAAACAGCTACTAGAAAGGTGGAAATTACTTGTAGAACATAAAGAGGATGGCTTACCAGTAGTTCTATTGAAAGATGCTACTATTACTTATTTTGATAATAGTATGGCTGAAATTAAAAAGGATGGGATTAAATATTTTGGTAGGATTCCTGAAGATCTATCAGAAGATGGTAAAACCACAAGAGTCAAATTTAAATTTGGAGATAATATAGAAGAAGTCACCTATGATCTATAATAAAGAAGAAAATAGATGGCTAAGAGATTGGGAGATAAAAGGTACAAGAAGACCTTTCCCACCTTTATATGAAGCTGTAAAATCTTATGGCGAAAGAATCTATTATGACTGCCCTAATTATGTAGAACCCAAACACTGTAAATGGTGTGGTAAACCCTTAACAGGAAGAAGAACTAGTTTTTGCTGCGATGAGTGTAGTAGATGGTTTGCTAATTGTACAGTTTGGAATAGAGGAAGAGATCCTTATTCACTGAGAATTCTTTACAGAGATAATTTTACTTGTCAACATTGTGGAGAATTTCATGCGATGAAAAATGAGTATGGGAATAGATGATGGCAATTTAAATGTACATCATATCAAGCCTGTTTCAGAAGGCGGTGGTGATGAGCCTGAAAATCTAATCACCTTGTGTAAAAATTGTCATAAAGAAATTCACAGAGAAATGAATCTTAAGGAGGAAATTAATAATGGTAAAAATACTTAAACCTGGCAATAAAGATCCAAAATTTCAACTCACTTGTCCATTTTGTACTTGTGAGTTTGTATATGAAAAAGAGGACTTAGATTCTGATAGATTTATAAAATGTCCAGATTGTGGTGTTATTATAGATCATGATTTTTATCAAAGAAAAAGATTTGATCTAGATATGCAAGTAAGGAGTATTTAATGGATAGATTTCATTTTAAGTTAGTAAGAAAATATAAGGTTGTTTTTACAAATGACAATTACGAAATTATTGACCTTCCTATGGCTTATAAAGATAGTGAAGAAGAAAGGTTAGCACGTGCAATAAGAATATTATCTGAAAGAATTAATCTTAATAATATAGCAAGAATTGAGCCTTGTTATGTTTTAGAAGAAGCTCCAGAAGATATGAGATCTGTTAATTTGCTTTAAGATTTGAATTAAGATGACAGTCAGTGAATTAAAAAATATTTTAGAAAGTTTAAGCAATATGCAAGATTATGAAATTATTAATGTATATATTAATAATAAGAAAGTTTCTTTTAAAGATCTTAAATTAAGAATTGATAATGGCTACGCAGACTTATTTTTAGAGGTAAATATGTAATGAGTGATTTTTCAATAAATACAGTACAATTAAAAGATTATGTAATTTATAAAGAATATGCATTTAGAAGTGGAATGCCAACTATAAATATGTTTAATACTCGTGAATTTGTTCAAGTATTATTAGACACTACACCTGAAAAAGTTAAAGATGTTTGTAAAAGATTAAATAAATTATGTGAAAATAATATGCTAAATCTTCAATATAATTATGAAGAATTAAAAAAATGTGACGAGTAATATGAAGAAATTTATAATTAGGTAGTATAAAATTAAAAATTAAGGTAAAAATATAATGATAAATATCGATTCTGCAGAAGCAAAGAAAGATTTTAAGGAATGGGTTAAAGAATTCTTATCTAATAAGGTAGAAATTAAACCTAATGATGTTTGGACACTAGATCTTATTGCTGAAACTATTGCAATGAAGTATGACAAGGAATTAAGTTTTATTTTGGAGAATAAGTAATTTATGACTACATTCATTTTAAACTTTAGATGCAAATCACTTGAAGAATGGGAAAAAGGTAATGAGGTAATTGGTGATGGTGGTATTGCTATTATTGATTATCCAGATGGTCATAGAAAAGTTGTTGTCGGTGATGGAAAAACTAAATGCTTAGATTGTAAAGAATTAAAGAAATTTCCAAAATCAGTTAAAATAGAATATTATGGGAAACCAAAAGAAGAACCTAACTCTTTTGTTAAAATAAATGAGGATGATTGTGTATGAAATATAGAAGATTAACTAATCAGAAATATGATGAAAATATTGATTTAACGCAAGAATATGGATATTCTTATATTTATAAGAGACTCTATGAATTAGAAGATAAAATTGAAGTTGGGATTCTAATAGAACCTCCTGTTAAATTAGGTCAAGAAGTTTGGTATATACCGCATTATCACGGAAAACCTTATTGCGGAGTTAAAAAAGATTTTATACGAATGATAGGTTTTTCTTCTAGAGGGTTTCAGTTTAGGTTAAGGGATGCAGTTGACAGACAGAAAACATATATGCTTGGTAAATCAGTTTTTACTACAAAAGAAGCTGCAGATGAACAATTAAAGAAAGAAGAGAATACCGTTAAAGAAAACTAATAAGAAGGAAAGTTGTTAAAAGGTTAAGCGATGAGTAAAGAATTAGATATTCCATGTCAAACATTTGTAAAAATTATGCAATGTGATTGTGGTGGAGAATTAAGATTATCTTCAGATTTAAAGGATCTTAGAGTTGGACCTCCATATAAACATATATGCAATAAATGTGGAAAGATTGAATATTTTGAATCAACCTATCCTAAAACATTTTCAAGTTATCAAATGCCTGAAAATAAGGAGTAAGTATAATGAAAATTGAAATTGATAGAGGTCAAGAAAGTCTTTTAAAATTATTAAATTCAGAAATATATGAATTTTGTAAAGATTGTCCTGCTTGGTCAGGAAAAGATTGTACAAGGCATCCTTATGAAGAAGGCTGTTTAAAAGATGGTGCTAGTGACTGATGATAATTTTCGTTTATAATCCTTTTGAAAGAAGTAAACAGATTTTTCAAGATGTTAATAAAGTAGAAGAAAGAGAAGACAAAAGTTTTAGGATTTATAAGAAAGATGGATTCTATAAAGATTTTCCTAGACTTTGTATATGGTGGGAAGTAAAGATTACTACAAATCCAAATAATCCTTGTGAAGACTGCCTTTTTAATTATTCAAATTTTCATAATTGTGAGGATGCTGATAATTTCAAATTTACCTTAAATAATAATAATGTAGTTTGTTCCATGCATCATCAAAAATAAAAAAAATATAGAGTCAATTATATAAAATTAGTTGACTCTTTTTATCTTATAATATATAATTAAATTATAAAAATTATTTGGAGGTGCCATTAAAATATGGTAGGATTTATTTTAGGTTTAATTGCTATTGCAATTGGTGTTACTATTGGAGTAGTTCTTAAGAGATACTCTATTATGGAAACTGTAACTAACTCTAGTAATGAAAGAGTTAAGGTTAAGACTAATCCTCTTAAGAAATATGCAGCTATCCCTATTGCAGCAGGAATTGTTTTAGGGTGTCTTGGTACATTCTGTGGTAGTGTTGTGTCAGTAACTACAGGTAATACTGGTGTTGTATCTACTTTCGGTAAAGTTGAAAACTATACTCTTGAGTCAGGATTCCATTTTAAAGCTCCTTGGAATACTGTAACAGAGATGGATAATAGAGTTCAGAAGCAGACTATTGAAATGAAATGCTTTAGCTCTGATATTCAGGAAGTTAGTATGAGATATACTCTTAACTATCAAATTGATCGTGCTAACGCTCAGGAAATTTATAGAACTATAGGTAAGGATTATTATTCAACTATTATTGAACCTAATATTACTGAAGCTGTAAAGGTTGCTTCTGCTCAGTATACTGCAGAAAAGCTAGTTCAAACTAGAAGTGAATTAGCAGATGATATTGAAAAAATATTGAGAGAGAATCTTAATAAATATCATATTAATGTAAGTTCAACAGCTATTGAAGATATGGATTTTACAGATGCATTCACTAATGCAGTAGAAGCAAAACAGGTTGCAGAGCAGAAAAAGAAACAAGCAGAAATTGAACAATCTCAGCAACTTGCTCAAGCTGAAAATGATAAGAAAATTGCTGAAACAAACGCTAAAGCTGAAGCTGAAGTAGCAAAGATTAAAGCAGAAGCAGATATGGAAGTAGCTAAGATTGAAGCTGATACAGCTGAATATGCAGGTCAGAAAAACGCAGCTATTGCACTTCAAGGACTTGCTTCTACAAATGGGTGGACAGTTGTAACTTATAAAAATCCTGATGGTGCTTCTATCAATAAACTTCTTAAATCTGATGGTGAAGTTGTAACTCAAGCTGAACTTGAAATTGGTGTTAAGAATTATCTTGAAAAACTTAAAAATGATAAATGGGATGGTAAGTTGCCTGTTTACTATCTTGGATCTGATGGAAGTGTTACAACTGTAATTCCTACACCTGGTATCTAAAATTTTATTAAGAGGATTCTATTTTATTTAGAATCCTCTTTATTTTGATTGACTTTTTTCATTATTTTATTGTATAATATATCTAGAAAATAATTTAAGTAGGTCATAGTATGAGTGTAGAAGATATAAAAGTTAAAGATTGTTTATCTTGTCCATTTAGACGCTGTACAAATTCTTGTTTTGATGAGTGTATATTAATTGACTATAGTTCAATAGGAGATCGCTCTAAAATCTTAGATAACTGTCCCTTAAAAATAAGAAGTATAAATGTAAGTTTAAAGGTGAAGAATGAAAGAAATTAAAGAAACGAAATTAGTTGAAACTACAATTACAAAAATTACATATCAGTCAGATGATGGTAATTATAATAGTGAAGATAAAGAAGCTGTAGAACTTTACGAAGCGCATCGTAAAAATAATCTTAGAGTGGTTGGTAGTTTTTATTTACCAGAAGATTCTAATCAATACGTTATTTTTAGTATAAATTCAAGATACGATCTTTTAATATATAAGGATGCTAATAAGGATGCACATATATCTTTTGATGGATTTAGAGAATATGAGATTCCAGAAAAAGTAAAAGGTTATTTTGTATCTCATTATGAAGATAGATATGATAGTAAACCTTTTTATAGTCTTACACCTATTGATAGATTTATTAGAGAATTAAAAGAGTCTATTGAAGAAGATCGAAAAACATTAAAACAACAAGAAGATGCAATGGATATTTTGAATCATATTTGCAAAGTTGGAGAGGGACTTCCTGCATAATGAGTAAGAGAAAGGTTTTTTATATTAAAGTAACTTCACAAAAGAAAGATTTAGAAGGACATCCAATGTCAACTGTGTCTTGCAATTACTTTATTAAGGAAAATGATTTGGACACAGAAGAAGGCCTTAATGATTGCTTAAAATGGTTAAAGGATGAAACTAAATCAGATACATTTTGTATAGATTTTATATGGAGGCTTAAGTAAAATGAAGCAATGGAGAGTAGATAATTATATTATTGGACCTGCCGTCGACGCTGAATATGATAATACAGCTGACGAATTAGCTGAAGTTCTTAATAGTTATGAAAGAAAAGGCTATAAAATTCAAGAAATTATAGAAGTAAGAGAAGGATTTTTTAGAATTATCTATACAGTTGAAAATGCTTTAGAATAAAATGTATGGGATCATATTTATAAATAAGGAGATAAAAATATGAAAATTATTATCAATATTGAACAAGAGCTTACAGAGGAAGAATATGATATTCTTTTAGAACAATTTGATTTAAAAGATGAAGAAGATCCTAAAAGAGCTTTAGCAATAATGCTAAAAGGAATTTATAAAACTCAATTAGATACTGATGGGATGGAAAAAGCTCCTAAATTTAATATTAAGGTGGAAGGATGAAATTATTTAAAAGTAGTAAAGATATCCCTATAGAAGATTTTCAAAAAATTCTTTATAATGGATTTTACTATAAACGAAACGGAGAAATTTATTTGGAATCAAACGCAATCTTTATAGGGAATGGTTATCGGGATCGTATGGTAAAAACCTATCCGTTAGGAATACCAGAGTTTGCTAACGGAGATGGTTTTGCAACTAAAGACCAACATTATTGGGATTGGGGACGTAGAGAAGATATCTGGGATTTTGATGACTACGGAGTTATCTGGTCAGTAAGAAAAGAAGATTTAAAATAATTTAGGTTTTATCTTAGTTTTAGTAGAAGACTCTCCAAAATTATAATATAATAGGTTTGTAAAATTAGAGGTGTATTATGGATTTATTTAAGGATGATTTCGGATATAATTATTATTGTGTTTCTGAAGTAGATTTTGGAGATGTAATTGTGGAATGGTGGAATTACAGATGTAATGTACCTGCAATTAAAAGGTTAGGTGGTATGTATGCTACTGCTATTTATGATAGTAAAACTGGAAAATTTTTAATTAAAAAACATTATAGAAATGACTATATGAGAGCCCATTGTATGCCAAAATTAATAAAAGAAGTTAAAAATACAGTGCTTAAAGAGGATTAATATGGAAGATATTAAATGCCCTATTTGCGGATATAAGTTAAAAGAATGTCAATGTCTTTATTCTGGTTCTTGCCATCCAGATAGAAGTAAAAGAGAAGAAGTAGTATTACATAATCTTTATCTTCTATCTCAGGAACAACTTAAGCATATAATTGATATTCAAAAAGCTCAAAGAAGTTCTTACGAAGATAAAGGGAAGAATCAAATTTTAACTGAGTTAAAGAATCCTACTTTAATTATAAATAAATTATTAGAGTCTGAAGGTTTTGAATTAGAGGATCATTCTCCAGAGGGATATGATTGTGATTATGAAAAAGTAATCCCCCATGATGATATTTATAGTCTTTGGGTAAATGTAAGCCTTAGAGATAGAAAGGTTTATTTTTATGATGAGTATGATTGTGGTGGAGAAATAGGTAGTTATACTACTAAAATTCCTGAAGATATTTATTTATGGGATTATAGTTTTATCTACTGGTTAAGAAATGAAATTGAGGATTATATTTAAAGATGAAAATTTTAAAAAACAGCAAAGAAACAAAAGAATATCTCAACTCATTACCGAAAGCCTATATAGCAGCTTGTTGGGCGGGCTGGGGTGTTCGCGGCTTCCCTTTTAGTGGCAAATATGCAGATAAAGAAAAAATGGACCCGCTCGTTTGGGATTATTATGATTTCAATGGTGAGGCAGATGAATGGCACTTAGTTCCGATTAGTTATACAACATCTGGGACAATTGCTGGCTGGTCTTTTAGTGAGAAAATGTTGAGAGATTATACTCGACTTAAAAATATTGAACTCCATGAAGAGTGGAGAAATGGGTAATGCAGAAAAAGAATTATTTAAATAAGAAGTTCTGATGGATGTTATAGAAGACCTTCAATATATTTTAGGAGATTATAAAAAATGAAAGTAAAAGATTTTGTTGAGTTAGTTATTGGCAAAATACCATATATGCCCATAGTAGACAATTCTGCTGAATATGCTGATCTTACTAAAAAAGAAGATTTGGTAGATAAATTTGGAGAATATGAAGTCATTAAGGTTAAGTTTGTATATAATAATGAACCCTATATAATACTACATATTAGTAATAAAGATATTTGCGCTTCATATAGAGTAAGAAAAGTTAAATTATATTTAAATGACTATGAACAAGGCATATATTTTGGTCGTTATGGAGTAAGTAAGAAATATATAGAAAAGGACGAACCTTATTGCATGGGAACAAGAGAGCTTGAATCTTGTAATTGTGATGGTGATAAAAGTAAATGCAATTTTTATAGGGACATAGATAAAGAGGATGAAAAAGAAAGAGATTAAAATCACTGAAAAAGAACAACGAGTTGCTGTTGATATTCTACAAGAATTAGAAATATGGATGATGAACAGACCTGGTAATGGTGATACTAGTGAATCTGAGCAACAAATCTATGATATTTTTAATAGAATGTTTAAGAAATATCAATTATCTAGAGACATGTTTACAGGAATGTGTTGTACAGATAATGAATTCATGGAAAGTGTAAGAGAATATTATAGGCAACAACAAGAAGATTTATAAAATAAGGAAAATTAAGGGTGAAAAAGAATATTTAATAGCTGTCATCCAAGTTGCATTAGTAACTTTAATTGAATTAGGTTGCATAATCGCAGATATTGTATCATCTATTATAAACAAAAAGAATGGGAAATATTACGACCACGAATTATTGATTTGTTGCATACTTCCTACTATAGTACAAATATTAATTGTAGTATATTTTATCTCAGAAGCTATCAAAGGAAATTTATGATGACAGACAAAGAATTTAGTGAAAAATATTGTAAAAAGTGTTCTTCTTTAGTTTGTACAGGCACTGAAGAGGAAGCTGCAAAAGGGTGTAGAAATTATCAAAAAGAAGTTTTAGGTTGGCAAGAATTAAAAGGTTTTGAAGTACCTAGAATAGAGCCAGAAAAATTTTCAGTGGAATTAAAATTAGGTAATTTAACCATTAATTTAAAAGATGTAACTCTTACTAAGAAACAAATTAAAAATTACAAAAAATATTTCAATATAGAGGCGAGAAATTTAGATGGACAAGTGGACAAAAAATAATTTAAGTTTTGCACTTCAAATAATTGTATTAATCTTAGTAACAGCTTTTGCTTTAATAGGACCAATCATATCCTTTATTCATCAATATCATTTAATCGTTGAAGAATTTGGAAAATTTATCGGTGGTATTTTTATTTACGATAATTATGCTTGGTGGAATTTAACAGCTTTGATTTGGATTCCATATGGTATTTATCTTGTAGCCTGGAATAGAAAACAGGATAGAGAAACAATGAAAGAGATGAAGAAATTGTTTTTATATAAAAAAGGAAAAGAATCTATTCAAGATAAAGAAGGAGAAAATCTATGACTAAAGAGATAAGTCCTCAAACACATGAAGAAGTGCAGGCAGAATTTAGAAAATTTCTAAGTCCTAAATATTACATGAGATATATGAACTGGCCTGTGCCTGTAATCTTAAAACATGATAGCGTAGAAAATTGGGAAAAGTGTGATAAAGTACCAATGAATCACGAAATAGTAGTAATAGATTATCCCGATGGAAATATAAAAACAGTTGTAGGTGACGGTAAAAGTAAAGCATTAGATTGCAAAGAACTTGTACATCCTATCAGTGTTGTTAATTATATTCCTAATAAGATATTTTTATGTGATGATTTATCTAAGCTTAAAAATATTCCATTTCATAGTAAGGATTCAATAAAAATATTTTTAGATAATTATTCTATTGAATTTGATGAAACAAATTCATTCCCTAAATATTTATATAGAGGAAGAGATGAATGCGTAAGCACTTTAACGGGAGATAATCTTATTTTTGAATTATGTTATAAAATTTTAGAATTAAATTCTAAGGAGAATAAAGATGATAAAAATAATTGAACAAGGTCAAAAAACATTTATTAGAACTTGCGACAGATGTGGCTGTAAATTTCAATATGATTTAAGTGATTTGATTGGTTTGGAGTATATTAGTTGTCCCTGTTGCCATAACAATCTTATACATATGGGACCAAAAACAGTTAAAATAGATTTAAGTAAAACAAATTGCATAGATGCAGAAGAGATGAGAAAAAATTCAGTTATAACTCCAAATAAAATTGAAGTTGGCGATGGTGGATACAATTATGGAACTACAACTGGTGCACAATATGCAGATCCAAATGTTATAATTACAGTAAAGGCTAATGAAGCTACTAAACCTTCTACTATTACAGGTGGAGATCCTAATGCTACTATCTATGCAAATAAACTTCCAGATGATATAGTAGATGATCCTTATAATAATATTGGAATGAGTCTTCCAGATGACATAAAAGATAATTGTTGTTATGAATCTGATGATTATAAAGCTTGGTATGAAAAATGGTGTAAAGAGATTCAAGACAACAGGCCAATTAAATGTAAAAAATAAAAAAAAATAATAGCTCTATCTATTCTTAGTAGATAGAGCTATTATCCTATATTATAATAGAAGTAGAAAATAAAAGAGGTATTATTATGAAAACTGAACTTGAATCTAAAACAATCTATGTGTCAGATGATGGTAAGAAAAAATCTTATCTTAGGGAAGATATTCTTAACTATGAAAAAAGACAGTTAAAAGAAATTTTTGAGAGAAGAACTATAGTTGCTCATATTTCTACATCCACAACTTTATATCTTTTTAAGAAAGGTGATATAAAAACATTTAAAGAATTTCATCCTGAAGCTTATCTTGATATTATAGGTGAAGATGAAGAAGGTTATTTTGTTTATATTTATGATTCAACATACGATGATATTGGCGATAGTTACCATTTATATCGTCAGAGATGGTATGAAACAATGACTTTAGAAAGAATTGAACATTATAAAGATATTCTTGATAGTATTGCAAATGGTGTTATGATGGGAGAAACTCTTCGCAGGTGAATATATGTTAAAAGTTATAGATGAACAAACTAATACTTTTTACGGAAAAGATTACAGTATTGAAAGAACTATAAAGATTTTCTCTAATAGTGGTCAATATAGAGTTAGAGTAGATCAAACTAAGAATATAGAAGGGAAAGGATCTCTTCAATCATTTAATTATTTTAAGTGTAGTTCTTTGCAGGAGGCACAGGAAAAAGCTGATTATATGATTAAAACGGAGGATTATGGAGCTATATGAGAACAGTTTGTACTGATATTATGATGATTTGTAAGGGATGGGGTGTAAGTGTAATCTCAAGAGAAGAAGCTCTAAAAGATTATATTGGATTATTTACAGGTTGTGATAGCAGAGACATTAGTAATAATATTGTTCTTCACTTTTTAAGCCATTCTGTAAAGAAATTCATAGATTCTAATAGATTGATAGAAGCTTTAAATACAAATGCTGAAAGTTATTTATATAAAGATATGTCTATTGTACCCTTTCTAACAAAACTTTATATTAATCTTCTTATCGATAGAATTGCTACTGATTTAGACCTTAGTGACTATGATGAAATTATTAAATATTGTAAAGTTGCTGATAATTTTGTAGACGCTAATAATCCTACTTATTTTATAACAACAGGATGTAAAGTAAGACCATGGTGGAGATGCTTTAATGATATGAAGGTAGAGGATGATAGAAAATGGTAAAGAAATATTTTATGCAAATATGGCTATTAAAGAAGCCGATAATGTAAAATAAGAGAAGATTATATATTATTAAAAGAGGTGATATAGATGGATCAGTTTGAAATAGGTATTATTGTTTTGTGTATAGTTGTTATTTTGATGATTCTTGCATGTGCAGTAGATTCTTATATAACTACACGGTGCTACAAAAAATTTTACGAGACTACCGAAGATGGAAAGAAATTATATTATGCCAGATATATGTTGGATCTTCTTAAAATAAAAAAATGCAGCTTTATTAGAAACCAAATGCAATTAAAAGATAAAATAGATGAATATACAGCATATATGCCAGACGATAATGAGAATGGAGAAAATTTAATAAAATTAAAACTTCAATACAAGTGTAATATCGAAGAATTAAAAAGAATAAATCAAAAAATAGAGGATTTAGAAAAGCAAATCAAAAAAATGGTAGCAGATTTGCCCAAAAAGTATAAAGGAATTTTAGACTATAACTGGGAAATCGCGAAAGTGGAAGTTAAGGAGGAAGACATATGTTGGTAAAAGATTTTGTGGATGTATATCAGAAAGGAGACGGTTATCTTAGGGTTGTAATTGATGGCGGAGAGATTAAATCTGGGTTTTCATCATATATGGGAAATTATTATGCAGATTATGATATAGACAATATAACGATAGGAGAAGATGGTTATATTGTTTTACATATTTCTAAATATAAAGAATGTGATTCTTATAGAACCAGAAAAGTAAGGCGTTACCTTACAGAATATGAAAAGGGATATTATACTGCATTACATGGTAGAGCTCCTGGAGATTATATAGTTGAAAACCAATCTTATTGCATGGGGACAAAAGAGTGCGAATTTTGTACCTGTGGCGGAGATAAAAGAAAGTGCGATTTTTATCCTGAAAAATAAAATCGGAATTTTATCAAAACTAGGCTCAAACAGTTGATAAGTAAAATTTTGTGTACTATAATAAAACTACAGATTAAGTAAAGGAGTAAAGTATGAGAGAAGATTATACATTTTATAATTGTTGTTGTTACGATAAAGATCCTATTGACTTTAAGGCATATGTGTTAAATCAGCTTAGAGATTTAGGTTATTTTAATTGGCTTAGAGATGAGCCTAGATGGACTAAAGATGAGAAAGATTTTTTAAATTCCACTCAAAGAATCCCTTACATAGAAAGAGAAATTAAAATAGATCAAGATAGAGTAAAGAAAACTAAAAAGTTACTCAAACAAATAGAGGAGCATCCTGATGAAGAGTATGAAAAATACGTGAAAGACGAAACAGTAAAGTGGCAAGCTCAATACAACACCAAAATTGACAACGCAACAGATTATGTCACTGAGCGTATCGAGTATTTAAATAAAAGAGCTGATGAGTTTGCTTCTTATATTACTAAATGGACTCCGCCTGATGAATATCTTAATATCACAGAAACTTTAAGTAATCAGCTTTTAACAGTAAGAGAAGAAGCCAGAAAGCAACACGCAGATAGAAAACTGTTTTATGATAATCTTCCAAATCAACCTGAATTTAAGTCTAAAGAAGATTATCTACTTGATATTAAAGAAGAGTGTGAAGAAACTATAAAAAGATGTAGTGGTTATATTTCTGATAATAAAAAGAACATCAAAAGAATGAAAAAGCAAGATGAGGCTACTCATAAATTATTTGAGTCATTAAAAATATTTGATTAAATAGTAGATTATTTATTTATTCTATATTATAATATTTATATAAGTAAAAGGAGATTTTTATGAGTAGGTGGACTCATGTTCATGGATGTTTAAGGTTAAGTGCTTCTATTTTAGGAGAAAAGAAAAATAAAAGAGGGAATTTAATTCCCTATGTTCCATTCCCAGAGGATCAATTCTTTTTAGGCCCAGCGGAATTAAATTCTTATTATAATGGAAGTAGATTTATCTATAATCTAAATTTTGATGTATATGAATATTCTCTTCCTAGAGTTAAACCTTTAATAGATGACCTAATAAAAGAAGTTGTGCCTCAGGGAGAATTAAAATTAAATTATTTCTTAAATCAACAAAAGGGATCTTTTAATTCCTCTTGCAGTAATTTCGATAGCGATCATGAGAAAAAGTTATTTAAGAGTAATATAGTTAAATATTATTCTCCAGAACATAATCCATATTCTAAATTGGAATTCAATTATCTAGAATCAAAAAATAATATTCAATTAGGTTGGGTTCATAAAAATAATGAATTTACCCTTACTTTAGAAGATAGTATTAGATATTGTTCCGGAGCCCAATTAACTAAATCTTTAGAGAATTTAATTCTTAAATTAAATGAGAATAATATTTATATAGAATCTGGAGTTATAGAATGGGAAGATGAATATATTGGAGATTATTATTTTCAGTTTAGAGAGGAAGATGATAAGTTGAAATTTTCTATAGTAAATAAAAAGGATAATTCTATTAAAGCTTTTAAGATTTATTTTAGAAATTGGGATACAGATAAATTAGAAGTAGAAGAATCTGAAAATTGGAAGGATTTTGTAATATGAAAATTTGGGATCATTGCGTAATTTATACTGCAGATGATGAAGAACCTAATTGCCTTAGGTGTGATCACTGTCAGGGTAGTGATCTTTGTAAAGAATGCGGACCTGAACATTGGTGGCACTATTATAGAAGAGAAGAACAAAACTCTGAGATGAATAAATTAGTTAAGGCTTTAGAGAAGTTAGGTTTAAAATGAAATATATTGTATTTGTAAGTGTACCTACAAAAATAGAAGTTGAAGCTTTAAATGAAGAAGATGCTAAAAAGAAAGTCTATGATAACTTAGTAGCAACAAATCAGATAAAGCCAGCAGATTATGTAAAAATAGATATAGCAACAGAGGTAAATGTATAATGATGTATTTAGTTGAGTTGAAACAAGATAATCAAAATAACTCTATCACAGTAAAAGAAACTGAATCACATCAATGCGATATAGTTAGAGGTTGGAGAGTTAGATATGAACTTCATACTTTTAATTCTTTAGAAGAAGTTGCTAATTTTATTTGCAACAACTATGAAGTGATAGATCATAGCTTCTATTTAAATAATGAAGATAGAGAAAAATTAATAGAGTTGATCAATAGGTGAAAATATGATGCATCAAATAATTACAGATCCTGAACAAGTAGCCACTGTTATAAATAGTGTAGGTATAGAAGGAGATATCTATCAAATTATACCTTTTAGAAGATACGACACAGATTTATTCTTAATTTTATGGAAAGATCACTATTCCACAAGTTCTATAGCTTATGGTGATAGAGGCAAACCTAGATTTGGGGCTAATGGTTATCAACCTTTGACGGGTCCATCAACTCCACCGTCTCCACCTAAAACAGGAAGTAATATGGTAAAAGGAAAATAATGAAATATTTTATTATAAGCGATACTCATTTTGGACATACTAATGTAATTAAATATTGTAATCGTCCATTTAAAGATGCAGAAGAAATGGATAAAATTCTAATTAAAAATTGGAATGAAACTGTTTCTAATAAAGATGTAGTTATTCATCTTGGTGACTTTGCTTTTTGTAGTAAAGAAAGAGCTAAGGAGATTTGCTCTCAATTAAACGGAAAGAAAATTCTAATAAAAGGTAATCATGATAACTGGCCAGATGAATTCTATAGAGAGATAGGATTTGAATATGTAAGTAAATATCCTATTTTATACAAAGATTGGTATTTATGTTCGCATGAACCTTTACAGATGTTTCAAAATGTTCCATACAAGAACTGTTATGGTCATGTCCACAATGATCCAGTTTATCAGAATACTCCTAATGCTGAATGTTATTGTGTAGAACGTATAGGTTATAGGCCAAAATTATTATTTGAGAGGGATTAAATATGGAATTAAAAGGAAAACAAGTAGAAGATTTTGTTAAAGCTCTTGATGAAAGTGAAAAAATGAACAAAGTAAAAGAAAATAATGAAGTAAAAAGTTATATGTCGTTTACTAAGGAAGAACTTGCTGAACTTAAGAATAAAGAGTATAATGAAATTTATAAAGAGCCAAATGAAGTAAATAAAAGTACTGTCGATAATTTTAAAGAGTGGGATTTTAACTATATAAAAATTAATCCTGTTTTAAATGAGGATTGCATTATATCAACAGATTGGATTGATGGTGCTAGTACAGAAGGTGAAGAAGAAGTTCCTGTAACAGTAGTTGAAGTAATTAAAAAGTGCAACTGTGGTGGTGAATTTGAATATACTCCAGGAATGACGCAAACCTTAGAATACCCACCTCATTATACCCATACGTGTAATAAATGTGGAAAAGTTGAAAGATTTTTAAGAACTTATCCTTATCAAAAATATAAAAGAATTAAAGTAGGGGCTGTAAATGACTAAAAAAGAAAAAGAAATTTTTGATCTAGCCACAGATATTGATTATGCCCCATTGTCAGTACAACTTTCTTTAGAAGATCGAAAAACTTTGGCTAATACTCTATTAAAATTAGGATATAAAAAGGAAATAAAAGATAATTAAAAAATAGAAAATGAAACGTTTGAAAAAATATAGATATATTAGTTGTGGGATCGCTAAATCAACAGACAAGATAAGTGACTTTCGCTTGATTGACGGGAACCAATTATTCCCCGAAGAGAGAGTAGTTCTAAGGGTAATAATTCCAGACGATTTGAAACTTTCAAAATATTCGTGCGACAATTATTCAACTACGGAAGATCCTCGAACATTAGAAGAATTGGGATGCGATGTTATGATCAGAGTAAACGGAAGATGGATAATTAAAAACAATTTGAAACATTTATCAATTAACGAGATATATATGATCTTAAGGAGATAAAAAATGGCAATAAAAATAATTAAACAAGGCGTAAAAGAATTTAGCATAACTTGCCCATATTGTGGTTGTGAGTTCACCTATGAAAAAGAAGACGTACACAACTCCCAGGTAATTTGCCCGTGTTGCTCAACGAACTTACTGGTTGGGACGGTCAATACAAATCCCTTCCCAATGCCGATTTGGTATAATCAACAGGTCGCACCCGACGGATATAAAATCAGAGATGGTTTAAATAAACGTCCTCTCACACTCCCTGACGGGGCGACATTGATAAATAATGAAAACAGTTGTGAGGGTTGTCCAAATAATCCGAAATATCTCAAAACACCTTACGTCGGAGATTGGCCTTGTCAGTGGTGTCAGAAAAACCCATATAAAGTAACTTGTACATCGTCGAATGCAGAATAAGGAGAATAATAATGAGTGATTATGTAAGAAATAAACAGGTATTATATCCAGTAACAAAAGAACTATTAGATAGATTAAATATAAGCAATATTTTTGATCTTGATTTCCCAAGAGGTAGTAAATTTAAAGCTGAAGGTTTTATTGACTATGGTGGTACAGAAGATTACAATAAATACTTAGTTTATGAGCTTGATAGTGATTATGGAGTTGAAAGCGGTGATTTTGGTAGAGCTAGATTTCTAAAGCCTTCTGAGCAAGAAAAATATAAGAAACTCTTTAGTGAAGTAATTCCAGAAGATCTCATAGATCCAGCATTATTTAAGTATGTCGATTATTGTTACTATAATTGTTGTGAAGCTGATGACTACTATGTAAAGAAAGATAGCTTTGAAGAGGAAATTTAAATGGAATATTCAGGAATAAATCTTCCAGAAAATGTGATAATTGTAGAAAATAAATATGGTCAAGGTTATGTAGTATCTGAAGGTAGTAGTCTTGATAATGCAAGAAATTGGGCTGAAAGAGGTGATTGGGAACCTAAAGAATATAAATATAAAAATGGAACTTTTACTTTAAGGGTTACTAACGCTGCGGGTTATTCATCTCAAGGCGGTAAACTATCTTTCTGGAATTGTCAAATTAGAACAGAAGATGAGAAGGAATTTTTGATTGGAATTTCATCAGATTGTTTGGCTGAATTAATCATAAATAATACTTTGATAAATGGCAAATGTCAAAATAAGATATATTTTGCAAGATGTGGAAATTCTACTTGGGCTATAACAGAAAATATGCCATCATATAAAGCTGCTTTAGAAGATAAAAAGATTAAGGAAACTAAAACAACTATTAAATACGAACCAGGTGATCTTGTGGGAAGTTTAACATATACAGAATTATATCTTGGTGAAGTTTATGAGTATATAAGTGTTTATCAACTTAACTCACGCGATAGATATTTCAAACACTTTGAGGTCAATGATAGAGCCTATGATAAACTTATAGTTATAAATGATAAACCTAGAAAATTTCACTGGCTTGTAAATGCTTATGATATTGATGAAGATTTCAATAATGAACCCACATTCTTCTGTACTTATTATCTATCTAAAAATAAGCCAAAACGTAGAATTATAAAGAAGAGTTATGCTTCAAAAGATTACATAGATAATGCTCTAGAAGAATCTATAAAATATACGGCAAATAGATCGAGTGAATTTAGTAGTGATGATCCCGTGCCTAAAATAGAAGTTTATTTAAGACAGTTTGTACATGTCTATAGTCGTAAAGAAAATTTACCTCAGCCTAATAAAGAATTAATTCAAGAATTACTTACAAAGTATCGCGCTATAGATCCATATAATTATACGATTAGGCGTAATTGTAGTTATATTATATATGAACACGACCTAACTCCTGAATTATTAGAAGATATAAAATCTGGTAAACTTGTTAGAGTTTAAATTATTTTGACTAATTAGTAAAAATTAGTTGGTACTTTTATCATAATATATTATAATATATACAATAATTAAGAAGAGGTATTAACTGTGCTTAAATGTGAAGGTTATAAAATGTTTTTCGGAGCTATGCAGATTACACCTAAAGTAAATGGTCTTAAACCATTTGTAATAGAGGGAACTTGGCTCTATAAGCCAGAGTACAAATGCTGGTATTGTAAAGGGTTTTCTTATGTGGAAGATATCTGTACTATAGTAGATGATAAAACCCAAGAAAATTAAATTTAATTTTTATAAATCAACATTTAATAGTTAAGAAGAATTATGAAAGAAATTAGATTAGTTTGCGGATTAAGCGGATCTGGAAAATCTTATTTTGCTGAAAAACTCAAAAATAATTTAGAAGCAGAAAATTTTAATGTAGATTTATTATCTTCAGATTCCATCCGCCAAGAAGTATTTGGAAATATAAATGATCAGACTCATAATACTGAAGTATTTCAAATTATCCATAAAAAAATAAGAGAATGGGTTCAAAGACCCTATGATGAGAATGATTTCCTTATTATAGATGCCACTAATATTACTCGTAAAAATAGAATGGCAATGCTTAATGAGTTAGGAAAAGCTAGAAATAATATATACAAACAAATATCTATTCTAGCTACTCCGTTTGAAATCTGCGTGGAAAATGATTCCAAAAGAGATCGTAAAGTAGGTAGAGAAGTAATATTCCGTCAAATGAGTAAATTTGAGATGCCCCAGAAATATGAGGGATGGGATTCTATAGAAGTTATAGATAAAGGAAACGATTATTATAATAGAATAGAATTACTCTCTAAAATGATAGGATTTAACCAAAATAATCCCCATCATAAATATTCTTTATTTGAGCATTCTATGAAAACTATGTATGAGGCTATTATAAATAATGAACCTAAAGAATTAATAGTAGCGGCAAAATATCATGATATAGGTAAATTATTTACTCAAACTACAGATGAAAACGGAGTGAGCCACTATTATGGGCATGCTAATGTCTCTACTTATTATATGCTAGTTAATAAAAATATTTGGTTTGATGAGATATTAGATGATTATATTGAATATAAAGATATATTATTTATAATTAACTACCATATGTCAATCAGAGATATAATGAAGAATTGTCCAGATAAATATAAAAGACTGTGGGGACCTAGATTATATAATTTAGTTTCTTCCTTTGTAAAATACGACGAAATAGCTACTGGAATTGAAAATCACAAGGATATTAAATAAAATGAAGATTACTGAAAGCGGACCTGAATATACAAAATTATTACTCCTTACAGAAGATAATAATGTAAAAGATAATAGTTTACCTCATTTAGATATTGGAGTAGACACCCTACAAAAATTATTTGATTATGAGGATGTTCTCGCATCTTTTAGAATAGGTCAAAGCCCAAAAGAATTAAAAGAATTTTTGACTATTGCAGATAAATCCATGAAAATAGTTAATAATCTATTAGATTTAAAAAATCGAAAATAATTTCAAAGAAATTCCGCTAAATTATATGAAATTAAATAAATTTCCTGTATATAGTTTCAGTGGAGGATAAAAATTGGAAGATAACAACACTAAAAAACAATTTAGTGTCTATCTAGATGAGGAAGTTTATAAAAAGTTGATTGCTCTAGCTAAGAAAGATGATAGGTCTTTAGTTAGCTATGTAAGAAATCTTTTGAATAAACATGTAGAAGACACCCATTAATTTTGATGTCTCAATAGTTTAAAACTATAAAACAGGTTCAATCCCTGTAGACATCAGCTATCTAATTTTATATACCCTAATTAGTTCTCTGTGGTTAATTTACTCCTTAATTTTATTTATAGCATTTACGATTCTTTGTCGAAGTGACTTTTTAGATATATTTTAGAGGGTATATAAATTAGTTTTATATAGAATATCTTACCTATAAAAATTAGGTAAGATACATGGCGCTTTGGAGAAGTGGCTTAACTCACTACCCTTTCACGGTAGCATTCGCGAGTTCGAATCTCGCAAGCGTCACCAATGCCCTCTTAGCTCAGATGGCTAGAGCACGAAACTTTTAATTTCGGGGTCCTGGGTTCGAGCCCCAGAGAGGACACCATTAAAATTGGCCCGTTAGCTCAAAGGTAGAGCGTACGGCTGTTAACCGTATGACGAAGGATCGTTACCTTCACGGGCCTCCAATAAAATATGGGCCCATATATCAATTTTGGTAGATAGCCTGCCTTGCAAGCAGGAAGTTGCAGATTCGAGTTCTGTTGGGTCCACCAGAGCTTTATTTATGCCTTTGTTGTGCTCGCTTTAAAAGGACAAAAGGAGTATATAGTAGTAGCGCTGTAGAAATACTCTTAAAAGGCATTATATCGCGGGATGGAGTAAGGGTAACTTTTCAGACTCATTATCTGAAGTTCTGGGTTCGAATCCCAGTCCCGCAACCATTATTTCAGGGTGGAGTAAAGGTAACTCATAAGCCTCATAAGTTTATGTTCTGGGTTCAAGTCCCAGCCCTGAGACCATTAAAAATGGGAGATTCTAAAATGTTAAAGAAAGGGTATGCTTATATGATCAGAAATGATGGGAAACTATTTGAGTTTTCTGACTGGCATCCTTATATTAAACAATGGCAAGATGATGATCCTATATACACTATAAAACAATTATTAACTGAAAATTGCTATTATCTAAAATGGCTATATAATAATACTCTAAAAGAAACTACAAAGGAATCTATATTAAGATTCATTAAATCTTTTATGGCTTCTACTATAGGAGATCCTTTAGGTAAAGGATTTTATAATATAAATAGTAATGAAGTTAAAAAATATTTTTCTGGAATAGATTTTTCTAAAGATGATGAAATGTCAGATCAATTATTTATAGATCATATAGATCTTATTGATCATAATATGAATCAAGAGTTTCTAAGAGTAAGAACTTCTGACCTATATAATACAGGATCTAATAATAGAGATATTTATTTTAGAATAGGTTCTCTAGGTTTTAATTGGTTTAATATAATTTGGGATTTTGTCTATAAAAATAAATCAGATATAGATTCAGTAACTATAGCTACAGATGATCAAGCTGGTAAGCCTAACTATATTTATAGGCATAATGGAAAATTAATGAATAAAATCCCTACAGATGAATTTTTAACCCTATCTGGAAATCCAGTATTTGAATCTGTATTAAGTATAGAAGATGAAATATTAAAGAATGGGGGTTCTTTGTATGAAGCATTCCCATCTAACACTCATTGGTTAACTAGGATAGTTAAAAATAAAAAGAAAAAATATATTAAAGAAAATTTTGTCTACGGAGGTTAATTTATGGCAGAATTAGGTTATTGGATTGGAGATCATCCATTTGCAGCAACTGTAATATTAGTTGTATTTCTTATAGCAGTAGTTATGGCTATTACGTCTACAGTGAAATATAAGAAAGAGGTTAAAAATTCTAAACTTCTTACAAGCAATAAAAAGCAGGTAGAAAGAGAATTAGAAGAAAAATCAAAGATTCTTTCAAATACAAATAGAGAAGTTGAAGCTTATAAGAAAGAAAGAGAAGAAAGTCAGAGAATTATTGATAAATTATCTACTGAAAATAATGGATTAATGGTTGAAGTGAGTTCTCTTAAATCTCAATTAGAAACTAAGGTTAAAAAATCAGAAGCAGCAAAGAAAGCAGCAGAAACTAGAAAGAAAAATAAAGAAAACTCAAAAATTAGTAGATAACTCTCATATTATATATTATAATATGAGATGTAAAAATTGCCAATTAAATATTTGAGTGTTGAGCACTTGGATGTTTGATTACTTTAATTTAGATGGTCTGATGAGACCATCTGATCAACGGGATATGGCGAAATCGGCATACGCAAGGGACTTAAAATCCCTCGGAGCAATCCATATCGGTTCAAGTCCGATTATCCCGACCAAAAAAAATCTAAAATCTATATTAAAATTAGTTGATAAATTATTAACTTTATTATATAATATAGATGTAAAAATTAGATGGTGTCAATTACTTAGATATCTAAGTCAGAATATTGATTAAATGTAGGAATTAATTCAAGCCATTAAAAACTATTAGAATTAGGTGCCAGATACGCGTGAAGAAGTCATAAAGCTGGTTAAATATGTAGTATAGCAAGCCTAATGAAGTTATTAACTTGAATTAGCAAGTATAAAAGACTAATTGTGACTTGGGGTATCAATAAGAGCCACCTAAAGCTGAGGAGCGTCGTAAGTCAGCCATGAAAGTTGATGGTACTAGACTTTCAAAATTAACTCTATAATTGCACAGCGGATTATGGATAAGGGTGCGGCGCCAATAAGCCGAAATCAATGCAGTACATAAGGGACTGAGAGTTTACTGAGAAACAGAAAATCTTAAAGCTGTAAAATTTAATAGGTGCTACGAAATCCTCTTAATTATACAAGAGCACTCAAAGTGTAACTTGCTTGCGTAATGATTTAAAGAACCTCGTTGAGTAGAGGCGGTCAGGGTTTGGTATCGAGGGAAAAGCGGTAGTTAAATGGAGTTGGATGAACAGCCTATTAAAATAAATAGTGGTGCTGATTACCAGACGCAGTTGGGCGTAAAGGGTCGATTCAGAAGGTCAGTAAACGTTCCCAGGATGGAGGCCACTATTTTATATCCCAATCATACTACATAGGTGTAATTAGGGTTCGATTCCCTTGGTTGGGCAGGAAGCATGCGATAAGCTTCCTAAATTATCACATAAAATCCTTATTTGCAGTGATATTACGATTTAAGGCGGCGCGACATCGGAGTTGCGAGGGTTGAAGGACAAATCCCTAATAAGAACCAAAATTTACGGGTATTCCCGTTACGGAAAGATCTGGCTTACAAAAAGCTGGACTGAAACTCGCTTGTTATATACAAGAGATCATACCCATTATGATGTGGGTTACGGACGAAGAGAGTAGCATCAAATTGTCACCTAACATAGTAATGTGTTAGAGATTAAAAACCAGAATAATTCGAACGGTTTATCTTTTTCCTTATGTGTATGTAAATGTGGAAGAAGTTTCTACCTGAAGTACAAAGGTGTAGAATTATTTATATGCCCAAATGGTGTACGGTGCACATTAGGAGAGACAGTTCAATTCTGTCTGAGGGTTATTAAAATAAATAAAAGGTGTTTAGCAATTCAGCCTTAAGTTATCCGTCAGAGATAAGCCGGTAGACCTGAAATCTGCAGGAGAAAATGAATGCCGATGTGTTAAGTTGGCTTAGGTCGTAATAATTGACAGTCAACAGTTGGTATTTACTTATAAATACTTTTCGCGAATGACGCCTCGGAAAGACGAGGACATGTGCTCTTATAAGTTAATGGTAAACTAGCTAATTTGTAATTAGCATTTCACAGTTCAAATCTGTGTGGGAGTTCCATTTTAAAAGACATTAAATAATCGGAGGTTAACTTTTATGTCTGAATACAAAGCACCTAAATTTGGTTATATAGATTCCGATGGAAAGTTTATTGCACTTGACACTGATTCTATAACAAGCACACCTATAACTTCATTAAATATTGGAAGTAGAATGACAGCTAAGCCATCTTATGATACCTGTGTAACTAATAGAGATTATACAGCTATGGCTTATACTAAGGCATATATTGATAAATATGTTGAAAACATGTTCGATAAAATTAAAGATTACAAGGTATATGAAAAAACAACTATTGTATTCTTTTCAGATGGAACTAAAGAAACAGTTGTTTGTTGCGATGAAGATACTTTTGATGTTGAACAAGGTATTATAATGTGTGTAATAAAGCGTATGTTTGGCGATAAATATAAGAAATATGTTAAGTCTATCATTAAAGCTAAGACACTGAATGAAGAGAATGTTAAAAAACTTGAAGCAGCACATAAAGAAGCTCAACTTAGAGAAGAACGTAAAGAAAAACGTAATCGTGAAAATAAACTAAGAATGAAAGCTCGTTATGAGGCTAGACTTGCTGTAGCAATTGAAGAAGAAAAGAAGAAAATTAAAGAAAATAGAAAGATAAAAAATACTTTTTAAAGAGTTAATTTTTAATTATAAAATATTGTATAACATATATGTAAATAGAATTACATTACCTTATTTGACACCTCGGAAAGACGAGGATAAATGGTTCCTTAGCGTAGTGGCTTAACGCGCTTGCCTGTCACGCAAGAGATCACGAGTTCGAATCTCGTAGGAATCGCCAGCCCTAAGATGATAACTTGGCGTTGATAACGAACGAGATGACGTTATAGTTGAGGACGTGTGCAACTTAAAAAGATCCACGTAAGCATTTGTTAAGTATGCTTTAACAGGTTTCATCAACCAACTTAACATTATAATGCTGGGGTAGCTCAATTGGCAGAGCAGCTGACTTGTAATCAGCAGGTTGTGGGTTCGATTCCGACCCTCAGCTGTCCTCATAAAGCAAACCTTCACGTGGTGAGGATGTTTAAACTAATTGCTTTATATTAAATTGAATAGTATGTAATGGGAACATATCCGGAGTAAAATGCATTTGATTGAAATAATAAAATCTTCGTTAGTTAACCTCCCGACGTCTGCTGATATGGCTGATGGAGTCCTTACTATTCTTGATAATTGAGGAGTAGTGAACCTGACATAGTTGAAATGATATATACGATGTCCGTACTGAAACGTATCAGACAAATATCAAGACGTTATAGCTCTACCGACACGTCAGATCGGGTAATGGGTAATAAGAGCTTATTTATAGTATCTTAGAGTAATTTAGTACCTTAAATGAAATAAGTAAATATAATTCAATTTAAAAGTATCTTTTTAATTTGAGGGTTTTTAGGATGTGGAGTGGCTACAAAGACCAACTCAAGAGTGTCTAAGTGTAGAGTAAAAGAGAAAAGAAAAATTATTTGAATTAAATTTAATTATAATTCCCATTCATTTGGGGTTTATATATCGGGGTGTAAGTCATTTGGTAGACGGCAAGCTTTGGGAGCTTGAGGTAAAGAGTTCGAGTCTCTTCACCCCGACCAAAAGACATTATACGGATGGTCGCTGTATAATGGGCTTGCAAGTTTATATCTACTATACCTCTCTTTGATGTAGCCAAAAGTAGATGACCAAAAGAAGGAAGTTTAATTTATTATCTTCCTTCAACTTATTGAAGAGTACCAAAGTGGTGATTGGGCTGGTCTTATAAACCAGTTGCCGTGAGTTCGATTCTCACCTCTTCAACCATATAGGAGAAATGCTCCTTTAGATTTCTTCTTTAATATTGCCGAGTGGCGAAATTGGTAGACGCATCAGATTTTGATTCTGACGACGAAAGTCATGGGGGTTCAAGTCCCTCCTCGGTAGCCAAAGGTTTCTAGTGTTCCTTTATAAACTAGCGGTAGTGATGCCGATAATAAGGGAGTTGGATTTAAAAACTTTACTGCCCTAACAGTGTAAATAAGCAAGTAGTCAACTTTAAATGAGGAACTTTAGGGGCTCTACCTTATACATCAGTTTTCTTTTCTAATTCTAAACTAAAAAGAAATAGAGGCCAGAGATTTCAGATTGACTGTGCAAACAAATAATCTGCAAATGCGGAATTAGTGTAGTGGTAACACAAGTGCCTTCCAAGCATTTATCGCCAGTTCGAATCTGGTATTCCGCTCCAGTAATAGGTAGATCTAATCAGTACAACTATTTTAGTTAAACTTAAGATTGTATTTATTTGGGGAGTTGGTTGAGTGGTTTAAAACGGTGGTCTTGAAAACCGTTGATCGTGACGAGCGATCCGGGAGTTCGAATCTCTCACTCCCCGCCAAATAAAGAGGAAAATCTTTATTAAAATTAGTTGATAAATTTACTTTGATATATTATAATATTAATGTAAATTAAGAAATGGATCTTTAGCTCAGTTGGATTAGAGCGCGGGTCTACGAAACTCGAGGTCCAAGGTTCAAGTCCTTGAAGATTCACCAAATAGGTCTTTAGTTTAATGGTAAAATATCGGATTCCAAATCCGTTTGATCTGAGTTCGAATCTTAGAGGGCCTGCCAGAATCCCATTTATTTGGGATTTATAATTTCGAGATGTAGCTCAACCGGTCAGAGCACACGTCTGATAAGCGTGAGGTAGGTGGTTCAAGTCCCTCCATCTCGACCAATACACTATACGGATAGTCGCTGTGTAGTGGAGATATCTTACATGCAATTAAATTTTGCCCTCCTTTTGATTAATTAATTGTGGTAAGATGGCTAAATAGAAGAGAAATTTATTTTCTCTTCTATATCCACGGGTATATCAATTGGTTCAGATACGCCGTCTTATAAGCGGACATGTGTTGGTTCGAGTCCAATCCCGTGGACCATAAAATAATTTACCTCATATGAGGTCCTGGAATAAGTGAGAAGGCTAATAATCTTAATGGTCAGTAATGTCCGACCAGCTCCAGGATAGAAGAGTGCCAGAGCTTAACCTATTCATATTTTATAATATGTGATAAGCCGTCCTTAATCAATCCGTGGAAATTAAGATCCGTAAGAAGTTAAGCAAAGGATCTATCATAAACATGAAGGCTGGTGATAGAGGGAAATAATTATTTTTGTATTGCCGAGTAGCCAAGCGGTAAGGCAACAGATTTTGATTCTGTGTACCGTGTGTTCAAATCACACCTCGGTAGCCATTAAATATATATGGGTGGTTAATCCGCTAAGGAGGCGGGACGGACTGTAAATCCGTTATCGTAAGATTCTAGTGGGCTCGATTCCCTCACCACCCACCATATAATGTGCCTAGATAGCTCAGATAGGTAAGAGCACTGGACTGAAAATCCAGATGTCGTTTGTTCGATTCAAACTCTAGGCACCATAAAATATGGAGGTGTAGCTCAGTTGGATTAGAGCACCGTTCTTCTAAAGCGGGTGTCGGGAGTTCGAATCTCTCCACCTCCGCCATATTTTTATATGGAGGGTTGGCGTAATCGGTATCGCAGAGGATTGCTAATCCTTCCAGGGTGTTATAGCCCTGTGCACGTTCGAGTCGTGTACCCTCCGCCAATTAAAGGATTAATTATATGAAGAAATTTGTAGTTGGAATTATTTTCTTTGCAATTACTATGGTTGCTTGTGTCTTTACTACTTATATTTTAGTAGATGCTCTTAGAATTCAGGGAGAAAATTCTGCTGAAGGAATTGCTCTTATAGTTACTCTACCTTTAGCATTTATTTCTTTTATAGTGCAATTAATTTCAGGAATAATAAGTGGAGGCCTTTTATTCCCTTATTTTAGAAGTGAAAAAATATTTTTGATATCTTCTCTTATTCTTATTTTATTGATTTGCGTTTCTTGGGTAATAGATATTATTTATTTTACTCAACTATTAATTTGATCATTCTGTGAATTGTTTCATTGCATGTAGGGAGGGATAATAAAATATCTCTCCCATCCCTTTTATTTCTTAGTAGATATAGAAGCTAAATTATCATATAATATTGATATAAAATAAGGAGTTAAAATATGGATATTGAATCTCTTAAAAGAAGAATAGAGGCTAAGAAAGTTGAAATTGATAAAATCCAAAAGAAAATCCAAAAATTAGAGTCTAAAAAGACTAAAGAAGGTTTTTTAAAAGAAAATGATTGGATCTATGGCGGAGCTAAATCTTTTGAAGAAGCTAAGAAATTTGCTATAGAGAATAATAGACTCCCAGTTGAGGAGTCTTATGAAGATTATATTAAATATATTGATGGGGAGATTAAAAGGGCTAATAGAGATTTAGAAGATGCTCAATCAATATTAAATAAATATCAATCCCAGATAGATAATGAAACTTCTAAAGAAGGGACAAGAAATATTAAGGTTATTTTAGATTTTCTTAAAGATTGGAAAGAAAGAGTTTATACAATTTATGAGAAAGCAATTAATGATTGTTTTGAAATGGTTAGAAAGCTTAAAGATGCTTGGGGTACTGAAGAGTATAAGGATTTAAAGAAAGAATATTCGGAAAATCTTAATGGATCTAAAACTGAATCTGGATACAAAAAAGAAGGTAAATGGCAATTTATCTCTCCTTATATTTCTAGATATAATAATCCCACCCAATGTTTAGATAGAGTTAAAAAAGATCTAGAAGATGAAGCTAATAGAAAGTATGATTTTATTGTAAAAAGAGTAAATGAATTAGTGGGTGAAATTAAAGATGCTTCTGATCTTAGAATTGGAGCTAAAGGAGATCTAAACGGATTTATAGAAGGTACTAACGGTACTGTACATGTCCAAACAGTTGAAGCTGGAGGATATAATAAACAAATTTTCCACTTTAGAACCTTATTTAATAAGTTGGGAGGTTAATATCTCCCGAATATGGGCCATTGAAAGGTTTCGATTGCAAGCTAAAGCCAAAGAGAACTTGTAAGACCTGGGTTCGATTCCCAGATGGTCCACCAGTACCCTACGGTAAGTGCACATACGCGTAGTCCGAAGTTATTGGCGGATAGAGAGGAGGAGTATTTTACTAGTAAATACTATTACGATTGATCTACGAATCTCTATATTAACCTAGTAGATCTATAACGGAGTATGGTGAAATTGGCAGACACGCTAGACTTAGGATCTAGTGCGAAAGCGTAAGAGTTCGAGTCTCTTTACTCCGACCACATATGGGGACTGTAGTGTAATAGTAGCACGAGAGGTTGTGGCCCTCTCAGATACGGAGCGTAACCGTACTTTCCCACCACTAAGTAGGAGAATAAATGTTAAAAGAATCTACCTGTTATATGTTAAGAAATGATGGTTGTTTGATAGAGTGTAAGAATATTCATCCATACATTAGATTAAATAAAATAGATTCTTTAAAAACTTCTATTGAATTATTATTTCAAACCCATCTAACAGATTTAAGATGGTTATATGATAATACTCTTCTTCAAGAAGTTAAGAACAACGTTGAAGAATTTATATTGATGGGATCTAATTTTTACTCTAAATATAAAGAAGAATTATTAAATCTATTTCCTGAAATAAAATTTACTAAGGTGGAAGTAGATGAGAAATATGATTTATTATCTACATTTGAATATTTAGATAATTGCTTAAATCAAGAATTCTGTAGGGTTAGAACTTCTGGAAAATATAAAAAGAATTTATTTAATTCTTCTCATGAAATATTTTTTAGAATATCTTCTATAAAATTTGATTGGTTTGATATTATCTGGAAATTAATAAATGATAATAAAAATTGGATAAGTAAAATTACTATATCTTCTGATCCTCAAGCTATAGGAAAGAATATAATTAAATCTATAGGAGGAGTAAAAATAGATTCTCTAGATGTTGAAGAATTTCTTACCCTACAGGGAAACCCAATATTAGAAGATTTAGAATCTAAAATAATTCAAAATAGAGGTGGATTATTAGAAGCGTATCCATCCCATATTTATTACAATAATATTTGGATTTCTCAAAAATTAAAAGAAGAATATTGATATTTAGCCTCTCTATTTCTGTATATATTTATAGCATCTTAAGAAATACATTGTGACTTTAGTCATAAGATGATTAAGAAATGAGAAAAATTATCTAAATTCTTCAGCTAAATTATTATATAAAAAGAATTTAGATATTACGGCTATCAATTTTCTTAAATTAAATACTGTATATATTATACGAAAGTATATTTATATATTTTAATTATGGATTAAAAGATATTGGCCGTAACTCTATCTTTTAATCCATTTTTTTTTGAGGTTTAAGGATGAAAATCAACAGAGGCTATAAGTTCAGAATCTATCCAACTAAAGATTAGGAAATTTTTATAAATCAAAATATTGGAGCTTGTAGATTCCTTTATAATCATATGCTTGCTGAAAGAAAACAATACTATAAAGATCATAAAAATGATGAAAGTAGGACTCATAAATATAAAACAGAAAAGGATTACAAAGAAGAGTTCGAATGGTTAAAGCAAATGGACTCTTATGCCTTGTGCAATGAATATATGAATCTTCAAATTGCCTTTAATAATTTCTTTAGATCTCCTAAAGTTGGATTTCCTAAATTTAAAAGTAAGAAAAGAGATAAATCTTCTTACACAACCTCTAATGTTAATGGTGTTATCAAGATTTTAGATGATAGACACATTAAATTGCCCAAGATTAAATCCTTAAGAATAAAACTACATAGACAATTACCAGAAAATTCAAGAATAAAATCAGCAACAATAGAAAGAAAACCAAGTGGAAAATATTATATATCTTTATGTGTTGAGTATGAAAGCCAAGTAACTAATATAGAATTAGATAAAAATAAAGTAATTGGTTTAGATTATTCCTCACATGATTTTTATGTTGATTCAAATGGCAATAAAACTAACTATCCTAAATACTATAGGCTGTATCAAGATAAATTAGCAAAAGAGTAGAGAAAATTATCTAAAATGAAATTACACTCAAATAATTATGAGAAATAGAAAATTGAAGTTGCAAAAATCCATGAGAAGATTTCTAACTGTAGATTAGATTTTCTTCATAAATTATCTAATTAGTTATCTAACAACTACGATATTATTTGTGTTGAAGATATTAATATGCAATCAATCTCGAGATGCTTGAAATTAGGTAAATCAACCGCAGATAATTCTTTTGGTAAATTCAGAGAGTTACTGAAGTATAAATTAGAAGATAGAGGTAAGAAACTTATTAAAATAGGTAAATTTGAACCTACTTCTATTGTGTGTTCTGCTTGCGGAACTTACCATAAAGACATTGTTAATTCTCTATCTGTAAGAGAGTGGATTTGTCCAGATTGCGGTACTCGTCATGATAGAGATGTCAACGCAGCAAAGAATATCTTAAAAGTTGGATTAAATTAGTTGATTTAATCTTTAAAGTGATAAAATCAGGGCAGGAACTGTCCGAAGAGCCTATTAATACTTAACACAATGGTGTTATTGAGTAGGAAGCCTCTGATTTTAACCAAGAGGTAGTTCACAGAGGCTATCTTTATATGCCAAGGGAGTTAATATGAAAATATTTACTGATAATATAGATCCAAGTGTTTTATCTGAACTTTATAACATAGATAAGAAAAATATTTATGATCATATTCGCGTCATGCCAGATGTGCATGAGGGTAATTCTATAGTAGGATTTACTGCTTATATTAAAGATAAACTATCTCCTAATGTTATAGGTCCTGATATAGGTTGTGGGATGTTATGTGTAAATCTAGGTAAAGCAGATATTAATTTAGAATTGTTTGATCATCGCCTTAGAAAAGTAATTCCTTCCGGTTCTGATCTAGTAGATAAAAGAGATAAATACTATCAAAAAGAGAATATTAATTTTAGAAAATTAAATTGCTATAAGGACTTAATTAGAATTCCAGAATTAGAAAGATCTATGGGTACTTTAGGTGGAGGAAATCACTTTATAGAGTTAGATAAAGATGAGGAGAATAATATTTATCTAATTATCCATACTGGATCAAGAAATTTAGGTAAACAGGTTTGGTCTATCTATGATAAGAGAGGAAATTATCTTTCTAGAGATGAATTAAATAATTATCTAGAAGATTGTAATTTTTGTAACAGTTGGGCTAAATCCAATAGAATGATTATTGTACGGAAATTATTAGATTCTATGCATATAAAGAACAATTTAAAAGATACTTTTGATTGCCCACATAATTTCATCGAGGGAAATCTTATTCGTAAAGGGGCTATTAAAGCAACTGGAAAAGTAATAATCCCTATGAATATGAGAGATGGATGTATATTAGGAGAGGGGCTATCTAATGAAGATTGGAATTATTCCGGCCCTCATGGAGCGGGAAGATTATTATCTAGGAATCAAGCTAAGAAACAAATTACTATAGAAGAATATAAGAAATCTATGGAGGGAATCTATTCTACTTCAGTAACTCAAAATACTATAGATGAATCTCCTATGGCTTATAAACCGATGGAAGAGATAATTGCTAAAATCGGAGACACAATAAAAATAGATAAAATAATTAAACCCATTTATAATTATAAAAATTCAAAGGGGTAAATAATGGAAATATTAGATTTTTGTAACTCAGCTACTGTAAAAGATTATTGGAAAGAAATTAATTATAGACCAAATTGTTATGAAGCAGCCTGGGTAGTTTGGGATTCACTTAATAAATCTATTAATGATAAGTTAGAAGCCTTTGACTATATATTAAATAATTTTGAAGATAAACCTTTTTATAGCTATGGAGAACTGATTGAATCCTTCTTTACGGAATTAAGAAAATTTAAGAAAGCGATTCAGATATTAAAAACACAAATAACAGAAGAAACATATGCTATATTTACAGTAGAAAAATACTATAAAAATTATAAAGGTGAGCATACTTCTAAGCATGTTGATAAGATATTTAATGATTATAATAAACTGATTGATTATCTTAAGAAAGATTATAGTGAAAATACTCTTTGTTATGAGGTTAAGTGCAATTATATAGATTGTGATAGCTATCTATATTTTACCTTAAATAATAAGTTAGAGTTAATATTCATAATAAATTATAGTAGTAAAGAATTAGACTTATTTGATAGCATCTATATTAAATTTCCTTTACCATTTAAGAGAGGAGATATAGTGCAATCTAAAAAGAATTATTTCTGTGATTGCAATAAATTTGTATTAGATTTTGTAGAAACAGAAGAAAGAAAATCAGATAGTTCTGATATGATTGCCGCAGGTTACTGGCTAACTGATAAAGACTTTTATTGGGATCATACTATCGGATATAATGTAGATTTAGAAGTAGTAAATCCGGTAGAATTAAGTAGAGAAGAAATAGGGTTAAATATCATAAGAGAATATCTTTTAAATCATATAAAATTAGATCAATTCTACAAGTTGATGTCTAATTTCTTTGCTGAAATGAATAAGAAAGGTGTATATTTATACTCTGAAGACTTGGAAAGAGTCCTTAATAGATATAAAATATAAAAAGGAAATAAATAAATTATGAATCAAAAAGAATGGATAAGAGATCAAACTGGAAAAATTCTAGGTAGTTACGAAACTATGCCTAACGGAGATATCTTAGTTAGAGATCAAACTGGAAAAATCCTTGGCAGATATGATAAGATGTACAACCTAACTAGAAGACAGGATGGTTGGATAGTAGCAAAAGGAAATGCTATAGGAATGTTGTTAAGATGATTTAGAAAGAAAATTATATTGAAAATTCTCTTGTTATTCTAAATACTAAATTAGCTAACTTACTATTAGAGAATGATTGTAAATTGCTTCGTATAGGAGTTAATACTAAAATAAAAAATAGAGATGTTTATTATTTTGAACCCACAGAAAAAGCTATAAAATTAAGAGATGAATTTATAAATAATAAAAAAGTCGCAATAACAGGAGATAATAACAAATGCGAATTAGAGAAGAAAAAGAACTAACCTATAACAAATTTCTCTAGAATTTAGGAATTAAGGGAAATTACTTAATACTAAATAAGAGTTTAATAAAATTATTAGGTTGGGATGAATTGGGGATGCTTCAAGAACTAATATCTGAAGGAAATTTATGGGAGCAAAAAGAATTACTAGATAAAGAAGGGTTTTTCTTTTGCACCTCAGATAAAATTAAAGATCTATTTGGATGGAGTTGGGATAAACAAAAGAAAATATTAAATAAATTAGAATCCCTAAATCTGATAGAATTAAAATTAAAGGGCAACCCATTTAAAAGATATTTTAAAATAAATTTAAACTATCTAAATATATTATTAGAAAGTGATAAAGAAGATTAATTTTCACTGTCCGTAGAAGCCGGATACCAGATCCGTAGATTACTGATAGCGCATCAGTAAAAAACAGATAGCGCATCAGTAGAAAACTGAAATAGATATATATTATAGATACATATCAAATAGATATATAAGAATAGATATTACCAATTAAAGGCACTCAATAAATAATTTCCTTTAATTGGGATACTCTTTACCGTGAACTAAGAAGAGAATATCTTCTTCAAATAGGGAAAAATTCATATAGAAGTTAAGGCTCGGATTTACTGTGCCTTGAATAATTTCCCCTGTATAGATAATAAATAGAGGTAAAAATAATGTTTATCAAAAATCAGAATAAAACAGAGATAAGACCTTTTAATGGAGTTCAAATAAATAGGTCAGGAAATATCTTTTATTTTAACCCACTAGATAGTAATGGCTACCACAGCATCGGAGATTATACTAGTCTAGAGAGATGTCAGGAAATAATGAAAGAAATTCAAAAATGGCTAGAGATGAATATAATCATATATGAGATGCCAGAAGAATAATTTCTTAGAAATAATTTTAAATTCTTGTAAATTAGACTTCCGCTAAAATCGGTGTAAAGAAATTCGAATAGAATCTCCGCTTTTTATATGTGGTGCAGGTGTAAATGTATTAAACAGCCAAATAAAAAGAAAAAAGGAGATTAAAAATATGTTTGATGATTTTAACAATCCATTCTCTATATTAGCTATGATAGAATTAAGTAAAATTTTAGCTAATAAAAAGAAAAGAAAATAAAATTATTTTCCCCTCTCCATAATAAAAAAGACTCACTAGATTAAAGGTGGGGAAGATAAATCAAATAAATTAAATTTAATCACTCATTGTTCTTTCATATATAAACTCCTTTAGGAATTAAGCCCTTTCAAATTTCACATTGAAGATTTTTGAAAGAGCTTTTTTCTTACTTCAAAATAAGACGAGGTAATAAAAATGAATAAATTTAGAAGAAAATTAAAAATAGAATCTCTGATTAAATCTGCTTTATACTCATTATTAGTAAGTGCTTTAATATTTATCTTCTTTCAACTATTTGTATGGTTTTTCCATCTTAATATTTTAATTAGTGTTATTCCCTCTATTATTTCTTTTGGGGTTTCTTTCCCTTTATTTTATTATAAGAAATTCAATTATTCTGAAATTCAATTAGCAAAAAGAATTGATGATCTTGGTTTAGAAGAACGTGTTTTGACAATGATTGAATTAGAGGGAAATGATTCTTTTATTGCTAAGAAGCAGAAAGAAGATACTATTAAAGTTCTCAAAGAGGTTAACCAAGCTAATTTTAAAATAAGATATAAAAAGCTTTCTATTCTCTCTGGATTATTTACTGCACTAGCTGTATTGATTCTTTCCATGTCATTTGCATTTCCAAATATTAGAGAAACAATTATTGCTCACGGAGAGCCTAAATATACAATTGAAGTATCTGCGGAAGGTCTTGGTTTTGTAATCGATTATTCTAAATATGAAAATCAATCTTTGATAAATGCTGTTTCTAAAAAATAGGAGCAAGATCAGATTGATAAAATTAACAACAAAGAGATAGTTGAATTAAAACAATTCCCGACTGCATTTTCAAATAGAATTTCTGTTAATTATAGATGTTTCGAAGATATTGATGCAACTATGGTTTTAGATGGTGCCAACTTTGAAGATATTTCTTATAGAATCAAATCTGATGAAAT